ATCGCGACGCGCTCCGCTTCCGGAACACTGTTCAGTGCGAAGGTTTCGAGCTTCAAGAGCTCGACGAGATCCACGGGATGGATGCTTCCACAGTACGAGCACGTGCGGAAAGGCCGAAACGATGAATCGCCCTCCTTCGGCTCGGTCTCTGCGGCACGCCAAGTGATGGCACCCATGTCTGGATAGCGGGGTTCTCCGCGATGACAGTGTTCCGGGTTCTCGGGCCAGGGCATGTTGTCCTCCTAGAGCCACCGCAGAGCGGCGTAGTTGATGGCTAGGTGTAGCGCATTGTCGGCGATGATGAAAAGCCACGTGCTCATCCACACCGGCTTGCTCTTGTCGTACCCCGTGGCGTTCGTATCCTTCCACCGCGGCCACTCGCTCGGAGGGGCGAGGAAGTTCTTTGCAAAGCACACGTAGCGGGCAAGCCCGGTGTGATCGATGACCGCATGCGACACGACGATGACGAGCCATGCCAGGCCCGAGCCGCGTAGCAGCAGAAAGGGTACCCCGTACACGAGGGCGTGGATCAGCGCGACAACGAACGATTTGCGTTTGCCCAGCGCCAGCCAGTCACTCTGAAGGACGTAGTCACCGAACACGTGAGCAAGAAGCTGTTCCATCAGTTCTTGCTCTCCTTGTCTTCGGCGAGCTCCTCGATGCGTGCGGTGAAGGCGTCCGCCATCTCACGACCGAGATTGCGAGCTTCTTCCACAGCACCGGAAGGGAGCATCCGTGTGAGAGAGCCGACCGCAGCGCTGGCAGCGATACACCAGGCACCCTCGACGCGAACCCCCACATCCTCGAACTTCGGCATGGGGTGACCGCTGACGGCCTTCCAATCCACGCTGTCGCCGTAGGCCTCGTACATCGTCCTGGCGAGAGCTCGCCATGATGCACGGAAGTCCTCACTGAGCTGTTCGGCTTTCGTCATGTTCATGTTCCTTGTGGCAAAGATTCAGTGATCGAGCTCTTCGGGATCCAGTGCGGCGATGAACGTCACCGCAACCACCGCCACCGGCATCATCGCGAGGTACGCCAGCGGCGTCAGCGTAACGAGGTAGGACAACCCCAAGCTGTTCTCGTGGATGGCCCTGACGTAGTTGCGCAAGAACCTCACCGCGTCACCGTGGTGGCACCGACGAAGGAGACACCCTTGTCGACGAGCTCTTTGATGGGCAGGTCGACATGCACGGCATGCACGGTCTCACCGATGTCATGCACGCGGTACTCCCGCTCACGCCCGATGACCCTGTAGAGCTTCTTCAGCCACATGTTCCCCTTCACGTGATCCTCGAAGACGATGTCCTTGGTGACGCGAGGTGTCACGATACGGAAAGTGATCATGAGTCCATGTCCCCTTCCCCCGGCCCACGCCGGCGAGGAGGGAGCGGACCTCCCATGCCCATCAAAGGGCTCGGGAGGTTTCCCATCGTTCGAATCTGATCGAGACGCACCTTGACGTCGTCGTGCTGCTTTCTCGCGAACTGGAGACGCTCGAAATCGAAGTCGAGCCGCCTGGCCCTCACACCGATCGCCGAGAGGCGGACGTGCATCCACGCGCCAACGGCAGCGAGCAGAACGAGAGTGCTCAGGTAGATGAGGGTGTTCCAGTCCATGGTGTCTCCAGTCGCGTAGCGTAGCAGGCTCAGGCGCCCATCGAGCAGATGCCGGAGACCTCGTGCTCTTCACTGGCATCCCACGCGAAGGAGATGTCCTCCCACTTCAGGATGAGAAGGCTCTGACCGAGCCTCTCCTGGATCTGGAGGTTCGTGTGCCGCTCCGCGTAGAACCAGAGGAAGGCGCACTTCATCCCGGGCTCCAGGACGTCGATCGGCACGTACTCAGGACCATCCGGGCGCGGCTTCTTGACGGCATGCCGACCCACAGCCCGAATGATACCGATGGCTGTGGCGTCCTCCTTCTGCCGATCGATGATGATCGAGGACCCCCTGTAGGTGTCGGGGAGCTTGACGCGCTCGACCAAGATGTTGTTGCCGAGGACACGCATCATGCGGCCATCGAGGAGCTGGAACGTGTTCATGTTGTGGTCCGTGGGAGTCGAAGACTCAGTGATAGATGCCGAGGAGAAGGCTGCGATCGGAGTCCGTGATCCTCGGCGGGAACCCGCCTCCCGTAGGATGCAGGTCCGGCGCCATGATGCTGACGGCGTTGACGTCGGTCTCGTCAGCCAAGCCGAGGCAGTGCCCCAGCTCATGCTGAAGAGCGAGGCTCAGCATCTCTGATGTACCGGTGTTGGCAGTCTCGATGCAGCAGGAGTCGTGGCAGCGCCATGCCCGACCACCCGGCTCGTGACGCCAGCTCGGGTCGAGCGGAACACCGACGTTCACGTGGATCAGGCAGTCATCACCGGCCCGAAGCACCCGACGACCGAGACGCTGGTTGATGATGTCGACTGCATCCGCCACAGCCTGCGCATCATCGTGCGTGGGATTGGTCCAGGCATTCTCGGTGTTGCCGAGAAAAGCCACACGCTGAAGCACTTCGGCGGTGTGAGGATCAGACGTGTACGAGTTCGGACAGACCCCAATCGGAAGCGTGAGTTGACCAGCCGTCACCTCATCCGGAATCAGATTGAAGTTCGGATCGAGCCCGGCCTCCGTGTGCGTCACGACACCGAAGATGACGAGACCAACCACGACGGCAGTGAAGATGCCGATGATGATGGCCATGAACTTCCAGCTCTTGATGAAATCCCACATGATGTTCTCTCCTTACCTCTCTTATAGGCTGTTCTACTACGCCGCGCTCTTCTGAGACAGCCGCGAGCGAAGCCCGAAGAAGGTGTTGAGCACCGACTTCACGGTCTCCGTCGAGACAGGAACCTCACTGAAGAGCGAGACGAGGTGAGCGAGGTTGTCAGTGGTGAGCGGAGCCGTGTCCAGAACGTGCTTCGAGGCATCGATGGTCGCCAGCGTGCGAGACAGGTTCTCGCGCTGCGCATCCGTGATGAGCGGGATGACGGCCTTGACCTTCGTCTGGCGGGGCTTCGCCCGCCGAGGCCGCAACGGAGTCACCACCGGCGCAGGGAGCATCGTGATGTCTCGGACACCATAGACGCCGGGCTGTTCGATGAGGAGAAGCCGTTCGAGCTCCTCCCGGCGTGCGCGGGTCTTGCCGATCGCGAGATCAGGGGCGATGCTCTTGAGCTTCTCGTAGAGCGCTTCTCTGGTGGGGATGTTCATGTTCGTGTTCCTTTCAGCGACGGGTATCGAGAAGGCTCTTGGCCTCCGGCTTCGGCTTGTAGCCCTCGTAGAGCATGTAGTTCATGTTCGTGTCCTTGTTTGAGTCCCACCACTACATGTGTGTGGGACCAGTCAGAGTTGCACGAGGGCCGTGCCAGAACTCACTTCTTGTCGGCGGACTTCTCTGCCTTGTCCTCGTCGTCGATCTCGCCGAAGACGCCGCTGACGTCGGGGAGAGCCGGGGCAGCCACCGGAGTGGAGCCCTGGAGCTTGCCGTCCACGATGAGGCCCTTGTCCTCCATCGCCGCGATGATCGACTTCGCGTGATCGATGGGGGCGAGACGGAGCTGCGCGCCGAGCTGCGACTCGTTGGCGAGGATGAAGATGCCGGGGAGCACGGGACCACCCTGGCCACCCTTGCCGTAGTTGGCCTCACCGAAGGCCAGGATCAGCGCCATGGTCTCCCGGCCATCCGGGTTGACGTAGCGCACCATGACGTGCTGCGCGGGCGTGATCGAGATGATGCGGTTGGCACGACCTTCGGGGTAGTGACCGACGCGAGTGGGATCCTGAACCTGGGCCATGTGCTTCTCTCTTTCTTACTAGCCGAGCGTGAGGTTGTCGGCACCGAACGTTCCATTGATGATGTTGGCGACCACCGAGGGGTGGATCGAGATGTCCTTCACGTGGCCGGTCGAGTACTTCCCCGTCCGAATCACGACCGTCTTGGGCTTCACATCACGAATCACGCTGACGTGGTGCCGAACCATCTCCTTGCGGTCGATGCGGTTCCAGACGTTGTACGGCTCGTACTTCCCCGGCTCGACACGTCGGTGGTAGCTCGCGATGTACCCGTCGTCGTAGAGATCGATCTCGATGATGAGATCGGCCTCCAGGTTCTTCGGGTCTCTGTCCTCCGGCTTCTGCCGGAGGTCGATCGTGATGTGGCGCATCTCAACCTGCCGGGAAGTCTTCACTGTCGAAGCCGGGAACCTGCGGCAGGTTCGACCGAACCTCGACCTGCTCGGGCGGAGGAGAGCCATCGACCAGCGGATTGCCAGCTTCGTCTTGCGTGACGGTGCGGGTGGGGCGGCTGCGAGCTCGCAGCGTGCTGACCTTCTTCTCCTCATCCCCGAAGATCCCTTCGAGGCCACCAGGAGTCATCTCGCTGTCCGGAGGGCCATCACTGAGCGACGCCATGACTGGGCCGGCCGACTGGACGAGACTGAAGGGACGCTCCTCCGCCTCCTGAGCTCCAGGAGAAGGCTCAGCACCATCGAGGCCCTCACGAGCATCCTCGAACGCCGTTGTGGCGGTGTGCTCGGTCGGCGTCGATGGACCACGCTTCTTGTCATTCACCGCACTGACGGTGAGCTCCTCCATCTGATCCTCGGTGATCGGGACCCGCATGGCCTGGCCGAAGAGCTCGAAGACGAGCATGCACGTCTGCTCCATCGTGTCGAAGTTGAGGGCCTGTTCGACTCCGAGAACGTTTGCCGTGATCTTCACTTTGTCTTCTTTCCTCCCCGAGGATCGGGGACCGGCGCATTGCCGGCTTCGACGCGAGCTGCTTCGATCTTCTGCTTACGCAAAAGAGACGCGACAGCGATGACACCGTCCATCTTGCCCCCGATGTCGAGGAGCGAAGCGAGAATGAGGCAGCAGTCAGCCCCCTCACCCGGCTTCGAGTTCGTGTTGTACGCCCGACAGTCCGAGGCACACATCCGCTCCTGATTCATGAAGCAGGTCGTGCCGTCATCGATCGGGAGCTCGTCTGGACGATGGAGATGGGGCGTGGGCTTGCCACGCAGCTCCTTCTCGATCATCTCCAGTTCCTGGTCGCGTTCCATCGTCTACTCCTTCCGGGAGTTCTTGTGCGGGCGCTTCGAGTAGAAGTCCGTGATGAACTTCTGCATCGAGTCGAGCGCCGTACCATCCACCGAAGGAGTGAACACGTACTTCTTGCCCGGCAGAGGGTCCTTGCCGAACTTGACCTCTGTGATCTCTTCGACGATGAAGCCGTTCTCGACTTCCTCGATGTTGAGCTTCATGTGAGATCCTCCTCGACCGACACGTGGTTGTCGGCACTGATGCCGAGCTCTCTCGCCGTGTCCTGGCTCACGATGATCGGGCCGGTGATGGGGGTATCGAGCGCCTTCTGGAGCGCTTCGAGCTCCTCGAGGGCGATCTGCGGAATGTGGACCATTCCAATCATCTTCGGAGGGCCATCACCGAGCTCCTCGATGATGATCTTCGAGTCGAGGTTCTTCACCTGCTCTTGGATGTCGTCCGGCTTCTCCCCGAGACTGCCCTTCTTCGCCGCATGCTCGGCCGCCGCCATGAAGGCCTTCTCGATGATGCCCTCGGTGGCCGCACGCATCACGATGTCGATGCCTTCCTGGTCGTCCTTCTCGATGAGGCCGATGAACACCAGCGCCTGTGCGATCGGGCCCGCGGCATGCTTCGTCGTCACGAACAGGAGGAGGTTCAGCACCGCCTTCGTGTCGAAGATCTTCTCAGTAGTGAGGATGCCTGCCGTCTCCGACAGAACACCCTCCCACTTGCAGTTCGGGCAGCGAACCTTCTTCTGATCAGCGCTGACGATGATGCTCGACTTGGACATCTCCAGGTCGGGACAGCCGCACTTCGCACAGATGTAGATCTGCTGATCCATCAGCCGACCTCCAACTCGGTGTTGCGCTTCGTGCAATACGCCTTCCAGCGGACCTCGATCTCTGCCTTGGTGGGCGTCGGGAGGTCGAGCTTCTGTCGACGACTGACTTCGAGCATGACCTCCGAGGTGGTCGCACTCAGCGCGCCAGTTCCAGCCTCCGCCGACAGAACGTACATGTCGAGGCCGACTCGGTGCATGAGGTCCTGCTCCGCCTCCGTCATCTTCAGGTCGACGGGGAGCTCCGGCAGCGGATGCAGCGCCTCACCGAGAGCGAGGTGCTTGCCGTCGGCCGCCATGATGACTGGGACCACCGGCACTGAATCGGTGTTGGCGGCGGTCTTGTAGAGCTCGATGAGCTCATTGTCATCGGCGCTCTTGCCGACTTCCGCGAGCGTTGGCGACACGTAGTGAAGCGCCGCATGCTTCTCGTTGGTGGAGAGATTCGCGAAGTCTTCATGGGTGTAGAGCTGCTGGTTGTTCATGTTCACTGCTTCCCATTGGTGCGGTCGGTGAGCTCGATGAATGCGTTCCACGCGAGAAGGCGGTCGTGAGACTCCGGCCCGCTGGAGAAGACGAACTGAGCTCCACGCGCCTTCTTCGCCCGCACCTGATACTTGCCGTTGAGCAAGACCACGATGTTGACCTGATCGGACTTCGAGATCTGCTTGGCCAGAGCAGCGAGCGTGTCGTACTCCTTCCAGTAGCCCTCGGGCCACTTGATCTTGAAGTTCGACACCGGAACGACCTCGGGCTCGAAGGCCCGCTCGTAGAAGTCGGAGAAGCCAGAACGATCGCCGTACATATTGGTTTCGCGCACGTTGAATCCTCAGAGGCCCGGCATGCGGGGCTGGAGCTTGAACTTGTTGGGGGCCGAGGCTCCCTTGCGGAGCAGAGCGGCCTTCTTCTTGTAGAGTTCGGTCTTGTTGATCCGAGCCCTGACCTTGGTGAAGCGCAGTAGAGCGTCCTTCTCAGCTTGATGATCGAGGTTCTGAGCGTTGGCCAAGAACGGGAGGGTCTTGTCGGCGTACTCCTGGAACGCCTTGACGATGGGTTCGACCTGGGACTCGGACGTGATGCCTGCGTGAACGAGAGCTCGGGTCGAGAGGAGGTCTGCTTCCATCCGCCGAAGAGCGATGAGCATGAACAGCGACTCCTGCGGGGAGTTCGGCGGCGGAAGACCCGGGTACTTGTCGTACATGACGTTCCCCAGAGCCCACCCCACAGAAGTCGCTAGCCATTTTTTAGTGCGGTCGAGCTGAAGAGCTTGCGCACCCTCAGATCGAACCAGTACGCGTGCGTGGACAGCGAGTGGATGAACGGGCTCGGATAGCCCATGAAGAGCTGGACCTTCTTCTGGAAGGTGTCCCACTTGAAGACGCGGATGCCCTTGTCGGAGCCGAGATGCTTGGGCATCTCCTGGCCGTTGATGGAGTGCACCGCCGCGACGGTCTGCATGAACCCGTAGCGCTCGCTGAGCACCGACGAGTTCGCCAGCTTCTCGTCTTCGAGCTGCTGCTCCAACAGCTTCTGGCGAATCTCCTCATTCTCCAGTGGCGAGATCGAGCGGAACACCACCTCCAGCTTGCCCGGCATGATCGGCACGAGCTGCTTGAACTCACCACTGACGAGACCATCAGTGAGATTCATCTCCTTCACCCGGGCCTCGACCGCCTTGCGCTCATCCTCGTTGTTGAGGACGTCGTTGCGCAGCCGCTGCATCATCAAGTCGAAGTCGATGTCCGATGTCTCGGTGAGACGCTGAGCTTCGTCATCCGACAGCTTGGTGACGCTCTTCTTACCCTCGGCCGACTTCGGCATCTCCGCAGCAGGCACCTCCACTTGCGGCTGAGCCGGAGGCGGAGTGGGCGGCCTCTGTTGAGCAGCCGTCTGCTGGTGAAGGGCTTGCAGGCCCTGAATGGTCTCGGCACTGAGAGAGGGCTTGCGATCGTTCTCGTCCATGGTCCTGATGTTCTCCTGGGCTTCCGCGATCTTCGACAGAGTCATCGGCCCGTCCTTCTCCGGACGGTACTCGGCCGCAGCAGCGCCGAGGTTCGGGATCATCACCTTCTGCGCTTGACCAAGGCCCTTGGCCCGAGCAGCGAGGTCTCTGGTGTAGTCCTTCACCTGCGGGCTCACCGGACGCGGCGGGACTGCACCCGGCGTTCGCGGCGCGACTGCGGCAGGGCCACGGCCCACAGGACCAGGCGCTCCAGGCCTTCGCGGAAGTGTCATGCGAAGGAGAATACAGAGAGCATACAGCTAGGTCAAGAGCCTTCTTTGGCTCAGCGCAACATGATGCTCAGACCACGAACCGCCTTCTCAATGTCGAAGTTCTGCGTACCCAACACGAAGCCACTGTTTGCGAGGTCGGGCATGCTCCGGTTCCAAAGCTGCCAGGCCCCACCGACGAAGCCTGCTGCCTCTTCCCACTCCGCAGTCTTCAGGATGCAGCCCTGGAAGATCTGAGCGAGGCCGGTCCCTGTGATGATGCGGAACGCAGCCGCTTGCTCGACACGAAGCTGAGGAACCGCAATCAGACGCTGCCCTTCACGTTCTTCGAGCAGCCACGTCGTCGCCTTTGCGATCGGGCCGAACTCAGGACTCAGTACGACCAAGGCTCGGGAGGCTTGGGCGGAGGCCGCTTCGGTACGCTCGTCACCACGCATTGATCACTCTTTCCGCAACGACGGCAGATGCCGAAGTCGCTCGAACCAGGCGGGGCCTCGATCTTCACCCCAAGGGCAAAAGCACTGGAGTCGGGCCAGATGAATCCGTTGTGAGCTCCGCAGAACTCGCACGTGAGCTGCAAGCGGTAGTAGCCCGGCGGAGGATCGCCGAGCTTCCACCCCACAGTAGGATTGCCGTCCCTGGTCTCAGCCATCCTTCGACTCTATCACGCTGAATGTCTCGTCAGGGATCTCCAGGATCTCGTCGAAGATCACTCGAATCGGAGCTCCGGCTGCCTCGTAGAACGAAACCTTGAGAGCAGGCTTCACACCCTTCGGCCCCACCCTCTTCATCATGTTTGTGTGCCCCTTCACCCAGTTCCAGAACGAGCGGGTGCAGCGTCCGCAGACGATGTACGTCTCCGAATACTGACAGCCGCTCGCTGGGTGGGCGGCGCCACCGCAGGAAGCGCAGCGCATGGATCAGTCTTCGTCTTTGTCGTAGTGCATGAACGCGAAGGCATGAGCGGGGTCGGAGGCGATTCGATCGATGAACGGATTCGCCTCCATCACTCCCGCCTGGCGTTCGTAGTCTTCAGCATCCGCCATGATGCGCCAGCCCAATGTCTCGTTGACGAGCAGTGGGTTCAGGTTCCTGTTGTTCTCCAGAGCCAGAGCCCTGCGCTGCGTACTGCTGACGTACCAGTCGAAGGTACGAGTACGCCCGAAGTACTTCGTCTCTTGGGACTTCAACCAATCCCTGTAGCCGAAGCCATACACGACGTGCATGAAACGATCATGCTTCTTGCGCGAAGGTTTCTCCGGTTCGCTTGAGGAGCTCATGCCAAGCCAAGAAACAGGTGAAGACCTGTCACCATCTCCTGCATCCGGGCCGTCATGTCTTCGAGAACTGCGTTCCGAGTACCGCCGCGAACCTTGATGTGGATCTCCGACTTGAAGTCGTACCCCGAGATCTTATCCCTGACGAGTGCCATAGGCATCCGCAGCACGATGTTCACGATGACGTCGTTGTCGAAGGGGACGACGTCGTAGGTCATCTCCTGATGCTGGAGACGACAATGCTCGACGGCAGCGTCGAGCATGTGTTTCAGCTTCTTGATCTCCTCCGCATTCATGTTTTCCTCGGGAGCATCTCCATGAGCCAGCGCTCGACGCCCTCGGGAAGAGCCTCACCGTTCTCCAGCCGATCTGCAAGTACACGAAGGGCCAGCACCCGCGTGTTGCAGACAGCCTGCTCGGGACTGTTCCCGTAAGCCGCGACCCCGGGAAGGGCATCGACCTCCCCGATCCAGCGACCATCCTCTTCTTTCTCGACCTCGACCTTCAAGTTGCTCATCTCAGTCCCTGTCTTCCCGACGGCAAGTCCAGTCCTCGGTGAGTCGACCCCGCTCGTCCAAAACCTCTTCGACGTACCCGCCATCCTGAACACACCGCTGTCGCTCGATGTTGTCGTGATAGCGGGCATAGCCGATGAAGGCCATCGCTACAACCAAGAACAAGATGAAGAAGTAGGCCTTCTCTTGTTCGTTCGTATCTTCGTCCACAGACTCTCCGTCAACATGATGTTGTTTAGGACGAGGCACTTACGAGTACGTTCTCCCGTTGATGGGATCGATCGTCGGATGCTCAGAGCGGTACTCAGTCCGCAGCTTGTCGGTGAGCATCGAAAGCTTCTTGCCGAGGGTGTTAACCTCCTCAGCCAACGCTCTCAACTCGGCGTTGTTCTCGACCACTGCGATCTCGCCACGACGGATCTTCTCGTTGTTCGCAACGATCTTGGCGAGCTTGGGGAGGTACTTGAGATAGACGTACGCGGTCTTTCTGTAAGTACTCTCCTTCGCCCCACTCCCACCGCTGGAACCATGAATCTCGAAGCTGGGACCGAAGCCATGCCACCTCCCGATACGCGAACTCTTCGGGAAGTCATAGTAGCGATCCCCTTCTGCGAGCTGGTACCAATCGATGGGATGGTACCGGGTCTTCGGGTGCTGGATGCGGTCCGCATCGATCGTGAAGCAGAGACGGCCTGGGTCACGGCCCAACCCATTCACATCCACCCATACCTGTGAGGTCTTCCAGTACCGGAACTTCCTGCCCAAGATCTTCTCCAGCTCCTTGCGGAGCATCGAGAGGAACTCGTCAGCGGTCTCGGCGTTCTTGAACGGGTTCTTCATGTTGTTCTCCTTGCTGGTCGAAGTGATGGAAGGCGGCGGCGAGTAGCAGAATGATGCTCACGATCACCAACGTGCTGAAGACGATGATGAGGGCTTCACGGGCGTGGTCCCAGGGAGTGATCTTGTCACCATCCATCACGGGTCCCCTTTCCTCCCAGGAAGCGTAGCCGTGCCATCTCCTGCTGGTCTTTGCGGGCCTGCGTTTCCAAGTCACGAACCCTCTTTACGAGTGCGGAAGCCCCGTTCCGCAGCGCGACGATCAGCTTGGCGTCGTGACTGAAGTCGACATCGAAGTAACGATAGTCCCGGATGTACACCCTCATCCACGACGAAGCGCGATGCCCGCTCTCGTTCATCTCGACTGCTTTCCACGGCTCATCGTTGGGATACTTTGCGAGGAGCTGTTCGATCTCTTCGAGGTAGTCCATGTTGTTTACCCCGTCTTGCCACGAAGCTCATCACGGATCTGCATCCAGAGCTTGCCGAGCATGTTCTGACCATCGAGATTCGGGCCCCAACCCCAAAAGTCGTCACGCCACGAGTCCTCGATGAGCTCACGGTCACCAGTCGCAAGCAGCTTCCGCCTCACGTACTCATGCTGTGAGGCCTTCGCGCGGAGGATCTCGCGCATGATGTCGACCTTCACGGCATCCCAATCGGGTCGACGTCGAGCACGTTCCGTTTCGGCCCGCTTGAACGCGAGGTGAGCACTCTCTGCTGAGCGAATCGACTCCCACAAGTCCCAGTTCACCGTCACGAACTTCATCGCGTGGTAGGCGTGCTCGCTCGTCGCGTAGCGCGTGCCTCTGAACACGATGGAGAACGCCGAGAAGTTCGAGAGTGGATAGAAGTCGTGCTCGTAGAAGAACACCTGCGCGTTGGTGTCGAGGCCGTGGTTCTCTTGCGTCATGTCCGCTTGTTCCACGGTTTGAATGAAAGCAGCCAGTCGACGTTCGGGAACGTCCCCTCGAAGCAGAAGGCGCGGTCGTCGATCATCATGTTCGCAGCTGGCTTCTGTGTTGGAAACTCCAGTGCGTCGATGACGAACTGTGCAGCAGGATCGAGCTCTTCGAGATCGAGACCGGCCGACTCGTACATCACCATCAGGTGCTTCTTGAGCCACTGTTTCATCGCATCGATGGCGCCTGGTTCTTTGCTGCGGCTGCTGTAGACGCAGACCTGGAAGCGGTCGTCGTGAGCCATGCCCGACAGCCAATCCATGGCGCCCGGAACCGGATCGTCCACGATGAGGTGGGCGCCGCCCATCCAGCCAGAGACGTAGGAGTGAAGCACTCCATCGAAGTCGCAGCAGATGATGCTGACCCGCTTGTTCGGAGTGAGCCGACCAGTATTGGGCTCGGCCGCAGAACCCGTCAGCCAGGAGAGTGGCACGCCCTTCTCCGCAGCCACGCTCTCGATGAATAGATCAGCGAAGATGTTGTCTACGATCTTGGCCGCGAGCGCCTTCTGCTCCTCCTTCGGCTTCTCGTTGAAGTTCTGGTACGCATCGGCGTACTTCAGAATCTTCTCGACTGGCACATCCCGCATGTGCGTCGAACGCACCGGATGCTCGCGGTCGAAGTAGTTGTTGGTGACCGAGCGGTACAGCAGCTCTGCATACACCTCACGCAGCAGAGTTCCCTGCACAACATCGCCATTCGTGACCGTCATGTTCGTGTCCTTCTTGTCTTCCGTCCCATCGCAGACGACCGGGATGGAGCGCTTGCAGTTCTTGCACATGATGGGGCCGAGCCAGCCGTTCGAGCCGACCTCCCATGTAGGCACATCCTCGGAGTCGAGCTCTACGCCCGCTTCCTTCGCGCAGGGTTCACACAGGAAGTTGCTTCCGCCGTCGACGACAGCGAAGACATCCCCGAAATCCATGTTCATGTTCTACTCCGCCTTCTTCACAAGCTTCCGCTTCCTCGACGTCCTCTTGGGCGGTGGAGTCAGAGGCTTCAGGTTGATCGAAGCCACGCCCGCAGCGTAACCAGCGACGAAGCCGTCACCGTGAACCTCAGAGTGCGGGCCCTCGTAGGCGTGGATGCGGCGCTTGTTGGCTCCATCCTCAACCTCGATATCACAACGCTCCGTCGTCCCGTTGACGAAGCAGCGAATGCGCATGTTGAAGTTGTCGACTCTCTTGACTTGTGTGACTGACCACGACTTCGGGTTGCCCCTAGGTGCGAGGCGCTCTCCTGAAAACGGCATCAGGGAATCCCTCCAGCAGCGAGCGTCATCTGCGTGAAGAAGCTGCCCAAGATGAACCCAACGATGAAGACGCCGAAGATGAATGCCAGAAGGTCGAGGTCGTTGCCCATCAGCCTTCCTCTTCCTCGGCATCCTCGCAGGGATGGTCGTCCACGGCGATGCAGCAGGGACCGAGGTCCTCCATGCCGCACGTCATGCACGTAAGCGTCTTGCCCTCCACCAATCCCAGGCAGTTCGCACACTGCACGGTCTCGGTCTTCTCCTCCGGCACCGCACTCTTCTTCATGTTCATGTTTTCCTCCATCAGCTTGTCGAGGTCCTTGATGAGCGACCCGAGGATGAGCTCGTCCTGGGCGTTCTTCTTTGCTTGGTCGAAGAAGCCCCAAAGATCACGGCTCGGTTTGTCGAGCAACTTCAAGACGAGGTCATCCTGAAGGTCCTCTCCTAGCTCTCTGATAGTCGATTTTGCCTGCACATGTGCGATCTATCGCGACTGGGGCGGATTCAGTCAGCCTCCATCCCGCGTTCCATCTTCGAGTCAGTGCGCGCCGGCGTTGGTTGTTGGCTCGGCGCTTTACGTACCCGCTCACCCCGTACCTTCGATGTCATTCGACATGAGGAACTCCTGGATCAGGTTGTCCAGCTTCTCAGCCGGCATCGTGTGAAACATCATCGCGATCACTTGGCCGCGAGACATCACCTTGTCATCGGTGTCGTCGAAGATGCCCTCGACCAGCGAACCGTCCTCATCGACTATGATGGCGGCATAGCCCGGAGGCAGGCTCAGTACGAACCTGCTGAGCGCATTCTCGTCTTCAGCCACCGAGCTTCTCCACTCCGACCGTCGCAGTCTCCTTGGGACGCCACGTCGTGTTGCATGACGCACACAGATGAGTCTTGTGAGCTCTGGTCACCCACCCATCCTTGTCGATGTGCTGAAGCCCGCAATCCGGGTTCGGGCAAAACGTGATGATGGGCTCGATCTCGCCGATGGTCGTTCGCATCAGCCCACCCTTCAGGATGTGCTGCTGGAAGGTGTTCTTGGCGAGGATGAGGGCGCGAGCTGTCTCCAGCTCCAACTCAGCGATACCCTTCTCCGCCATCGAGGCACAACCGGGGCAAAGGTGAATCGACAACACCAACTTGGCGTCTGTCGACCTCACCTCCTGCTGACAACTCAAGCAGCGCATCAACCGTTACCTTGCTCCGCCATCAAGAACTCCAAGTACTGATAGCTCTCGATCCCCAGAGACTGCGCGATCAGCTCATCACGAGCCATTTCTCCAGAGTCTTCTGGAGGAAACATCTTTTCTGCGAAACGAACCCGCTCCGTTTGCTCTTCCAAGGAAGCCTTGAAGAAAGGTGTTCGGCCGAGGTCCTGATCCATCTGCTCGTGCTTACTCAACTTGGGCTTGGCTTTCATACGGACTCCAAGACGTAGAGGGCTTCCGTCAGCTTCGCCTCATAGTACGCGATGTTCGTGATGTCGATCCTTTCCTCGGGGATCACCGTGATGGCTTCATGTCCCGAGCGAGTGGAGATCCCGAAGGTCCACCAGGCCAACTCCTGGATGCGGCCCGCCTTGAAGGTGAAGCGATCGTTCTTCTTCGTCGCTCCGACGTTGCCATTGTTGATGGTCTCATAGCCCGCATCTCGCAGTGCCTGCAACACCTTGGTCTTCGTATCCATTACGTCCTGACCTCCCGCTTCTTGTACTTGGGATGAGCATGAAGTTGGACGCCGAAGGGCATCTTGCCATCGAGCGACACCATGATGCGAAGCAGGGTGTCCATCTGTTCGTTGCACATCTCGACCCGCGTCACATACACCGACATCTCATTGGCGTAGCGGGCGATGCTGTTGGCGTAATCGGAGATCGGACAGTGCGTGAAGTCCCGCAGCCGATCATTCATCCACTTGTAGGAGGACTCGGCCTTGTCAATCCACATCTTCCTCGTGGACTGAAGAATCTCCATGTCGCGCTTGACGCGCTCCTTCGGGCTCATCTCGCTCTTGGCTTCGGATGCAACCTTCACGACATCGTCTCCGCGAGAGCACGCAGCGTGCGTCGGAGCGAGCCGAGGTGGTTCGTCTTCTCCACCACTGTGACCGTCGCCGAATACACCGGCGGAGACTTCTTCTTGCGTGCCATGTTCATGTTCCTTTCATCTTCTTTATAGGGCTATTTACGAAGCCGCTGCTTGTCTTGAAGGGCAAGGATGAAGGTGTTCATATGAGACTGCTTCTGGTTCACCTCCGCCTTAGCCTCCGCGATCTCTCGTTCGAGCTCGACGAGTCGAACCAGTTCTGCTCGATACAAGTTGCGGTCCTGGATCAAGAACCTGATGCTCTCCACCACCGTATTGCTGTAAGCATCAGGAACTTGGTCCCCGAACAAGCCATGCGCCTGCTGAGCTGCGACTGGATTCAGCGACTCACCCGGAGGCCCACCTACCAAGCTGAGGTAGTGCGTCATCAACCCGTGGTTGGACATCGCCTGCGCATCGTACTCGCGAGCCATGCTGACCAAGCCCATCAGCCACGCGTAGTCCGTCGGGACAGCGAGGGGGTTCATCGGCGGAGGACCAAGTTCACGAAGCACTCCCTCGACACGCATCACCATCGGACCACCAGGCTCCTTCGTCGTGATGTCGCAGACCATCTCAGCAAGGACACCACGAACGAGCTTCTGCGCCCACTCCACGAAGACGTGGTTGGGCTCGTACTTGAAAACGCTCATATTCACACCAACAGCAAGTTGTCTCGCAGCGCCTGAATGATCTCGTGCGCCACCTTCTCGTACACGTCTTCTTCCACCACCAACGTGATGCCGGTGCTGGTTGCGAAGACCTGTATCAGCTCGACCGGATTGTCTGTACACACCGCGGCCTCAGCATCGCGGTACACGAAGATTGAGCAAGGCAACGCCCACAGCGTCACCGACTCTTCCAGCCTCCACGGTCCCAGCATCGGACGATCATCGAGAACGACCGCCTCGGGCCACAGTCGTAGCAGGCGCATGCGGACGATGATGAGGGCGTCAGGGAAGAGAACACCGTCTCCGATGATCATATCTTCAGCGTGATCTTGATGTAGTCGAACTTGACGGGTTGCTGCACCAAGACTTGAAGGATGCCGCACTTACAGAGAGCTGACCTCGTGACGGTGCCGTCGGAATAGATCCGATCCTTCTCGAACTTGAGTTCCAGGTCACACCTTGAACACTTCATGATGTTCCTGTTGGTGGCTTCCAGCCCAATGAGCGTGCGTGCGCAATGTGCGCTTTACGTTCGCTGGGGTCATCCCACTCCGAATCATCGGGAGCTGTTTTTGTGCCGTAGTGGATGTCGATCCACGCCAAGGCGGACAAGAAGTCGGGCTCCCTCTCCTTGTTGGTGCTCATTCGACTTCGAGCTCCCGCAGCAGACGAGCGAACTCATCCGCGAACATCTTGGGACCTGTGTAGACGACGGTGTCGACGTGCTTGGAGGTCTTCCCCTTCACTGTAACCAACCAAGTCGGAGGCGCACCCCAGCCGAGACCATCATCACCGTTCGGCACACGCTCCTCTACAAAGACGCGGGTGTTGATGGCCTTGATGGCAGCCAAGTTCTTGATGATGCCGCGCAACGAGCGATCGGCACGACGGACAGCGAGATCGAGACCGACGTACTTGTTCTCGTCGTCGAGGGTATCGAAGTCATCTGCTTCTCGGTGGGCCGTCTCGATGCCCCACTGCCAGTAACCGTAGTGCTCCGCCGGCTTACCGGGGGCAGCCATGCGGTTGAAGTAGAGCTTGCCGAGCGGCGTCTCGCAGAACGCCATGTGCTCGAAGTCGCCGTCATTGGTGGTGACCGGGCAGCCCAGCACCTTCAAGTTGGGATGTACAATGTCATCGTTGTTCATGTGGATTCCTTCGTCACAGCCATCAGCTCGTGCAGCGCCTTCACGAAGTCGACGCGTGCTGGGCCTGCTACCGGATGAGGCAACATCGAGTTGATGATGGCTAGCACCGGATCGCTGGCCTCCCACACAGCTTCGACCGCCTTGCGTACTTCAGCACGCTTGACTTCCTTGGCTTCGAGATCCGTCAGCATCGCCTTGATGCTTGCGCCCACGGCGATCGCCAGCGATGACGCCTCGGTCGTTGTGGGCGACACCCTGTACTTCTTGGGAATCAAAGAGAGCGTCCCGGTGTCGGCCCACTCCTTACCGAGGCGAAAGTTGTCGTTCATGTCTTGTTCCTCTTGTCTGCTCGACGCTTCGCCCCCTCGTACGTCCTGAACGTGATGGGGCGGCCCAACTTGTCGCAGAGCTGGTAGATAATGCCATTCTTGTTGCGGCACACCCTCCAGCCACTGCCGCAGTCAGCTGGGCGTGGGAAGTACGTAGGGATGTCAGCCATAGTTGCTCACTTGCAGCGCCCTCACGGGCGCGAGAGGCACGAGCCTGCATCAGGAGGACATCCGCCCCTCCCATCCCGTACGTGCCCGTATAGAGCCTCACTGGTCCCAGCACATTGTGCCGTCATTACGGCAGATACAGGCTGGGCTGTCCACACAGCGTCTATGGGGCTCGCACTCAGCCATCAACATCAAGTTGATTACAACGAGGCAGGCGAACCATACATACTTCATGTTCGTTTCACCGTGATATGCCCTGTGCTCTTGTTGATGTTCAGGGCAAAGAGCTTGGTGGGAGCCAGCACAACAATCTCCCCGCCCTCCTGGACGAGAGCGATCAGTACCTCCCGCATCACTTGGTTTTCGTGTTCCAAGTAACTGAGGCGGGTCTCCATGTTTTCTCGGACCACACTTCCCAAGACGTGATCGACACCTCCCCGAATCAAACGATCAAGCCCACCGATCGCCTTGGCAGCTCTGCCACCCACACGGAGAAAGTTGTGCACATCCTGCTCAATCTCCGAGTACGTCTTGCCCATCCTGCGGGGCTTGGCGGCTTGCTTCTTTTTCCCCTTCTTCATGTTTCTCCAGTTCTTTGCGCAGCTCGGGGTGCCTCCTGTCGGGACGCTCCTTGCTGTCGGGGTTCAAAATGTAGAGCTGTGCCCGCCCCGATTTTTCGGGAGCAGCGATCACCCAGCCCGCGTTCTTCCATGTGCTGATGGTCATGCGGTGGGTCGAGAAATCTTTGTAGGTCATCCCGCCGATTCGATCGAGTTCGATGCAGAACTTGATGGCCCTGATCTTCCACGTACTCACCGAGCTTGGACTTGCGATGCCTGGTTCAGTCCAGAAGTGGACCTCCGGCATCTTCAGCCTCTTCTTGAACTCGGTATGCTTCCCAAACCCCAACATGTGGTCGAGGTTGCTGTGCTTGCGGTTCCACTGAGGGTGCTCATGCCCATCGAAGTGGTCGTACATGTAGAAGAAGCCGTACCCCAGCTTGCGCAGCGCCTCCTCCAGCGTGTGCTCACTGTCAGTACGGGACTTCCCCGGCACCAACGCGACGACATAGTCGGGGCCGGGGTAGTGGGTGTGCCTCGTTGCGTTGAAGAGCTGGCCCAGCACCTCGACATTCAGCTTCATCTTGGCTTGGACGCCAACTTGGGTCCCCGCGAGTACCCCCGCGGTTGAGCAGCCCTCTTCGGCTACTAGAAGCATGTCGAACCGCGAGTTGGGGTACTCCGGCAGTACACGCCATCCCGCGGCGATTGCTTGCTCGATGAAGTCGTAGCAGAGGGCCTGCTCTGGAGCGCAATCGATGAGCTCGGGTGGTGGTGGCTGGTAGAAGTCAGGACGCTTTTTCGGCTTCGACATACTTCATCTTGAGCAGATGGAATGCGATCTGTCGAGCCACTTCCTGCATCTTGGGGTCATCCCGCCACTTGCAGATGCGTGGATAGATCGCCCGGGCTAGTGCGAGAGACTCTCCCCGGATGTTCTGCGCCGTGCTCAGCGCAAGACCATGCACGTCATAGGGGAAGCCCAAGTACTCCAGCACCAGCATCGTGATCGCTGCGCTCTGGTACTCGTTGGTATTCGAGAGCTCCTTGTCCATGGGACGCATCTGGTTGTAGATGACGGAGTCGAGACGTCGTGTACTCCACGGGATGTCGAGCAGCCGGGCGTGCGCAAGCTCGTGCGCAACCATCTCCGTGTAGTACGGATAGTGGGCGCAGAACTTGGGTTGCGACCCCTTGAGCTGCTTGCACTTCAAACGAGACAGCAGCCGCCTCGCCCGATGCTCCACCTCATCCATGTCGAGGCCCTGAAGGATGCGGCCGTGTGTGAGCTGTTCGAGGTTCTTGCGGCCTACGTAGTCATCGACGTGCGGGAGTGGCGAGGGCAAGGCCAGCGCCGAGTTGAAGTCCATCGACGATTCCTTGTGCGAAGCCTTCCGCTTTTTCGAGCGGACCGGCGTAGAGGACTCGGGCATCGTTGTCCTCGATCTTCTTGTAGAGCTCTTCTTCGGTCTCATCACCCGTGATTTGGTTCGCTTCGGTGACCAGCGTGGCGTGGACCGTCCCAAGCTCGCCCATGAGGTTGGAGCCTTCGCGATGAAGCGACACCACGATGTACGGCGGCTTGTCTCCGGTGCGAATGGACTGAACGTTGATCTCCTTGTGGAAGAAGAAGTCCTTGAAGGACGTGTCCCACTCCACACCACCAGCAGTCCACACACTATCGATCTTGCTCATGTGCTGGCCCTCCATTCCGTGGGGTCTTCCCCGGCACGCCATGCACGTCGTTCATCAAGAAGCTGATGACTCCCAGGAGACTCGACGTACGCCCGCTTAGGTGAATCGGGAGGCAGTGCAGCGTAAGCCCACTCCTTCCATGTCAACCCTTCCTTGTTCATCATGTTGCCTCCACGAATGCTTCATTGAGTGCAACCAACGCAGCTTGGCCTTCCGACCACTTGTTGCGAATCCACACTTCCTTCAGTCCACGCGGATGCTGTTCCTGCGGGCTGCTCTGCAAGAACCACTGCAAGAAGGTGTCGAATCCCCAAAGCAGGAAGGGACCATCCTTCACCTTGTAGGAGTAGCGGCCATTCTGGATGATGCGAAGCTGAACGACTTCTCCACCACCAACACCCACTTCGAGGACAGTGAAGTCCACGTCGCTGAGAACATCATCTGAGAACCGGATGCGCAGAGTCTTCACGTTCTTCCACCACCCACCGGTACGTCGACGAGCATCATCGATCGCCTCCCAGTGTTCGCTGTGTATTGCACTGTATTCGAGGAGCTCCACCTAGCCCTCGGTGCCCCACGAGCATTGCTGCTGAAGGCGCTGAGCTCGCTGGTCGCCACCCTCTGGCTCGAAGCCTCCACGGTTCCGCCACGCCCAGTAGTCGACGTACGCCTCCTGAGCTTCTTGCTCATCCTCGGCTGCAATCGCCGATTCCATTCGATCCAGGCACGCATTCGGATCCATCTCAGCTACTCCTGGAGCAAGTACCGCCGCCCCTTGTCGTCTTCCCCGATGATTGCTGTAGGTGGCCAGTCCTCGCTTTCCGCAAGGATGACTTGAATGCCGGCGTTCGCATACAAAGCGAGATCTGCGAAGAACTCCACCTCACCGTTCGGCAGCTCCTCGGCGAAACGCTCCCAGATCCCACGACCTACAAGGAGCTTGGCAAGACGTGGCAGGTTCATGTTCCTTCGACAACCTTGACATCAGTCATCGGTTCGAAGCCGTTGATATCGACGATGAACGACTCTGGGAAGTGATTACGAACGAACACGATGGTGTCTTCGCGAGCTGCGTGCACCACCTCTTGCATGTTTGGATCTGCGCTCAGTTCTTCCCTCTCCGCCCTACGAATGTCGCAATGACCCTCGAAGTAGCAGGAGAGCGCAGCCACGGGCTGCTTCTGCTTACTCAAGAGGTGCATGGCCTCATCGAAGACTGCGTCATCCGTGAGTGGCTCATCGCCACCAAAATCCTCGGGCGTGATCGAGTAGCCAGAAGTCATCTTCCCGGCGACCTCATTGACGATGTCGGCGAGAGTGAGGCCCAGCCCGTTTCGGTCGGACAACACATTGGCGAGCACACACCCCACAGCACAGCGAGGGCAGTCTTCCTGTTTGGCGATGGAGCGGTCCATCCACGCCCCAGGCCTCAGACGGAAAATGGGCTCCTTCGTCAGCCCATCGATGACGTTCTGCTTCGTGATGACAATCTTCATGTTCTACTCCAATCCTTCTCGCAGCATCCACAACATCACGTTTTCAAGTTCAGCGACGGTTGCATCCCTTTTCAGGTTGTTGCATCGCCAGCAGATGATCTTGATGTTCCCCACAACATACCCTCTCGAAGGTACCAAGCGGTCGACAGATGGAGAGCGATTGCTGGGGCCATGATTACCTCTACCAATCGCCCCCGAGAGGTCGAAGGGCTTTCCACAACAGGGGCATGATGGGAGCGCACGAAGCTGGTCTGCGAACCACGAGGACCGCCTCAACTCCTGACTAAGTGGCAGCCCTTGCTCCTTGGCGCGATTCACCAAGCTCTGCTGCATGGTCATTGCCCGCTGCCGAATGGGATCGCTCTTCCAACGAGCTTTCTTTCTACGTGCCTCCGCTACCTTCTCTGAGGAGAGGTACAGCCCCCTCCTACGAGCAAGGATCTTCACGCGGTTCTTCTTGGACCACGCCTTCCTTCTGCGGCGCACGCACACACGGCAGAGACGGGATACTCCACCCCTGCATTGTTTGGCAGGCAGGAAGAACTCCGCCGTATGTGGGTACTTCTTCTCGCAGCTGGAACACGTCATCTTCATCCTGAACCTTGTACCTCCAAACCCCAAGAAGTCCAGTTTGGAAGATTTCTTCGTGCAAACACCTCAAGGTAAGGGCCCTTCGACCGCGCCTCGATGAGCTCGTAGGCCGCATCCGGTTTTCGTGAGTGAATACGCTTGTTGTCCGCATCTCTCGGTACTGGCGCGAAGAACGCACTGGGGATATTGCGAGCACCCGAGAAGACGCTCTCATCCTGCCCCTTGCCACGTGTACCGAACAGCATCATCTCGTGAGCTCCACGAGCGTACTGACCAATCCCATAGCGAAGTTCGACATCCGCACCGCAGTCGCAGCCCAGATTCACCTTCGTCGCACAGTGCGGCGGGTGTTCCAGATCAACAGCATGTCCTGTCTCGAAATCGAGCTTCTTGGGCTTTCCCTTCACCTTGATCCACTGGAAAGTCCTCTTGAACTCGAAGCCGAGATTGTCCATCAGCCAGAGGCCGTCCTTCAAGAAGTTGTCAGTGACCCAAAGAAAGCAGTGCGCATTCTCCTCGAACTGGAAGTAGGGGCACTCGCTCACCACCTCCAAGATCTTGGGGGTTGGCAAAAGAGGGTAGTGGCGCTGAGCACCACGTACACTCTTCCCGCCGCCACGTTCGAGCCATGGTGGATCGAGCTGCACGGTTCGGAAGATCATGTTTACAGATCTCCTGCAAGTGAGAGAAGCATCTCCTCGAACGTGGGGCTGGAGTTCCCGTGAGCGTCACCGGGGTAGCACGCTATCCACGGGTTCTTGCCCATGCCCTTTCGCAGTTCGTAGTGGTGGCCACCGTCGAGCTTCTTGACGGCCTCCATCAACTTGGACATCCGTTCGAGCTCCTTCATCTTGTCCTTGACCTCGGCATCAGTCATGGAGTCGTCGCAACGAAGGCATCCGATCCTACCCGGAGCTGGGCGTGTGAGAGGGAGGCGACAGATCCAGCACGAACCGAGGTCCTCACTGTCTGCGAGCTCCAGAAGAGCATGTGCCGCCTTCTTCATCTCGCCCTTGTTGAGGACGGCGAAGCCACACTCAGAACGCAGCTCGAAGCATTCCGGCTCCGAGGGATGTTCTTTCACGACGATGTCGGGTGACTGTGGGCCGTCCTCGGCCATTCGATCTGTGAACTGCTCCAAGTTGATAACGATCTTGGTGGCCGGGGAATGAGCTCGCTGTACCAACACGCTCGACCTGTCTCTGTCAGTGCCCATAGTTGAACCCCAAGTGATACTGCCCATCGGACAGCGTGACGACGGTGTCGTAGCTGCCGCAGCAGCCTTTGCTCTTCTGCTTCATGTAGTGATGGAAGTGTTGACGGTTGCCGACCTTCGCGACCCGCCGGTTGTCGACGTAGTACTTGTTCGCCGTCTCGTATCGGAAAGCGCTTTCGATCTCACTCATCACGTGCCAGTACGCCTTCTCCCAATCGAAGCGGTTTGCTTGGTGGTAAGCCTGTCCGCGATCGACGCTGATGCGAGCCATCAGCTCGTGCATCACGGACTCGGGCACCACCTCACGCAACGCCTTGTAGTAGGCGCGATAGTCGAAGTCGCGACTGTGCTTCACGTGCCTCGTCCACTGGCTCGTGATGTTGCCGGGACGCAGGGGCGTGCTGTGCCTCGAAAGGAGAGACTTGTGCTGGTAGCTCAGCTTCATGAGCGTGTCGCGCTTCAGCCCCATGTTCCGCTCGAACATGGGGTAGTCATTCATCTCGATGCCGGTGACCCGAGCATGCAGCCAGATCCCCTTGGGCATCATGATGCGAGCGAAGCACTGCTTGTCGTCACCACGCCAGACGTCACTGAACAGCAAGATGATCTGCGAGCGGCTCTCGTAGAGCCACCTGATCGAATGCTGCTTACTGCCTTTACCGTACGACGTGTGATGCAGCGAAACGTTGTCCCATCGGCTGATGTGCTCTTGCAGTTCAGCCGACGTGTACGTAACGACAGGCAGCATCAGTTGAACTTCTTGATGAGCTTGGCGATTTCCCGTACCATCTTCATGTCACCGACACCGTGATACTCGACACGAGCACCGTTCTTGTCTCTCGTTCGGGTGTCGAAAACGAGTGCGATGAGTGGCTACTCCTTCTCCTTCACACACTCGACGTCTTCCTTGTAAAAACGGAAGCGGTTCTTCATCTTCATCCCTCAATCGTGGTCGTACATCCCTGTGGCCGTCGCTGCATCATGTGGCGGGCTCTGCTCGGAGGAGTTCTCTTCACCCGCTGCCTTCTCCAGGAAGTCGCGAAGTGCATCCATCGAACCCTGATTCTCGATGTAGCTGAACAGGAGGTCGTTGACGCTTGCCTCGTTCCAACCTTGAGCTTCGATAATCTCCTCGATGGAAAGCGTCTTCGCTTCTTCTGCTCCTTCGACGTTCTTCATTTCTCCAGACCTTCCATGCGGAACTTGAGCTCTTCGAGCTCGTGGATGATGCCTACGAGTTCATTTCCTGGCAGACAGGCGTTGCCACCACCTTGGAGAAGAGCCTGCTTCTTCAACATTGCGAGACGGACCTTGGAGACCTTCTTCGGAGGAGGCATCTCTTTGGTTTCATCGTCTTCTCTAGCCATTGATGATCACGCTTCCGTCAGATGCGATGAGCTCGGCAGGTGCGCTGTACGGCCTCGCGATCTCGGTGCGGAGATCGTAGAACATCCGCATCTGACGCCACTTCAACATCTTCCTGAAGGTGTCGCCCTGCGAGCGTGCATCCTCCAGTGCGTTGTGAGTGTGCGGGAACACGCTCTCCCACTCCGGCAACATCTTGTCCTTCGCCGTGAAGGGGACGCCCAGCAGTGTTGCAGCGAAGGTGGTCATGTCGAGGGCACTGAAGCCGAAGCACGACTCACCGACGAAGCGGTGCAGGTAGTAGTACACCCACGTGAAGTCGAATCCCGCGGGGTTGGCGACGAAGACTGCATAGGGCGGCTTGTCGGGCTTCTCAGATCCGTGGATGGCTCCGATCTCCACTTGCTTGGCCCTGACCCACGCCTGCAAGTTCATCATGGCTTCACCAGGGTCTTGCGGGTTCTCCCGCGCCTCCACCCACTGCTTGGGGTGCTTGTCCCAAAAGTTCATGGTGTCGTTGTCGGGCTGAGCTTCGGGCAACCGTTGAAGTGTTGCGTAGAAGTCGCCACAGAACTCCAAGGTGATGGGGTCGATGGCGACTACCCCAATGCTGAGCATCGAGGAGAGCCCAGGGGCTCGGCCGTCGGCTTCCATGTCGACGCTGAAGTACATCTCTCTGATCGTCATGCTCATCTCCAGAGGGCGAACCACGCCCTTCTAGTTCTTGATAGGGGTTTCCGGGGTACGGTGGCGATACACCTGAAGCTCGACCCCTAGGATCCTGAGCTTCGCGTACCAGGCCCCGCTATCGAAACGACTGAAACTGCGGCCCCAAGCCCACTCGCGGGTGGGCTCGCCGTACCACTCCCAGCCCTTGAGCGTGGTGATGTCCAGGTTGAACTTGACCTTGCGCTTCAGGACTTCCAGCTCACCCGTTGCCAGGCGAGCTGTCCCAGATGTCCACCACATCTATGCGGGCTCTCCTGCTTTCAGCCACTCCACATACTTGGCGATGAGGGCCGTCATCACTTCCGAGGAATCGCCGAGTAGCTCACCTTCTTTCAGTGAGATCGCTGAATCTACGTTGGTGTCTGCCCACTTCGTACCCAAGAACTTCACGAAGCGTCGCAAGTGGGTTTCAGATGCGCTGCTGAGCTCGACCTTGATCTCCATTGTCAGCTCTCCTTCGTCTTTGGCTTCAGCCAGAGATCACGATCGGTGGTCATGTAGAACTCGTAGATCTCCTCGCAGCGCTTCTGCGGAAGACCGGTCTGTTCGTGGATCTCCTCCCAGCGTTTACATCCGTTGAGCAAGTCCATCAGCATCTCTTGCTCTTTCGTCAGGCTCTTCCTTGTGCCTGCGGTGAAGGCTTCGTAGATGTCGACGGCGGTCTTTGGTGAAATCGCGCCGAGATACCCGAACTCACCGAGGTTGAGGATGCTTCCCTTCTTCCGGTGCACTTCTTTGACGTGGTTCATGTCGAGCTTCAGGGAGAGGAGGACGTCTCCCGTCCTTCTTTGCGGCCTCAACATACTTCTTCGCGATTCGCGGCATCAGAGCTCCTTCAACACCAAGTTCATGTCACACCAGCCATCCTACGAGACTGTCGTAGGCCTTATCGAACGCCTCTTCCATCGTCAGCCCAGTACCCTCCGCAATCTTCTCCTCCCAAGGGATCTCAGAGGTATGCGAGGTACTTCCCCGGGTCACCTTCAGGACGCACCGAACACCGTCGAGCCCGGGATCATCATTTTCCCAGGGATAGAACGTCATGCTGCGGTTTGCATTGACCGTGCCCCCGAACAGCCACTGCAACATCGTGGGGCTCTTCACGGCGTGAACTCGATCCGGCTCAGCAGGTAGCAGACGACATCCTTCATCGTCTCCTGTGTAGTCTCGCCAGCAGAGAAGAGCTCCCCGTCGGGGATGTCGAACTCGAACTGCTCCTCGAACTCGATGAGAATCTCGATGAGTGCGAGATCATCTGCTCCTAGGTCGTCTACCAACTTCGATTCTGGCTTCATCGCCACGCGATCAGCATCGAGATGACGACCCACGATTTCGTAGACCTTCTCAGTAAAGGTCTCCTGCGTCCCGCCCATCTTCTTCTTGTCCATCTTCGATCCCTTCGAGGGGCGTCAGCCCCTTCATCTTGATGAAGTCTTTCCAGTACCAACGCTTGCCCGTCTTGGGGTCGAGGAAGTACCAGGTATCCAGAATCGGCCCAACCAAGAACAGCGTCCAAGCACTGCTCTTCCGTAGGTCGACTCGATGAAAGGTGTCCCGGCGGATGATGTTGATCATGCCCGGGTACACAGTCTTCGTGACCACCTTAGTCCCATCCCACCGCTCTTCGACGTACCCGCCCCACAGCACGAAAGCGATGCCCCACTTCCATGGATGGCTGTGCAGTTCGGCGTCCTCATCAGAGCGGTGGAACTGATGAAGTTTGAGTCGGATCCCCTTCTTGCCCAGGCTGAACAGCGTGATGCGGGTGAGGTACGGCCCCGCATTACCCCAGATCGTCTCCTTCTTGATGGGAGACATCACCGCCATCACGGCGTAGACGAGGATGATGCTGATGGTCAACAGCGCCGCGATGTTCACCATTGCGGGCCGTCCTTCTTGATCCACCCCGTCGGCTCGAAGTCGAGAGTCTTGCTCGCCATGTATTCTCGAAACTCTTCGAGCGTAAACGGTGAGTGTCCCCTCTCATTGCAGAGAGTTCGTGCTGACCACCAGAAGATGTGACGGTACGAGCCGTGCGGATACTCGAACGCGAGCTCCATGCACTCGATGGCCCATCGAGAGCTGTTGCGGTTGCCGAACAACAGCATGAAGACCAGCGTCCACTCGCACGCAATCTTCACCTCCTCTTCGCCATACTCACGGTCGTCGACGGTCTTTCCGCCACCACCGGTGGCCATCATGCCGCTCGAACCCGTGAAGCAGATGACTTCACCCTCTTCACGGTCATGTCCGTCGTAGGTCCAGATGTTCTTCTCGCGGTTCTTCTTCGCGCCCAACTTCGTCATCGAGGCCTCCATGGCACATCGACGTAGTCGAAGAAGATGATTTCGGGGTACTCGACAGGCATCGACGTACTACGTCGTGGGCGATCCGGATATGCCTGTGTGGTCGTAATGATGACGATGTTGTGCTTCATCACCAGCTCACGAAGGTCCTTCGCGAGGGCCTTCATCTTCTCATAGTCGTGATCCATCACCACCTCTTTGTCAGATGCGCCACCTTCAGTTTCGGGAACCGCGGCTTGCCATCAGGTGTGTAGTTCTGGAACTCGATAGTGGCTTGCTTGCCCTCGTACTTGGTGGCGTGCTCCAGGTACAGCCTGCACTCCTCGCGAGTCCCACAGACATCAGCCTTGAAGGTGTCCTTCTTCCCACCGATGACAATCTCCATGTGAGCGATCTTCGCCATCCCCGCGGCGTTGCCGACCCCCTCCTCGAAAGAGATGATCTTGAACTCGGCGTCCAACTTCTCCTTGCGTTTCAGCAACGAGTAAGTCCGCTTGTTCTCGTACGGGACGTTCTTGCGGACCATGCCGCCTTCGTAACCCTCTTCGAGGAAGACGTCATAGAAGGCGTCCACATCCTCACGGAAGAATGCAGGGTACGTCAGCACCCGCACGAATGCGTCCCGGATGTGGTTGTCCACAACCACGTGCTGCATCCGGATGAGCTGATCGTACCTCTCGAAGAAGTTGGCCTGCCTGTTCTCGATCAGACAGTCGTACACCCAGTACTGGACCATCGCGGACGAGAGTAGGAGGTCATCGGCAGATGGCTTCTGCTTCTTGACCAACGACACGATCTTGTTGAAGTCGTACTTGAGCTCGTGATTGTAGAGCTCACCATCGAGAATGACGTCCGGCCTCGACTTGAAGATGGGCGAGATCATCTCGAAGATGTGGGGAACCGCCAAGATCGGATTGCCTTCGCGCGACCACAAGCCGTTCTTATTTGCGATGCAGCGGATGCCATCCAGCTTCGGCTGAACGTAGAGGGCGTCACCAAGAACCTGGCCATCGGCTGCGAAGATCTTGGCCATCCTCTTTGCATACGAGGCATCCGCCTCCTTGGCCTTCTGGTTGTAGTGCTCGGCCAGCATGCACTGGAAGCGCTCCGACTCCTTCGCCGACTGCGGCGAATCGCGGTAGCCCTTCTTGCGCTTCAACTCGTACTCGGAGTCGACTTCGGAGCTGGCCTGCTGCTCACCGGTGGTGGCATTCGAGCGCCCCACATTCTTCGGCTTCGCATCGGTCCAAGCTGATGTCGTGATCTTCCCCTCGATCTGACCGCTATGGGAGCGATATTTCGCCCCATCCTGCTCCATCCACCATTTCTGGATTGCTCCTGTGCTGGTCTCCTTGTAGAGCGGGGCGTACGTGTACTTCATCTTGTTCTCCACTGGAAGTTCATGTCTTCATCCTACTGATAGGGGCAAAGAGAAGGGCGGTTACCCGCCCATCTCCTACTTCTTGTTGGCGCGCCAATGAGCGCGGCACGGCTTAGTCGTCGAGTGCGTCGAGCTCCGCGAAGAGCTGCTTCTCCGACATCTTCTCGAACTTACCATCCTGCTTCGCCGCGAGAGCTCCGATGAGCTTGTCCCTCTTGGCCTTGTTCTCCGCGCGCTTCTTCGCCTCCGCCTGCTCGTTGAGCTTGACCTCGATGACGCGCTTGACGATGTTGAGCTTCGCCTCGATGACGCCGTGAGCCGGGCTCCGCCCCGTCGCCACGAAGCTCTCCTCGGTCGCCGCCTTGAGGTCCTTGTTGACGGCCTTCGCGATGGAATCGAGGTTGAGCCCATCGGACGAGAGCAACGGGACGTCCCAGAGCTGTTCGACGGTGAGCTCGCCACGCGGGGACGCGAAGCGGAACTTCTTGCGGGTGGCGGACTCGAAGAGGCTGATGTTTTCGGACATGTTCTTGTTCTCTTTCTTGTTGTGGGTGATGGATCAGACGCCGATGTAGATGTTGATGATGCGCTGCTTCTTGCCCTGCTGAACACGGACGAGAACCTCGTCCGGCTTGGTGGACGAGAAGCCCAGACCTGCCAGATGCCCGTCGGTGGGACGGCACTTGGTCTTGTCGCCGATGACCTCGAACACCTTTCGGTGCTCTTCGAGACGCGAGTGGAGGAACTCGTTGTAGAACCCACGCATGTCCTCGTCGCTCTTCGCACCCTCCAGCACGAAGAACGTGTGCTTGTTCCCCACGGCGTTGTCACCCCAGTAGTTCGGGCTGAGCATCACCATGTTGACCTTGACCAAGCGCTCGGTCGTCAGGCCCCACTTCTTCTGCGAGATGTTCGCGGCCGTGATGCCGGGATCGCCCACCTCGACACTTTCGATGACGCCATTCTTCACGTGCAGCGTCGCAACCGTGATGTCCTGCTGGTTTCGGACCTGCTTGTTGAACGAGTAGTGTGCGAGCTTACCGCCGCACTCCGTCTCGATGACGAACCCGGGGTTGTTGGTCTCGCGCTGGGCGAAGTTATTCACGATGATCCTGTACGGACCATCCGGTGGTCGGGTCGGCCACACGATGTTCTCGACGGCCTCGCGTGTATTACCGCCGCCGGCATTCATGTCGACGTCGAGAGTGCCTCCGGTCCAGCCGACCTTGTTGCGGAAGTGGATGTGCTGCCCCGGCAAGCCGCGCATCCCGCGGCCCTGCGGCTCGAAGACATGCAGATCCAGGTCGTCGTAGTTGAACCAGGACAGCGAGATCCGGAGCGCCGCGCCGTCCACCTTGCCGCCGGCCTTCTTCACGCGTTCCTTGATGGAGTCGGCGACGTTGCCCCCATAGGACCACCCGAAGTCGTTGTTCCACTTGAAGAGCTGCTTCGGCTCCGGATGAACCGGCGCCGTCAGAGCCATCAAGTTCCCGAGGTGCTTTCCCGTGAAGAACATCTCCATAGCCTGCGTCTCGGGAAGGACCTTCGTCATGAAGTCGTCGAGCGAGATGGCTTCAGCACGTTCCTCGTCCTTCGTCGAGGCCCGGGTCGTCGTTGCAGCATGCTGCATGAGGACGTCACCGATCCCGCCCTTCATGAGCGGGCGAGCGGCACCATCGACCCACTTCACGTCGTTCACCGACACGTCACTGATGGTGGCGAACCGGCGTTCGAGAGCTGGTTCGAGCCCCAGCGACTCGATGGTCTCCATCGCCTTCTTCACCATTCCGGGAGTGATGAGAGCAGTCGTCCGCTTGTAATTCTGCGGAGCCACCTTCGACTCGAATGCACTCACCGCATGGTCGAGTCCCTTCCCCTCGGAAAGCTCCTGAACCAATGTCCCGATGACGGTGTTGCGGAACCGAGCCGCGGGGCTGTTGGCATTCGCCCACACGAAGAGAGAACGCTCTCGCTTGTCCTTCGAGATGAAGTCGCGCTGCATCTTCTGGAACTCGATGACGGCGCGCTTGTGCTCGTCACCGCGATACAGGCTGTTGGCCTGGATCAGGGACAAGACGGTATCAACTGCATCCGGTGCCAACTCGGTGAGCCCACGCTCGAAGACTTGGACCGTCGTTCGGTAGTTGCCACAATCCGCATCGGGAGTTGCCGAACGGAGACCACGCGGGATCTCTCCGGTGTGGAAGTGGTTCCAGATCAGAACCTTCTCCGTTGCCTTGTCGAGCTGGCGCGTCTGTACAGCCCCGAACTGCGCCTCGTTCTTGCCGACGCGGAAGAGGTCGCGGATGCCCACGGAGTGTAGAGCCTGCTGAAGTGCTGTCGCGACGACACCGTACGGCTCCGCCGACGCCTGCTCGACAGCCTTGTCCCAGACGGTGGTCACATTCCCGTTCGAGATGGTGACAACACAGCCTGCTCGACGAATGAACTGCTTGCAGCACGAGCAGTCGTGCTCGGTGCGCGTCTTGAAGATGGGATCGGTGCCAGGAGGGAAGGCAGCGAGGTACTTCGCCCAGAGGACGTCGCCATCCAAGTCGGCGACGAAGATGTTGGTGTTGTCCTTCACCATCTTCTGGAAGGACCCAGCGACCATGGAGTAGAAAGCAGAAAAGAGAGTCATGGGGTTTTCCTTTTCGTGTTGTGGGCTGCGGCAGTCCGATACCAGAAGGCACCGGACTGCCGCACACCAATGTCAGGACTCCGCCGAGCTCCCGGCGACCGAGGCACCACCACGCGCACGACGCTTGGCGTTGCACGGAGGGCAGTCGCAGCCAGGAGTGGGCTCACCCTTCCTCACCGCGTTGTTCACGATCTCCGCACGCTCCGAGGCCTTGCGCTCCGCATCCGCACGCTCGGGATGCTTCGCGAGGAACGTCTCGATGGCCTCCGCGATCGACCCGTAGCGCTTCACCGTGTCGGCATGGATGAGATCACCGAGAACCACCAGCATCTCGCCCATGGCGGGAGCATCCATGTAGACCTCCCGGAACCGAGAGGCCAACTCGTTCGGGTCCTTGAACATCCGAAGCGGAAGTCCACGAACACCGTCCATGTTGATTGCATCGGTTCTCGGCCGGTTCTTCCGGAGGAAATCCTCGACGCTGCGAATCAACCCGAAGGTCTGATTCTCCTCGCTCCAGAGGTCACCGACCGTGACCGAACCATCGGGCTCCGGCAGAGGTTGCTCGACCTTCCGGAGGAGGTCCTCGAAAGCAGAAGCACTGGGGCGCCCCCCAAACAGCTCGTCGAGGCGCATGATGCGAACCCCAGGCATCCCCGAGAGGCCACGGAGCTCCTCGGGAAGGTCGTCCTGTGTGATTCCTGCCGGATCGCCGAGCAGGGCGGTCAGGGCTGCCAAGACACTCGCAGCACCACGACCACCACGAGGGCGATCGCGCTGCCGTTCGAGCGAGGTGGGACCCTGGAGTGTCGGGTCGAGCTCCTTCTTGAACTTCCGGAGCATCGCCTCCTTCGGAAGCGAGAGCTCACGGATCTCGTTGACGAGCTCCTGGACCGCTGTCGACGCCTTCACCGAGACGTTCTGATCGAGGTCGTCGTAGATCTCGCGAAGCGTCGTCTGAGGAACACGCCTGACGAGGATTTCGAGCAGGATCTCGCTCTCACCCAGAGCGTCGAGACGAGTGAGCTTGCTGCCCTCCCTCGTCGCGGTGATCACGGTCGCGAGAAAGCGCATGCCCGCCCCACCGCGCTCCTGGTTGGCCGGCTCCTTGTAGCGCTCGTCGGCATCGAGCTGCTCGACCAGGAGCTCCGTGAGCTGTTCGAGCCCTTCGACCGCCACGCTCTCCGCCCCGAGCCCCTTCATCGCGTACTCGATGAGGTTCTCGACCTTGGTGGTTCCGAGCTCCGCCATGAAGGCCGCGAAGATGACGTCGATGAGATTCGACCGCTTGAGGATCTTGTTCGTGTTCATGTTCCATTCTCCAGTTGAAGATGTGCCTCTTCTATCTGTCTTATAGGAGGATTCCGCGAGGTTCTACTACCCCACCTCATCCTCTTCGGGCTCGTTCTCGAACTCCCACTCCCCACACGAGTTGCCGTTGTCGTCGAGAATCTTCCCCGACTCCCGCGATGTGCTCGATTCCATTTCATCGAACTTGTTGGCAAGCTCGCGCAACGCCTCCGCGATGTGAGACGGCTTGCGCATCGCATCATCACCCAACTCGATCTCCAACGTGAACGTTCCCATACTCATCTCCCAGAAAAGGAAAGGGGCCCGAAGGCCCCTTTGGTCAATCCACCTCAGCTACCACTTCGACTTCAGGCTCCTCCACTGGAAGAGGGTCGCAACCCTCTTCGCCAGGACGACACCAGAACCTGTTCGCAGGATGACGCCCACCCGACGCCTCCAGCCCACAGTGCTCGTACGGAACGAGACCACGGTCTTCAGCTAGATGGTCGTCGCATGCACCACCTTCATCATCACACCGACCACCCCACGCGATGATGGGGGCATCAGCACATGGGCCCAGGTGCTCACCAGCAATGAGCTCGGTTACGAACTGCTGCATCGCGATCCACCGCGGCCGATAGTCGCGATCCCAGTTCAGGGGACGGCCCTCGGAGTCCGTTGCCTGAAAGTGCGGAGGGCGTGTGTTGTCTGCGTTGAGCTCAACCAGCCACTGCGTTCTCGGTGAGTGGGGTTCCCACTGCTCCGTGACGTAGTGGACGTGCCGACGCATCGTGCCGATCAGGGTCTCCCCACGAGCACGTGTCCTACGAAGGACACGATAGATCGCAGGGCAGTCCAGCTCGGCATGGTTCACGTCGTCGTTCGGATCCTTGAGCTCATCGTGCAGCCAGTTCGCCTCCGACACACAGATCCGAGACAGCACGAGGATGACAACACCATGAAGCTCTTCCCAGCGCTCACCAACCAGTCGGATGAGGCGAGCCTCCGTGAAGTTTCTGTTGAACGAAGAGAAGAACAGGCGACGCACCCCAGGAAGGAAGCTGGTCGCATCGGGATACATGTGCGGGGCCAGAGTCACAGCCGTGGCTGCATGGAGGTAGGGGTGAACTTCGTGAGGCAGATAGTCGTGCGCATTCCCGTCGACGAGACGCACTTCGCTTACTGGCTCGACCGTGGGCGTAGGAACAGGCACCGGAACCGGGATCGCCACGGGTTGAGGATTCACTGCGAGGTGCTGAGGCTCGTCGATGCTGATGGCTCCTGCGTCCCGAGCTGTGGAGCTCACGCATGCAGAGAACATCACCAACACGAAGAGAACCATTCGCTTCTTCATCATGTACCTCCAGAAACGAACACGCCCTCCCCACTGAGCATCAGCGAGGAGGGCGTGTTCACTATGGCAGTCGGCCGAAGCCGACCGCGTCGCTCAGGCGAAGACCTTCTTGGTCGTCGAGATCGCGTCGAGCAGCTTGCGCAGCTTCGTGACGTGCGGGTTGTCGAGGCCCTGGTTGTCGGCGCGCAGGATGGCGTTCGCCGCCTGCTTCTCGATGCTGATCACCTTCTCCTTCAGGCGCATCACGACGGACTTGGGGTCCTTCGCGTAGCGCTCGACGGCGACGGTGCCACCGCGGGCCGCGCTGCGCGCATCGCCACTGCCGGTCGAGGAGCCGAGCTTCGCCTTCGCGGGGGCCTTCTTCTTCGCTGCCGACTTCGTGTTCTTTTTCGCCATGGAACTCTCCTACTTCTTCTTGTTCAGGTTCAGGTCTCGAACGAGGGGTCTGTGGACTTGCGGGATGGGACCGTACTTCTTGATCGCACCTGCGTGCTCTTCTGTTCCGTAGCCCGCCGACGTCTTCAAGTAGTACCTCGGGAACTTCTTGTCAAGCAAGTTCATCTCCACGTCCCTGTTGAACTTGGCGAAGATCGAGGCCGCTCCAACATGAGGAACGAACTCGTCCGCCTTCGGGACGTACAAGATGTTGATGCACGCGAACGTCACGAGCATGTCGTGGACCTTCGCAGACCGCACACCGTCGACGACGATCGCGAGGTTCTTGGGCAACACCTTGCAGTGCTGCATCAGAGACTTCATCGCGAAGTGCATGGCTCGAACGTACGCTCCCGCGTGCGTGTGCTTCTCAATGTCGCTGGGGTTTGCCACCCCTTCGGCATGGAAGACGTTCATGCTGTCGTCGATCAGCTCGATCATCCTCTCTCTGTGTTCAGGGGTCGTCTTCTTTGAGTCCTTCACTCCTTCCAGGTCCCAGCTTCGTGGAGCCAGCACCGCGCTGAGATAGAAGGGCCCCGCCCACGCACCGGTACCGCTTTCATCGATACCAACCAAGTGTGTGATGGGCCCGCAGTTGTCGATGATGCCGTCGAGCGTCTTTCGTCGCTTGTCCAGCTCTTCCGCCACGACAGCGGGATCTTTCCTCTTCGCCACTACGACCTCTCGCTTTGGATCTTCATCGCCAGCTCAAACCCCATCCTCATGATGGAGGCGTCAACCAGAAGGTCAGCAACTATCCGATGTGCTGTGTTGCCCTGGATGTAGTTGAGGTTCCCATTCGATGCACTCTGCACATAGCGATGAATGTTGAGGGGATGCCCCAACCACCACGCCGTGGTGAACTCAAGAGCAAGAGCGTCGAGCTCATTTCCATCTGAAGCAGCAGGAGTCAAGTCCGTGATCTCGTCCCTGATGCTCCTGGTCCGTCGGCCGAGGTCTACATCCCCGATCAAGCAGACGTGATGGGCGAGTTCATGAAGAGACTCCTCGAACATGTCCAACAAGTCTCTGTTGCTGTAGAAGGTGGGCCCCACCTCGCCCTTGTTCTCGAACCCGAGACCTGCATGCAGGCGACGAACAACGCCTACCAACGAACGGATCGGACGTCGACGACCAACCATACGCACGCGGTCGGCCGCCCGTAGCTTATCGATACCGTACATCGTTCGCGCAAACATCAGGGAATCACTCCGAAGAGTGTGTCGTAGATGGGGAGCTTCTTCTTCGCTTTCACGCCATCGCTGCCATGCACAGCGAAGGCGATGCCAAGCTTCTCTTTGTAGAGGCGATCGGTGTCGAAGCAGAGCCGACACTGAGTGCAGGTCACCTTACCCGTCTCCGCAGGGCATGGGATGAACTTGATGTCACAGTCCGGGATGGTGAACGCCTTCTTCGACGGGAACTCACGCACCACCAGAGCTGGAACGTATCCCTTCAGGTAGCGAGCTCGGTGCGCATCCTTCGCCGTCTCCACCGAAGCGAGGACCTGGATGGGCCCCCAGATCGAACGGACGATGCGTCTCCAAGAGTGCGTGTACGTCCACACGACGCCGCCTCCACGCCCCTTGTAGCGGATAGCTGCCCCAGACAGAGCCATCGCGGCGATGTCGTTCTGTGCATCCCCGCTAACATGAAGACGGAGGTCGCGACCTGTCTTCCCGTACTTGCCCCCATCCTGTGGAACGCCGCGCACGAAGAGAGCATCGATTGCCTCTGCTTCGATTACGCCAACGTTCTCCTTGTTCTTCTTCAGCTCCTTGTCGAGGCGCTGAACCATCAAGCCGGTGTATCCGGCATCGGCGAAGCATCCGGCGTCCTTGAACTTACAGACGTCATCGCACGTCCCGCGAATCGAGACATAGGTCGAAGCTACGAACGGCCCCCTCGGTACGAACCGCGGACGCTTCAGCGTCGGCCCACGCACAATATCGACAGGGCCGAGCTTCCGGTTGGCGCTCTTCGGTTTGATGAGCACCCCAGGGAATCGTTCGGTCATCTATTCCTCCAAAAAGAAAGAGCCCCGCGCTACTCGCGGAGCTCCTGTACATCTGAGAAGTTCGCGTCGTACTTCGCTGCCCACGACGAGTACATGTCGAAGGGGTCTCTCGGCCACGTCGGGTACTTGAAGGTGGGATAGCCCTTCTTGTCGAGCAGGCCCACCTCCACTGCACGCTCTCGGCCGTCCAGCCACATCCCCTTGTCCCGCCAGTACTCACGTTTGTTGGCGAAGAGCTCACTGTTATCTGACGCCTCCGTTCCTCGCTGCCATGACACGACACGGCGGAACATGGAGTTGGGAAGCATCTTTCGAGCGAGCTCACGCTCGAACTGCATGAGCATCCAGTTCTCTCTGACGACTGAAAGCTTGCATCCGGCGGGATGCGTGATGATGTGCATCATCTCGTGGAGATGAGACTCCACATTGTTGTCTCCGAAGAGGTACACCTCTCGCCGCGCCACGTTGAGCCCGTTCCCGAACGCCGTGCTGACGTCAGCTGGGAGGTCAGGCCTTCGTGGAGACAACAAGTACTCGGGGACTATATGGATGGTGATCTCGTAGATCTGCGCGATCTCTTGGATCTCGGGACTTACGGGCATCAGATCTCCAGGATGTCGTAGTTCTCGGATTCAGGCGTGAACAGCAACACAGGGACCTGAAGGTCCTGAGCCACCGTGATGACCTCGTAGTCGAGGAGTGTGCTGCTGGGGTCGAGCTGTGAAGTCAGTGACCACACCCACAGGGCATGAGCTCCGAGCAGGCAGGTAACGTCCCTCTCGCGGTCGTCGCTCTTGTTCAGGCGGTGGACACGGTCAGCAGGCTCTTCGGGTCCGGGGCCGTATACCTCGACGCGATGACCATACTGAGGTGCGAGTGTCTCCACGAACTCCTCCGGACCCGTGATCATCCCGCTAACCCGAAAGGTCACAGGACGACCAAGAGCCCGGAGGTCGAAGATGAAGTACTCCAAGAGATCGTAGTCGCGTCCCGTGTTCCGCATACGCGGTGCCATCAGGACCACGACCGGTTCAGGGTGCGGGAGGAGGAGGTCTACGTGTCTCATCGTAGTTCTGATAGCGGAAATCACGCCTTGTGCGTGAGGTATTCCTTTGCGTACGCAAGAACCTGTTCGAGCTGGTTCTCCTCGCCCTTGATGAACTTGGCACCCTCGATGATGCAACGATGAAGCATGGCCTTGGGATCGTCATATGGGAAGATGTCGGCCTTCTTCGCGTCGAGCTGCTGGCGGCGCTCTCGGATCCACTCCTTGAGCGTGCGCTGCTCGATGATCATGAAGATCCTCGACGACTTCGCCGACTCCCTCCACCGCCCGTAATCATGCTCCCCCATCTCTTCAGAACGCCGTGGATCCCCCAGCTGCTTCTCGACGTTCAGCACACCCATGGTTGCGTCATCGAGGCGGTTCTTCGCCTCGGCCATGGTCTGGGGAACCTTGAAGACGTATTTGTCGCGATTCTTCTGTTCATGTCTGGTCATCTCAATGTCCTCGGTACGTCACCGTCGGCATGGACGGTGTCGGGTCAGCACGACGTACATGTACCAGAAGACCTGCTGCTCGCGCAGCCGAGATGACATGCTGCGTTCCGGGGCTTCGACCGTCCCATATGGCGACGAGGGCTTGTGCCTTCTTCACCATCTCCAAGTTCCGTTTGATTCCTGCCCCATTTCCGTACTTCGCCCAGTCAGCAGGGAAGGGATCGACCGGAATGCTCATGCGACGAGCGAACTCTTCGCCAAGCTTGTCGACTCCCTCCGCCTGCCCTGAGAGCACAGTGGTGAACCAGTAGCCGGAACTCAAGCAGGCGTTCTCGACCAAGGAGTAGTCCAAGAACGTGAACGCTCTGCTGCCGGCGATGATGATCCTCATCCTTGATCGAGGTCGTTCGGCTTGGTGTACGCCGCGAACTCGAAGTGGGAGCGTGGAAGACGCAGCTCGTTGCCGTTGAGCTGCCTGACCGTGACGATCGTGATGAGGCCGACCTTCTCGGTCTTGACGACCTTGCCCTCGGCGCCATCGAGGTAACGGCCATTCTTCACGCGGACCCAGTCGTCCTTCTGCATGACGACTTTCTGCTTCTCCTCCGACCTCTTGCCTTTGCTAGTGATGATGGGGTCTGCGCCACCAGTCAGGTTGATGGAAGCCATCGTCTTTGCAAAGAGCATGACCGAGGCATCAGCAAGCCTCTCCTGCTTCGTCTTTTTCTTGTTCGTGTTCATGTTGTTCCTCAGCCTTTGCCGATGGGACCGACAGGTCGTCGCCTTGCCCGCACATTCGGGTGAGGCTTGTCGACGAGGTCCTTGTTGAAGCGATCGTTCTCTACGGTGGCGATTGCGGCAGCTTCTTTCTCGATCTTCTTCAACTCCATGAACAGCGCCAAGCGGTTCTTGGGTGAAAGGAGCAGCCGCCAATCCATGAAGGTGTGGATGCGATAGACCTCGCGTGACACATACTCGGTGGTGGGAAGGTGTCCGGAGAGAACTTCACTCTTGGCGGTCTCCGCCATATTCAGGAAGACCCCAACATCGATAGCTGGGATCTTCACCTTCAGACCATCGAGCACGAAGTCGTACTCGTGACGCCCAGACCACATGATCCCACCAACATCGAGGAGGACACCCTCCGGGTCATCCTCGACCATCTTTGCGAGCTTGACCTCGGGATTGTTCATCAAGCCTTCTGTGGCCGCTGCTAGGTCCCACCCTTGGCGCAGAAGCGGGACGATCTCGGCGTCGCAGATCACCTTGGGCGGTGCGTGCGTGAACTCGACTGCGAAATCCGGATAGATCCGCTTCCAGGTAGTCATACCGGCTGAAGTCCTTGTTGAGTCCATGCCAGACCCTTGTACTTCTCGATGAGGCGGTAAGCCTCTTCTCCGAAGCGTGGAGCCACCCGCAGCGTGCTGCGGACGAAGTTGACCTCCCTGTTGGCACTGACATCGCTGTCGCTGCCGTGCACTGCATTGTGCATCATGATGCCGTCCATCGCCGAGAACCGAGCACGGATGGTGGGCTCCTTCGCCGACTTCGGATCTGTGGGGCCCATCATCTGTCTCCACTTCTCCACAGCATTAGGAGCGATAAGAGTGAGGGCGATGATCCTCTCACTGGACATGAACTTGACGAGGTCCCAGTAGAACTGCTTCCCCGCATGCTCTCCGTAGAACTCTGCGACATCTGCGGGGTCCCACCGCGAGCTCAGCATGTCCCCGATGATGAAGCTGTCTTCGATCATGTGGATGATTGCTCCCACATGGTTCGCCTTGACTGCATCCGGCTTGATGAGTGCGAGGGTATACTCCAGCCGTCCGCCGTTCAGGAAATGCAGCCTGGACTTCTCGGTCTTGGGTGGAGATGGCAAGTAGGAGCTCGGAACGTCATGACAGTTCGCTGTGGTTTCGCACAACTCGCACTTCCCGTAGCTCTGCATGAGAGAGGTCGGGTACTTGTTTTCGATTTGGCACGCATTGCAGTAGAACATCAGAGCTCCTCCTTCATTTTCACGCGGAACTTGCTGCCCGAAGGCATGTGAAGCACGACGAACTCGTCACGCTTCAACTCCAGGACTTTCCAGGGGCGGTCCTGCCCATACTTTGTCGACTCGATGTTCGCGACATCGAATCCCGCCAGCACCGCTGACATCATGTCGTTCAAGTGAAACATATCTTCTCCAACAGAAAGGCGCGGCAGACCCAGCACTGAGTGCCAGACCTACCGCGCCTGTTCGTCCTTATCAGCGGTTCAGGGACGCGATGGTGTCTTCGACGGCCCCGAGGAGAGCCTGCATCGATTGCTCCACCGTCTCGTACCACTCGCCATCGTGGTGCTTGGCGAAGGCCTCGAAGTAGAACGAGAACTTCTCTTCAGGACGAATCCATGTGAGAGGCACTCCACGCTTCACCTCAAAGGGCCCTCCCATTGCGACGGTGATGCGATCGACCTCGCTGCGAAGCGTGTTGCCTTCGAGCAGCTTCCAGAGCTCCTCCGCACTCCCGTGAAACACCGACTCGTCTACGAGCTCCTGATGCCACCGCGAGAAATCGATGACTACGGGGTCCTCCTCCTGGAGAGCCTCCTCGATGTTCGTCTTTCCGGTGAGCTGATTCACGGTGCCATCGAACAGGTCGTTCAACGACTCCTGGTTGGGCAACAGCTTGTCCTTCCGCAGAGGCTCTTCCGAGAGGATGTAGTCGCAGTAGCCCGAGGCGACCGAGAGGCTGTGAGCGCCGGGAAGAACCCACGTCCCACGGTCGGCGGGCATGTCGAAGGGGTCCTCCTTCTCACCGAGAGCCTTCACGACGCTCGTCGAGATCTTCATGAGGCTGCGCAGACGGTCGAAGAACCCACCATGCATGTTCTTATCGAAGTCGATCATCCCGTAGATGTCCTGCTCCGAGGACCCCATGGAGATTCGACGAGCGGGGAGCAGGAGCAGAGCGCGAGGGACGTAGGTCATTGAGTTCTCCTTCTTCATCTCTCTGATAGGTGTTTTCCGCACTGATTCGAGTCTACTCCGCCTCGATGTCGCGAAGCAGATCGCGTGCGTTCCTCGCCGGCGGACGGTAGTGCACCTCCACCGGCCTGCCGCGATCATCTTCCTTGGCAAGCTCGGCTGCCTTCAGCTCGATGAAGGAGAGCACTTGAGTCAGGACCTTCGCCTCCAAGTCCTTGGACCACCGGCTGTTCCACTTCTCGAACTTGCCGTTCAGGATGCGAACATCCACCCAACGGGAAGCTCCCATCCGACCGGTGACCTTGGTACGACAGAGGTGCACCAAGTAACCGCCACGCTTGTCCGTCGCCCTCTTCACGTGCTCGATGCTGATCGTCTCGGACATCAACGTCTCCACTTCTTCGCGAACTCGATGAGATCTATCAGCAGCTCACTGCGAGCGATGCTTCTGTTGACGTGGTCGGCACTGGTGACGACCTCTCCATCCTCGACCCTGCTGACACCACGGGTCATGAGCAAGCTCGTCTTGATGTTCTCCAAGTACTCGCCAGTACCTACCCGGTAGTCATCATCGAGGACAACCACCAGGGTCCGCACACGGTCCGTCACTCTTCCCTCTCCGTCTTATGCACAGTCTTCCAAGTAACATCGAGCGTGACCTCATCGTCGACGAGGACAGCAGCCCCGTAGCTGTCGGTGGCACCAGCAACCTGGAACTTCGCGTCGTCCGAGACCTCGTACCCTGCATAACGAAGCAGCGCGATGAGATGCTTGTTGGTGAGCTTCAGCTCCGAGTCGAAGGTTGCGGTTGTCACCGTGTGGACTTTGACGCTCTCCTTGAGGAGCGGGGCCGAACCCCTCACGTGGACATCCTGTTTGCCAGCACGGCGCGTTCGAGCTCGGTGAGATCCCACTGCGCAAGCACGACGTAGAGGGTTCCTCCCAGGTGCTTCAGGAGCAGTGGATCAGTCGGAGGGATGGGCTGCCACTCCGCCTCCCACAGGATGTGGTAGTTGCGAAGATGATGCTTCGGCCGGAACTGCGGAGGCACGCTCGGTAGAAGAGCACGAGCACGAGGCCATGCGTTGTCTGGACGGGTCAACACCCCCTCGGGCAAACACACCGAGTTGTAGCGATGCGCCTTCAAGTTCATGCCGGCATTCCGAGAAGTGTCATGAGTCCCGATGAACTGAGCGCGCGTAGCTTCTCGAAAGCTGAACCAACACCACGTGAAGTCGGCACGGCACACCGCGATCTTAGGAAGCCCCTTCTCCACACCAGCGACCCGGAAGGCGCTGCGGAGATCGATGAGAGCGGAACCCTCAGCGAGGGCCTTGTAGCCCTTCATGATGGCGATGTCCTCGTCGTTGTGCCGGGCATCCACGGCGTGCTTGTAGTCGAGGAAGGCCCTGCGGGCTTTGTCCTGTGGCATCGTGATCTGTGTGATGTTCATGTTCCAGTCCTCGGGTTGTCGACACACGCAGAGTGCGCCTTGATTGAAGAGAGATCGCGGTAGCCCTGAAGAGGAGCGATCGGCTGCTTACAGAGCTCGCAGTTCTTCGAGAGCAATCGCTTCGCCACCTTCACTGGCTTGGTGAGGAACTTCTTCTTGAGATTGTTGATGCGAAGGTCCTCTTGCTCCTTCGCATACTCGGCCTGCTTCTTCTCGACTTGGGCCAGGAGTTCCTTGCTGACCTTGAAGTTGAGCAAAGGAGCTACCTCGACCAGCGCCAACTGGTAAGCGCCCACGGCCTTGAGGATCTTCTCGTCGACCTCCTCCTGTGAAGCTGCGTACTGCAACGACATCTGCGCCATCGCCCGATTTGCAGCGTTACCGTAGTAGGTGGTGGTTCGACCGTTGGTGACGATCCCGTTCTTCACTTGGAGGTCTCCGTCACGGACACAACTGGAAGAATCTTCTCCACGAAGGACTCTTCACTGAGTCGGTCTTTGATATAGACACCCACCACCTTGCCGATCCGCTGCAAACGCAGACGGTGTGGGATAACGGCGTCGTAGTAGCGGACGTACGAGTCGTGCAAGAGACGTCGTGTCTGTGCACGCAGATGCTTGACCTGTGCCACCTTCGAGGCGACCTGAATCGGAGGGAGAGGCATCACCGTGGTGGTGTTGAGCCACATCTTCCACGCCCTATTGGCGCTACGCCGCGCGTCCGTGCAGTTCTGCATGTGCAGCTTCGCCTGCTCGATCTCGTCGGCCTCTTCCTCGGTGTACGTGAAGTTCTCCTCGGGCTTCGGGAACCTCATCTTCTTATTCCAGATCCTCATACCGACATTCCTCCATCCGTGACCAGCTTGCCGAACACGATCTTACCGAGATCTCTACGGTCGAACTTGTAGATGTCCTCGTCACTGAACTCAGTTTCCTCGGGCTCCGTTGTGAAGACCTCCATCGTCTGGATGTCCACCCACACCGTCTGCATCTTATCTTGAGCCCACTCTTCGAGCTGATCGGTGGCTGTAACATACCCAGGCCAATCCTCCAGCTCTGCGGAGTCCCGGTAGTACTCAGCGTTGTGAGGACCGAAGTGCAAGTCGTAGTTGGCGCAGTTGCGCAACTTGATCATCCGTTCATCCATCTGGTCGAGGAAGTGCTTCTTGACGACCTTCTCGACTGCTTCCCTCATCTGCATTCCATCTCCTGTAAGGCTTGGGTCTCCGGATCGATGTGAAGCTCTGGAACTGGCGGCGAAGGTGGTAACGACAGCAACCACACGATGATCTCGCCAAACCAGAAGAAGAGAACGATGAAGAAGTACTCTCGGCCTCTCCGCACCCAGCGCGGAGGCAGAGGCTCGATAGCAGTCGTGTAGTCAGGACTCATGCCCGAACAATCCTTGCGCTCGGGTAACGCTTCTTCACCTTCATCTCGGCATCCTCGACGCTGAACGCACGGAGCATGAAGTCGATGCTGCTATCGACTGTCGCAGCCCAGTAGAGAGGAAGACCAACCCCGAAGTAGGTGCCGAGCTGGTCGTAACCCTCCTCATCGATCTTTGACTCACTCAAGAAGACGTCACCTGAGAAATCGGAAGCGACATCGTGAATCGAGCTGCGACCCAGAGCTGCTCCTCGTTTGGGATCGCCGCACCACCCCTTGGGGTCGTTCTTCTTGTAGTTCGGCAAGTTCGTATCCATGTGAAACCTGTCCTTCATCTTGTTGATAGGGCAAAAGCAAGGGACCCCGAAGGGCCCCGTGCTGCTCACCACACCATGGGCGTGGGAGTCGATGTTGAAGTGGTCGTCCCGTTGCCGAGCTGACCCTGCGAGTTGTCACCCCAGCACATCACAACGCCCGCCTGTACGAGACAGGCATGGTTGATTCCAAGCTGGAGGCTGCTACCAACAATGTTGGTGTAGGCGCCCACGACATCAGCCGCCGGCAGTGCATTGAACGTCGCCGGACCCGTGAAGGTCGACGGCGTAGAGGATGAGCAGTAGATGCCCGCGGGATGACCGGAGGTCGATGTGGGGAGGAGGACGCACGTACGTCCACCATCGATGTCGACCTCAGTTGCACCCGTCCATGACGTCGTCAGGATGGACGCCACCGCATTCGAGCACGAGACCGAGGGACCAGAGATCGTGGTGCTACCCGAGCTCGGCATGGTGCCCGTCCAGGTGAAGCACGCCACGAAGTCGTTCGAGTTGAAGGTGCCGGTCCGTGCGACGTCCGTTGCGTCGTAGGTCGCAGTACCATCTACCGCCGTCCAGAAGTTCCTGTAGGTACCAACACGGTCCCAGCAGCGCAAGCCGCCGGCGATGTCGATGGCGCAGTTCAGCGCAGGCATGCTGTCGATGGCTGTGGCTGGTGCGTACGTAGGCGACGTCAGGTTGAACGGGTGGACCAACCCATCCGTACGACCGACATACGTCTGCACACCCAGCACCGAGACATCCGAGCCATAAGGGGCTGCCCCGACGGCGTACGTAACACCACCCGCAGCCGTCCAGCACAGCACACGACCGTCAAGGCCGATGCCACAGTTGCCTTCGAGGGCGACCGCATCAGCGACGTGTGACGGCAGCGCTGCACCACCGCCCCAGCACCACATCTCGTTCGTGCTGGTAAGCACACACGATGTATTGCCGTTCACTCCGAGTTCCACCACGGACCTAACCGCCACTGCGGCGTCAGTTCCGGCGTCTGAAGGCGAGGGTCCGCTATCCGGAGTTCCGGAGGAGGCGTCCACACCGCCATCATCAACTCCTGCATCCGGCGACCCGCCGGTGTCAGCCCCCGAGTCCGGTCGGACTTCGTGGCCGCCATCAACTTCACTATCCGCTTGTCCCGCATCGGGAACCTCCACCTGAGCATCGGCCGTGGGCTGGGCGTCTCCGGGGAGCACACCGCTGTCGGTGTACACAACCGGCATGCCCTCTCCACAGCCAACGACCAGAACCATCATCAGCACGATGTTCAGCTTCATGTTTGTTCTCCTTCAGTCGTCTTTGTTAGATAGCCACCACGAGCCCATGGTTACCACCATGAACACGATGAGGCCGTAGGTGATGCCCAAGCGGAGTGCTTCGATGAGCTCTCCGAACACGATGATGATCATGTTGTACCCCTTTACCTTATTTATAGGCGATTTCGGGGCAAAAATAGCAAAAAGAGAGGGCCCGAAGGCCCCCTCTCACCCAACCGCTTCCTGCCCGTGGGAGTCATCGACCGTGCAGTGCTTGCGCATCCGCTGGTTGAGCTCCTCCATCGCCAGGAGAGTCTCATGTGCCTTCAGCCAGAAGGAGAGCTGACTGAGGCTGTGATCCACCTCCGCCAACTGAGTACGCGTCGACCGAACCGCACGGAGAGCGAGCTCCAACATCTTCTTACGGAGCATTTGCTTTCTCCTGTGCTTCTTCGAGCATTGCCCGACGTTCGTCTTCGAGTTTCTTCGCATCGACCCCAAGGAACCTGAAGATGACGGTCTCGATGTTCTCCGTGATCTGGTAGTACTCACCGCCCTTCGAGGCGTAGTGCGTGGGCCCGTGAGAGCACAGCGTGATGCCATTCTCTCCGAGCCACTCCGTGAACTGCCGTAGCTTCAGCAGGTCGTCCCTCGACGTCCGAAGCTTCTCGCACTCCGGGTACTTGGTGTTACTCGACACCGATGAGCTCCTCCAGGATTGGGTACATGTATCCTCCGCTGTCCAGCTTCACCTTCGGCCTCTTGGGCTGAAGTCCTTGATGGGCTTCATTCGAAGGATACTCATACGACTCGACGATCCCCGCGCCGAATCCGTCAACGATGACGTGACGTCCAACCTTCAGCAGGATCTTCGCCGCCACCTCCGGCTCCTTCGGCATGGGCAGAGGAGGGTCCTCTTCAGCCGCTGCGAGATGAGCAACCGACGCCCAGTGCGCGATGGCGTAGCGCTCCTCTGGTGTCAGATCAGGGATGAGCTCGTCGATGATGTACTCCTCCGTGACGAGCGAGAGGAGGTCGTGCAGCGCCGAGTCCTTCGTCAGGACGTTCGGATTCGGAGCGATGTCCTTGGAGAGCTTCTCCAAGAGCTTCTCACCCCGAGTCACTGCGTCCACCCGTAGTGCTTCTGCGCCTTCTGGTAGGTCTCGTAGAAGCGGATGATGAGAGTGCTCAAGCAACGCTCCTGGTCGTCGGTGAGAAGAAGGCGTTCACGTACCGCCTTGCCCGCATGCACCACCCCCTCTGCCGAATCGGCGTAGCCACGGATGGCACGCAGACCCCACTTCGGGGCGTTGTCGACCAGGTCGTTCACGTTCGAGGTCTTGTCCGCGATCTTGATGAAGACCCCACCGATGTCCATCTTGCTCATCATCAAGGTCTGGTGTGCCGTCTTCTTCACAGGATTGCCATCCCGGCAATCGAGAGGAAGTGTCAGGTCTCGGACGAGGTCGGCGGAGTACCCGAACTTCTCCTTGAGCTCATCGTAGGTCGTGGGCGTGTCCTCCATGGTGTCGTGGAGGATTGCTCCGATGAGGGTGAAGTGGTCGTCGACACCCGCAGCCACAAGGCGTTGGGCGACGTCGAAGCAGTGCGTGACGTAGGGCTCGTTCTTCGGCCCACGTCCGGGCTGTGATGCATGGCGACTTGCCGCGAACTTCGCGGCCTCGAAGATCCTGTTCATGTTCACTCTTCCTTGGTCCAGGGAGTGCGCAGCGCCGAGAACATCGCCATCTCCGCTTCGGAGGGCGTGCAGCCTTCACTCGACAACGCGAGCGTGATCTCGCACGGCCACGTGCAGAACATACACTTGTGCTTCATGTTCGTTTCCTTCGGTTCGGTGTAGTGAAGGCGATGCGCCTCGCCTCTTCCAACGTGTAGCGCTTCGTCCGCATCAACCTGGAGATCCTGCGACGCAGAGCGCCGTCGTGTAGCCCCAGCTCCTCAGCTTTCTCATAGATGGTGAAGCGTTTTCCATCTAGCTCATAGATGAATCCGGACTTGTTTGAGTTCTGAACCGACTTCGTCGCCCAGCGACAGTTGTCTGGTTCGTACCCCTTGTCCGGGTCGATGCGGTCGAGCGAGTACTTCTTCGAGGGTCGCTTGCCGACGTCGTTCAAGAACGACGCGAAGCCGCCCGGCCCCACCCAGTCGAAGTAGATGCGGATCCCACGACCACCGTAGTCTGAGTAACTCTTATTACGTGGATTTGTGCAGCGCTGAGTCATACACAACCAAGAGCAGTATGTGGGTGATGAGCGACCCCGTGCTCGATGCCCGTGGCTCTTCATCGGTAGCCCTGATGCCGAGCAACCCTACCCACCCACGCCAAGAAGACCTCGTACGCCATGTCTTTCTTGGCGTGATTGCAGACACGACAACACGGAACACAGTTCTTCGTAGTGTAGCTTTGGGTGTTGTACCGCCGGTCGATCCCGTTGTAGAGAAACTTCCCGCTATGAACACCACCGCGTTGTTCTTGCTGAGGAGGCACTCCACAATACTCACAAGGCTTTTGCGTCAGAGCGAAGAAGCGCGCTTCCGTTAGTAACCAGGGAATCCCTCGCAAGGCCGCCGCCTGCTTGTACCGCCGAAGAAGTATGTTCTTTGCGGCGACGCCCAATGCAAGGCGTTGTGCGCTTGAAGCTGAAGGTCTTGAGCCAGTTCCCGTACGAGCAGCGCATCCACAACTTTTACTGTTACCACTAGTCAATGATGCAGAGACAAGGACCCGCTCCGTGCCACAGGCGCACTTGCAGATCCACTTTGCGGATCCCTTTGAGCCATCCTGCACGAGAGACACCACGACCCACCGTCCGTACTGATGCCCTGTCAAGTCTTTGATCAGGGTAGAGATCCACCCAGCTCTACACCCACAACTCTTCGCCCTCCGAAGACGAGTAGCATCGATCTCTTTTTCTTTCCCACACACACATGAGCATAGCCACATGACATGGCGCCCTTTGTTAGGCAGGCGACGAAGGGCTGTCAGATTGCCGAATCTTTGCCCCGCAAGATCAAGTGCCAACACGTCTCCCCGCCTCCTTCTTCATGTCGACGATCCTGTTGGGGAGAGTCGTGAAACGCTCCCGGGGCTTGTTCTGTGCGAGCGCGATGCCAATGCCCTCTTCGTTGCCGATGAGGGTGACTCCACGCTTAGCTCGCGTGACCGCGGTGTAGAGGAGCTGGCGAGACCACATCCGAATGTGCATGCCGTGACAAATCACACCAATGCTCTCCCACTCTGAGCCCTGCGCCTTGTGCACGGTCAGAGCGTACGCAAGACGAAGCTGGTGCATCGCAACGAGCTGCGGGTACTCCACGAAGCGGCCAGGGTACTTCACGAAGACCTTCCCTTCCGCGATTCGATCGATGACTCCAAGCTCGCCGTTGAAGACGTTCAGGATGTAGTTGTTCTGGACGTGGATGACTTTGTCACCAACACCCGCGAACTGCTGCATCGAGGCACGGGGAACAGCGAGCTCGATGTGGTCACCCTCAAGCCGATTCGGATTCAGCTCGGATGCGATCTCGTGGTTCAACACTTCCGTGCCGAGATCCCCGACGTTCATCGGAGTCAAAAGCTGGAAGCGGCCCAGGAAGAAGTTGATCTTGTGATGAACCATCAACTGCTTTGCGAGATCGATGACGTCGTACGACGAGTCCATCTCGAAGGCCTCGAAGTCATCCCGCTTGGTTGTGTCGAACATCTCGCCGGCGAGAATCTTCGGGGCGTTCGAGCAGATCCACGACTCCGCGGCACTGCGATGCAGTGTCTTCAGCCGAACCACCGGAACGCTATTGGTATCCAGCAGGTCCCGAAGGACGCTGCCAGCCCCGACACTGGGGAGCTGGTCAGCATCTCCGATGAGACGAAGCCGTGCCCCCTTCTTCATGACGACCAGGAGGTGGTAGAGCATCTGCGCATCCACCATCGAGGCCTCGTCCGCGATGTAGAGGTCGTGCGGCAGTTGGTCGGTGCCGTACTGCTCTCCGTTGAAGCCGGTGAGGCGGTGGATCGTGGACGCATCCATGCCCACAACCTCCGTCATCCTCTTCGCCGCCTTGCCGGTCGGGGCGACCAACACGACGTTCTTGCTCATCAGGCGGACGTCACGAAGAGCCTTCTTCAGCGTCGTCGTCTTTCCGGTTCCGGGCCCTCCGGTGATGATGCCGATCGGCTCGTCCGAACAGATCAGGTCGATTGCTCGCTCCTGATCTGCATCATGCTCCGTCTGCTGTTCCGTCATTCTCAATCTCCGTATCTTCGAGCTCGGGAGGCAGCGTCTGCACGCGACCAGTCACCACGAACTCCGCGATGCCCGCTTCATAGCGTGCGTAGGGGGTAAGCTGCACCATCGTTGGTGAGCCGTAGAGAGTGACGAACTCGGGGATGAGAGCATCGAAGTTGCTCATCAGCCTCGTCACCGAGAACTCCGGGTACGTCTCCTCCACCAAGTCGATGAAGTCGGAGTAGTACATCGCCGTGTGCCCCTCGTCCGTGCACGAACGGAGCTCGTGCAGGCAGACCGCCTTGACCCGTCGATCGTCCACCTTCTTGTTCTCGGGCTGCCCCAAGTAGACCTTGTCGATCTTCGCGAAGGGGACGTTCTCCAAGTAGTAGTACACGACGTACGGGTCGGTACGGAGCTCCTCCAGAGCACGGTTCCCGCGGGCCATGAAAAGGGCGTGTGCCTCTTTGGTATCGAGGCCCATCTTCATCAGACCGTCCACCGTGTTCTTACGCTGGACGAACATCTTGATGTCGATGAACTCTGCACTCAGCCCGTGCTTGGCGAACACCACCTGAGCGCCCGTCTGATCAGACACGACCATGTTCCACAGTCGAATCAGCTCGAAGTCACCTGGGCCCGTGAGAGGCACCAAAGAGCCGCCTCCTTTCGGAGACTGACCGAGCGTGCCGAAGTTTTCATACCAGTCCTCGACCAGCGCATTCGCATTCTTCCAGGGGGCCTGGAAGTGGCGCTGAATCCATTCGAGGAAGGTCTTCTTCGTCGTGGGGAACGACGTAACGACCCGCTGTGCACGGATCTGCATGCCATACGTGGGATGTTCTTGTTCATACCCCGAGACCTCCACGTAGTCTCCAGGGCTGATGCCCTCACAGACGCCAACGGCCTTCTGTCTGGTGCCATCCTTGTCCATGAGGGTGATGACACCCATGCCCTCGGCACTGCCGCGGAATCGCAGAACATCACGAACTACGCCGTGGAGCTCGACCTCAGTCCGTGCTGTCTTCATCGCCCGCACCCAGCAGTAGGGTGCCCCCACTGTCCTTGATCGCCTTGATGCCCGCCTTCTGAACGGCGAGCTGGATGAACGACTCGATCTCCGTCTTGCCCTTCGCCACCATCTTCTCGGTGTGCTCTCCGAAGGTCTTCAGAATGTACGGAGCGCTGTCGTCGATGAGGCGCCTCGCCTTGTGGATGGCAGCCTTGATCGCGTCCTTGTCCGCGATCGTGAAGCTCTTCTTGCTGAGGAGCTCGCTGATCTCGTCGTCGGTCTTTCGCACCGCGTCTACGGCTTCGACCATCCGGTCCTCGAACATCTCGACCATGACCTTGAGCTCGCTGCCTGCGCCTTCGGGAACTTCATCCATCGGGACGCCCTCGACGTAGTTGATGGTGCACGGGACTCCGGAGCCGATGTTCTGGGACGTGATCATCTCAACGAACTGCGCCGCAGACAATGAGACCTCCACGACCGGAACCCGACCATCGTCCCAGAAGTGCTCCATCGTTCCCGTCACCACACGTTTGCCACGCAAGATCTGGAGGCGGAAGTAGTGTTGATGACGAACCGAAGAACCCCAGAGCTTCGAGTAGCCCTGGATGCGCGAAATGTTCACGAGCCCGAAGCTCTCGTGCCGCTCTTCGATCTCGTTGTTTCTATCTGCGCCAACCGTTGTCTTTCTCTCGTACTCCTTACGTGGGACCTCCGCAGGACGACCCGCGTGCGCCTCGAATGCGGCACGGAGCTTACGAAGCGGTTCCCAAACATTCTTGATGCTGCGCCAAGAACCACGCACATCCTTGCGTTCCTCAGCCTTGCGTTGAGCTTCGAGTTGCCCTTCGAGGTCGGCGATGTGCATCTCCACCGCCTCTTCGAGAGTTCGGATGCTTCGGTGGACGCTGCGGCCTGTCTCGTTCTTGTTCTTCTTCATGTTCAGTCTTCCTCTTCCTCACAGAGCCCGCGCTTGGCGCCGATCCACTTCGTGATGATGAGCTTGCCTTTGTCGCCCCGCTTCCAGACATCCGAGTCTCCATGGATCTGCGACTGCGGGATCCAGTGCTCGGTGCCATCGATCACGACCAAGATTGCTCGGTCACCGTCACGAACACACTCCACCCCCGGGACCACGATGTTCTTGTCATCGTAGTCCCGGTACTCCTTCTTCGGCATCAGAGGTTCACCGGCATCATCTCGGCGAGCATGGTGGGCAACCAGCGATCCGACACGGCGCATGCCATGCGTACGTGATCGTACCGGCTGCTGTTGTCCGTGGTGTCGTGCCACCGTGCATAGTTGCGCGACCCGAGGCCACGGATGAGGCGGCGAGCGAACTTCTCGCTGTCCTTCTCCGCCATCGCCTTGTCGAGCTCGTTGGCAGCAGGCGACGGTGCGTTGACCGAGAAGGCGTGATACACGCACATCGCGAGGTCGAGCGGACTACCGAGGTCGAGCTGCTTTGCGAACGAGAGGTAGTGCTCGGCATTCACCTTCGTGATGGTGGTCTTCGAGTACTTGGCGTACGCCGCGAACTCGGCATCACGGTTGCCCTGAAGCAGCCACTGGATGGTGAAGTTGGTCTGCGCCTGGAAGGTGGCAGGATCCGAGAAGACGTCGTTGAACAGCAGAGCGATGGTCAGCGCACGATCGAACACCGGGCCCTCGGCCGGAACGAGTCCCTGCGGAGCCGACACGAATGCACGGATGCTCTCTCCGGTGACGGGCTTGGCATCCTTGCTGTTCACGAGGACACCACCCAGCGTGAGCGTCATCCCGTTCGCCTTGAACCAAGTGCGGAGCTTGTCGACATTGTGGTTCGTCGTCTCCGGACACGCCGCGAAGATCTGAGCGATGAGCTTCCAGAGCGCTCCCTGCGTCTTGCTTGCCGGGGAGAAAGCGATCGCGTGCAGCGGGCCCGCGGAGATGCCGGCGCCGTCGTACGACTGGACGGTGCCCCAGAAGGCCGCTTCGACCTGCGAGAGGACGTAGAACGCGGCGTGGAGATGGGTGTCGTCCTTCGGGGGAGGCTGAACACGAGCTTCTCCGCGGACGAGGAACCCGGCGTAGTTGCGGAACGTCTGATACTTGGCAGTGGGCATGATGACTCCTTCTTCTTGTTGATAGGGCAAAGGAACTGGGGTCGCCCCCAGCTCACTCAGAACTCCACGACGACGGTCCGACGAACCTTCGCCTCACGCTTCATCCAGAACTCGACAGAGCTCTGGTCTACTCCAGCTTCGACGAGCTCATCGACAAACCCGGAGACTGAACTTTTCGGTATTGTCATGTACCCACGGGCCCCGGTGCCAGTGACTGAAAGCCACGACACCAGAATCATCTCTTCCTCTGCTGCTGGAGGAGGAACGACAGGCGCCACAACTGCCGGCTTGCGCGGGATCGCCACCTGCTTCGGAGCAGGAGGCGGAACAAGAGCTGGCATAGGAGGAAATCCACCAGGGTCACCAGGACGAAATCCAGGCTTGTTGTGGTAAGGGCTGCGCGGATCTGAGATCGGGAGGTCGTCCGCTGGAACATCAACCTTCCCACCGACTGGAAAGGGAGCGAGCGCAGCGAGCTGCTTACTCAGCCCGTTCCCAAGCAGGGTGCCCTCGCCAACTTTCGTCGGATGCCTCGCCCACTTGTTGGTCGCCTTGTTCAGCTCGACCATCGGCTTGGTCAACACAGTGACCGTGGTGGGGCGACCCGGATGACGATTGTCTTCTCGGAAGAGAGCAACCAGGTCTGCATCGAAAGAGTCTTCGAGGTCGCAGACGAAGTTGCATACTGTCTTTGTCGACGAGTCTCGAACCTTCTCCCACCACTCTTCTATCTTGCCGGCGGCCTTCTCATTCTTCCAGGCCTCCTCCATGCGAAGCATCAAGTCTCTGTCCGGCATCGACTTGAAGTGGGAGCCTGGCGGTAGTCGCTCACGCAGCTTCTCCAATGCGTGGGTTGTCACACTGATGCCCTCTGCGTCTCGAAGATTCGGTGCGATCGCTGCCATTCCCATGGTGTCCTCCGTAAAAGGGGCTTCTGAAAGCCTCGAATGGTTTGGTAGTATACCCCAGCCTCATGCGCCAAACACGCTCTCCATCTGTCTGATAGCTCGTATTGAGGCAAAAATAGAGGAGATGGCGTACCATTTCCTCTACGAGCCCTCCAAGGGGCTTCAATCTGGGTTACGAGCCCAGAACCTGTCGAGGATGTCGATACAGATACCCTCCAGTACACCGTAGTCCGGCTCCTCCCGCAGAGTGGAGGCCTTGGCGAGCTCCTTGATCTTCAGGTGATGTGCCTCCGCCCATGCGATGAGGAAGTCGTAGGACCACGCCCCGCGACGAATCGCGAGCAGCTCCTCGGCGTCAGGACGTCGGACGAGCACGAAGCCGGTGACAAGAATCTCGGCACACATTCTCATCAGTCGGACGAGGTGCATCGCGTGCTTGGTGTCGTAGCCACTCTTCGCTTCGAGAGCTGCCCTCGCCGGGTTGCGCGACTTCACCCAGTGCGTGTACTGGTTCCAGTGTTCACTGGCGGCCTTGTACCGCTTCTCGTTCTGCACGAGCTCCATGACATTCTGTGAAACTGCTGTGCCTTCCGTTTCCAGCTTGTTGAAGGCGCCCATCATGTCGGGCGTGATCTTCATGTTGGAAGAGAGGCCAAACTGCTCACGCGTCGGAGCAGCTTTCGGCGGATCCAACAACCACTTCCGATGCGTCTTGATGCGATGAAGCTGACCCAGGGCGTAGCCGCTGAAGGTTTCCTCCGCCTTCTTGGAGATGAAGAGATCCCGGTTCCGTCGGAGAAGGAACCCCTCATCCGACATCCCCACAACATCACCATGCTCGACGTACAGAGCTTCGACGAAGTTCGGGTTGCAGGCGGCCGCGAGCTTCATGAACTTCTGCAACCCGTAGATGACGATATCCTTGGAGTCCTCGTTCGAGGTCGCCCCTTGCGTCTTCGCCTCGTGCTGCTCGAACATCTTGGTGAAGCCCAGGACGTATCGGCGAGGCGGGACCGCAACACCCTTGAAGTCGAGGTCCGACTCCGGCATCGCAGTGCCATAGGAATGGCTTCCCGCCTTCGCCAAGTAGATCGTGTGCTTCTCGATGTCGAAACTCATCGGGGGCCAGGCTTCGTGCCGCTCTCGATGCTCTTCTTGTCCTGAGTGGAAAGCAGTCCCGCCGAACGAAGCACGCCACCCGAGCCCCCACGAGCACGCGACGTCGCGTTCGACAGCACGGAGTACGTGCCCACACCAGTACCCTTCTTGTACTTGGCGGCAGCACTCGGGGCGATACCGAGAGTGGCAGCACCTTCTTCGGCATCGATGTCGGCGCCGAGGAAGACGAAGGTCCACGAGTACTTCTCGGTCTGCTCCTTCACCATCTCGCGGACGCGGTTGCCATCGAACTCCCTCGACGAGTTCTCCTGGCCATCGGTGATGATGACGACGATCACCTTGTCCGGCCGATCCGCGTCGGGCTTCGCCGCGAGACGCTTGCCGAGCTCCAGGATGCCACGCCCGACCGAGTCGTACAGGGCAGTGCCAGCACCGCCAGGCTTGTAGCTGAGGGCCGTCAGCTCCGGGGCCTCCGCCAGCGGCTTGTCGATGTACTCGACCCGGTAGGTCCTGTCGAACTTGATGAGCGAGAGGGTTGCCGGCTTCGGGTCCTTCTTCTGCTCGGTGAGGTAGATGTTGAACCCCTGGATGGTCTCATCCGTGCAGTTCTCCATGCTGGGGCTCTCGTCGAGAATGATCATGATCGCGGTCTGGTCCATCTGCGTCTCCTTGTTGGTTCAAAAGAAGAAGGACGACCGTAGCCGTCCTTCTGTGTGGTGAGACCCCTCTCGGAGCTGCTTGTAGTCGCCGGGCTTTCCCCAGCGCGTTGCATACTGGTCTCCTTTTTGCTTTTCTACGCGTGATGCTGAACCACTGCGCGACAGAAGTCCAACACGTACTCGTCAGTCCAGAGGTGCTTGGCATAGTTCGCCATCACAGAGATGAAGCGAACGTTGCCCTTGAGGTACCCTTGCTTAGGGTCGACCTTATCCAGACTCGCATTCTCTGGCAGGAAGTCCGTCCACCCTTTTGTAGATGGAGGCAACACCATCTTCCATCCCGTAAGCGGACACCGCCCATTTTGGGAATCCCAGAGCTCCCTCAAAAACTCGACGGTGAGATCAGTGTCCTTCTGGCGATACCGAGCCCTAGCCATGTACCAGCGCCAAGAAGTAAGGCCATCACGTCGATTATCAGCCTTCAAGCGTTCGGCCTGTTTGGGATCCGTAACTCTCGTCTGGTTTGAGTTGCGAATCGAACAACCCTGAGAGCAGAACACCTTCGTCCCACGGGCTTTATTACGCGAATACTCCGCTAAAAGGCGGAAGAACGGCATCGAGCACCCCGCGCATTCCAAACGAACTTTTGCCTTAGACATGGCTCAGTCTCGTGTGGACCTGACGGGATGTCAATCTATTTGGAGATGTCGGGGATCGAACCCGAGTCCTTGATGCTGATGTTGATGCGTCTACGTGCGTAGCGCCTATTTGATGTTCACCTTACGGTACGCCATCGAGCCGGTGCTGGCTGCGGTTGGGGGCCTCACGGCCCTCCACCAGCTCCCAAGATCGTCTTTCGACCCCGCTTGAGTGCGACCGGGTTTTGCCTAACTCAGTTACGCCAGTTCGGAGGAGTGTTAGGCAACTCTTCCGGCTGACGGCTCAGGCCGCGTTCGCGAGAACGGGCTGGGCGTAGCTGCTATCGTTCGCAGTTACAGATGGTCTGCTTTTTACGAGGCCTGCTGACCAACCTCGGCACGCAACATCAACAACGACACACCAAGTCGAAACCATTTGCATCCCCGTGAACAGTGCCTGGCGGGTGGGACACTCGCCAGGCTTTGACTCCCGTCTTCGAGGGCCTGTCCGCCCTCTTGAACCACAGCATGTGATGCCTGCGCACAGACACCATCACGATGGGCATGCGGGCGCAACCCGCATGGGCTCAATGCCGATCGCTCCGCTCGCCCACTTGATGTAGAAGTGGAAGAGCATCACGAGCACCGGCGCGAGTGTAGGGGGGGCGCCGGCTTTCCCCATCCCATAGGCCCAGTTTGGGCACAGCCCAGGAGGTCCCGCTCCTGAGACTCTTTGTCCCCGCTACACATGACGAGCGCGAGGAGAACCATGACGGAGAACATCAGAATGATGATCACTGCACCATCCTTATAGATGAAGTTCTCCGCCTTTTCAACGGGGGCTCAGCTCTTCGATCGTCTGCGAGCCTCGACGCGTGTCCCATGTGTCGGGGGACAGATCGAGGTGCAGCGGGATCTCTCCCGAGGTCAGGTCCCTGAAGACACGTCCCTCCAACTGAGCGATGCGACGCAGTGTCGGGTGAACACTCTGACTGGTGCGTAGCTCGACACGATACGCCCAAGCCGGCAGCGACTGCACGACCTTGCACGGCACCTGGAAACCCATCGCGATGTATGACTGCCTTTCGACATCGGTGATGTTCAACTTCTTGATGCGATCGATTTGTCGTGCCACGAGCTCCTGTGCTTCAGTTCGCAGATGCTCCGGCATTTGCTCGTAGTACCAGGGATGGATCCCCAGACTCACGGTGAGCAACGGCATCTGCACGAAGCCATTGCGGTGCCGCTGAAGATCGCGAAACGACCCGAAGTCGAGCGAGAACGATGATGCGATCACGCCGTACTTCTGGAGGATGCCCGGCATCACCACACGTTGAGGACGCTTTGCCAGGAGCTGCATCATCTTCCGATCATGCGGCCACTGGAAGGAAGAGAGGCTGACGTGCACACCGTTCAAGGTGGTGGGCGGAGGCTCCTCCGAGTAGGCGTACGACGCCATCACCTGCTTGCGCCACTCCCACTCCTCGGCCGACATCTTGTAGTCGAAGCCGCTGTGTGGGTACTTCTGGTGCAGAGCTCCGAGAAGCTCGTAGGCCAGGCTTGAGGTGCTCGGCTCGGGATGAGCGACGAGCGAGCGAAGCTTGTCGCGCGCCTGCCGCAGGTTCGTGTGCCAGGACAGATTCGTGTGCATCCCGGCTGGGATGAACGCTCGCAGCACATCGAACGCTCGTGCTTTCAGCGCCTTCTCGTACTTCTTGCGTTCCTCCCCCGGCTCCTGTGGATGGAGCTTCCGAAGGTGCTCGATCATCTCTGGCAGCGCCCGGTGGTAGAAGACCATCCAATCACGCTGAATGAGATGTCCTTCGAGATCTGTGTTACCCGGCGACTCGAATCGAGCGTCCGAGAAGTCCATGTAGCGGGTACTCGCCTCTTGGCCCGAGTACAACGGGTTGTCCTGAATGGCCTTGGCCATCAGCATCGAGACACCTTCGATGAAGAGGGTGGTGGTTCCACAGTCTCCGATCGAGGCATGTCCATAGCCGACGTAGTAGTCGTCCATGAACTTGCCGGAGCCGGCGGCTTCGACCTTCGGGAGGTGATCCTCGACGCTTGCCGGGCTGCGTGAGTACAGCGCCTGAAGCATCGCGTTGTCTTCAGGATGGAGGTCGTCCTTGATGATGATCTTGCGTTCCATGTTCATGTTCCTAGAAATGGTGGGTGGCAGGCTTCACACCTGCGTCCTCCTGGTAGCGTACGCTTCCCGTACGGAGGGCTCGTCAAAGGCCGAACACGGCTGTTCCCCGTGAAGGCACCCACGAAGTCACTTGTTGCGGAGAGCCTCAATCCAGGCCGCGTCCGTGATCTCGATGTTGAGGACGTAGCTGTCGGGATCGTCAGTCCTCACATTTGTCACCCTGTATCCCGGCAGGACCGCAGCTTTCGGGAGTTCCAGCAAGAACTCCTCGATGGTGCGTCGAACCTCCTCCATCTTCTCGGGAGTGTTCATCGCATCCTTGAAGTACTTCAGACGCTTACTCATGCTGCGCTGGATGAACGCCTGCAAGCGATCCCGATTCAAGGCTTGAGGAGAGCTGGTCTTGCTCCCGAGGATCTTGCGCTCCGCTTCAGAGAAGCACTGCTCGAAGAAGTCCCACTCCCCGAGCTCGGGCCAAGCCGTGATGCGTGTCACCGATTCGAGGGCGGCGTGATACAGCGAGATCACCTTCTTCAGGTCCTTCGCCTTGATGTCAGTCCGTCCGCTGAGGTAGGTGAGCTTTTCGTAGAGGGAGGCCGCCAGCTTCTTTGCGACCTCGCGCTCTGCGACGACTGACACCACATCAGCGAGTGCCACCTTCAGCTTCTTCTTCAGAGACTCGACCTCGCCGTTACTCTGAGCAAGATCCTTCTCCAGTCGACGTGTCTGCGACACCAAGCTCTGGTTGTCGCGAAGGACTTGGTTGAACTCGATCTGCTTCTTTGCAATCAGCTCTCGAAGCCCCTCCACACTCATCGAGCCCAAATCATCATCTTGAAGTCGTGTCACGTCTTGTTCCGATCGTTGCGGGACTTGGATTCCGTGGGACCAACCTGGCCCTGATACTTCGAGTTGGGCTTCACACCGTAGGGCTTCTCAGCCGGATGATCGAGCAGCTCGAAGCTGAGTTGTCCGATACGCCACCCAATCGGGATCTCCAGGGTGTGAGGACCGACGTTCGCGAGCTCCAGTGTGATGGTCCCACTGAAGCCCGGATCTATGTAGCCGGCGCTGTGGATGATGAGGCCAAGACGAGCCAGCGAGCTCCTCCCGTGCAGAGTACCGAGCAAGTCCGCCGGAAGCGTCACGTACTCGACGGTCGAAGCCAGCCAAAACTCATTTGGCTTGATACGAAAGAAGCCGCCCTCGGCGATTTCAGTGTCCACCATCCCCATCTTCGCATCGAAGGTGGAGATGTTGACGACGTACGAGTGTGCAGAGAGCTCACGGCTGAACCGCTTGAACTTCCCGCTGAGACGAAGGTCCAGACTCGCCGGCTGAATCTGTTCATCGCTCGGGGCCGGGTCACACTTCAGCCAACCAGAGTCCAACGCTTTTCGGATGGAAGAGTCACACAAGATCATGTTGTGTCCTATGCATCGGAGATGGCCGGCCCGTAGGACTCGACCGGGATGAGAGAGGGAAGAAAGCTAGTCGTTGGGTGTGCAACCCCGAGGTCGCGGAAGAGGAGATGTTCACCAGACTTCGGAGCGACATAGATTCGCATGCCGCCGTACTTCTGGTCCATGTAGAGAACGACCGACCGAGCTGGTGGACCGTCATTCAGCGCGATGTCGAGCTCACACAGAATGCCAGCGACGGTGCCGTCCGACATCTTGACGCCCGCTCGAACAGCAACTGCGAAGCGTCGCAGGTCGTCGAGGGAATCGATGGGGTGTGCCGCGTTGATGATGCCGCAGCTTGTGCGGGGCTCACCCTCGGGCTCCGCCTCTTTCGTGATCTTCTTGGTGCCGACGACGAACCCAGTCCCGAGCATCTTGACCTGCTCGCGGTAGTTCTTATCGGCGCCCTGCATGAGCTGTTGAAGCAGCTCCTCAACGGTGAACTTGGCCATGTGTACATCCTGGCAAAGAGAAGGGAGAGGCGCACGGCCCCTCCCTTCTTCCCGCCTCAGCCGATGGCGAGCGCCAAGAGCGACCGATGGTCACCCTGACGACCGCGTCGGTTCTTCTTTCTCTGGTTCGGCTGGAACTGCTGTTCCTGCTCGTGCACCTGCTGACGACGCTGTTCCTGTCGGCCACGGCTCACTTCAGCCGACAGCTTGTGGGCGAAGGGTCGCTGCGTCAGGGGCTTCTTGCTCGGTGGCGGGAGGGCCGCCTGCTTCTTCGCGTAGTCGTCGAGCTTCACGCACAGCTCTTCGAGGACCTTGCCGTGATTGAACAGATCAGCCGGAAGTGCGGCCTCGACGATGTTCTGGGGAAGGATGTCCATGTCGTCGATCACCTCCACTTCTCCTGCATCGGTCTGCATCCGTTTCGGGATGCGGATCGTCAGGAACATGAGGAGACGAAACCCCTTGTCCGGGTGCTCCAGGACCATGACCCGAAGGCGGGTGCGTCGGTCCTTCGTCCCTTCTGCGTCGGGCTCGGTGACCGTGGCGGTCCAGCCCATCGGCAGATGTTGCATCACCTCGACGGCGCTGCGGTTGAGTCTGTTCTCCTGCCGCGGACGCTGATGGTTGTGATGGGGACGATGGTTGTCGGGGTTCGTGTTCGTGTTCATGAAAGACCTCCTCATCTCTCTGATAGGCGATTCATGAAACTACTTACGCCATGAACGTTCCGCGCACTCCCCAGAAATCTTCGAGGGCGATGACATGCGAAGCGAGCAGATCGGAGACATAGAGCGTCGGGACTGCACTGACACCGCGACCTCCGCGCATCCGTCGTTGCAGCTCGGCAGCGGAGAGCACTTGGTCGGGGCGGATGTGCTTGCGCCACGGCCCTGTGATGATGGCTGCCAGCTTCGTTGAGAAGAGCGTCGTTGTCTTTCGCTCCACAACTTCCACATCTCCTGGCGGCGGGGCAAGCTGGCTGTCTGCCAACAACACCATCACGTTCGCTAGGCAGTGCTTTGTGCGAACATCCTCCTTCAACCCAGAAAGCCCACTGACGAGCTTGGCGTTACGACGCACTTCTTCGTCAGTCGTGATGGTGCGGAGGAAGTCGCGTAGATCCTTCTGCCGGACATCGTCGTCTTGGATCTTCAGAACGAGGAGTCCGAGCTCGTCGGAGGTCACGCCGACCTGAGCTGAGACGTCAGCACGAGGTTCCGCACCTGAACCTCCAGGACATCCTTCAGCTCCAGCGTGAAGGCGATGTCGGCGAGCTTGTGCCGACGACCATATTCCGCCCACGCGATGGTGACAGCGGGTTTGTTCTTCAGCTCACCCATCAGATGCACCAGCTCGATGTCGCGGAGCTGCGCGAGGATGGTGTTCAGGTTGAAGAGACTGGTCGGTCGATAGAGCCAGGTGAAGAAGCGGTAGAGCCGGGCACGGTCCGGCACGTTGTTGTTCATGTTCTGCGATCCTGTTTCTGCAAGGTTTGTGTGAGAGCTCGCTCCACTGACATCCCATCCGTGAGGCGTTGGTGCAGCGTTTTCTTAGAGATCCCGAGTTCGGTTGCCCAATCCGTCAAGCACTGGGTTCTGCCCTGAAAAGTCAGCATACGGCTCGTACGCTTGTTTCGACTTTGTTGAGCACCAGTGGCCCACCGAACATTTCCGGGCACGTACCCTAACGAGTTGTCTTTTCGATCAAGAGAATGAGCTTCGCTAGGGCGCGGTCCCACTTCTTTCAGAAAAAGCGAGAAGTCCCTCTTCCACGGAAGATGAACTTGAAGGCCGCGACCTCCGTAGTTCTCGTAGCTTCTATCGTTCGGATTCCCGCACCGCTGAATGAGGGAAGACCACGCACGGTACTCCGGAGAAGCCGACATCCCATGCGTGGGATCTCTCCCGCCTACTTCTCTACGGAGGCAGCCGCATGACTTCGTCGATCCTCGTTGCAGTGATCCCGCGAAGATCTTCTTCGTGGTTCCACAAGAACAACGGCAGATCGCATGAGACCCTTCCAAACCCACAACGATCAGACGCCCGAAGACATCATCAACTTTGACCATGCGTCTCCTGTCAGACGTTGTCCTCGAAACTCCACAGGTCCAACTCGGTCCAGCCTACTTCGCCGAGCTCATCGTTTGTCACCGTCGGATAGACGGCGTTCTTGGCTTGCGTACTGAGGACGTTGTCAACGTCCGTACGAGAGATGGGGCGATCGAGCTGAAGGGTGAAGGTCTGCGTCGGAGGCCAGCCCTTACCGATCTCGATGCGCGACGGCGTCTTGCCACCACGCTCCATCCATCGGATGACGAGAAGGAAGCGCCTCACACCGTTGGCGGTGTCGATGCTCTTCTGGAGAGCGACGAGCTCGTCCCTGTCGGTACGCCGATCGAAGGCGAAGTCGAGGAGGGCTTCGTACTTGTCGCGGCTGATCGAGATGGCCATGCGCGGAGTCTACTCCGTTTCGGAGCCTTCACCATCGTCGGTGCTGGGTGCCGACTCCGCGGCAAAGGACCCGTAACCCTTCAGCAGGGCGTCGGCGTATGTCATCTTCCGAAGCGACGGGCTCAGCCCCTTCAGGTAGACGTGTTCCTCCAGGCAGTCCCCGCAGACGATCGGGCCGCGGATGAGACGCTCTTCGCGATCGGGGTTACCGCCCTCATTGTCCCACCACGCCTTCAGGTCGGTCTGCTTCACGACCACCCCCTTCAGGTTGATGGTTCCGCCCTTCTTCGAGAGAGGCAGCGCGAGGCTGGCCTGGACGTGACAGAGGAGGTTCTCGGACTTGCAGCTGATGCAACGCATGTTGGTTCCTTCGGAAATACAGACGGGTTTGAGCACTATAAGGAAGATGAAAGGACATCTTGATGTTCACGAAACTCAAGGAAGCGAATCGAATCAAGCCGGTGAAGAGCCTGCCGGCGGAGCACGAGCTCCGGGTTCAGCTCATCAACCCAGCAGGCATGACCCCGGAGGACGAGGCCTTCCTCAGCCTGCTCGCCGAGCATCCGCCGAAGACGAACATGAAGGTGGGTGACCTCGCCCGACTTCTGGAGGTTCCGCGGCATCTTGCTGGGCAGGGTCCGTACCCGAACATCTGGGAGATCCGTCTCGTCATCAGCAGGTATCAGTTCGAGCTGCATCGGATCGTCCATCAGACCGGTGGCATGTTCGATTTCGCGGTGGCTCAGATCGAAGCGAGTCGGCGTCTTCCTCCGTACCGCTACCACGACCCAGTGTTCTATGCGCACGCCTTTCCGCATGGGCAGTGGCCTTCGAGTGCGGAGTGGTTCCCCGCATGGTGCATGAGGAAGCTGGTGCTTCGCGCTCCGACCGAGAACTGGGAGCCCATCCTCGACGAGTTCAGCTCGCCGTACATGGGGTACGACCCTCGTGACTTCGGCGCTGGAGTCGTCTTCGACCTGGCTCCTGACGTCTATGCGGATCAGCGGCAGAAGCAGCGCCCTCTCGCATTCGAGGAGGACAGCTTCCATCGGGCATGCCTGTTGGGTCTCGAAGAGATCTGCATGGTGCCATCGGCTGATGGGGACCTCGACGTCACGGCGTCCGACATCATGGACATCTGGGGTTGAGATGAAGCGTTTCTTGCTGTTCATCGGAGACACTTACTACCCGCGTGGCGGTGCGCGGGACTACGCAGGCAACTTCGACACGAGGACGGAGACCCTGCACCACATCAGTGACATCCTGAAAAAGGAAATCACGAAGGACGCCTCGTACTGCGAATGGGCGCAGATCTGGGACACCACCACCAGCGAGATCTACGACCTCCACCTCAAGGACAAAGACTGATGGACCCTGTCAACAAGTTCTTCCGACACTACAAGGGCGGCGGTCTCTATTTCGTGATTGCGGTCGCCCATGATTCGGACCGGCAGAAAGACGGGGATGACCTTGTCATCTACCGTGGCACCGACGGCCGTGTCTGGTACCGCCCTCTCTCCGAGTTCTTGGAACAGGTGTCCTACGGCCGAAACATCCATAGCATCGGAGGAAGGGACTGCGACCTCGGTGAGACGCGCGGTCCTCGGTTCACTCCGCTCACTTGATGTAGCTGTCAGCCCACTCCCCAGTGGTCTTCGTGTAGTAGTTGGAGACGAGCTGAGCACCAGCGAATCGCCGAGCCAAACGTCCCGTGACAATGGCATCGTCGAGCGCTGCGTGTTCAGTCTCGTACTCCAGGTTGTAGTGCTCAGCGAGGTCGGTGAGCTTCGCTTTTCCTTTGTGCCCCATCTTCCGTGCCTCCACCATCGTGCAGAGGGTGAAGATGTTGCGGGGCCACTGACGAGGATCGACCTGCTGCGCCAGCATGCGCGAGTCGAAGCCGAAGTTGTGGGCGACGATGGGGAAGCCCCGAAAGAGAAAGGTGAAGCACTCACGCGCAACATCTCTCCAGCGCGGAGCGCTGGCGACCATGGCGTCGGTGATGTTGTGGACCTTCGTCGTCTCCGGCGGGATGGGACGACCGGGGTTGATGATGTGGTGCATCGTGTCAACGACACGGTTTCCTTCCATCAAGACCGCCCCGAACTCCACGATCTTGTCTTCCTTGCTGAAGCCCGTCGTCTCCAAGTCATAGATGATGATGGGGACGCTCGTCCACGTCATGCCGGCGATCTTCGTGATGTCGATGTTCATTCGTGTTCCTTGGGTTCTTCACCATGCAGCGTCTTGTGTACCGCCACATCCGGGTTGACGAAGGCAGCATGCATCGCCTTCACTGAGCGTACACAAAAGCCCTCTACCTCCTTCATAGGGAGGATGAGGCCCTCACCATCACTCGTCGTGGGAAGGCGTGCGAGAAGGTCACGAACTGCTTGCGCAGCAACAGCCTGCCGCGTGATGAAATCGGAAGAGACGCCCTCTACCAAATCATGATGCTCTTCGGGATTCCGAAGCACCGACGAGAACTGCTCCTCCCACATCCGAAGGATGATCAGAGCGAGCTGACTTGCCGGCAAGAACTCCTTGGCGACCAGCACGCCTCGCCGAGCATACTGCTCAGCAAGATGCTTGGCGGCGTCCGCGGCGCGGTCGTGCAGCTCTTTGGTCTTGATGCCCTGCGGCTCCGGCATCGTACGATCGACGAGGGCTTGGTCGAAGACGGTCTTCGCCACCACCTCCGCAACTTCGAGGATACGTCCGGCCTCACAGTGGTTCTGGAGGATCTTCTGGACCTTCGGGTTGAGGAGGCCGGCTCCTTTGACCGTACCGAGCAGATGCTGGAGTGACATGGTGCGGAGCATACGCTCGTCTGCTTTGCATAGCAAGAAGGAGTAAAAGGGAGCAAAGTCGACCAACTCTGAGGTCGAGGTGTCTCAGTCTCTCTAGCCATAGCTGAAAGGAGTAAAAGGGAGCACCTTTAACACAACCCACCAACATCAACCCTTTTGACAACACAATCCCAATACCCCTCACTCTACCTCTCCTATACTTACTCTCTTTACTACTTTAATACTCTTTCTAAAGAGAGGAAGCTAGCTGCTGCGCAGACAGGCTGGTCAAAGATCCTCCCTTTTACTCCTTTCACTCTTTCCAGCTATGAGGTAGAAGAGGAGAGCTGATGCCCCAAGACAAGCGTACCCACTTCACTGATCGAGAGAAGGATGAGCTCCTCGATCCTCTTCGTGTCGACATGGCGAATGGCATGACTGACGATCAAGCCGCAGCTCTGACCGGCATCCCTCTTCGTTCGGTGCAGCGTTGGCGGTTGCAGCACAAGCTGAAGAGGCCACGAGGCTACGAGTCAAAGGAACTCGCCGACATCTACGCAATCAGCACTCTCGGAGAAGCTCTCGGAGATGTCCGACATCGTGTTCAGCACAGTCCGGTCTCGGGGGCGTGGGAACCTCCGATGTTTGTAGTTCGTGAACACCTCGACTACACCCTGTTCCTCCGCCTCCTCGATGCTGCTCATCGAGTAATGGGCCTTTCCCCCTCTGACATCAGCTCCGCCTTGGGTGTCAGTGCTCGTAGTGTCGAGCAAGGCCTTGAGATCTACACCCGACACCTGAACACCACCACCAAGAAGTGCCTGACCTGCACTTCGCCGGTCGACCCCAACATCACCTCGAACTTCTGCACCAACCTCTGTGAGGAAATCTATGTCCGTCCTCGCTGACACCCTCGAACATCAACTCCTTCTCCTCACTCGTCCGGTACGTGCGCTGAAGCGCTTCGGGGTGAAGGATGCGTTGAAAGAACGCTTCGAGCACACCTGGCATCTCCGTCCGCTTTCCAGTCACTGGGCGGCGACGATCGGGATGTGGGGCGGCGTCCACAACCACACCGACATCATGCAGAGGTCGAACACCAACTATGTAGCTCTGAAGAACTTCAAAGCGCAGAACGGGCTGGTGACCCGTGTCGGTACGATGGAGGTCCGCAAGCCGCAGTGGGTGCTGGCAGTCGATGTTTTCTCTCGATGGCAGGTCGAGAAGATGCGTGCCGTCCCGATGGCCACCAAGGTCATCGCTGTCTCCAGCCACTTCGGGATCCTTCCCGTCGAAGCCCGCATCTACATCGACCACATCACTTCGATCTGTGATGATGTTGGGTTCACGCCCGTCGAGCTTCTCGACAACTACGACACCATCGAGATCGTCTGGGATACCCACCATGCGATGATCGACGACGCCGTCGTTTCGTCGTACCGTCCTACACATGCCGATGACTAAGAAGAAGCCGTACGAAGACTTCCTCAAGGCACACCTCCCGAAGGTGCCGGACTTCATCGAGACGAACAAGCCGCGGCTGAACCCCACCTTCGAGCTCGGTCCTCCGGTGTCTGCGATCCACGACAAGAGTCTGATCGAGATGTACTTCCCCGACCTCCGCCCGCTTGTCGCGGATGTGTTCGGTCGCCCTGAGCACTACAGCGATGCGCAGAAGGCGATCGTCAACGCTCTCGAACAGAAGAAGCCTCTCCCGCACGGGACATCGAAGCAGGACCTCGCCGACATCGTGTTCCGCTTCACAGAGAAGACGGAGCATCGAAAGAAGAGGGAGGCCCTCATCCAAACCGCCCAGAAGAAGATCGAGAAGGCGATCTCTGAAGAGGAAGACCCCACCATCAAGAAGCTCTTGGAGAAAGAGCAGCCGACGTTCGAGAAGCAGAACTTCCCGACATCAATCAAGATCATCTAAAACAAAAGGCTCCGAGGATCGTCCTCGGAGCCCCCTGCCCCCGCGTCTCTTCCAGGGACTTACATTCCCGCCGGTGCCGGCGGACGCATTCCTGGCTGGACGCCAGCGTACCGAATGGGTTGAGGTGTAGCGGTCGCCAGATGCTGGACGGCATCCACCCCTTTCTTTGCCCCGATCAGGCCGGCACCGACGGCGCCTACTGCACCGAGACCCAGTGCGAGGCGGCCGTAGCCACTGTGCTTGATCTGGTGGTCCGGGTTGGCCAAGGCCCTCCCGAGCTCGGCGGCGACTTTCTGGATCGGTGGCGAGAGCTTCGGGGCGGTCGCCTGTGCCAACGGACGAGCGAGCGAGTGCGTGATGCCCGGAGCGACGAGCCCTAGACCACCGAGCTCGACCGCAGGATGATGAAGATGATGTGCGAGCCCTTCGGCGATGGTGTGGCCTTCCGCAGCGAGAGCTCCCATCCGACCGCCTCGAAGCATCAGACGCTTCAGGCCGCCGGCGGCAGCATCAGCGAGATAGGGTGAGGCGAGCGTCGCGATGCCGACGTCGTCGATGCGATCTGCGATGCGTGAGGTGCGGGGATCTTCCGAGGCCTGCTTGCCCGGACTGACGCCACCGTACTGGTGAGGCACCGCCATGTACCCCATCAAGCCGGTGCCCGCGGCAGCCCCGACGAGGCCGGCACGGTTCAGCCCCTTGTTCATCGCGGCGTGCTGCTGTTCGAGGGTCCCTGCTGCCCGCCTCAGTGCCTCTGCCTGGCCGCCACGGGAAGCAGCGATCGACTGAGCGAGCTCGGGCTTCATGGACGCAGAGGAGCCACCCCAGGCCGTGGGGGACATGACCTGCTTCTGCTGGGTGTTGAGAGCGAGGCCGCCCCCACCACCTGCTCCGCCGGCGACACCGGGACGAGCCGCGGCTGTGCTGCGTCCGAGAGCTGCCGGAGCTCCAGCATGCATGGTGCCCGCCAGAGCTGGGTCTGCGATCGTCTTGCCGGCGACCTGGTGGGCTTCACGAGCTGCGAGCTCCGCCGAACCTGCCTGAGCTCGGAGCGTGTTGAGCTGGTGAGCCCCCTGCGTCTTGAGCGCAGAGATGCCTGCGCCGCCGGCGGCACCAAGCCCAGCTCCAACAAGAGCTCCACGGAGGGCTCCCTGCTGACGCTGGCCTGCATCGGCGTGCATCATGCCACCGAGACCGCCGGCGACGGCGCCGATGCCTGCACCCACTCCGGCATGGCCGAGGTGGCTGATCGCTGTCGGTGAGATCGCGAGTGCGATCTTCTGACCGTGATTGTCCTTGTCCAACACCTTCATCTTGAACTCCTCGAAGTTCATGGCCTTGATCGAGCCGAAGAACCGAGGGTCGTTGTACTGCTTGAGGTATGCAGCCTTTGCCGTCGCCTCGTCCTTGAAGCCGAGCATTACCTTCTGCTCATCGAACTTCGTCCAGGCGACGCCGTCCTTCTTGATCTCCCCATCGGGCTTCTTCATCTGGTCGATGATGAAGACGTCCGGCGCATCTCCCCACGGCCCGATATACACATCGACGTGGTCCCCATCCGTGCCCTCAGTGAGCCGGATGTAACCATAGTCGTAGTGCATGAAGGTTGACCCCTTCTCCTTGCCGTGCGGATCGTACCAGGAGCGCTTCGTCCCCTTCTTGTTCTCGATCGCGATGTCGAGACCGCGGAACTCCCGCTCACCGTGCAACTTGAAGTTCGACTCCTTCTTCCGGTCCCGTTCTTTCTTCTCGCGGAGCTTGTCGGGGTGGTCGTGGAAGTACTGGATCATGTCTCCACAGCCGACCTTCTCCGGCAGCGCCTTGATGTCCTTGGTTTCATGAGCCCAAGCGATCGCAGTCCCCTTGGGAAGCTTCCCCTCCGCTTCCATCGCGAAGAACTTGCGTTGCTGTGCCTTGCTCTGGAAGGGCATGTCGCGATCCTAGCGCATTTCGACCTATCAGCGAAGTGAAGGAGACACATCATGGGCGAGATCATTCACTGCCGAAAAGACGACGATGGTGAGTACCGTTTCCGCGTCTGGAGCACCATCGTCACCAGCTACCTGACCGCCGAGCTCAGGGAGGGAGATGTACACCGCTATCTGCGGCAGAGGGGCATGGAGTCGTCACTCTCCACCGTCGCGTGTGAGCGACAAGTCGAGCGAGCAAAGAGTGTGGGGACGTCCGACTACTACACGACGAAGCCCTCGCATCCCCTCAAGCAGCCATGGAACAAGGAGCAGATCGAGCATATCGAGGGAGTGACACCGGATGCCATCGACCTCAGCGACATGTTCTTCTTGGTGGCTGCGGAGGCACACATCTTCGAAGGGCCTCATCTGGTGGAGCGAATGAAGGAGAACTCGACGGGGACGTTCTCGATGACGATCGCAGAACGTTTCGAGACATGGGCGGAGTTGTCTTGCTTCGGTGAGGTCTTCTCCGAAGAAGGTCATCGCATCGTCCGAGTGCTTCCACCCGAGCACGACTCGGGTGAGACGGCGAAGTGATGTGAGAGAAGATGAACTCAGTTCGTCTTCTTTTTGCCCCCAAGATTTACCTGAAATCACCTATCAAAAACGTAGGGGAAAGAGCCTTGCTCTTGGTCGCACAAACACAAAGCATGGAGAAATCTATTGAGTGGCCCCGAAAGGGGCCGTTGTTTTGCTCTGAGCTTGATGTTGCTTTGCTATGCCCAGTGGGCGATCAGCAAGCCGACGGTGAGAGCTGCACTTGAAACGGCAAGAGCCCACCCGATGATGCGCACCACCCACACGCTATGTCCGCCACCCATAGCGAACCGCTGGAGATCTGATGCCGCGGTGTAGCCGATGCTGCCATAGGAGAGATCGACGAGGCCGGCACCAATGAGGACACACCAGGATGTGGCCAGCCACGGCTCCGGCATCAGTGTGGCGAGTGGTGTGAGGATCACGGCAAGGAGGTCGAGGATGCGTGGGGCGAAGGAGATCGCAGCATCTTCAGCTGGTGTGAACGGTGCGCCGTCATGCTCCCAGAGCACAGATGCGAACACGAAGTTCGATCCCTCGACATGCGGATAGAGACGGAAGCTGGCCTCCGTGATCGTCCGATACCGACGAGCCATCAGGTAGTGGGAGAGCTCGTGCAGAGCACTCCACATGAAGAAGGCTGGAAGTGCGAGAAGCACTGCGATGAGCAGGATGAGCATCACACTACGCTGGGATACTTTGCCCGGAAATAAGCATCGATGAGGGCCTGGTTCGGTGGCGAGAGATACGTCGGGTAGCCGACGCTCTCGCAGATCACTCCCGTGAAGAACGCCGAGCCGTTGTAGTTCTCGCCCATGCGCTGAGCGAGTGCGAACCCGAGCCCGGATACAGATGCAGATGTGGAGAGCGTTTCGGTCACGCCGTTGATTGTGAGAGATAGCGTCGCACCATCGTAGGTCACGCGAGCGAGGTACAAGACCCCGGTGGAGATCGGGATGGGTGCAGTTGCGAGACTATTGAATCCCGTGCGCACGCCATTCGCGTCGAAGACGAGGGGCGAGAAGTTGCCGCCGATGTCCGAGAGCATCTGCGCCCCGTCGTAGATCGGACCCACGGCCCCGATGAGCGCGTCGGCTCGAACGACCCACCACATCGACCACGCAAGCCCAGCCGGATCGATGACGTAGACCGCCGCTGGCCCGCCGGACAACGTGTCATCCACACCATCGAGCAGAGAGACGACGTGTCCGTCGATCGTGGTGGTTGAGAACCCTCCGAGTGCAGAGAACGCGCCCCCTGCGCTCCCCAAGTTGCCTTGGAAGTCGACGACACCGGCTGCGACCGAGAGTGCCTCCGGAGGTGTCCAGAGTGTGAAGCCTGCAACTGGTGGCGCCACAGGACGCGCGACAACAGCGCTCGGCCAACGCTGGAGCAAGTATGCCTGCGTCGCATCCAGTTCAGCGTTGGTGAGAGCACGGTCGTAGACGATCGGCTCGCAGACTGCACCCTGGAGATAGAGGGTGCGGCCCATGTACCCGATCTGTGTGTGCCCGCCGGTGTAGCCAACGGATGCTGCAACAGCTCGCACATGCGTCACGCCGTTGATCGTGGTCTTGAGCACTGCGCCATCGTAGACGCAGAACATGATGTAGACATCACCTGCGGAGACTGGAGCCGGATCGGTCTGCTTGTCGGCGCCTGCGTAGAAGCCGGATGCAACACCGTCGGTCGTTACCGCCGACGGACCCCAGTAACCGGAGTCATCACAGATGACCTGCACCGCGTTCTCGTAAGAGCCGTAGGCGGTTCCGAGTGCATCTGGCCGGAACACAACCGCCATGGTCCACGCGTTCGCCTGAATCGTCGTGCTGGTCGGCGGACCAACCATCACATCGTCCACACCGTCATACAACGGGACCGTCTTGCCATCGATCACTGTCGTCCCAGGACGAGCAGAGCCTGTGGCAGTGAACGGAGTCTTGGAAGTGCCGAAGTTCGTGATGCTGTCGACGCTACCGCCAGAGGTCGAGATCCCCTCGGGAGGAGCCCACACAGTGAAGCCAGCAACAGGAGGCGGCTCGGCCCCAAGGAGAAGACCAAGGCCCATCATGTAGTAGCGAACGTCGATCTGATCGGCGTCGCTCATGGCCCCAACGTAGACAACGGCGATCGACGCAAGAGAGTTGAGGCAGTTGCTCGCCCCACCGTCGCCACGTCCGTACGAGAAGCCTGCATCGTTGTTGCCACCAGCGTCGGCGGTGCCGATGGGTCCAGCATCCAGCGCATGCTTCGACGTAGCACCGTCGAACACCGCGGCGTCTACCACCCAATCGCCTGTCGTTTCCAGAATCGGCAGGACGACGTGCCCGTTGTAGATGTTGTACGCGTTTCCAGCCGCCAAGTAGAACAGAACTCGGCTGTCCACGACGTTGCCATCGTGCACGTAGCGATTCGGACCTGGCGTCTGTACGAGCGTGAACACGGTGACTTGCGGACCGAGCCCGAGGCTGGCCTTGAGCACGAACGTCGCTGCACCCGCGAAAGTCGAGAAGTCGATTGCGTCCAGCCCGTTCGGTCCAGCACCGGGAGCAGGCACAGGCATGTTGCCGGGATCCGTCTGTTCTAGCTCGTTGCCGAGCCCGCCCTGATCAAGCCACTTGTCGATGCGACCCGCGAGCGTGAGGTGGAAGTGCGAGCCATCGTACTGGCCCTTGAGCGTGACTCCGGTAGGCGTTGCGTAGAGGTAGCCGAGCGCATTCGACGTGACCGAGGTCGCGCCCACGACTGCCGTCTCGATGAGGGTGAACGGCAGGTACGAATCGCCGACGACGAGAACGTACGCCTCGACCTCTGCCTGAGTCGCTCCAGGCCCGACCCGCGTCGACGAGCCCATTAGCAGCTCGTACGTGAGGCGTGGCGTACGTGTCCACGTACCGGGTGTGATGGTGAGCGAGTTGCCCGTCTTCACGACACCAGAGAGGATGGGTGCGACGCTGTTGGCGGGGAGTGGTGTTGCTGCGGTCTGCACAATCTTCACGCCGATGAAGCGGAGCTCACCCACGTTGTTCGCACCGGCACTGTCGCCGCCGACGTAGAAGCGATTACCAGACGCCCATGCGGTGCCTGTGCCTCCGGTGTACGTGCCGTTCCCGGTCGTGGCCCCCAAGATTTCGATCTCGCCTGCACCGATGCGCGTCATGACGGTGATCGCTTGCGCTGCCGACCACGTGCATGGCCCAGCAACCACTTCGTCTACACCGCCCGTGCGGAGCACGAACTGGCAGGCACCACCTCCAACACCGATTACATGGAGCGTGTCACCCGAAGCGCTGCCAGCAATGACCCACGTCTCACCGCTCTCATCCAGCTCCGCGCTCGATGCACCAAACACGAGTGGGCTATCGAAGCCAACGGTCAGGAAGCCAGGCGGGTACGTGCCGTCCGCGTGAGAGAAGCGATCAGGAGGGCGTGTAGCGGGCGCGCCATTCGTGGGAATGGGAGATGTGGCGTAGGGGCCATCCTCTGCTTGCCACAAATCGACCAGGACGTCGCCCGCTGTCGCCAGGGGCGGCCCTCCCGCTAGGGTGCCATCTTCCGCGTATAGATTTCCGCCCGTCGTTGCCTTGGTCTCGCGCTTTCGGACCCATATCGTCGTGATGACGCCCGACCATGCCGTGTAGGGGAACGGCCCGTAGTTCGTTTCCCAATCGGTAGTCCCTGAGAATGCCCGGCCGTACGCACTGAGCGTGTGCGGGTTCGCCAGGAGGCCAGTCAACGACTGACCAGGTGAGAAGGTGGACCCGGTAGCAACGACCCTATCCGCCGAGGTAGTGCCGTCTGGCGACGTGCCTGCGTTTCCAGTGACCGCCGCAGCCCCGGGAAGTGCCCAGCCCACGGCGTTGGTGATGTCGCGACTGAAAAGAAGCCTGTTCGTGCTCTCCTTCTCCATGAGGAGGCAGCGGCCGAACCCATCGCCTCTGTCCTCGATGCGGCGCTCGTCGACGTCGAACAGGCGCAGGAAAGCGATCAAGCCATCCGTCGAGGCGCCCACCTGGCCGAATGCGGCAAGTGGACGAGAGAAATCCCCCTTCGTGAGATCCAGGAAAGGCGTGGCCTGCGCATCGAAGACACAGGTATAGCCACCTGTGTTGTCGGCACGGATGCTCTTGATGTTGTCAGAGTCCACGGGGCTCTGCACCAACGATGCGTCATCCGCAGTCGTCGAGAACCCGAAGTACGAGTTGGCGGTTCCAGTGTGCAGCAACGTCACCGGAGTGGCGTCATCCCACAACGCCAACACGAACGTCCCGCTGCGTTCGAGCTGATAGAGATGAGCAACCACCGCTCCGACCTGGGAGTTGATGGCCGCCACGATCTGCTTGAGGTCGAGGTCACCTACGAAAGTCACCGTCGCGACCGGTGTGCTGAAGTTCAGCGTGAGGCCAGCGACTGGGTGCTTGTAGAGACCGGAGGCCGTAGGACCAACGGCGATGCCCTGCGAAAGATTGCGCCTCCCCTGCACCAACCCGTTCAGGGTACGGGTCAGCGTCTCAGCAGAAGTGGCTGAGAGGGTCTTGAGCATCAGACGGACATCCTTCTGCGGCGAAGCATACTACGCCTTTGGGGTGAATGGCATTATGCCGCAGAAGGAGAAACTCAGGTCGTGAGCTCGATGCTCTCCATCGCGATCGGAACCGCCATCTCGAACTGGAGGGCCACCGACTCCTGGATGATGACGCCCTGCGCATCCGTCGCCCATGTGTGGTTCGGAAGGACGCACGACTCGAAGTAGCAGGACCCGTAGGCGTCCTGGTTGACGTCCTGCACGACCATCAGCAGGCCGATGGGCTGGCTGAAGAGATCGGAGGCGAGGTTGATGAAGAAGTTCTCGAAGCCCGGCGGGATGACGACGTCGTGGGGGTTCGGCATCGAGGCCGCACCGACGTTCGGGAACACCGCGGGGACCACGACGTCCGGCACGAGGTCCTGGTAGTACGCGTACAGGACGCGGAGGATCGAGGGGCCGTGGTAGAGCACACGAGCCAGGGCGAGCTGACCCATCGTGCGACCCGAGATGAAGTACGACCGCTCCGAGCCGAGCTCGAAGATGCGGTTGAACTGTCGGTTGTGCGAGATGTTGATCGACTGCGTGAGGCCGACCGGATAGACGATCTGCGACGCCTCATCGGGGGCCGCGGAGATCGCAGCACCGAGGCTGAGAGCTCCACCGATCGATGCGAGGCGCGGAGGACCAGCGAAGAGGCCGGTGTAGGCTCCGGTGACGAAGCGACCGTCCACCATACCCGGCCCGACGCCGCCCGACTGCACGTAGTTTTTGTAGGTGTTCCAGTTCGCAAACGAGGCCATGTTCAGCTCCTCTTGATCATCTCGACGAGCACGTGCATGTCGTCCGTGCTGGCGTTTCCGCGTGCCAGGTTTGCTGCGCGACTCGCGAGGACAACATTGCCCTGCACGTACCCGCGGTCACAGTCTAGCCGATCCAGCGTGATCGATCGAAGGCCCATTCCTCCGTCGAGCAGCAACGAGATGTTGAAGTACGCACACTTCCCATCCTGCATGTTGTAGAGCTCCCGAAGGTACTCCACTGTGAGGTTCATCTTCGCCCACTCGGGTCGAGTACGAATCTGAGACTTCCTGTTTCCACCACCAGAGGTGGAGGTCCGCGCATTGCCCAGAAGCCGGAAGGCCCAGTCAGTTGCTCGGCGCTCTTTGTGGTATGCGCCTGTGAGGACTGACTTACAGGACTTACAGTAGTTGCCATGCCCTGTCCGGTTTCGTTTCTCTTTCGGGAAGTCATCCAGTGACTTGAGTTCACGACATCGCGAACACTTCTTCGTAAGGGTTTCCATCTCCACGCTGATAGCGGGGACAGAAGCCTTCTCGAAGATGTGTGCGACGGTGCCCATCACGCCAGCGCACGCCTTGCGGCTTCACGGGGATCGACGCCCTGACGAATGAGCTCCTGAGCAGTCTTCACGGGGTCGACCACCGTGATCTCGCTGGAGGCCGTCTTCAGGGTGTCGAGGAAGGAGTCGAAGCGTTCCGACTTCTCCTCGATGATGTGATCGATGTGCTCGCTTGCCCGCACGACGTTGAGGTCGGTGGCGAACTTCGAGCTGTCGATGGCCGCCAGCTCCTCGGAGATCGAGGCGCGCTGGACGAAGGCCTGGAGGCCCGACTCCTGCTCCACGGCAGGGGTCGAGCTCGTCTTGGCTGCGGGCTGGTGGCTCTCCATCACCTTCTCCAGGCGATGGTCGAGCTCCGAACCCGGGTTGTAGATGTCTCGTTCGGTCATGTGGTCCTCATCATGGCAGCTTGGAGGTCATTGAGGAACAGCTCGAAGTCTTCGAGCGAGGTGGAGTTTCGTCCCAGGTTGGCTGCGCGTGACGTCAGGACGGTGTTGGTCTTGGTGTAGCCGACTTTGAGGTCGAGTCGATCAAGAGAGACCTGCCACGGACCCGCGTTTCGGGAGGTGCGCAACGGAACCTTGAGCCAGAAGCACTTGCCCTCCTGGGCCGTGAACTGCTCGGTGATCCACGTGATGTCGAGATCGAAGGTGGTGTCCGGGTGACGGGCGTCATTTCGGATCTTGGCGTGCGTCAACAAGTACTTCATCCACACGCCAGGGCGGGCGTTGTAGGCGTCGTTGTACTTGCGGGATGCAACAGCCTTCTCCGCATCCGTGAGGTAGCGCTTGGGGGCGACACCCTTCTTGCGACGATGGCGCTCCATCTTCGCGTTGTTCTTTGCCTTGGTACCTTCGGGGTCTTCTTGACGACGTCGCTGTTGGTCTTGAAGTGTGCGGGCCTTCGAGCACTCCTTGCAGGCTGCTGCAAGACCATACTGCCCCGTCTTCACCGCATAGAAGTACTCACGCGTAGCCGGGAGTTCCCGGCCACACGGACCAGTGCAGAGACGAGCGATGGGGAGGACGTTGCTCATGACGGTGAGAGTGACACTGCTTTCGTTGCGGTGTCAAACGATAAGTGTGACCTTTATTTCATTGCAGGGATAGAACACCCCCACGTTCAGGTCGAGGAGCAGCGAGTCCGGCTGATCCGGGTTCTGCACGAGGCGAGCGACCTTGAAGGACGCCAGCACCTTCTGGACGGTGAGGAAGTTCCCGAGGCCGTCCAGCGCCGTGCTGATCGAGCTCTGGAGGTTCTGCGTGATGTTGAACCGGCCGATGTAGTTCCGCAGACCGCCGCGGAGGAACTTCGCCGTGAAGTCGAGCGCCGTCAGGATCGAGAACTCGCGCTGCTCGATCGTGTCGACGTCCGACGTGAGCTGGTGGCGGGTCTGGATGGATTGGCCCGCGGTCTCCTGGAACATGTTCCAAAGGCCACCCCCGTCCATGATGCGGTACTGGATCTCACCGTAGCGATCGCTCGCACCGATGAGGCCGGTGAAGCCCTTGATGCCGACGTTGGTCATCGGGTCGGCCGGGAGCTTCGACGCCGTCTTGCCCGCGAGCGCGGCGCAGACATAGAAGCCCTCGATCTCCTGCTCCAGACCGTCGATGGTCGCCTTCGCCTTGTCGGGCGTGACGAAGATCATGCGGCGGTTCTTGTAGCCCTGCGGGATCGCGGCGTATGCGATCGCTTCCTCGGTCAGGTCCGCGAGCACGGTGCCACGGATGAAGATCGAGAAGGGGCGGTCGACGATCGGGTTGGCGAACGCCGGCGAGCTGCCGTCGAAGTAGAACCCGTCGGCGTTGTCCTCGTCGGTGCCAGCAGCGAGAGCTCCCGTGCTGACTGTGACGAGCGAGCCGGCCACCCCAGTGATGAGGTAGTTGTTGGTGTCGTCCTCCAGCTTGAGGACGATGCGGTCGTCGATGTCGTACGGCGGGGCCGGGTGGCCAGCCGCAGCGAGCAGAGCCGGCAGGTTCGCCAGACCCGTGTCGAACGTCGAGACGCCACCCGTGCTGTTGCCGAGCGAGCCCGAGCCGATGAGTTCGTTCGCCGTGCGCTCCGGACGCGTCGGGTTGTTGAACACGACACGTTCGAGACCGACCTCGGGATCGCTCATCGCCGTGACGTGAGCATCCGCGAGGTCCGAGACCGTGAGGTCGTGGGTGAGCTGCGCGATCGCGTACACGTCCTTCGACTCGATGAACGTGTAGGCCTCCGCCCATGCTCCGAGCGTGCCGAACGGCTCCGTGGTGGTCGCCTCGCCGATGCCCAGGCCGAACGATTCCAGGCCCGGAGCGCTGAGCATCGCGAAGTACATACCGAGGCCCAGGGGGTTCTCGGGGCTGATGGGCGACAGCTTCGACTCCAGCGTGGTGAGGTCACCGATGCGGAGGAGGTTGCTGTTGGTGCCGGCTGCCGACACATCGCGACGAAGCGCCGTGTACCCGAGGTAGACCCCCAGGTCGACCGCGGCCGTCGGCGTGCCATCAGGAGCACGGAAGGTTTCGTGCTTGACGATGATCTCGCCCGAGGTCGCGTCGACCTGGAGGTCAGCACTCGGGCGAGTCGAAGTCTGGGGGCCCGTGAGGTCGAGCGCACGGATGTAGAAGTTGACCCACGTCGCGGTCAGCAGGTACTCCGTGTCGAGGCGGAGGCGCGTCACCACGCCAGCGGGAGCGACCTCCGTGATGAGGCCGAGGCGGATGCCGTTGCCGAAGACTTCATCGCCCACAGCCGGGGCGTACGCATTGCCAGCGTAGCGACCCGCAGTGATACCGAGCGTGGCGATCGCCGTCGAGAGCGAGTTGATACGGAGGACGCTCTCCTCACCACCCTGAGTGTTGGGCGAGCGAAGCACGAGCTTGTTGCCGCCGTTCAGCGACGCGATGGCATTGCCTGCGGGCACCTGCCACTTCGTGTTGATGGCCGTCACGAGAGCCGCAGCGTTGGCGATCGTGGGACCGATGATGAGCGTCTGCTCGGCCTCGCCATCCACGCTCATGATGAGCGAGCGGCCAGGCGTCGCGAACGGGCCACCAGCGCCGTACGTGAGGCCCGTGAGATCGACGCTGCCCTGCGTACGAGCACGACTGCGGCGACCCGCGGCGTAATCGCCGATGGCGAGACCGAGGTTGCCCGATGTCGCGGAGCCACCCGTGCGCTCGAACGACGAGCCCGGACCAGTCGTGCCGGACGTGAGGACGAGATGGTTGCTCGTGCCGAGCGATGCGACGGTCGAACCGAACGCGGCGTTGATCTGCGAGACGATGTCCGCAGCGCTGGCCGCAGCCGAGAAGTTCGTGGTGATGGCTCCGGCGCCATCCTTCGAGAAGATCGCGCTCGTGCCGTTCAGGGCTCCGAACGTACCCGACAGATCGACGGTGCCGGTGAGGACCGCAGCGCCATCGGTGAAGTTCTGGCCGGCGAACGTGAGGTACGGCGAGAGGTTGTCGCCATCACCGTCATCGAAGACGCTGACCGCGGACGTCGCACCACGCATGAACGTGCTCGTGCGGCTGACCTCGACGAAAGCGCCTCCGCCGATCGCGGCGAACACACGCACCGTCGTGTAGTCGAGCGTGAGCTCGTCGAGGTTGCTGCGCGGGTTCGGGTAGTTCCCCAGGCCGAGGTCGACCGAGTAGAAGTTGTTGTAGCCGCCGCGACCCGTCTCCGTGTACCCGCCAGCGCGCAGGTTCAGCACGGTGAGGCTGGTGCCGCCCATGATCGAAAGCGTCGCGAACGGGCCCGTGGCGACCGTACGCAAAACGATGCGCTGCTGCGCACCGCTCGTCTCGATGTCGACGAGTAGCCCGACGATGTCGAGCGAGTCGATGTACGCCTTCACCTCCGCGACCGTCGGGTTCGCCGGCGAGCCCGGGAACGTGATGGTCTGGGTGGGGCCGTTGTTCACGCTGAGCTGGAGGGTGAGGCCTCCAAGCGTCGCGTACTGAAACGGCGTCGAGACGTACGGGAACTCGATCCGAGCCGGCAGCGCGAGCAGCGCTTGGCTGTTCAGCGTACCGTCGTCCAGGACAGCCTGCACGACCTCCTTCGCCACGCCCATCACGCAGGCGGGCATCTGGGGCTTGAAGATCGTGGGGTTGACGTTCCGGAACTCGGTGAAAACCTTGACGCCCGGCCGGGGAAGCATGTTCGGAGTGGTCATCGCGAGAATCTCCTTCTCAGGTCTTGAAGCGGACCGTCAGAGGCTCCGACGATTGTGCCTCGGACAGGCCATTTTGGGGAAGGGTCGCGGGTGCTTCTTTCGATAGCACGGGCGAAACCGGACGAGACGGGACCTTCACCGGCTCTTCCGACAACACCGTAGTGCCCACCAGGGCTCGACGGGGGCGAAGCTTCTGACGAGGTCCTGACGCTGTTACGACAGTGGCCACTTCACGAAGCACCGGCTTGTTCAACGGAACCGCTACCGTCATGTGCTGAAGGTAGACGGGCATGTTGATGGTGACAGCGATCCAGTTCTCTTCTGAATCAGGCCCGGAGATCAGAGCCCCTGCTGGCGTAGGAGGAGACAGCGATGGCCGCTGCCCCATGTACAGAATGAAAGTGTTCCCGCGCATGAGCTCGTTGCGCAGATTCCAGATGTTCTCGGCGACGAACCAGGCAAGAGACTCCGCCTCGAACTTGTTCCGAGACAGGATGTTGATGTTCACCGTCGTGGGGATCATGTCCATCTTGACGTGAGCCCCGGTCTTCACATCGATGTACGCCTGATCACCAAGTCCGACGCCATGGAAGGCTGCCGGACCACGACCGATGGTGATGGCAGGACGGTTCGCCACCATCTCAGGATCGACAGGGTTCTCCGTGCCAATCCAGATGTCTGAGCCCTCCTGGTCCTGTGAGGTTCCCGAGCTCGCCTCCCAGTGATAGGCGCCGAGAGGGCATTGGGCGAACAGACCGCGGACGAACTCCACCACCACGCGCTGGATGCCTACCAGCGGGCCGATGGTTTCCTCCGAGGGCTGCCCCTCGGGAGTCTGTGCACCCAGAATCGTCATCGGAAGATCTTGTAGCGGGTGTCCTCACGCCAGGGGTCCTGGCGACGTGCTTGGATCATCGGGGTCGGAGCTCCGCTCAACTTCGAGGGAGTTTCCTGTTCGTTCTTGGTCCCGCTGGCTTCACGAGAAGCGGCATCACGACGCTCCTTCATCTTGTTGCGCTGCATCGACAGCAGGTATGTACCGAGACCGCCCGTAGCTGCGACGGCCGCAGGCAACATCTTCTTGAGTCCCTCTTGCGAGGCAGGTGTGTTGAAGATGTGAGGTGCCAGATACTCCGCACCGGTTCGTCCGATGGCGTAGCCACCAGCAGTACCGAGGATGGCGAGAGGCAAGTCCTTCAAGACCTGCTTCCACTTCGCGGTGTCCATCTCCTCGTAGTTGTGCGGTGAAGACCCGTGACCCTCGGTGCCGAGCTTCGTGAGCTCCGCGTGCATTGCACGCATAGAGAGCGCGGTCGTCATCTCAGTATCTCCGCTGCCCACCGCCGAGGGCCGAGCCCGCTGCGAGAGCTCCGGCACCGGCAAGACCACCGCCCACGAGCTTCGAGAGGTTGGCGCCACCACCGACCGCCTGGCCAGCACGAAGGAGTCCACCGCTCACGGCCTGACCGATCGCCGGCGACGCCCGACCGGCGAGTGTGGTCGCCCCGGTGAGCGCCTTCGAGCCGAGCGCCCCGAGCATGTTGCCCACGGGAGCCAGGTTGATGGCGGTCTTGATGTGGGCGAGCTCGTCGCCCATGGCCGCGAGGACGGCACCGTCGAAAGTGGATAGCTTCTTCATCGTGTCCTCAGCTCTCGTTCGGGTCGATAGGGGTGGTGTCGTAGTAGGCGAACACGTTCGGTGTCTTCTCATCGATCGTGTTGTTGAAGTTGTGCGGGTTCGTGAACATCCGACCCGGACTTGCTTGGATGTCTTTCAGTGGCGACTGAAGATCGAGTGGCAACTTGTATTCTACGTCGGTCGGCATGATTGCGCGAAGAGTGAGCTCCTGCTTGATGGGAGCTCGAAGCCTTTCCGAGGTCATGACGTTCACGACACGCCAACGCTGGTTCTCCAGCTCGGTGAGGACGTCCCCGACCTTCACCACGGGGTAGAAGGTCATGCGGGCCGTCGTCATCTGGTCCTGGTTCTTCTGCAACGACTGGAGCTGGACGGCCTTACCCACCGGATCGATCTGCACCCACACCTCGATGGGGTTGAGATAACCCCTGACGAAGCTGGTGTCGTAACAAGAGATGCAGTTTGAACGCTTCTTTGCCGAGAGCTTGGGGTCCCAGCAGTTCTTGCAGCGCATCCCGAAGGTGCGCCGCGGGAACAGCCAGCACATGCGGCCGATGACCTGCGTGAAGGCTGTCTGTTCCAGCCGGCGAATCGCCTGTGCAATGAGATCAGGCTCTGCCTCCTGGATGATCGGACCGAAGATTGCAGTCTCGTCACTCGCCTTGTGACGAACACGAAGTTGGTACCAGAACTGACGGAACTTGTAGGCCGTGGGAACTCGACGGTCGACGAAGATGAAACGGTCCTCGAACTCTTCGCTGATCGGATCGAAGGGGCCCTCACCACTCTCGGAGCGGAACACCTGGAAGGTGTAGTCCAGTACCTCGACGTCAGTGACACTCGTTTCCCACGTCACTTCCATGAGCGCGACGTCCAAAGACCGCACTCGAAGGCGCTCGATCTTCAGAGCGACAGGCATCAGTGAGAAGATCCCGTGGTCTTGTTCGGCTTGGGGAACAGTCCTGCCTGCTGAGCAAGCTGATCGAGGAGCTCCGCGACAGTGATGCCGTCACGTGTGCGCTTCGGCTTCGGCTTCTTCGGGTTGGCCGCGCTGAGCGTATCGGGAGTGCCGTAGCCGGCTTCGGACTGGGGCTGGTTCTTCATCCGGCCCATCGAGACATCAACTCCCTTCGGGAGCGACGGTGCGTACCCGCGTTCGAGGGCATGAGCCAACTTGCCGAAGGGCATCTGCGAAAGATGATCCAGCACACTGGCGCTTCCGATGACGGGAGCTCCATGCTGCACAGCGCCAGCGATCACCTTCTGGGGACCGAGCTGCTGAGCGGCGTGCTGAAGAACGGACCCCTGTGAGAAGGCCATCGTGGGCGTCTTCTTGGCGACCACATTCGCCATCTGCGGGACAGCCGTCTGCGCCTTCTGCGCAGCCATCGTCATGGAGTGCTGAGCTGCTTGCGTTCCTGCGGAGGTGCCCAAGTTCTTGTAGTAGCCGGCGAGCTCAGCCACCGCTGCACGACGAACAGGATCTGCACCTTGCTGTGCGATGCGGGCGGCCTGGTTGACATGCTTGCCGACCTGACCTGCTTCGAGACCGATGGTGCTCATTAGTCCTGACTTCTTGACCTTGCCGACGACAGTCCCCGGCGCACGCCGTACATGAGGACGTACGGCCACCGCTGCTGCCTTCACGATGAGGTCGAGGTCGAACATCACTTCCCCAGCGAGAACTGGATGAGCTCGGAGAGACTGGCGCGCTTCTGCGCCTCGGCGATTGCACGTCCGCCTTCGACGGCGATCGGAGCTCCATATGTCGCACCCATCAGGGAGCCGAGTCCACGAGCGAGGCCGGGGTCACGGAGCTTGAGAGCCTTCGCGACACCATGCCCGGCGAGGGCCCCCATCGCTGCGCCACCGCCCGCACCCGCCGCTCCCATGAGGGCGCCACGGCCACCGTCAGCCACAGCGCCACCGATGCCGCCACCGATCACGGAGCCGATCATCGAGCCGGGAGTGAACTCCTGGCTGAAGACTGGGGAGCCCAGGACGTTGCCGATGGTCGCGCCCGTGCTGGCACGACGGCCTCGACTGATCATCTCGTCCTTCGCCTTGTTCTTCTTCTCGGCGACCTTCGTCATGAGAGCGGCGAGCTTGCCACCAGCGGGCTCCTGCACCGGAGCCCCACCTTCGGCACCCCCACCCAGCTCGGGCGGAGCAGCCATCGCAGCAGCCGCAGGATCGGGCGTACCAATCACGGCCTGGCCCGGAGGAGTCGGAGCGCCGACGCCCATCGTCTTCATCTTGTGAAGCTGGATGGTGAGCTGAAGCTTCTGGAGCCTCATGCCCTCGCGTTCGTTGCACTCCTTCGTGTAGTCGAAGGCGGCGTTCTGCGCGTCACGAGCCATGCGAGCCTGGAGCTGAGCCTGCTCCATTGCGAGCTCCTGCTCACACAGAGCGATCGCCTGCGGAGCGAGAGGAGTCCCCTCGAACGATGCGAGGAACTTTTCGTCGACGCAGCCGTCCAGGAAGGCACGCTTGAACGCGATGCGATCGTACTCGTTCGGCTCGACTGCCTCGATCGGAGTGGCCGAGGCCAACTTGGTGCCGCCGAATGTGTCGATCAAGAACTTGTTGAGCTGATCCATGTTTGCTCCTCAGTACTGCTGTTGCGACGGGTCGATGGGAGGAGGCGACGACAGCACCTTCGTGCCGAGGATGCCGGTGCCGAGGCCAGCGACGAACGCGGGCATGTGGTCACGAAGATGCGGACCGAGGGCGTGGACACCGCGCTGGGCGGATCCGACACCGTGGTTGATGGCAGCGTTCACCGCACGCTCAGCGGTGTCACCATGAGAACCCGTCTTCGCACGACGGATCCCCTCGGCGACCGAGTCCGCCATGTCGGACTTGCGCTGAGAGCGAGCATGCATGCTGTGAGCAGCGAGGATGCCTCCGCCGGCGAGAGCAGCCGCACCTGCATTGGGTGCGTGCTTCGCGAACGCCTCGGTCGCCGCCTCACCCATACCGTGAGCGATGCTGCGTCCGGTCGCACGACCCACGGAGTCGACGACCCCCGCGCTCTTGTCACGGCTCGCCATGGCCCCACCCGCGAGAGCGAGACCACCAGCCGCTGCACCTGCTGCGGGCAGATACGGACGAGCCTTCTGGATGAGGGCACCAAGACCCCCAGCCGCGGGAGCCGCAGCAGCGCCGACGGCACCGCGGATACCACGCTTGCCCACGATCGTCGCGACGTCGACCGAAGTCTTCACGGTGACGTGAGTACCAGGCTTGCCGCCCTTGTCGTCGCCCTTGGCCTCACCACCGGAGGGCTGTTCCTGGCCTCCTGCGGCCTGTTCCTGACCCCCTGGCGCAGAATCCTGGGAATCTTGCCCGGGGGCTCCTTCTTGACCAGGAGCGACCCCGGTCTGTGCGGCAACCTCGGCCTCCGCCTGCTGCTGGGGAGTGGCCGGCATGCCCTGAGCGGCGAGGTCACTGACCGTGGCTGCGGACTCGGCGACCGGGTCCTGCATCACGAAGTTGGCGAGCTCCTGCCGCATCTGGTTGACGCGCATGCCGAGCTGCATCTTCTGGATCGAGTGATCGGCAGCACGGCCTTCCGCTTCCGAAGCCTGCTGCGTCGCCATCATTGCCTGCTGCGAGTCCATCTGGGACTGCTGCGTGAGCTGCTCGACCTGCTGCTGGGCCTGCATGAGCTGTTGCTGAGCAGCCTGAGCTTCTGCCTGCGCCTGCTGAGCCGCCTGTGAGGCCTGCATCGCGACGGTCTTGGCGTGCGAGGCTTCGGCCATCGCCTGCTGCGCACCGAGCTGCTGTTCACGCTCGATGTACGCTTCGGGAGAATCGGCATCGGGCATCACCATGTCCGACTTCTTCTCGTTCTCCTTGTGCTTCTTGAAGAAGTCGGTGCTGTTCGGGAGCACCGCACCGCCGACATATGCAGCGGACTTCCCCTTCTCGATGAGGTCGACCAGCGAGATCGGAGCACCTACCGGCTTGATCGAGACGTCCTTCGGCGACTTCGCGTTGTCGGTCTTCTTCTGAACGTCCGGCTTCTGTGCACGAAGTGCGGCGGGCGACTGCGGCACGAACTCCACACGGACCTGGTCCTTGTGGTGGATTGCATCCATGTCCTTGTTGAGGTCGGCGATACGCTTCTGGAGGAAGCCCTTCATCGCCGCCTTCTTCTCGTGCTCGTGGATGCCGGGGAACTTCTTCTCGACGGCTGCACGCACCTTCGACTTCTCATCGGACGTGCCGTGCATGCCGACCATCCCAAGAGCGGCAAGGGCGTGGTCCTTGTCGTGGATGGGGTACTTGCGTTCCGCAGGGAACACGAAGTTGTCGTCTTTGATCTCGGACCGGGCACCAGCGGTGAGGTCGGCGGCCTTCTTGCTCTTGCTGGGATCGAGGCCTGCACGACGAAGCTCGTCGTACGTGGCGACCGCTGCCTGCTTCGGCTCGGACGGAGTCGTTTCGACCTGCACCTTCGTCGATGCCGGCTGACCTTCGGCGGACTGCTCAGTCGGAGCCGGAGCTTCAGCCACGGGCATGGCAGGCAAGCCCGCGGGCTCGACGAGCTGCCAGAGCTCATCCTGGTGCTCCTCCTCGCGCTGGAGGAACTGCTCGATGGTGAACTTCATCGGGTTCTCGCCACAGATGCTGTGGAGCTGCTTCCACAGCGTGAGGCCCATCTGTTCGACGACGATCATCGCTTGCACGATCTCATTCGGGTCGTGCAGCGGCTCGGGCGGCGGGTAGGGCGGGATCGAGACGCCGCCCGGCGACAGCACACTCATGCGCCGCAGCAGGTAGTCGGCATGTTCGAGCTCGTGCCCCGCATGCTCCATGAACTCCTCCGCGATCCCCTCGTGAGAGAGGCCACGAAGCATGTTCGCGTAGTAGACGTAGTACGTCTGCGTCTTGAACTCGTTCGAGACCATCTGTGCGATGAGTTCGACGGCCTGCGGGAGAGGCACGAGGAAAGGGCCCTCGGCTGCACCGGCTTCGGGCATCTCGCCCTCCGCCATCTTCTTCATCCCCGCGATGAAGAATGAGCCGTCGATGAACCCGATGGGGTTCGTCGGCTTGAAGGTCGAGAGCAAGGTCTTGTCGAGGTCGTGGCTCATGATGCTCACCCCTTGATGAAGGCGACGTACTGACGGCTGAGAATCTCGACGACGATCGCGACGATGTTGTCGGGGTCGGTCGCCGTCTGCGTGAGGTGTGGGTCAGCCACGGTGGTCGAAAATCCGAAGTACGTGTTGGCCGTACCCGTGCTGAGCATGACGACCGGGGTGGTGTCGTCCCAGATGGCGAGCACCTGACCACCATTGTCATCGAAGTGGATGAGGTGAGCGATGTCCTTGCCGGCAGCCGTGTTGATCTCTGCAACGATGTGCTTGAGGTCGAGGTTGGCCGAGAACGTCACCGTGAACCCGGGCGTCGTGAAGATCAGGGTGAGGCCAGCGACTGGGTGCTTGTAGAGGTCACCCGGCATGGCACGCGGGCCCAGATCACGACCCAGCGACAGGTTCTTCTTGCTGAGCACGAGGCCGTTCAAGAGCCGGGAAAGCTGCTCCGGGTCCTTGGCCTTGATGAAAGAGATCGTCATGAGGTCATCCTCTCATTGATGCCCGAAGTTGGGCAACGAAGTGCGAGAACTGTTCGGGGCTGTAGTCCTTTCGACCACGGTTCGCCGCGTCGCAGGCAAGGACCACATTGTCTTTCGTGTAGCCACGACTGTTGTCGAGGCGATCCACTGAGATCAAGGTGGGCCCAGATTTGGTCTCGTAGGTGAACGGAACCCCATACCAGTGGCAGAGCCCATTCTGATGCTCATGCATCTGTGAGAGCACTTGGATGGACAGGTCGAACACCTCTTCCGGCCACCGCTGAACCTGTCGGTCAAACACTGCTTTGAGCAATCTTTGCTCCCAGGTGCGTCTCCTTCTCCATGAACGGCCTGCTTCTTTCGCACACACCAAGCACCACGACCCCATCCGATCTTTGGCTGTGCTGTGGGAAGGGAAGAACTCCCGCGTACGAGGAAGCCCACGAAGACACTTCGTACAGGTCACGATGAGCTGTAGTGCGGGCAACATCTAGTTCACCAGAAACCAAGAGCCGCGAGCCCGAAATAATCCGAGTGCACCCCGCTCGGACCAAGATCGAGGAGTTGTTCGATGTTCAGCGCCGTTTTGACCTGGCGCTTCTGCTGTTCGTACGCTGACTGGAAGAGCTGAAGCATGGACTGGATGAGAGGCGCCTTGTCGTTGATCGCCACTGACAAGCCACCATCCGAGAACGGCAGGTAGTTGCGGGCATGGAGGATCATCACACTCTGAAGCAGCGTGATGACCGTTCCACGGACCGACAGGTTCTGGAGTCCTCGTGATGCGAGCTCGTTCAGGGCGTACCCCGTGAAGGGTGGCGTCCCATTGAAGTCGGACAAGAAGTCCTGCGTCGCCCAGATGATCATTCGGTCGGAGCTCTCCTCCCCACGGATGAGGAGGTTGAGCTCGCCGAAGTCACGCATGAACATGCGCACTGCTTCGATGTGCCCTCGGAGTACAGCCCTCGGATCGAACGGCTGCCCGAGTCCCTGAACGAACGGCATCAGTTACCTCCCAACCACTCCTCCAGAGCCGAGATGAGGTTCGCCTTGCTGACCTGCTCGGGCATCTTGGCGCCCGTCTTGGCGATGAGATCCTTCAGGTCCTTGTTGGTGGCGCCGCGCCAGCCCTCGGGGAGGGTGCGCTGCGAATCGGCCGACTTCTCGACCACGACCTCTTCACTCTTCGTCTCTTCGACGACGGGCTCCGTGTTGGTCTCCTCGGCCGAGAAGTCCATCTGCTCCGGACTCACCTCGGACGGGGTGCCGATCTCGTCGTGGGGAGCATCCGCATCCGACGGCGGAGGCGCACCATCGTCGTGCGTGGGCTCGTCGGCCTGAGCGTCGCTCGGCGGAAGAAGCGTATCGACCTTCTCCTTCTCGACACGAGCAGCTTCCTCGACACGGGCAGCTTCCTGGGCCGCAGCGATGCGAGCAGCCTCGTCCGCGACACGTGCCTCTTCAGCACGAGCTGCGTCGGCTTCTGCTTGCTCGGCCTCCTTGCTGGCCTCCGCCTTGGCGAGGGCGCTCGCGAGGACGATGTCCGTTGCCGTGATGTCGACCCCGAGCTCAGCGACACGCGGCGAGTAGGACATGAGTCCCCGAATCCGCGTGATGGTGCTCGGCATCTCCGGATCGGACTCCGTGAGGGAGTCTGCGATGGAGCGAGAGACGAAGGCTTCCCACGCTTCCTGCGTCGGCTTCTCCGTGCGCATCAGCCCCATGAGCTGGGCGTACGGCATCGTCTCGTAGTTGGGAGCGTCGGGTGTACCGACGAGCTCCGCGAACGCCGCGTTGAGCTCCACGATCGAGTAGACGACGCCGTCGCCACTCTGGAGCTGGAGGATCCCCTGCGAGATCTTGTGGAGCAGCTCGTCCTTGTGAGGAGCGAGCCGAGGGAACTCGACGGCGATGCGACGGGCGGGACGTACGGTCCACGGGCCGAGGCGAATCACCATCTGGCGGGGCTTGGTGGCATGACGGAGCACACGCGTTTCCGCGTCGCGACCCGAGCCATACAGATACACGATCTTGTCCATGTCTTCCTCGTTCGTTTTCAGGTTCATCAACACAATGGGCCGGAAGGCCGTCTCCAGCCAACCGGCCCATCGTAGCTGGTCCCAGCCCGAGCTGGGCTCCTCTATCAGAAGGAGACGACGCCCGGGAAGAACGTGCGATCCGCGGCGCGGTTGTTCGGCGCCCCGAGATCTTCCTCGACCTTCGGCGAGACCGACGCGAGAACCGAGTCGGCGTTCAGCGACGTCGCGTCGCCGGAGTAGAGCTCCAGCTTGCGCACCGACGCGACGTTGACGATGCTCATCCCGACGTCCTTCCACGCGACGAACTTGATCAGGTTGATCACCTTGTCGATGTAGAACTTGACGTTGTTCAGGATGTAGAAGCGACCCAGGAACTCCGGCGACGTGTACGCATACACGTTGCCCGGACGGAGGATGTCCGTCTTGATGGTCCGGATCAGCTTCTTGCCGAGGAGGGTGTTGAACTGCCAGCCCTGGACGGTGGTCTCGCTCTGCACCTTCGAGCCCTGGTCCTCGATCGTCCACTGGAGGACGTCGTCGAGATCCTTGCTCGTGATGAGGATGAGCTCGCATTCGAGGCGGTTGCCATCGAGGAGCTTCATCAGGTTGACGATGTCCGGGCGCTGGATCGGACGAACGATCGCGTCGTTCGTCGAGACCGCACGCGCGAGCTCGCCCTTGATGACCGAGAACTCCACCGGGGGCGTGGAGCTCTGGAGCGCCGTCGCATTGAGCGACGTCGTCGTGCCGTTCGCCTCGGTCTGGAGGGCCTGCACCGCGGCCTCGGAGTAGATCAGGAACTGACGGTCCTGGATCTCGCCGATGTCGCGGATCGAGTTCTGCTCGACGACCTTCCCGAGCGGGTACGGGTAGGCCAGGAACTCCTGCTCCGGCTTCTGGTACATCTCGCTCATGATGGTGATGAACGGCACCTCGACGCGCTCACCGCGGAGGAGACGGGCGGACGGCTCGCCACGGAAGGTGACCACCATGGCGCGCGAACGCGGCTCCAGGTGCTCGATCTTCACGAGCGAGTCGTGGTTGACCGAGATCTGGCAGTCGCTGCGCGTGACGGTCTGGGGCGGGAGGACCCGCTCCAGGAACGACGCCTCGCGCAGCCGGTCTCGGATGTAGCCCCCGACCTCCGCCGCGAGCTTGGTCTTCGCGTCGGGGTTCGAGAGGTGCTGAAGGGTCAGCTCCTTTGCATCGTGCAGCATGATGTTCTCCTGTCTCCTTTTGTGTCCGTCCGTCCGACTACCGGATCAGACCGCCGTCTGAAGGAAGCGGAGACGACCACCGTTGGTGATTGCCAGCCGCGTCACGTAGCCGATGATGAGGTTCGACCCGGTGCGGAGGATGAGACCCGACCGCGTCTGGCCACCGACCGTTGCCGCGCCCGTCATGAGCGGGCTGTGGAGAACGAGCGACGTCGCGTCGTACACGATCGTGTCCGCCTCGTACGTGCCGCCCTTGAGGATGGCGGCCTTGCCCGCCGCCTGCATGCCGTAGTCACCACGCCACTCCAGGAAGGCGTAGGCGGGGACGAGGGCCGTCTGGTCCGTCGCGCGGACGAGCTTGTACGAGCTGTCCTCCGTGACGAACTCACCATCCATCAGCGGGACCTTGCCCGAGATGTTGGGGTTGAGGAGGTCCTTGTCGGCGACCTCCATCGCGGGGCGCATCAGGCGATCCCACGACGTGGGGAACACCACCTCGAACTTCCGATCGTTCGTGCTCATGATCATCTCTCCTGTCTGGTTCCTCGGTGTGGATCAGCCGATCGCCTGGACGAGCGCGTCCAGTCGGTCGTAGTTCGCCGAGGAACCGAGCTCCCCGGACAACGTCGTCGGCCCCGCACCGTGCGAAGACGAGGTCTCCTCGTCGGTGCGAAGCGTCGCCAGCTTGAAGCCGCCCGCGCTCATCTCGACGGCGGCTTCGATCGCATCGAGCTTCGAGGGCTCGACCGAACTCAGATGCGCGACCTTCTCCGACAGCGACAGAGCGGGCTCCAGGCCGCGCTCGTGCATCAGCATCGCGAGCTTGTGGATGTGGAGCTGGTGGAGCGCAGCCATCTTGTCGGCCTGGAGCTCCACGTTGTCCGACGCGAGCTTGCGGATCGTCTTGGCGCCTTCGAGAAGGACGGCAGGCGAATCCGAAGCGAGCTTGATGAGGTCCATGTTCGTCTCCCTTCAGGCGGCCGTGGCCGCCGCCTTTCGCGCTGCCGCGGTGTCGAGGATGGAAGCGATCTTCGCCCCCTCGATGTGGTCGAGGTTGTCGGAGAGACCCTTGTCGGTCTTCGCCGAGAGAGCGGTCTCCGAGACGTGCTTGCCTGCCTCGGCGCGGACGTCCTTCGTCTTGGCGTCGCGCTTGGTCATCGAGATCATGCCCGCGTTGTCACGGACCGGACCCGTGGGGACCGGGAGGTCGCCCTGGTTGCGGTTCGTCGCCAGCGACTTCGGGTTGCCGTGCGGCGTCTTGGTGGAGGCATCCTCCTCCTCGTACGCCTTCTTGGCGGTCTCGAACTCGGTGCGAGCCGTGTTCGCGAGCTCCGTGGCCTCCTTCGCACGACCGACCGCGAGCAGAGCATTGCTCTGTGCGATCTTCGCCGTGAGGATCTCCTCGGCCGCGCTCTTGGACTTGCTCCAGGGCGCGTCGTTCTTGTTCGTCTCGATGTGCATGCCGTGGCCGGGGCCACCGCCCGAATGCGCACGCTGCGCCGGGATCGACGAGGCCGACGTCATCGTGTCCTTCGTCACGCCCTTGTCGGGCGACGTGAGGATCTCGGGGCCGGTGCGGTCCTGCACGTTCGTGCTGCCACCACCGCGGTTCGTGCCCATCTCGGCGAGCTTGGGCATCACGACCGCGAGATGCTCCAGCACCTCGGCGACCTTGACGGCCTCGGCTGCCGTGGTGATCACGCTTGCGCGCTTCTCGGCCTCCTTCGTGCGGACCGGAACGGCAGCAGCCGCCGCGGCACGCTTCTCGGCCTCGGCAGCCTTCACGGCTTCCGCTGCGCTCGCATCGACCGTCGAGGCGATCTTCTCGCTCGCGGATTCGAGTGCGGTATTCACCAGTGCACTGAGCTTTCGCATGACGTCTTCCTCACTGCACCGGCGGAGGCGGTGCGTTCTTCTGAGCCGCGAACGGGCTTTGGTTGGGGGTTGCCTGAGACGGGTTCGGTGACGACCACTGCGACTTGCTGGGCGCATTCGTCACCTTGAGCTTCTGTGATGCGTCACCCATCCCCGACGAGGCGTACGACGAAGCTGGCCTGACAGAGGCGGTGGACGCCGTCTTCAGGAAGCTGTCGAACATCAAGTTGGGGTGGGTGCTCATCACGTGTGCTCAGGTGCCGGCTCAGCCGACCTTGTAGCCCTTCTGCGCGAGGAGGTTGAGAGCCGCAGCGTCGACCTGCTCGTCGGCGGAAGCGAACTTCTCGCTCGTGGCCGGGTTGACACCGTTCTCGATGAGGATCTGCGCGGCACGGAGCTCGGCGATCTTGGCGAAGGAAGCCTTCTTCTCGGCCTCTTCCTTCTTCTTGTCGTCTTCGCTCTTCTCGTCGCCCTTGCCACCCTTGTCGTCCTCGTTGCCCTTGCCCTTCATGTGCTTCTTGAAGGCCTCGGGCATCTCGCCCGCGGTCTTCGCGCGGAGCTCGCGAACGAACGCGGCCTTCTTCTCGTTCTTCTCTTCCTCGCGCTTCTCGTCCTCGGTCTTGCTGGCGACCTTGTTCGACTCGGCGATCTTCGAGAGCTCGTCGACGTAGGAGTGAGCCATCACGCGGCCGATCGCGTCGGCCTCTGCAAGCTTCTCCTGGAACGCGGCCTGCTTCGTCGCGTAGGTGGGGTCGCTCATGAGCGCCGCCATCTTCTGGACGGCGTCGTTGAGCTCCGCGGGCGATGCCGTCGTCAGGTCGAACTTGTTCGCCGCGGCGACCTTCACGACCTCGGCCATCACCATGCCGTAGTCGAGCTGCGGCTGCTCGTTCGCCGTCTTGTCCGTCGGCTCCGCGCCCTGCGCCGGAGGAGTCACGGCTGCCGGAGCCGCTGCCGCAGGCGTGACCTCTCCTGCGGTCTTGTTCTGCTCGCCCATGAGCATCTCCAGGAGGTCCATCGACTCCTGTTCCGTGAAGTCGTTCAGAGTGAGGCCGCGGTCCGCCGCCAGCTTCATCAGAGCATCACCCGCCGCTGCGATCTTCGTCTCGAAGTCCATCATGATGTCTACCTCGTCGTTCGTCGTTGCCCGATCGTCGGTGGCCGCGCGAAGCAGCCTCGGAAGGGGAGTTACAGTGCGATCTGCACCGCGTTCCGGAGCCCGGAGATGAAGTTGGTGCTCCGATTCATCGTGGCGCAAACCTCGTCACCGAGAGCACTGAGCTTACGGTAGTTGGGGCTTGTCATCACGTACTTCACAGCAGCACCAAGTTCCTCTTCGACCTCTGCCACCTTTTCGAGGTGAGCCGAAATCCAATGTACCACGGTGGATGAAGACAGGAGAAGACCCGCCAGCGAGGCTGTCTTCGTCAACTGCTCGAAGTCGGGTGGAGACACCTCGTGGTACTTCGGCATCAGGTGCTCAGCCTGCTTCAGGAGCGAGGCCCGATACCCATTGTAAAGAGCCGCGACATCATGAACGAACACGGCATCAAGTAGCTGTGGAAGAGGGGCCGAAGCCGTCTTCGCCATCGTGCCGAGCCGGTAGTGAAGATGCGGGGCAAACGAAGAGCGGTGCTCGACGTAAGGCATGAGCTTCTCCGCCAACTTGGGCGAGAAGAGGGCGGGGTCCACGGCATAGCCAGTCTCGTATCCAGGCAGCGATGTCCTGAACGTCATGTTGTGCTCGGCAGCCATCGCGGCGACCTTCGCGTGAAGCGGGTGCTCGGTGCCGACGACGCCATGGAACTCGTTCGGCTTGAGCATTATGCCCAGACCAGCGAGCGTAGAGAGCAGGGTCTTTGCCCCCACCTCCTTCGAGAAGGAGGCCAGCTCTCCGAACGGGATATCCATCTCGGAGTTGGCGCAGAGCTCGACCTTGCGTGTGATGCCTCCAGGGATCTCCTTCTCCATTGCCATCTTCTTCATTTTCCGGAGGCGGTCTCGGGTGAGAAGGGTTCCAGGTTCCGCCTTCTCACTGGCTGTCTTCGACATGTCCGAAGCCCCCTTCACGAGCTCACCGATACTCTGAGGACGCTGACGTTCCCCGGGCCGGCTGCCATTCGCACCCATGAAGAACATCACGCGTGCGGTGCGGTCAGCTCCGATCCACACGAAGCTGATGTCGAAGAAGCGTGGATAGTCGTTGTAGACGAAGACCTTCTGGCCATCGTCCAGTACCTGCCCACGCTGCTTGACCATGTGGTCGCAGTAGTCAGCCTTCGTAATGGCGAGCCCACGGATGGGCTTCACGGTCCGGTGATACACCAGGATGGCGACACCTGGGCTGGCGTGGCGCTTGGGGTCGTAGCCCTTCTGGGCCTTCTTTACGGCCTCCCAGTCGGTGCAGATCGAGCAGAAGTCGAAGGGGACCTTGCAGCCCATCGAGACATCGACTCGATCGCCTCGTCCGATCCTATCAAGAATCGCAGAGTGACCACGTTGCATGGCGAGGTCGACATCGACTCGCATCACGAGCTCGATGCGCTTCTGTGCCTCGTTGCGGGCGACGAACACGACATCCCCGAAGCCCAACGAGGTGGGGTCCGAGTTCTTGTGGTGGGCGTAGACCGTCGCGCCGTAGTAGCTGGGGTAACCGAATGGCCAGCTCTTCGCGATGCGAGCCTGTACGACGGGATCGGTCTCCCAGTTCTCGTATTCGCCGTGCAGATGACACGTCTCGGGAGCGTGCAGCAGACCGTTGAAGTCGAGGTGTGGGTTGTACCCGTAGTAGTCGACGTTCGAGTTCGGCCCGTAGTACTCCGAGTACCCCATGGCGTTCACGTGAGTGAACATGTACTTGGGGTCTGGACGCAGACGCGAGATGAAGTCCTCGACGAGCGGAAGCGCGCCGGCGACTTTCGTCATGTGCCCGGCCTCGATGAGATGAACCGGCGGCTCGCCTTCAGCCGACGAGAACGCACGCTTCAGCATCATGGGTCAGGTCGTTTCGGGAGCGTGGGCAGCGCCACGACGCATCTTCTGGACGTGGCTCTTGAGCATGCGGTTGTACCGCTGCTGGACGCCTAGGTCGTGGCGCAGGCCTTCCGACTTGTCCTTCTTGGAGGCATCGCCCATGCGAAGGACGACGTCGCTGAGATCCTTGCCGAAGTGACCCGGCTCGGGGCGCTTGAGGGCGCTGAGTTGACGAGCCTGCTCGAACAGCGCGGCGTGCGGGTTCATCGGGTTGTTCATCTGAACCATGTTGTTCACGAAGCTCGCCGCGACCGTGGGGTCCCCCGCGAGCTCCGGGTTCAGGCGATGGAGCGTGTTGAAGTACCGCTGCACGTCCTCGGACGGCTTGTCCGCGAGGTGCGGGTTCTGGTCCATCATCGTCTTGTAGGCCCCCGCCTTGCGTGAAGCCTCGGTCATCTTCGAGATGACGGCGCCGATGCCTTGAGCTGCGAGCGCGGCGAGCGGAACGGCGATCGGAGCGACCTCCATCATCGTGTGCCCCAGGCCCTTCAACGCATGAAGGTCACCAGGACCCATGAGAGAGGCCGTCTTCGCGACGACACCGACGTACTCACGTGCGACCGCATGCTTGGAGATCAACATCAGTAATACCCTCCTCCACCGCCACCGCCGAAGTCACCCGGCCGAGCCCCAAAGTCCCTTGGGACGAGGGCAGATCCGACGGCATTGCCTGCCGCACCCATCTGCTGTCCGAGCCACGCCTTACCACGACGTGTGGGAGCGTACTGGTTGGCAGCATGGTTGGCGATCAGAACGGGAGCTGCATAGCCCACCGTCTTGCCGATCGCCTCCGAGCCGAGGTTTCGCCCGATGGCCCCGCCCACGCTTCCTGAAGCCTGGAAGACCTTGCCCGTGGCTTTGCCGACGGTCTTCGCAGCCTCAGCAAGACCTGCCAGCTTCAGAAGCGTGATGGGGTTCATCGATTGCTCCGCAGGAAGTCCGAAACGCGGACGAGCTCACCCTCGACCTCACGAAGGGCCTCACAGGCGACCTCGTAGTCGTGAGCATGCTTCACGAACGCATCGAACGTCGAGCGGATCGGGTGACCTTCCGAGATCACCCGGCTTGCCGTCTTCACGCCGTGGGGTGCACGGGTGGGGTTGAGCGCCGAGAGGAGCTCGGTGGCGTGCTTGGGGCTGATGCTTCCCCAGGCCCGCTCGAAGTCCTCGAAGAACGCTCCATCGAGGCAAGCACTCTTCACCATGGCCGCCAGCTTCTGAACGTCCTCGGTGATGTAGTAGCTGCTCACGCTGACTCGTTCGGCGAGGTCGATGTGCGTGGCCTGGAGCTGCTCACGCAGCTCACTGATGTCGGCGAGGGCAGCCCGCTTCTCGGAGACGTCGTGGACACCCGACTGCGAAACGGCTGCCGTCTTGCGGGTGGGCTCCATCGAGTACTCCGACATGCTCCGCGGACGTGCCGGTGCCGAGGCAGCCTTGAGCCGCTCGATCACCGCACTCGCGTCGGCGGGACCACCATCGAGCTCGACCACTCGCATGGACGGATCCATGGAAGCGAACTTCCGGTGGAAGGCCTCGTGATTTGCCGCTTCGACGACGCGACGAATCTGCTGCTCGTTGAGCTTCGTCATGCCGATCGAGCGAACTGCGGCATCCGTCAGGGACATGCCCGACGTCTCCGCAGTCTGCGCTGCCGTCTTGCCGAGCTGCGTGAGCTGCTCAGCCGAAGTCGTGTGCCAGGTGTTTGCTTCGAGGTTCATCTTCGTGCTCCTGTCTGATGCAGGGGCCAGGTCAGTGCCTAGGATAGCTCAGGATTGCATCAGTAGGGAAGGAAACCCACATGAACCATGCCAGGCTCCTCGATCTCGAAGTTGATATCGTCACGATGAGGCGTCGTATCGACGCGCTGGAGGCTCGTCTGACTGGCTCCGTGCAGGATCTAAACGGCCCGCAACCGTTGTTCGACTTGTACGCCCATCTCGTGTTGGATGGCCTGGAACCCACCCCAGACAGTGCTGCTCTGATGCGTACCTGCGTCATGTTGATGACACCACGGACGCTGCTCGATCTCGCACGCCTGACCGGTGACATGTTCTCGTGGCGGCCGTTTCTTGCAGGTCTCGACCTCCTGCACCTGCGAGGCTACGACGTCACAGAAGCGACAGAATGGCTCGAAGGCTCAGTGCAGGACCTTCTACGAGCCCAGGGTCTCGGGATGCTGAGGCCTGAAGACGTCCTTCGTTCACCTACTGGGCCGATCGCTGTGCTGAAGCGAATCGCCCTATCAGGAAGATGAGAGGACCACTTCCATGAAGACCGCAAGCAAGACCGCATACAACGCCTCCAGCATCCGTCAGCTCAAGGGACTGGAGGCGGTTCGAGAACGCCCCGGCATGTACCTCGGAGACCCGACGAGTGGGGACGCCCTGCACCACTGCGTCTGGGAGGCTGTCGACAACGCCGTAGATGAGCACCTCCAGGGGCACGCCAAGAACATCGCCGTGACTCTGCTGCCCGACGGGTGGGCCAGCGTAGAAGACGATGGTCGTGGCATCCCCGTGGACATTCATCCCGAGGAAGGGATCTCCGCCCTTCAGATGGTGATGACCTCCCTCCACGCCGGCGGGAAGTTCGACCACAACAGCTACGACCAGAGCGCTGGTCTGCACGGTGTCGGCATCTCCGCGGTAAACGCTGTGAGCTCAGAACTCATGGTGCACGTTCATCGTGATGGCCACATGTACAAGCAGCGCTACCAGCAGGGCATCGCCGTCACCGCGGTAGAGGATCTCGGGAAGGTCTCTCCGAAGAGCAAGACCGGAACTCGCGTGGATTGGCAGCGAGACCTCACAATCTTCCACGGAATCACCGAGTACGAGTACGACATCATCGACACCCGTCTCCAGGAACTCGCGTTCCTGAACCCCGGGCTCGTGATCACGTTCTCTGACACCCGCGGCAAGAAGCCGAAGCAGGTGCGGTACCACTACGATGGTGGCATCAAGGAGTACGTCGAGGACTTGGTCTCGAAGAAGAAGCCACTGATCCCCGTGCTCCATCTCCAGTCGTTCACGAAGAAGGTGGGCGCCGAGGTAGCACTGACATGGACGGACGTAGCCAGTGACGATATACGCTGCTTCGCCAACAACACGAAGAACCGGGACGGAGGCACTCACCTCACCGGGTTCAAGGCCGGCATCACGAAGGTCGTCACCGACTACATCAAGACCCACGAGCTCGGAAAGTCGCTCGAAGACGGTGTCACTGGGGAAGACATCCGTACTGGGCTCGTTGCAGTCGTCAGCATTCGCATCCCCGACATCAGCTTCAGCTCGCAGACGAAGGACAAGCTCGTCACTGCAAGCGCCCGCAAGCTGGTCGAGGACCTTCTCACCGAGAAGCTCGAAGACTGGATGTCAGGCCACACCGACGCCGCCAAACGCATCGCAGACCGTGCCGTCCTGAATGCAAAGGCGAGAGAGGCAGCTCGTCGAGCTCGTGAAGGTGTCTACCGGAAGTCCGAGATGGACATGCTTTCGCTGCCGGGCAAGCTGGCCGACTGCCAGAACAAGAACCCCGCAGAGTCCGAGATCTACATCGTCGAGGGAGAATCCGCCGGTGGCAGTGCAAAGGCGGGCAGGGACCGGAAGTACCAGGCCATCCTGCCACTGCGGGGCAAGGTCCTGAACGTGGAGCGTGCTTCTCTGGAAGCCGTTGCAGAGAACGCCGAGCTCGGAACCCTCATCACGGCGCTCGGGTGTGGGATGGAGGCGACCCGCAACTTCAACGTGAAGAACCTGCGCTACCACAAGGTCATCATCATGACCGACGCCGATGTCGATGGTTCGCACATCAGAACGCTCCTGCTGACGTTTTTCTATCGGTACACCCCCAGGCTTGTGTACGAGGGCTTCCTCTACATCGCTGTGCCGCCTCTCTTCAAGTTGAAGAAAGGCACCGTCGAGCGCTTCTTCACGACCGAGCAGGATCTGAGGTCCTACTTCGTCTCGCAGAACCTGTCTCCACAGGAGGCAAGCGACCGTGGATACCGGATCACCAGGTACAAGGGTCTCGGTGAGATGAACCCGGAGACATTGTGGGCGACCACGATGAACCCAGAGATCCGCATGCTCAAGCAAGTCACGGTCGAGGATGCCCTGGAGAGCGAACGCATGTTCGACTTGCTCATGGGAGCAGACATCGACAACCGCCGCAGCTACATCGAGGCCAACGCCCTGGCCGTGCAGAACCTTGATATCTGAATCGGGAAAACGGTTCAGAACCCCCTATAAGTAAGATGAACGAGAAGATGCCGCCGTTCAGACTGGGCCCAGGCATTGAACTAGAGACAGGGAGAACAAGAACATGGATCAGACGCAGACGAACGAGCACGAGCGTACCCACGGTGGCAACGAGCAGGGGGACCGTGCGTGGGCGGCCCGCATGAGCCACGAGAAGGAGAGCCGCGATGTGGAACGCCACAAGCAGCTCCTCACCAGCGTCGAGGAGATCGCCTCGGGCATGGCTCGCAACGCGGTCGAGAGCGAAGCGACGCTGAAGGCCATCTTCGACACGGTCGTCCCGCCGGAGCCGGTGTCGACGTTCGGCAAGCTCATCGTGCAGGCGGACACCCTGCTGAAGCGTGCGCTCCCGGCCGTGCGCGTGACGGGCGCCCTCGTGGCGGTCGGCTACGGTGGCTACCAGGGCGTGCAGAGCGTGCGTGGCTACCTCGCGCGGCGCGAGGCGGCGATGAACGCGGCGGCGCACCCGACGCGGAAGAGCCCGCAGTAGGTCTGAAGAGGGATGGTGCGAAAGCACTGTCCCTTTTCTTTTGCCTAGGTGTTGTTGAAGCCGTCGCCTGGGTCGCCGTACGAGTAGGGGATCTCCCCGTCGTAAGCATCGTCACTGACATAGCCAGCGAGCCGCGACTCTTCCTCTTCCTTGAAGGGAGCGATGATGTCGGGACGCTTGTGCTCCAACATGGACGCGAGCAAACAGTACAGGGAGGCGTGAAAGGAGTCGTCAGTCTTCCCCTTCGGCTTGTCGTACTTGATCATCCGAAGGTTGTCGGAGTCCTCGGCATGGATGTTCAAGAAGTCGTCACCGTACGGCCGCTCGATCGTGGACCACTTCGGTAGACGCACCTTACGACGCTTCAGCGCCACGAACATGTCCGACATGAGTGGGGTACGGAACGCAACGGTGCGGTGAAGCTTCGGGACATACTTCAGCTTCATGTTCAAGCGGGCCGCATACTCGAACGGGAAGATCCGCTGCATGCCGAACTTCGAGAGCAGACGCTTGTTCTGGTAGAAGCCGAAGCCGAAGTCGGTGCCTACATACTTTGGACGGAAGCGTGTGACGAGGGACTCTATCTCATCCATCTGTGCGATCGGGTCCGTCAGCGGGCCGACGAAACGCATCATGAAGAAGATCTGGAAAGCGGCGTCGTCCCGACAGTAGGCACCCATCGTGAGCACGGTGAAGGCTCGCTCGCCACTGCCCCAATCGATGCCGAAGAACGTGGTGTTGTTCTGGGCGATTTTGTACGCCGTCTCCAGATTGTTCTCGATCTTCGGCTCGCAGGTCTGGATGAGCTCCAGCTTGGAGATCGGCTTCGAGGCGGAGTCGTAGGAGATCGCAAGGACCTCGTTCATGAACTGCGCCGTGGGGTAGCGCTCTCGGGCGGCGAGGATCTCCTTCCACTTCTTGGGCGACTTCCAGAACCAGGGCACCATCAGACGACAGACGCGGTAGCCCTCGAAGGTGATGCGCTCGTTGTCGAGCTTCTGCATCTCCACCCAGCGAGCGTACGGGTGCTCGGGATTGATGGCGTGCCCGCAGCGGTCACAGATGGGGCCATCCTTGCCCAGGTTCTTCTCACTGAGGATGTTCCAGTGCCAGGTCGCCGGCATGTTCGGCAGACCATGGTGCTCACACGGAATGCACCACTCACTGGCGGTCGAGTTGTCCGCCCAGTAGTGGTGGATGTTGTTGTCCATGCTCTTGGGAGTTCCCGAGTACACGAACAAGGTGTCCTGGTGGTGGGACGTCGTCTCTTCAATGACGGGCATGGTCGTCGAGACCAAGTCCTGAATCTCGTCGAGGAAGAGATCGTTCACGGACAGACCACGGATACGGTCGGCAGTGAGGAAGGCGTACCGGAGGTAGATCTTCGAGCCATTCGCGAAGTGCTTCTCGAACAGGTTGTTCGTGAGCGCCTCGTGGGTCTGCGCCTTGATGAGCGGGCTGATGTCGATGATCTCGTTCAGGCGTGTCTTCGAGAAGACGGCCGTCTGCATCGCCGAGGGAGACACGAACAGCGACGTGTGCCCGGGGCGCATGCCGGCACGGCCGAAGATGCGGTTGCCGATCGTCGTCGACTTCTCGGTCTGACGGCTCGTGAAGAGCAGCACCTTGCGGGCGGGAGTGTCGTAGATGCGCTTGAGGTACTTGCGCTCGTCAAACACGAGAGGGACTGCGGCGCCGGTGTCGCCATCCTTGATGCGGATGAAGGCGGTGACCCACTCGGATGTCAGGAGCTGGATCCTCCCGGTCTTGGCCTGTTTCGCCTGGGCCAGCTTGTACTCCAGGTCGCTAACACGTACACCGTACTCAACGGCCATGTCACGATCTTCATCTTCGTCGAAGCCAACCCTGACCGCCATCTCTGGAACCATCCTGAAGGCACTCGATGCCCTCGTCGTTCAGTCTGCCACGACTACAGAAGGTGTGTGGCACCGTACGTCCCGCTCACATTCTCCGGAGCTCAAGGATGCTCTCCGGAACTACGTAAAGCAGAACAACAAGTACCACCACACCCGCTTCGAGATTCATTTCCCGAAGCCGTTCGTGCTTCGACTCAGTGAGAGACCGGAGCCCCCTCGATCTGCTCCAGGAACCGCTGGACGAGCAGACGCAGGTCCGGCGCGATCACGCCCTGGACGATGATGAAGAACGAGTTGAACTCGGCCTCGAACCCGGCGTGGACGTTGGGGACCTCGAACATCTGCGGGATGGCGTAGTCGAGCCGCTTGTCCATCGCGTACGTCTCGTCCCACTTGTCGGCGACGTTGTCGCCTTCGATCTGCGGGAAGATGTGGATGACCAACGCGTTGTCACGCTCCCGGACGCCCCACTCCATGGTGTAGCGGGGCCGGGCGATCGCCTGCATCTCCGGGAGGTCGGGGCGGATGCGCTCCTCCTCGCTGAGCTGCGCGATATTCTTGATCTCGTCGGTTGCGGGGTTCGTCATGACGCATTTCCCTTTTCTGTGTTTTGCGCCTCCAACATGTTGTAGAGGGGCAGTTCCTCGACGCTTGTCAGGCGCTTGGGATCGAACTTGGTGTCCATCTTCCGGAGCTCATCGAGGAGCTCGGCGCTACCACCACGACGCATGTCGACCTGCTCTTGAGCAGCGATGAGGCTGTTCACCAGCGCCTGCATCGCAGTCGCCTTCTGCATGCCGGGATAGCGGGTGGCCGTCAGCTTGATGAACTCCATGAAGGAGGTGTCCCGGACGTACCGGAACATGATCGATTCCTTGGGGACGCCACCGGCACCACGTGACGCGATGAACACACTCAGCGCAGCACCGACCTGGCTGCGGGGAGCGAGGAACACCGTCGAGTAGTCGATGGAGTTGGGCATGCCCTCCAACAGGATCGGCCACTTCGTCATCGGCACTGCTTCGATGTTCCAGAAGTAGTGAGCGTAGTAGCGGACGGTCGAGATGTTCATCACCTCGGGGTCGAGACCATGTCCGATCGCGAGGCGCTTGGCGATGTCGCGGTAGTTGAGCGGACCGAGCAGCATGATCTCCAGCTCTCGACGAACTGAAGGCTGGTCCAGGATGTCGATTGCAAACATGACGTGGGGTTCCCGTGCCCACAGGTCATAGATGCGGTGGGCGTGCAGGAACAGCGACGTCGGCTGGTGCTTCAGGTTGGTGGGGTCGTAGCCCGCCGGGAACTGAAGACCACGCTGCGCAAGCTGGAGGATCTCCATGAAGGCGCTGAGCACCTTCTCCTCCCGTGGCACCGGCATGTTCTGGCGCATGAGCTGGGCGACCAGCTCATTGACCTTGAAGCGGCGTTGCGAGAGGAGGAAGGCGATGTAGTTGCGGGCTGGGTGTTCGATGTTGATGTTCATGTTTCACGATGCGGCAGCAGCCGACGGCGTCCCGTCGGCATCTGCGGTGCGCATCGCGAGGCCCTTGAGGCCCTGGATGACCTCGTCGAGCGCACGAGCCGCACGAGCCGCAGCCGTCTCCGGAACCTCGGTCATACCGAGGCGAGAGAACAGCGTGAGCTCGCAGACGGTGTTGAGCGCTCGATCGAGGTACGGCAGCTTGCCGACGTACACCCGCAGATTCTCGGGATTCAGGAAGTTGAGCGAGAGGACGCTGTCGACGGTCTGGATGTCGGGCAGCACCGAAGCTTCCTTGATGAGGTCCTGCCGGAGAGCACGGACCTGCGCGACCTTCTCGGACGCCGTCTTCTCGATGTCCTGCATGAACGTCTCGACCGTGCGGACGTCGTGCACGCCGATCACGTGCTCGGTGCGCATCGTGTGCGAGGCATGCTTGATGATCTCGTGCGCCTTCAGCGGAGTCATGCCAGCAGCACAGAGCACGAAGATGGTGTCCTCGATCGAGGCGAGCTTCGGGACCGTAGCCTCGAACCCCGGCAGCTTGTGAAAGGTGAGGTCGATGACGTCGCCACCGTGACGAAGGGCGATGAACGGCTGGCTGAGAGCCGAGGTCTTGGCCGCTTCGAGGTCATCGACGAGGGGCACCGCCGTCTCCTTGTTCAGTGCGAGGAAGCGTGCCGAGGCAGGCAGCGAGCACTCCTGCTCCCCGGGCATCATGTGCTGAAGCCCCGGGACGAGACGGACCGTGTGAGGCTGCCCGGTGAGCGTGGTGACGTGGACGAGGTCGCCACCATCCATCGAAGCCTCACGGCCCTCGATCTTGAACGGCACGGTCGCCTCGATGCCACTGGGGGTCACCACGTAGAAGAGACCCGAACCCGTCGGCTTGTCCTCGGGAAGGCCCATCGAGGCGTCCGAGATCTTCGCGCCGATGATCGAGCCCTGGACCGCAGCCGTCGCACCGTTCGTGAACACGGCCATCGGAACGCGGGTGCCATCGAAGTCGACGAGCGAGGGGAGAACCCAACCCATCATCTCCTGCCCGTTGATGTCGCGGACGCGATAGACGCCCGGCTTCTCGATGACCTCCCAGCGGTCGTTCGTCGTGTCGAGAGGAGCAGTGTCCTTCGCCGGCTCGGAGACGGTGACGGTGCCTTCGGTGTCGACCTTCTTCGTGAGCTCGGGGCCCGCGAACTTCAGCATCTGCCCACGATCGATGTCGTCGCGGCTGAGGCCGAAGATCGAGCGCGACGCCGTCTTCATCCAGTACGTGCTGCGTGCCTCGTCCCAGCCGAACTGAGCGACCTCGATCGGGGCGTAGCTGGCGGCCTTGTCGATGAGAAGATCGGCATCCCCCTCCGTGAGGAGACGGCCATCGAAGTTGGCCAGGTGCGACACGACCGCGAGGAAGGCCGGGTTCTCCTTGAGCTGCGATTCCAGACCCAGCGACGAGATCTTCTCACCGAGCATGTCGAGGTCGGCCTGTGACAGCGTCGGCGCGATGCGATGCAGCAGCGACTCCTCGACGGCCGCGGCGACCTTCGAGGCTGACTTCATGCCCGGACCCATGACGTAGTTGACGCTGTCACCTGCGCCGCCACTGAAGCCCGAGCCGGGGGAGTTCGAGGAGCGTCCCGGCGGATAGAACATCGAGTAGAGACTCTGGTCGCCCGAGTCGTCCGTCATCATGTCGAAGGTGTTCGGGCGGAACAACGCTTCGCGGAGACGGATGCCGTTGAGCGGGTACACGCGCTTGTCCTGCGTCATCACGATATCGAGCGGACACAGCTCGGTATTCTTGATGATCACGGGAATCAACGCCTTCTTCGACGTCGGCTGCTCGTTGCCGGCCATCGAGAGGGCGGAGTCCGTCTGTCCCGAGATGACGATGACTCCGAGAGCGAAGCCCTGCTCATCGTCCTGCCGGAGCATCACGACCTGCGGGTTGTACTCCGAGGCCTCGGGGACCTGGCGGAAGAGCTCCTGGAGGATCTGCGGCCCCCACTTCGCCGCATCCTCGTCGAGCGGGACGGCAGCGACCTTGTCCTGGAAGATGGGGGCGACGTTCGTGAAGAGGTCCATGGTGTGCATCCTAACATCGAAAACGTGTTCAGGAGGAGAGCTGCCTTCAGAGAAGCTTGAACTTCTGCGCCAAGATCGTGGGAGGGGGCGGTCCCACGCCTGCGGCACTACCGAGAGTGGTCAGGTACGTCATGAGCTGGGTGCCCAGCACGCCCGGTTCAGTGGCCCCAGCTCCGCCAGCGACGACATCACCGTCGAGGATGACCTGAGTGGCCTTCACCCGAGCCTCGGAGCCGCCTTCGACACGTGCCTTGCCGTTGGCCTTCATGGTGAGATCACCATCTACTTGAACGTCGTAGTTGCCCTTCACACGAAGCGAGTAGTTCGCCCCAATCATCTCGGTCTTCGTGCCGTCCATTTTCAAGAGCATGCTGTACGTGGCGCTCGTGACCTCGCCCGTCTCCGTATTGATGCCCTGCGATGCAACCATGATCTCCCAGACCTGGGCATCGCCTCCTGCGGGACCTCGGAGCGGGAAGTGTCGGATGCGGAACGAGGCCTTCTCGTCCTGCGCATGTTCGTTCATGTGGAAGACATACGACGCGGGAGCATCACCTCCCGGATCGTTCTCTTGGCGTTCCACCGTCCAGCGGATGTTCCCGCCAAAGGTGTCCATCGTGTAGTTCTCCGCGAAGTCGCGGACGTAGTTGTTGATCGGGATGTAGATGCGCTGCGCAAGCTCCGTAGAGCCGAGCTGAAGAACACCACCACGACGAAGCAAGATGAAGTTCTCATCTCGCGTCGTCATGAAGATGTCTCCGGGCTGGATGTCGAGCCGCCGCCCACGGAACGAGACATCGGTCGTGCTCCCACCCGCGGACGTGCTTCGGGTAGGGGTACCGTCGTCGCTCTCGATGACCGACGGGATTGCGATGAAGCCGAGGATGAACGGCGGCGTAGTGTCGTTGCCTCGGAAGATCTGGCAGCGAGCCCCAACCTCGGGGAGGAAGTAGATGCCCTCACCGTTCTCGTTGTGGAAGTATGGCAGAGCGCACTGAAGGTCTTGAAACGGCTTCTGGGTGTGACGTGTGACGACGCTGACAGTGAAGTTCGCCTTGTTGACGTTCGTCACCATCGCTTCCTCGATGACGGCGGGGAAGAAGGCGTCCGTCGAGGGACCGCTAGCGCTGTAGTGCCCGTCGCTCATCGACGTCCCCTATGGCTATGTCGAGCGACACGGACGCACCACTCCACGAAGACATCTTGCGGGAATGCCTGCTTCATGAAGTTGATGTCGCGGTGAACCCACTGCACGTTGCCCTTGATATAGCCCTTCTTGCTGTCGATGCGATCTAGCGATGCAGTAGAGGTTCCGGCCTTCATCGTGGTCGGTGCAAGCTGAATCGGAAGACCGGTCAGAGCACATAGACCTTTTTGCTTCTCGAAAAGCTTCCAGGCACCAGATATCGTGATGCCGATCTCATACCCACGTCGGTCAGCAGTCTTCGTGATGTTCCTCCAACGTGTGTGTGAGAGGTCTCCGATGCCCTTGTATTTCGAGCTACGCATCCTCTTGCGCACGCACCCGCAGGTTCGCGGGTAGTGTTTGTTGTGTCCCCGTACGAACTCCGACAACGACATCTTGATCTTCTTGCCGCATCGACACTGAATCAGCCACACCACCCCGTAGCGCGTGGTCTTCCCCGTCGGGTGTAACGCCGTGAGGTGGCCAAGTTCCTGGCCAGTAACATCTCGACGGTGATTCGCCATCAGTACTTGGCTACACCACGACCTTTACCGAACTCGCTGCCCATCGCCAAGCCCGGGATTGGGTGCAAGCCGTGGACGTCGGACTTCTCGTTGAGAGCCGCCGCCGTCATGATGTGCTCCTGGAGGCGATTCGACTGAAGTCGTGCCATCCAGTCGTGCTGCTTCAGCGCGGTCGTGGTCTCCGTGGCCTTCAGTACCGGGCGCACTTCGATCGGCTTCCGGCCCTTGAGCACGGTTCGATTGATTTCCTCGATCATGGGGAACTGCATATGGTCCCCACGGAGGATGGTCGGGTGGTCGCCCGGGTCCGACACCTCAACCGTGCTGGTTGCATTGCGGACCGTAAGCTCGACGTGACGACGAAGGACGTCCTCCTTCTCGTAGATCTTCCCGATGCGATCGACCATGTGGTCCTGTGTCGCTTCGAGACCACGGGTCTTGAGCAGCATGTTGAGGTTCGGGTCGCCCTCTGAGAGCTGCTCACCGCGCTGGAACCTGTAGCCGGCCTTCACGTGCGGAAGAAGCGGCTGCCGAGAGTAGAGATCGACCTTGCTCTCCGCGAAGCGAATCTTGTGGCCACCCTGCGGCTGAGCCTCGACACGGGTGATGAGGCCTGCACGCGGAGCGATGATCGCATCAACTGGCGAGCGCTTCGCCACCCCGAACACCCGCTCGACTGTGCTGAACTCGTCGACGGCACCACGCTGCGTCGGGACGATGCCCTGGTTGTGCGTCTGCTTCAGCATGAGCTGTGCAGCACGCTCACCGATGGCCTGAGCCGCCATGATGCCGACGTTGTCACCCAAGTCGTAGTTGACTCCGGAGGGGTGCTTGCCCATGCAGGTCGAACAAATACCGTGCGGCATGCGGCACTTCAGCGGAGACCGCACGAACAGGTTCGTGACACCCGACTTCGAGAAGGTCTGCTGAAGCCCGGGGGTGATGACGGTGCCAGCAGGGATCGTCTTGCCACCGGCTGTGACGGGAGAAGCGAGGTAGCGGTCGACGAGGTCGCGGTCGTTGACGCCGAGGCTGATGCCCGAGTGGGTTCCGCAGTCCATCGCCGTGATGGGCGAGTCGATGTTGGACTGGATGAGCTCCTTCGTCAGCACGCCGGGATCACGGACAGCGTCGACCTTCTGAATGGTGCCCTTCCGAGCTCCTGCTGCCTGGAGGAAGTAGCCGCCGACGTCGATGCCTTCTGAGAACGAGCGAGTGATCGGCACCTTCGAGGCATGCCCGAGGTGGTTCTCCACAAGCATCGGAGCAATCACCAAGCCCTGGAACTGCTCCTTCTTGGCCTTGATGCCCGAGGCCCGCATGTCCGAGATGTTGGTGGGGTGCTTCTTGAAGTGCTCGTCGTACGTCTCGTGCAGCTTCTTGGTGGCGTCGATCCAGATCTGCGTCCGCTCTGCGTCGGGCTTGCCTTCGGCACGTCCCTTCGCAGCTGCGATGATCTTTGCGCGCTCGACCCGCATCGGCTCCAAGTCCGACAGCCGCACAGTGTGCCCGCTCTCGAACGCCATCTTGAAGCCGAGCTGGGTGAGGTTGCGCGTGAACGGCTCGAAGGTCGCCGGCGAGTGCTGCGCCGTCTGACGCAGCATGTCCGTGACGAACTTCTTCGAGATGGGGGTGTCGATGTCAGTGAGGACCTTCGTCTTGTACTGCTCGGGTACGACGTGGGAGATACGCACACGACCGAGCGTGGTGCGGTGCCCACCGACTGTGATGACGTCGTCGAGGTTCACCTTGTTGTTGACGAAGGCGGCCTCTGCCTCCTTCGACGATGCGAACGTCTGGTTCGTCTCCCGCTTCTTGAGGGACATGCGGTAGAGGGCCAGCATCGCCTCGTTCGTCGGAGTGAACAGGACCTCTCCCGTACTTGCCGAGATGGACCGGTTCGACGGGAGGAGCTTGTACGCTTCCTGGACTGCGGCGTGTTGGATGGGGAGCAACAGCGCCACCGTATCGCCATCGATGTCTCCACCGATCGGAGGGAGAACGAGCGGGCTCACCTTGATGGCTCGCGAATCCGTCAGCTTCACCTTCTGACCGATGATGCCGTACTGGTGGAGCACGGGGTCACGCTTCATCAAGACCGGACGCTCTTCGATCTCTCGCTGGAGAGCAGCCTCGGCCACCGCGGAGCGCTTCGAGATCTCCTGCTGCGCCTGGATCGGGTTGTAGCCCATCTGCACGAGGCGATGCCCCACCACAGGCCGGAAGAGCTCGAAGGCGATCTTCTTCGGCACGCCAATCTCATCGGCACCGAGACCTGGGTCAGCGACGATCGTGGCTCGTGCTGTGTAGTCCTGCTTCTTGCCGATGACCTTGTCCTGGAAGAAGCCATCCTTCGGCGAGTCACCCGCGATGGTGTGCAAGATGCCGGGCAGGAAACGACCTCGCACAGGGTTGCCCTGGAAGTCGATGTCGAGCGCCTTCTTCCCCTTCGGGGTCGTGCCAAAAAGGTTCTGCATCTCCTGGTAGAGATCACCCTGCGCCTGAAGGAGACGGCGGTCGGGGATGCCTTCCTTCTTCGAGGCCTCCAACGACGAGTTCACCATACCGAGTCGGCGGTAAAGCTGGTTCAGCGGATCGATGCGGTCGGTGCCCTCCGCACTCTCCTGGAAGGGACGGTAGATCGGAGGAAGCACCGGGAGCAACTTCATCGTGTACGCCTCGGAAGGCGTCTTGCCGTGCTCCTTCAGCGCACGCAGCGACTTGTACGCGAAGATGGCGTTGTTGAGCTCGCTGCTCTTCACCTTCGGATCGTCGATCATCGCCTTGTAGTGCTTCAGCTTCTGATCGACGTTGATCTTGGCGAGACCCTCGCGGATCGCCTCGCCCCCGATCTTGCCGTTCAACTTCATCTCACCAGAGATAATCTTCTGGATGTCCTGCTTCTGGATGCCCAGCAGCGAGGAAATCGAGTCAGCGAAGATCGGGTTCGGCATCGGCGCTGCGAGCTCGATGTAGCCCCAACGCTGCTTGTCCGGGCCGAAGATGTGCGGGTCGAAGATGCCTCCGCTCTTCGGCTTCATGTTCTTGGCTGCCACGGTGAGGGATGGCTCGGTGACCTTGCCGCTCTTGCCTCCGGCCCACTTCAGCGTCTCTGCATCGGTCTGCGGAACGAGGCTGAGCAGGCTGCCCTTCTTCTCCAGGTTCAAGCCCGTGGCCTGAAGCAGAGCTCCGAACTTGCTGTAGACGTAGGGGACCTGCGGAGGCGGGATCATCCGGCCGTTCGCGAGAGCAGCCCACAGAGCTTCGGCCTGCGGACGATCGGACTTGAGGGTCTGCATCTCACCGAGGTTCTGACGGAGACCAGCAGCAAGAGCGCCGTAGATGCCGAGAGAGCCCAAGCTCTGAGCTCCGCTCTCACCACCACCCCGAGGAACGAGATTGGTGTCGTACTGGATGTGCGGCATCCCAGTCGACTTGATGTAGGCGCCGCCGTGTCGGACGTGCGTCTTCTTGTCGATCTGATGTTCGAGCTGGAACACGTAGTGCGGACCGACTGTCACCTCGCCGAGCTTGCGATCGGTCTTGGGGTCGACGAGGAGCTCGGTCTCCTTGAGGCCGTGATGCTTCAGCTCGTTCTGGATCTTTTTCAGGTAGTCGGTCTGTCCGTCGAAGTTCTTGACGATGTAGGGCTGCCCAGTCTTCTCGGCGATCTTGCCTGCGGCAGTCTCCAAGATCTGACCCGGATTCATGCGTCCCGGCACGGAGACCGGGTTGATCAGCATCTCGACGTGCTCGTGCTTGCCATTCTTCATGTAGTACGGCATCTCGTTGTCGGGCAGGATCTGCGTGACGATGCCCTTCGCACTGTGACGCGTCGAGACCTTGGACCCGACGATCATCGGCTCCTTCGTCTTGACGTGAACAGTGATGTTCTTGCCGGAGCGGACCACACGAACAACCTCTCCGGTATGTTCGTGGTCCCACGTCAGAGCCGCGTTCGTGTAGTCGAGGCGGCCCTTCTTGGTGAGCCGGTCGAGCATCTTCGCGTCGATCGTGTCGGGGTTCTTCTCTTCACGAAGAGCCAGAACGAGCGGGTCACCAGGATGGACCGTGGCCCCCTCCTTCACGACACCATCATCGCCGATGTGGTTGTACTGCGTGGGTTGGAAGGCCGTGCCCTTGTGAGCGACGAAGCGGCCCTTGTCGATAACATGGTCGTCGGTGACGTAGAATGACGGCTTCAGGAGATGCTCGGTCCCCATCTTCTTCGCCGCCGACTCGGAGAGGGCGATGCCATCCTCGTGGTTCGCACCGTTCGCCAGGTACGCGACGCGGACGTTTGTTCCGAGAGCAAGTGTCCCGTTCTTCGTGAAGGAATGATCGGCCAAGACCTGCCCGGTGTGCACCCGATCACCCACCTTCACGAGGGGCGTCGAGTGCAACATCGTCTTCTTTTCGTTGAGCGGGTAGTGATCGTAGATGTGGACGGAGTGCTCACGCCCTGCCGGATCCTTCACCACGATCTCGTCCGCCAATACCTTCGTCACGAAGCCGGCTGCTGGAGCCTTGTGCGAGAGGAAGGTCTCACCGATCCGCTTCTCAAACGATGCGCCAGGAGCAGCCTGCACCTGAACAAGCGGAGCTTCCCGGCCCGTCAGCGAAAGAGCCTGTGCCATGTGTCGCGCCGACATGGTCGTGCGGCCGGCAGCATCGTTCTGCATGAACGGGACGAGGTTGGTCTCCGTGGAGAACACCTGTGTCGAAGAGATGAGGGCGTAGTGAGCATCCTTCAGCGGGCGCTCCTCGATATCGCCATGCTGATTCGAGACACGAACCTTCTCGTTGATCGCACGAGGCACACCCCCATGCCACGTGATCTGATCGGGGAGGACTACAATCGCCTTTGCCGCTTCCGCCGGCGTGAGCTCCTCGATCTTCCCGGTCTTCAAGTTGTACAGCTTCGTGTACGGCTTGCGGTCACGCACCACGATTCCGGACGTGAGGTGGGTGGTCGTTCCCGGAGAACCTTCGGGAGTGAAGACAGGATCGACGAAGCCGAGCTGCGAGGGATCGACGCTTGTATTCGACAGCGTGACCTGGTGCTCCGATTTGATGCCTCCAGGACCCATGATCGTTGTCTGGCTACGGTCCGCCAACATCGACACGGGGTTCGTCTGCTTGGGGGTCGAGGTCAGACCCGTGATGCCGAAGACGTGATTGATCGGCTTCTGGATCAAATCGGGCATGACGATGTCACGGAGGATCGACGTCGAGCCAGTCGACAACGCTTCCTGTGTCGACTTCTTGCCGAGGGACTTCAGCACTCGCCCGTGGATGTCATTCTTCGAGGCACGCAGACGTTCGATGAAGTGATCGGCCGGAGTCCACAGTTCCTTGAACTCCAGCGAGTCGATGGGATCAGGACGAACCCGTTCCGCGCTGACGTCGATGAGCTTGCCACTGGCTCGAAGGAGAGCTTCTCCCGAGACCTGATCGAAGCCCTTTCCCAGCGTCGTCTTCGTAACGGCCGGGTCCATTTTCGTCTCGCTGAAGTACTTCACGATCGCTGCCGGAAGGTCGGTACCCGTCGGAACGTTCGCATCCTTCATCGCTGTGTAGAACGAGTTGAGGTCCTGTGCGTAGCGGGCCTTTTTCAAGTTCGCATCGAAGTTCTTGTCGCCCCAGGCCTTCTTCATCTCGTCATCGGTGACGCCGGTGGCCTTGAGGACTGAGTAGAGCGGGATCTTCCGAGCTCCAGTCTTCACGAAGAGGTAGCCGCTGCCCGGTTCCATCTGCACATCGAAGGGGCGCCCCTTCGCAAGCTGGAACTGTGCCTCGAACTCGCCAGCCTTCTCGGTCGCCTTCACGTAGGCGCCAGGACGAAGACGCCACTGGTTCGTGACCGACTTCTCTTGCCCGCCGTGGATGAAGGTGTAGTGCCGCGTCAGCTTCGGGATGTCCGCGATCTTCATCCGACGACCGACCAACGGCTTGCCGGCACGATCAACGACTTCGACATCAGCGATGACAGGTGCCGTGTATGAACGTCCGGTGAGCCGGGCCTGCATCTGGCCCTTGATGTCGTCTGTCCCGAGCGTGGAGTCCGACACCTCCAAGTTCTTCACCCGGACTTCGATCCCCGTTTTCGGGTCCGAGACCGGGAACGTGGCCTGGATTTCCGCGAGGAACCGATGCTTCAGGTCCTCGTACTGCCGGTTCGGATCGGTGTTCAGCACCGTCGAAGTCTACGCGCACGCATCACGGTGGGTCAACGAACCCCACGGAAATAGCCTCTACACAGACCTATCAACATGATGGAGAAGCCCATGCCCAACGAAGAAGACGACGATCTGAGGGACACCCTGACGCAGTACGAAGAGTTCGTTCAGGGCGCCATCACAGAATCCATCGAGGAGACCGACAAGAATGTGGAGCCTGCTGCTGCTTAGCGTGGCGACTGGTCTTGTTCTCGGCCTCAACGCCTACCTGACGATACTTCTCATGCGAGCGCAAGCCCAGGCAGCGGTGCCCGCATGAGGAACAAGCCCATCTACCACTCCAGAACGATCGTGGAGGCCTATGTGAGTGAGAACGACGGCGAGACGCCGCTTTGTGCGATCTGTAGCGAGCACGTCGGAGAGCACACCGATGCGATGCTCATGCTTCGTGGTCAGTTCTTCTACATGAAGAACGAGGGCTACTCCATGTTCGTGCTCGATCCGGACACGAAGCTCCAGTTCATCGAGCTGCCTGACGCCCTTGGGCCCGGCCAGCCTCAGTACGCCCTGGTGATCAACACACCGTCCCCTGAGCCCATCGTGCCAGCGCACGCCGAATGTGTCACCGACGAGCTCTCAATCGATGACGATGACGACGAAGAGGTGCTCCCTCCGGACGACCATCTCGATGAGATGAGCCAGGAGATGCACGATGCCATGGAGCGCGATTTCGATCGCGACCTCGAAGGTGTCGAGTGGGACAAGGATGACAACATGATCGTGAGGAGAGACTGATGCCGAAGTTCTCAGAAGCTCGACAGGAAGCTCTTCAGGAGCTGACCGTCCAGTACAAGCACCGATACCTCAGCATCCCCTGTCTGCTCGGAGGTGTGGGCATCGGGAAAACCGAGATGGCCGCCGAGCTCGCAATCGAGATGGGCGAGAAGGTCATCGAGGACGCTCTCGTCTTCGAGGCCATCCCCACGGGTGAGGCCTCCGATCCGACCGACACTGCGGGCATCCCATGGGTCATTCCGGTCGAGACCTCGGACCTCTCCAAGAAAGACTTCCGAGTCCTGTGGGCGTTGAATCGTGCGGCGTTCGACGCCTGCCATCGCCCGACGATGCTGCTCTTCGACGACATCGACAAAGCCACTCCAATCGTCACGAACTCGCTGCTGCACCTCTTCGTGCATCGCCGGTTCAAGGACTTCGCTCTGCACCCGAAGTCCTTGATGATGTGTGCCGGCAACCGCACCACCGACGACATCCACGCCAACGCGATGTCGGAGTCCCTCAAGACCCGTGTCACAGCCATCGAAGTGGACGCTGACTTCAACGACTTCGTCGAATGGGCGAACAACGTGGAGGACGGGAAGCCCTCGCGCATCGTGCCCGTCATCCTCGGGTTCCTCAACAGCAAGCCCGAGCTCCTACACAAACACGAGGAGAACGTCATCCGCTTCCCGACACCACGTGGCTATCGGGAGGCATCGCTGCACATGCAGGAGTTCACAGACCCAAAGCTGTGGCTTCGTACCCTGACGCGCAAAATCGGCCAGGGGGCAGCAAATGACTTCTGGGCTTGGTACAGCATCCTCTCGAAGGTTGATGTCGATCACATCCTCGAACACGGAACCTTCAAGGAGCCCATCAAGAGCACCGACCCGAAGGTACCCGTGGAGGTCGTGCAGAAAATGGCGGAGTTCGCGGGAGTCTTCGCGGTCACGGATCGCCTCAACAAGAAGATGTCGTCGAAGCACAAGGGGCTGGACCTCTTCATCGAGAGCTTGTCTCCCGAACTTCGTGTCGCCTTCCTTCTTCAGCTTCGCGAGACTGTGAAGCGCGAGTTCAAGAACTTCTATCCGAAGTCCTCGGGCAAGATCATGGGCACCATCATCAAGGATTCTTCGTCGTGATCTTCAGCGACGCAGATCCCACGTACAACAAACGGATGACGAAGGCGGTTACGTCACTAGTCATCCGGTTTCCTTTTTTCGGGTATCTGCTGTTCGGCAGCTCCGTGAAGGTGCACGCCGACAGCTGCAATACGATGGAGACTGATGGTGTCGGGATTTTCTGCGGCAGGAAGTTCGTGATCGCCGAAGACTTCGAGATCGTGATGTTTGGGCTACTTCATGAGCTGCTCCACATCTACTTCAACCACCATGGGCGTCGAGAGACCCGCGACCCGAAGCTGTGGAACATCGCGGCCGACATCTTCGTCAACGGGCAGTGCGGAGAACTGCTCGGTACCCTCGATTCGAGGTCCCAGCTCATCCGCTGGCCGGTTCCTCCACGTTTCATTCAATACCAGTCGTGGGCTGATGGAAAGACGGTCGAGGAGATCTACGTCATCTTGAAGAAGGAGGAAGAGGCCAAGGCTGGATCGACCAGCAAGTACCTCCCGGAGAAGGGACAAGACGACGAGGTCGGCAATGGTACTGACATGCGAGAACCCCCCGCCGCCCCGGGAAAGGTAGAGGACGGCGTAGACACCGGACCGCAACAAGCCAACAAGGACTTCCAAGAAGCCTTTCGTCAAGATATCGCGCACGCCAAGGCGTTGTCGGAGACGAGTTCGATGCACAAGGCGCTCCCCAACGTCGTACGAGAGCGGATGGAGAAGGTTTTGCGACCGACTCTTCCGTGGGGCTCCCTCATTCGGGGCGGGCTCAGCTCAGACCTCGGGTGGGATGAAGCTACGTATGCGCCACCCAAGATGAAGTACTACCCGATCATCTTGCCGCAGACGCGAGTTGTGAAGGAGCGCATCCTCCTCCTCGGCATTGACGTCAGCACAAGCGTCACCGATGCCCTCATCCGCATCTTCATCACGAACGTACAGGCGGCAGCGCATCGAGCCACGAAGGTAATCGTTGTCACCTTCGATGCTGTGGTTCGCGAGCAGTACACGACCACCCAGCCTCGCCACATCTTCGACCACGTCAAGTTTAAGAGCGGAGAACACTCGTACACATCAGCCATCGAGTTGTTCGAGATCGCAGCAAAGGAAAAGCCGAGCGCGATCTGCATCCTGACTGATGGCCACATCAAGTTGCCGGATAAGCCGGTCAAGAAGACGACGTTCGTGATCCCAACCGGAGGCCTGAAGCCTCCATGGGGGACGACATACGTCATGGAGCATCCCTGGTGATGACAGTCTACGAGTCCCTCGCCCACGCCCTTCTCAACGAGCACGGTCGAGGACTCTTCACGGGCACAAGCTTCAGCAACACCCTCTACGGCTTCAGCACGAAGATGTGGAGGTGGCTGCTGGCTGCGTACGGCGAGAAGCTCAGCGAGCTGCCAGCTCAGATGGGGTTGCCTGCTGTACCGAACAGGCCAGCCCCGTATAACTTCCCGACATACACGATCGACAGGACTCTGCGCCTTGGCATCCCGTTGAAGGAGGTGATGCAGATCGAAGCCGTTCGCGGCTACACCTCCCTGCACACGCCGATCCAGATAGCCACGGGACTCATGGAGCATGGCACCGTGATCGAAGAGCTAGAGGCAGAGGAGATCCTACAGTTCGAGTTCTTGCGAAAGTTCTACAAGAACCACAGCGCACAGCAGTTCGTCAGCGCTGTGACCAGCAACCCCTACGCTCCAACCCGCTTCGGGCTTCAGCCGTATCCGATCGAGCTTCTACTGGATCACGAGCAGCGGCCGATCCCGCTCGACTCGCTGGGAAGTGCTGCCTGGTTCCCCAAGGAGTACTTGAAGAAGATGCTTCACCAAGTTGAAGTTCCGCTGTGGTACGGACACCTCTGCCGTCTCAACACACAGTTCGGACAGTGGACGGACATGGTGGGCAGTGCTTCATACAAGATGTTGTATGGCCCAACGAAGCACGACCGAGCGAGCGGTGCAGCGAGGTACATACGAAACTTGCCGGCAGGTAATGCGGAGGACTACTTCCGCAGGCTCACCGGAGTCCGAGAGGGGCTTCGCATCGTTCGTCACGATGCTTCGGTCGAAACGATGGCTTCGGGACTCAAGGCAATCGTGGGGTCAGCCAGGAACGACGACTACTACACACTCATCGGGCGGGCTCTGACGATCGAGGACTTCCGTGCCCTCACCCCGAAGACTGCATTGCTGACTCTCTATTCGGTGAACTACGAGGTCGTTCGGTCGCTCATCGAGCATCACAGCGAAGAGCTGGGTGCGTTGTTCTTCACCCTCACTGGCAAGAATGACTTGCCGATGGTGATGAACTCGATGTCGCCGCATGCCGGGCGTGCGAAGGCATGGCATCCCGACACTCCAGAAGGGAACGTGGAAGCCTTCGACTCTTCCAGCAAGACGCCTCGTGAGACCTGGGATGCACAGATGAAGCCCTTGATCGAGGACTACATCCGGGCCCGGGACTGGAGACACCACATCATCGAACTCGGAGAGCCCGCGGTCATCTTCCTCGCGTTGATGTTGTGGGCCTCACAGCCAACAGATCCGGTACCACGACCAGCGATCACCAGCGTGCTGCGATCCCACCACAGCATCAGCCTCATCGAAGAGGCATTCCAGAAGATGCCCGAGTTCTACAAGAACGAGGGGACTCTTTGAGAAGAGGGGTGAACCCCCTCTTCTTTTACCCACCCGCTCCGCCGAGCGAGAGACGACGGGGCGGCTTCTGGTTCGGCATCGGCCGCATGTCGACACCACCGGTATCGGGGGCCGCAGACTGACCGACGATATGCTGCTTCACGAGCTCGGCGAGCTCGGGCTGAGTCTGTGCAAGGTGATCGATCGACTGCGACTGCATCTCGCGAGGTTGGGCCGAGATCTGATTCGCCAGCCCGGCTGCGACCTGGTCGAGTGGGATGCCTGTAGGAGCCGCAGCGAGACCAGAGCCCATCTCGTCCGTGAACGGGGTCGAGGGTGCCGTGCCCATCCCACCGCCGGCTGCACCGGCTGCTGCGCCTGGGTTGTTCGGGTCCATGGGCAGAGGCAGCAAGCCCTTCTGCTGCAACTTCAACTGAGCTTCCGCCATGATCTCCTGGGCCTGAGCCTGGTAGCGCGCCTGCACAACCATCGCCTCGCCCTGGATCTCCGCCTGGATGAGCTGCTGCTTCTTCAGAGCCTCGGCACGGATCTGCGTCTCCTTCACCTGGAGACTGGACTCGTCCTCGACGTTGAAGTCCATCATCGCGAGCAACGACGTGTCGCTGATCTTCGACTGCTGGTTCAGCGAAGCTGCGAGGGCCATACGCTGAAGGTCATCGGCCATCTTGAACGGCTTGAAGCGTGCCGTCGGGACGCTCCAGTTCAAGTAGTGGCTGGTGCGGCCCATGAACCAGTGGATGAGCCGGTAGTGGTTCTGGACGTTCGACAAGAAGAAGTTCTCGACCATGCGCATCGAGACCGACGTACCGGCGTACGTGCCCTGGCCGAAGACGAGGTCAGACGGGAACCCCATGCCGATCGCAATGAGCTCCGCAATCATGCGGATCTCCTGCATCAGCAAAAGAGCCTTGCCGTTCTCTCCGATGATCTGGTGACCAAGCGGGAACGGCAGGATGCCGTAGTAGCTCGGGTCGACGCGCTGACGAGCGAGCTCGCGCTGGATGTGCCCACGCCAATCAGCAAGGTTGATCGTGCTGAACGGGTCGGCGCCACTGGTTGCTGGTTGCGGGTACAAGAAGATCTGCGGGACCATGTGCGTGAGCAGCACGGTCTCCTGAGACTTCTTCATCAACTGCATGTAGAAGGCGTCCTTCATGACCGGCATGAGGAGCGGAACACCCCAGCCCTGGTCCATGCTGGACAGGGCCGGACGGCGCATGTGGAACACCTCGCGCTTGTCGAACACGAGCGAGCGCTTCTCCTTGACGGCTTGGAGAAAGAGCTGCGGGGTCGTGGCAATGATGTCCTTGCGACCCATGGCCACGAGGCTGCGGAACTTCCCCGAGAGGTCGAGGGCGTAATCCATCCGCCCAGTCGTCTCATTGTGGAAGATGGAGACGTTCTCCGGGTTCCAGCGGACCATGTTGATCTCGCTGGGCTTCGGCTGATAGTCGTCAGTGGCCTGTGCGAAGTCGCTCTGACCGCACTTCGGACACGTCAAGTAGAAGCGGTGATCGGTGTACCGCCAGTGCCGGCGGAAGTTGATCGCATCGATGCGGGCGTTACAGGGCCCGCAGATGATCATCTTGCGGAACGGGAACGAGGGCGAGACCAGCGCATTGCCGTACACGTAGTAGTCGAGGTTCACCTCAAACTGGTGCATGCGGTAGTTGAGGTCGCCCAGCATCAGGTTCCGCCAGCGATCGACGACACCGCGGTCCTTGTGCGTGAAGATGATGTCGGTGATCGGGTACTCGGCTGCCTTCGTGCAGATGGCGTTGATGACACCGTGCGTGAGGAAGTAGTACCGGCAGAAGCCGAAGAGACTGCGAACCGTCTGCGGCGTGTATGTCGACGCCTGATCGAAGAACGGGTTTGCAAACGACTGGTACTGCCGCCCGAGGATGTTGGTGCGGTTGAAGGAACCGCCGAGGGAGGCTCCGCGATTCTCCGCCATCCCCATGGGTCCGCCGAAGAACGTCATGGCACGATCCTACCCGATCCCGCTGTTGCGTTTGCGATCGGCTTCTGACCGATGCGGCCAAGACGACTTGCAGCGAAGTCCGTCAAGCCACCGACAACATTGCCGGCAGCGATGGGGAGCCCACCGAAGACGAGACCGCTGCCGATGTTCGCGGCTCCACGGACTGCTTTCTCCTGCATCGAGGCACCACCGGTCGCACGCTCGTCACCCTTGGCGAGAGAAGCTGCTGTGGCAGCTACGGGAACACCGAGACCGAGAGCGACGCTTGTGCGTCCTCCTGCACGAACCTGGTTCCAGATCGCCTTCGAGGCTTCACGCGGGTTCGTGACCATCGCCTTCACGGCACCAGGAGCGTGCGTCATCCCGAGCTCTCGGAAGCGGTCACCGACGGCACCCTCCGCAGCCAGACCGCGCACCTGCTGATGGAGCTCGTTGTGGATGGCTTCGGTGCCCTTCTGCCGAGCAACGAAGTCCTTCATCGATGCACCCTGTGGAAGATGCTGGAGGTCGTCCTGAGCTCGCAGATTCAGCAGACGGGCTTGACGTGAAGAGGGGCCAGAGCCGGCGATGCCGATGCGGTCGAGGTACGCCGAGTCATCGGCACCACGCCCCGTCAGACCATGAACCTGACGCTCCGCGAAGTTCGACAGACCTTCACCGGCACGGGAGACGGTCTTCTTCGCAACATCCATCCCCTGGAGCCGGGGATGCAGAAGCATCGTATCTCGTGCTGCGTGTGCGATACCGCCACCGACACCACCGACTGCACCACCAACAGCAGCTCCACGAAGAGCTCCCCCGAGGTAGTCGCGATCACCTTCGCCCTTCAGCGCTTCACGTCCGGCACCGACTGCGGCTCCGATGCCTGCACCAACGCCGGCGGTTGCACCGGGATTCTTGGCGATGAGACGACCGACGCTCGCCAGACTGGGCATGGAAACCTTCAGCATCGTGTGCCTCTTGTACCACGCCACGGCCCATCCGTGAGGATCAGCCCTTCAGCATGTGGAGCTGTTCGAGAAGCTGAGCCCGCACCTGGTTGCGATACTCGTTGTGCGTGAGGAGCTTGTAAGCGGCCTCACCAGAGGCGTCAGTGCTGAGACCATCCACTGCTTGTTCGAGCGGAAGTCGACGGCGCTCGTTGAAGAGCTTCGAGGTTTGGTCCCTCAACGACTCAAACACCCCTGGCAGACGCTTCAAGTCCTTCGACCCGCAAGCGATGCACTTGATGTCGTGGTCGTCCTTGTCTCTCGTGCCGCAGTTGCCACAGAGAATGTGCCGGTCGTCGAGCTCCTCCTGGGCGAACTGGATCGGCGGAGGGGCGTACGCGATGCCACGGTCCCGCAGCACGGCCGCAGTGAACTTGTCGATGTCTTCGGCGAATGGACGCTTGCGGTCCATCATCTTCATGGTGTCGACCCCGGACATGATGAATCCGATCTCGGGGCGTTCCATGTACACGAAGCTCGGAGGACGACCTGCCAGGCCAGTCACCACCCAGTGAAACTGTTCCCACTGACGCCACGGAGCTGGACTCATCAGCACGACGCGAGAGGCAAGCACCTTCGTCCAGACCGAGTCCGAGATGAGGATGTTGTCGCGCTTCAGCATGCCGCGCAGAGTCTCGGGCTCCCACGTCGCGTACTCGGTGCCATACCGGTCCACGAGCATGAGCGTGAGGATCATCGGGTGCGCATTGGGATGGCGCCAGATGTTCTTCTCCGTCACCGATGGGAGGGCTTCTTCCGTTCCTAGCCGAGCAGCGGCGAACTTCGAGATGCCTGGCGGGAGGTCAGCCTGCATCTCGGGAAGCTCCGCGACCACACCCTGAAGGAGTTCCTCCGGGGTGTGGTCCTCGTAGCTGATCTCCGCGCGCTTCTCGATGTCCCCGAGCTGCGGGTCAGCGACGGCCGTCGGATGCGGCCATCGCATCATGCTCGTGTGCTCCAGGGACATCTACGATCACGCCGCCTTGGGGATGTACGTGAGCACGTACTCGCGCACGCCGTTCATCGGGACCGAGCTGTGCGGCGTGTACGCGCCGTACGGGAGCGCGTTCGCGACCGACGAGTCATCGACCGCACCGGCCGTCGGGACCGACCACGCACTCGCGCTGTCCGCCCGGCTCGCCTCACGGACCACCGCCACCGCCTCGACGTCGCTGATCGCGTCGAGGTCGAGTCCGAGCGAGGTCTCGAACGGAGCGACTGCGACCGTGCCGTTCGTGCCCGACTGAGCCGGGATCGTGACGCGCTCGATCGACTTGAAGAACTTGTCGGTCGTCACCGTCGTCCCGCCGCCATTCGCGACGAGAATGTTCGAGCTGATCTGGTTGCCACGGACATCGCGTCCACGAACCACGATCGTGGTCGCATCCCAGTCCGCGTGGCTGTTGAAGATGAACGAGATGCGACGCGCGTAGCGAAGCGCACGGTTGCCCTTGCGGGTCCGGTTGAACTTCGTGTTGTCGGTGCCATCGATGACTTGAGCCACCGTGTCCGAAGTGAACGTCGCGATCGAGGCCGTGTCCGCCGCCACGCCGAGCGTGAGCGACGCGCCCGTCGACGTCGCGACCGGCAGAGCGACCTGCGTGATGGACGCGAAGTAGTGCGTGGTCGTCGTGGTGCCCGCACCCGCAGCCGACACGACGTCCTCGACCAGGACGTTGCCGTCCGAGTCTGTGCCGGTGAACTCGACCGTGCCACCGAGCCAGTCGGCCGGCGTACCCGAGCCGGCGACGATGAGCGTCACCTTCTTCGGGGTGTTGATGATGGCCGCGCCGGTGCCGGGCGCGAGGACACCATCGAAGTCGGTACCCGTGAGGGTGACCGGGGTCGCCGCCGAAGCGAACGCCGCCTTGATGCCGGCCGTGAGCGCGAGGCCAGACGAGGGCCCCGTGAACTTCATCATGTGGATGCTGCCGACTTCGATGACGTCGAAGGCGTCCGAAACGTCCTTGCGAAGCTTGGAGACCTCGCCAGAAACGCCACTCTGACCGCGAACGATGTGCTCGACCCGCGGACCCCTGCTGAATGCCAAACTCATGGTGCTCTCTCCTCGACTCGCTCAGCTCTTGGAATCGTCCGCGGCGAGACGCGCGATGACGATTTTCTGCGGGTCCGGCATCGAGACGAAGGTCCCGATGGGGTCTTTTTGGAAGCTCTTCCGGACGTCCATTCCGAAAGCTCGATCGAGGCTCTGGTACCGGTTGACCGCGAGGTCCGTCAACATCGTGTCGTTGACGTACTCGTTGCCCTCCGACCAGGACCACATCGTCTTGTTCTCCGCGACCTTTCCGAAGACGGCTTGGAAAGGATCACGGAATCCGAGGGAGGCATCGTACTTCGCCGAGGCCCCGGTGGCGAGGTCTGCTTCGTACAGCATCTCGACCATCACGTGGGCAGGCGTGGAAGCCCGCTTCTCCAGCATGACCTGGTAGACGGCCTCGTGGCCGGTACCCTCGAAGTTGTGGACGCGGGCCATGAGCTCGACGTCGATGTTCGGGCCGTACTCGTGGCCGGCGTACTTCGCGATGAAGCCGTCGACCGGAAGACCGAGCTCCTCCAGGCGATTCGAGACGTGGACGGCGAACTCGCGACGGTCGTCGAGCTCGAACTTCTCCCAGTTCTCATCGAAGTATGCCGCCGCGGTCTTCACATCTCCATACGAGTCGATGGGGTAGCGATGCGTGGACGGCATCGCGTACTTCGACACGGGCTGTGCGGTCTTGTCGACCGGGCGATGCGAGGTGAGGTCCCCGGCGTGCTCCCAGGCTCCCTGCTTCGAGCTCGAAGAGCTGGAGCTCCCCTTCGCCGTACTTCGAGGAGCTGGCAGTGTCGAGATCGAACCTGACATCGGCATCATCTCGGTGCCGTTCAGGTCTGCACGCTTCTGCATGTCTGAGGACATCCCAGCCTGCGCCGCCCGGAAGCCGTCCATGTTCGCCTTCGATTGGGCGTGCGCGCCCTCCATGCGACTCTTCACGTCGAGAGCTCCGAAGGCGGCATCGATCACGCTGGCACGCTTCACGAGCTCGTCGGGCGGTTGGAGGTCGTACCACTGACACGCCGCGATGAGATTGCGGGCGGCACTCTTCTGCATCGTCTCGGGGAGGAGGTGACCCTTCTCCAGGAAGTAGACGATCGACGTCGTGACGTGAGCGCCATCGTGCATCGCGTACTTGCGAACGACTCCGTCGCCGTTCGTGGCGACGAGGGCGAAGAGACGGTCCGGAAGCACGGCGAGATCGGCCGGATCGAGCAGCGTCGAGTCGCTGAGCACCGGAGGGAGCTCCTGCCCGGCGAGCTTGGCCCGCAGGACCATTGCCGTCGGATCATCGTAGATGTCGAGGACCACATCAGACAGGTGCATGGGGTCAAGAGTACGGCGGCAAAGGTGGGGCGGTCAATCCGCTATCAGGAAGATGAAGAAGAAGGAGGTTTATGTCGAACGTAGAAGGTCTGGTAGGTGGAGACGAGAGTCCGGCAGGCAAGCCGATGAACTGCAATAGCTGGGGCACCTACGAGGCGCCCGGCACTTCCGAGACCGCAGCACTGTGCAGCGGAGGCATCGTCACAGGAGACGATGGCGAAGGCCGACTGTGGGCACCGTGCCCATCGAAAGAGGAGTGTCGAAAGGCGAAGAACGAACGCGTCCTCAGTGATGCTCGCCAGCGAGCAACGCAGACGACGCATCTCCCGATGATGCCGCGGTCGAGCGTCAACTTCGTCGGCGGACCTCGCCCGATGACCTCTCTCGGAGCTCCGACCAGCTTGCCGCAGAAGCCTCTGGGCGGACCTGCGACAATCATCACGCCCGAGAGCACGAACCCGCACCTCAACACGCCGCGAGTCCTGACACCGACGCGTCCTGGCATGCACTCACCGACATTCCTGCCGAAGAAGAACGAGAACTGGCTTCTGCGTCTCGGCAAGAACGTGCTCCAGGGTGCGTTGAACGCATTCGGATGGCACACCCACGACTTCACGCAGCACGTGGATATCTTCCCTCACAAGGATGACGAGGACTGATGGAGTTTCTTCTTCGCGACCCCGAGGCCGCGTACCTCGACACGCACCTCTGGCTCCCGAAGAAGTACTGGAGCGACGCCCAACTCAAGGCGGCGCTCCAGTACTTCATCCCCAGGACTGGTGAGTTGATCGAGACGTACGTCGAGATGCCGAGCCACTTCAAGGTGCCTCGTAACTTTTTGTCCTGGGGAGCGTTCACCAAGCTCCCATACAAGGTGTACGACGCGCGCTTCACCAACTTCCCGCGTGTCACGTTCAACAGCAACGTCGTGCTCGACTTCCAAGATTCCACGCAGACCTTCCAGCGCGAAGCTGCGGCTGCTCTCTTCCAGACCTACGATGGCATCCTCACGCTGCGGTGTGGGGCAGGTAAGACTGTCGTGGCACTTCATGTTGCTGCGGCCTTCCAGCACCCCATCCTCGTCATCGTGCAGGACAAGGGTCTCGCCAAGCAGTGGGTGGACGAGATCGAACAGTTCCTCGGCATCCCGGAGAAGGAGATCGGACGCATCGGCGGTGACCGTTCCCCATTCGTGTGGAAGAACACGAAGATCACGATCGCAATCGTGAACACGATCGCTCTACGGGTGCAGGACGGAACGCTTCCTCCTGAGATGACGCACTACTTCGGGACAATCATCTGCGATGAAGCGCACCTCATGGCCGCCCCCTTCTTCAACTTGGCGGTCCCTCCGTTTCATGGCCGTCGCATCGGCTTGAGCGCGACTCCTTCCCGCGAGGACGGGTTCGACTCTCTGCTCAGCTACACATTCGGCAACGTCGTGTACCGGTACCTGAAGCCGGCTCTCATGCCCTTCGTGTACTTCAGGAAGTTGCCGACAACGCTCGACCTCAGCGACGAAGATATCGTTCAGAAGACGCACGACTCGACGCGAGCTCTGCACTTCGGTCGGCTCTACGACTACTTCTCGACGATCGATGCGCGTGTCAGCAAGATCGCAGAGGACGTGAAGGCAGCGATGAAGGAGGGTCGACAGATCCTCATCCTCACGCACAGCCGTGCGATGTGCGACGCCCTACACGCGAAACTCCCTACGGCTGGCGTGTGTCATGGAGGCGTTGGGGAAAAGGAACGCCTTCGCCGTATCAAGACAATGAATCCTGTGATTGCGATCATGCGCCTCGGAAAGCAGGCGCTGAACAAACCGAGCCTCGATACGCTCTACGTCTGCGAGCCCTTCCGCAAGGACGCAATCCTTCAGCAGACGATGGGGCGCATCTTGCGCATCTACGTTGGCAAGAAGGAGCCAGTCGTGGTGTTCTACGAGGACTCGCTCATCGAGGCGATGTTCAAGTTGTGTCGGGCCATCCGCCGCCGCTTGAGCAACTGGCCCGCCCACAAAGGCGGGCGCATACGTTTCAAGGACAAGTGAACATGGACAACGACGATTCCCCCTCAGTCACGCTCACCCACCCCGAATCCACCGAGATCGTCCTCAAGTTCGACCCGCTCGACCGTGAGCTGAGCTGGATGAAACACCTTCTCTTTCTCCCCTGGACAACGCCATCACGCATGATCGGGTTCATCCATCCCGATGCGGAGAAGGACATCAACGTCAAGCCGTTCATGCTCTTCGGGACGTTCAGCTACATCGGGTCCGTCGGCTTCGACAAGCCGGATGCTTCTGGTCAGACCCGTGTTCTCCAGGGGCCGAAGCTCGTGCTCCCCTACGACATGATCACGCCGCTCGACATCCATGTCGGTGCGCAGTGTCCTTCGTGGATCTTCGTGCGTGAGCAGGCCGAGCCGTTCCAGAAGCTGATGGCGGCCCTCCTCATGCAGATCATCGCGCCGCCGAAGGTGAAGGTCGCGACGCCGCAGCTCGTGATTCCCGGATGACTCCGAGTCATCGCCTGAAGGTGCTCGCAGCAGAGTGGCACGGGTGCACTCGCTGCGGGCTCCATACAACGCGCAACGGGCCCGGCATCTTCTTCAGCCACGGAACGACTCCCGCGAAGTACCTCATCGTCGGCTCAGTGCCGACGGACAGCGACGAGATCTTCAACGGTCTCTTTTCTGGTGATGAAGGTGACCTCCTCTTCGCGTTGATGAAGGAGGTCGGCATCTCCTTGGCGGATTGCCACTTCACGTACACCGTGGCGTGTCGTCCGAAGGTCTTCATCCCGGCGACGGATACCGAAGATGAACGTGTCGAGGGTCGAGCTCCTGGCAAAGATGAAGTCGTGGCATGCCGTCCCCGGCTCTACGAAATCCTCTACCAGGTCGACCCACGCGCAATCATCACTCTCGGAGAGGTTGCCACGAAGTCCATGGTCCGCGGTCGACTCCCCAAGTTCTCGGAGGTCGTCGGCAAGCAGTTCATGTCGATGCTTCCGGCAGCCACTGCGGAAGACCACACCGACGGGAACATTCGGGGAAAGGGTCGTTACCACGACCTGACGTACCCGGTGTTCGCGATCCCCGACATGTTCGCCATCATCAACAACCCGAGCACAGCTGCACACGGTCCGCACAACGTTGCGATCCGAACCCTGCGCCGTGCTCACGACACCGCGGAGTTCGTCTTGCAGAACGAGCACGCCACGATGAGAGGTTCCTGATGTCCCGACAGTCCCTGTACGCCGCTCAGGCGGCATACGAAAGCTCACTCGCCACGTACGAGGCGTTCCGCTTGCAGCACACGGACGTCCTCGACGAGCACGACCATCTCGCCGTCAGCCTGTCCGAGTCACTCGAAGTTCTGAAGAACGAGCTGCGTGACAACGCCGCCACGGTCGGCAAGAAGTTCAGCTCGTTCACGATCTCGGTGCCACGCATCTACGACGTGGAAGCCCTTCGCAAGAGCCTCGGCAAGAAGGCCGACCCGTTCGTGAAGACCGTCGAGAGCGTCGACAGCAAGAGGTTCGAGGAAGCCGTCGAGAAGGGCCTGATCGATCGCTCGGTCGAAGAGGCCGTCGTCGGTTCTGGCACTCCCCGCATTTCCGGTGGCCCGAAGCCGCCGTCGATCTTCCAGCGGTGAGCTACGAGATCATCCAGTTGGTCGAAGTGTGGGATGTCGAGGGAGAGCCCATCGAGGAGCTCTGCTCGAAGTCCTACTTGACCGAGAAAGACCTGTACATGTCCACCGACAAGTTCGCCTCGCTGACCGCAGGCAACAAGCTCGCTCGTGTTCGTCGTGAGATCTCCGAGAAGATCGGGGGTCCCGGCTACAGCTCGATCCAGGTCTCGACCAGCATCGAAGTTGCCTGCGACCAGCACGAGCTCTCCATCAAGTCCGCCGCCGACGCGACGATGGCCGAGTGTACCATCCTCAACGAGGAAGCGATCCTGAAAGCTTTCGAGGGCCTGAAGGCGCACCGCAAGACCTTGGGGCTTCGAGAGGAATGAACTCCGGATACAAAGGGTCTCGCGTCGGAGTCACGAAGGCCACCATCGAGAACACCTCACTGACCTACGAGATTCAGTTCGTCGACGAAGATGGAGTTGTGCACGGCATCATGCGGCACGGCGTTCCGCTCGACAACGAATCCGAGATCAGCCTCAAGGCCAACGAGCTCTTGGATATCCTCCGCAAGCGTGCGGAGGGTATGCACTTCGCGTCGCCCACGGACGGCGCTCTACCCTCAGCGATCGGAGGACCGCGTGGAATCGGCGAGTCCCTGGGAAATACCGGCCAGACGTCTGATGAGCCTGACGGAACTCAAGGGTAACGTCGACGCCGACGCTGCTCTTCATCTTCCCGACCTCATCTACGACGTCAGCAGTGAAAGTCACAGCCTGCGCTTCGAGCCGATCCTGCTCTCCACGCTTCTTGGCGAGGAAGAGCAGGACGTGGTCGGGGCTGCAATCGAGCGCGATCGGGATACCGACACCAAGCGGGAGGACAAGTACATCTTCACGCGCTGGAGCCGCTCGCAACTTCTTTCCCTATTGGGAACGAAAGAGAAGTGGTTCAGTCTCGTCGGGCTCGAACGCCAAGCCGATGAGCTCAACGCTCGTCTCCATGGGCTGAGCAACTACAACTTCCGCACCCAAAGCGCGGCTGACGATGTCTTCCCTGCGAAGCTCATCCGTGGCTTGGTGAGCCGAGAGTATGCAGACATCCCCAACACCGAGATCATGAAGGCGGTGGTCGAAACCATCCCCGACACCTCGATGGCTCTGCGGTATGCCAGTGGCATCACCGACCGGGCGTTCTATGCATACATCGTTTCCCCGACCCCAATCACGATCCCCAACACGAAGTTCTTCGCGTACCCGGGTGCTGTCGTGAAGAACAGTGAGGTCGGGTACACCTCGTTGTGGGTGATCCCCTCGCTCATCGTTCGAGCGTACGGGGTGCCCGTCGTCATCGAGAGCCAAGCCGTGCTGCGGAGAATCCACCGTGGCAAGGTCGACCTCCCTGCCAAGTTCAAGGAAGCGTTCGAGAAGTGCGCTGCCTCCTGGACCGATATGGCAACGAAGATCCCGATGCTCGCCTCGAAGTCCTACTTGAATGATGACGATGCTGTGGCCTCCATGGAGCGCCTCCTCGCGTCGTGTCTGTCCAGGAAGGACTTCATCGACCTGTGCCGAGACACCTACCGGTCCCAAAACCGGTCACACACCGCGCTCGACATCTTCGAGACAATCACCGAGGCCTGCGCCTCGTATACCAACCGAGACGAGAGTTATGAGGTCGGAGCCATCGCCGGCGCCGTCCTCTACCGCCTCGTCTTCTAGCCGCTGCCGCCTGTGCCATGCGTGACGTGACCATCACTACGGGTGGTGGTGCTCACGAAGGCCTTGCGGTTGGCGGGGACGATCAACAAGATGCCCTTCCCCAAAAACGGAGGCCCGTGAGTGTCAACGATCGCTCTTGAGCTCATCGCCGCCATGATCAAGGTCGGTGACATCGGTCCGATTCACCGCGGAGAGTTCCGCAAGGAGCACTGCACAGACGCGGGCTCGGAGTCGCTGTTCGACTTCCTCTCGCATTACCGACAGATCACCGATGGCCAGGGACACGTTCCGGCGATGTCCGTCATCAAGGAACGTTTCCAGCACATCAACCTGCCGGAGACCGCAGAAACCATCGACCTACCTGCTCTCGTGTACGAGGCCAGGTCGTACCGGACAAAGCTGAGCATCCAAGCCCTCACCGAGAAGATGGTCGCGGCCATGGATGCCATCGACCCCATTGGTGAACTCCGCATCGTCCGAGCCGAGTTCGACGAGATCATGAAGGACGCGGGGTCGAGCCGCGACATGGACTTCCACGAGTCCGCTTTCGAGATCTTGGAGGACTACAGCAACAAGACGATCCTCAAGCAAGGCCTCCCATGGCCATGGAAGGGGTTGAACGACTCCACCCAAGGCCTGCACGCCGGAGAGTTCTACATCATCTCGGGACGCCCGAAGTCGAGGAAGACCTTCGTCGCCCTCTACATCGCAGCGTACATGATGCGTTACCACAAGCTGCGCATCCTGTTCATCTCGCCTGAGATGCCTCCGCGACAGATCATGTTGCGGTTCATGGCCTTCCTCGCGGAGGTCCACTACAGCCAGTTCAAGAAGGGCGAGCTCGACGAGTTCGAGGAGCAGCAGCTCTTCGACATCATCGGCATGTTCCTCGACGAGCTTCAGGGCTCGCTCGATCCCGACTTCACGTCCTACACGGATGAAGCTTCTGCGATCCAGGCACCGGGCAGCCAGGGCGCGTTCATCGTCACGAAGGCCACCGGACAACCGGTGACGTTCATCGAGGCGAAGATCAAGGAGCACCGCCCTCACGTCGTCATTGTCGACTCGTTCTACCGCCTCGGTGTGACGGGCGGGCAAAAGTACGACTCGGACTGGAAAGCGTTGACCTCCGTCAGCCGACTGTTGAAGGACATGGCGATGGAGCATGAAGTTGCGCTCATCGGAACGCACCAGCTCAACCGTGACGCGGAAGAGAAGGTCGGAACGCTGGCCAACCTCGGATACTCGGATGCCATCGCGCAGGACTGCGACATGGCTCTCCGCGTCATCACAGCGAAGCGAAAGAGTGGAGATCGCTCCGCTCTGTACGTCCTCGGCGGTCGTGAGACCGAATGTGAGGGCGTCATCATCCACAACGAGCCCTGCAACAACTTCGGGGAGATCGAGCCGATCCTCCCAGGAACCAAGAAGAAGTTGTTGTCGATGCTCGCTTCGGAAGAGGATGCAGAAGCAACGGCCGAGAAAGAGGCCTCCGATGCTGAAGCAGCGAAGCGGGGACAGCCGAAGAACTTCGGGAACCGTGCGAACAGCGGGATGAAGAAGAAGTTGGCCGATGCGAACCCAGGCCTCCCGTCAGTCAAGCTCATCCGTCCCGAAGCGCTGGGAGGCAATGGTGAGGAAGAGGAAGTAGATGCCGCAGAGCATTGAAGACGTCCTGCGGGAGCTAGCTCCGCAGTCTCTCGCAGGTGCAGTCCTCTCGACCAACTACGTGATGGTCCGCTGCCCGTTCCACGGCGGCGGTCTTGAGCGTACTCCGTCGTGCTCTGTGTCCCGGGTGAAGCCGGTATTCTTCTGCCACGGTTGCAGCGTCGCCGGGCACATCAGCAAGTTCCTACGTCAGGTAGGAGCTCCCACCGACATCGCGAAGTCGGTGGTGGAGAAGATCAGCTACGACTACAGCGAGTACGGAGATGGCAAGAGCGCCCACTCCATCTTCACAGGAGCGAACCCGTTTCGAGGCAAGTTCGTCCTGGACGACGAGATTCTGGATGGGTGGCGTCTGAGGCCTGAAACCCTCTACCGAGCCGGCTTCAAGGAGCGTACGCTCCGGCACTTCGAGGTCGGGGTCGACCACACGATGGCTCGTGTGACCTTCCCCCTTCGCAACCTGTACGGTGAGCTCGTTGGTGTATCCGGCCGCACGATGGTCCAGGGGCTCGAACCTCGGTACAAGATTTACTCCGAGAAGGACCTGGCCCGGTTCGGTGTCAGTCCGAAGTACTCGATGGCGTCTATCAAGGGTGCGCTCCTCTGGCATGCCCACCTCATCTTCCCGATCTGCTTTCGGGACCGCTCTCCCATCATCGTGTGCGAGGGCTTCAAGGCCGCGATGTGGATCTGGCAGATGGGCTACCACAACGTCGTCGCTCTCATCGGAGCACACCTAACCAAACTCCAGGCAGAGCTCCTCGCCCGCACTGCGAGTGAAGTCACGCTCTTCCTCGACAACAACGAAGCAGGACACAAAGGAACGCACGCCGCAGGGAAACTACTCGTAAGCAAGAACATCGTAAAAGTCGCTAAGTACCCAGACCTAAGACAACAAGCAGATCAACTTCAAGAAGCAGAGATTCAGTCCTCGATAAGCAGTGCCTCGTACTACGTGCAGTGGAAATCAGAGAACAGAGAAAAGAGAACATCATGAGCAACAACAGCTTCCAGCCCCGCATGCGCGGTCACGTCCCCCAGGCCCGGTTCGCCAACTCGGCGAAGGCGGCGAAGGCGGCCTCGGCCCGTACGCAGTTCAAGCGCCCCGATGGGGCATTCGACCGTCTCGTGCTCGGCACCTCGCCGATCTGGGTGCGGCTCAACCCCGACCAGCTCTACGAGCAGCTCCTCTACAGCCGTGAGGACAAGACGCTCATCGAGACGAAGGCTCCGACGCAGGAGAACCCGACGCCGGACTACCCGGCTCGTCCCTGGTTCGAGTACACCGGGCACTACGTCGTGGCGCGCAAGCGTCCGTTCATCTGCTCGTCCGGCCCCGGCCGTGACATGCCATGCCGCGGCTGTGCGATCCGCGCGAAGTTCTACGACATCCTGCGTGAACAGGAGAAGGCGACGTCCGTGAAAGATGAGGAGAAGCGGAAGTCCCCGCCGGTCCAGGCCAGCACGCGCTACGGCATGGCGACGACGTGCGTCGAGAAGATCTTCGAGATGCCGCTCATGAAGGATGGCAAGCCCCGCAAGAGCAAGAACGGCCAGGACCTCACCACGTTCCTGCCGGCCCCGCTCAGTGGTGTCCCCATCACGAAGCACGCAACGATGCCCTACGAGTTCGGGCGCAACTTCCACTGGAGCTTCGGCCCCGTCCACCTCGCGCAGCTCGCGGAGATGGACATGGACCTCTGGAACTCCTGCGCGAACTGCGCAAGCGACCTCATGACCACGGAGATGCACTGCTCGGAGTGCGACGCCGTCACCTTCGAGATCCCAGAGGGCGTCACGGGCTCGGATCTTCGTGCTCTTCGCGAACAGAAGATCAAGTGCAACGCATGCGGCACCGAGGAGTGCTGCCTGCCGGTCATCCTGTGCACCGGCTGCGATGCTCCGGAGGAAGGGTCGATCCTCAAGTTCGACCTGCGCCTGAAGACGGTGCCGATCGACGACAAGAAGTCGGACCTGAAGCTGGAAGGCTTCCGCGTTCCGAACTACGTCCAGATCTTCGAGAAGAACCCGACCTGGGCGGAGCGCATCTCGGAGCTCGTCATGAGCCCTCTCGACATCGTGACGATCCTGGCCCCGGACAACATCGACCAGCAGGCCTGGACGCTGCCGGACGATCTCAAGGCCGTCGATGCGGGCTACCACCTCCAGAAGAAGGAGAGCCAGCCCTACGGCCAGGAAGAGGGCGACGCCGATCAGATGTCCTTCAGCGACGACGCGTCGAGCTGAGCTGAAGGGGCATGCCCAGGCTTCGTCTGCTGCCCCCGGTAGAGGAAGTCCGGTCGTGGGAGGGATGTATCCCCGTGTTGCGTCTCCTGATGCAGCGCGGGGGTACCATCGCCATCGACACCGAGACGACCGGTCTGAAGATCATGGAGGATCGAATCCTCTTCTGGTCGATGGCTACCGAGGACAATCGGTGGTGCTTCCCCGCGGAGTTCATCTACGCATTCGAGCCTCTGTTCGCCCGTACCGACGTCAGTTGGTGCATGGCGAATGCGAAGTACGACCTGCATCTGCTTCGCAATGCCGGCATCGTCATCGCCGGAGAGGTCTTCGACATCATCGTCATGGACGCGATGATGGACGACACACGCCCGCACGGTCTCAAGGACCAGGCATGGCTGTCCTACGAAGCGAAGTGGGGTGAGTTCAAGGAGCTCTTCCTCGACCCGCTCGTGGTGAGTCAGAAGCTCGGGCTCGACAAGAACGCGTTCCGCGACTTCAAGAAGATGACCGGGGGCGACAAGCTCCTGTACGTCTACAACCAGGCTCCGCAGTTGCTCATCGACTACGCGAGCTGCGACGCCTACTTCACGTTCCTCTTGCATCAGGACCTTGCGAACCAGCTTGCGAGCGAGATGCTCCCCGTGGACATCGCTCCTGGCTTCGAGACTCTGTACGACTACTTCCGGGTTTTAGAAGTCCCGATGACCCGCACGCTCTGGAACTTGGAGCGCCGCGGTATCCTCGTCGACCTCGACTACGTGAAGAAGATCGATGAGCCCATGCGCAACGGCATCGCTGCCGCGACACGTGAGCTGCACGACATGATCGGGAGACAGTTCAACCCGAAGTCCTCGGACCAGCTCCGAGAAATCCTCTACGGAGGGAACAGCACGTTCAACTTGAAGCCCGTGAAGTACACGAAGGGCGGCAAGAAGGCAGCTGTCGAGGGTACCGACGAAAAGTCCCTCAAGATCCTCATGGAGCGAAGCTCCAATAGCATGGCCGGCAAGTTCATCTTCAAGCTCCTGGAGCTGAAGAAGCTGGTCAAGCTACACGGCACCTATGTCAAGAACATCGGTGACCACCTCGGTCCTGATGGACGTATTCACACCCGGTACAACCAGGCCGGCGCTCGGACATCACGTCTGAGCTCGTCCGACCCGAACATGCAGAACCTGCCGCGGCCCGACCCGAAGAGCGACCCCTACGGTATCCGTGGGATGTTCGTGTCGTCTCCTGGCAAGGATCTCCTGGACGGTGACTATCCGCAGATCGAGTTCCGTGTTGCTGCTGTCCAAGCCCAAGAAGAGTCGATGATGGAAGCAGTCCATCGGGGTTGGGACATCCACAATGCGAACACGACGAACATGTTCGGCATCCCGTATGAGGATGTCGCTGCGGCCAAGAAGAAGTCCAAGTCAGAGCTGACCAAGTACGACCTGGAAGTTCTCGCACGTCGAAATGAGTCAAAGACCGTCGGTCTCGGCACCCTCTTCGGAGAGGGAGAGACCAAGATGGCCTTGCAACTCAACATCTCGAAGGAACGCGCTGGCGAGCTGAAGAGTGCTTTCTTCTCCGCCTACCCCAAGATCTACGACAACATCATGTTCTGCCATGGGTACGCCATGGAGAATGGGCACTCCTTCACGATGTTCGGCCGTATGCGCCGACTGCATCGTATTGGAAGCCCCCTGAGCAACGGCCGCATCATCGCTCAGGAACAACGTCAGGCGTACAACATGCACGTGCAGGGCAGCGCCGCTGAGCTGATGAAGCTCGCCATGCTGCTCGTCGACAACGACCCCAACTTCAAGAGCCTCGGTGGAGAGCTCCTGCTCACCGTTCACGATGAGTTGGTAGGCGAAGCACCGAAGGACACGTCCAAGGATTGCGCTGAGGTGATGGCGCAGTTGATGGGCAAGCCGATTCAGTGGGGGCCTCTCCAGATGGAGTACCCCGTGCCCATCACGCCCGACATCGGTCGGGCACATCGTTGGAACGAAGCAAAGTGAGGAAAGATGGCGTCGAAAACACAGCAGAGGAAGCAAGCGAAGAGGGACAATGAGAAGGCCAAGGCGAAGGTTGCCGAGATGGTGAACGCGGGCAAGAAGCCGGCGGTCCCCAAGAAGAAGGCGGCCGACAAGAAGGCTCAGGTCACTCCAAGCGAACGCATCAACCAGATCATCGCGGCGACGAACGCCAAGCACGAGTCAGTCGTCATTCGACGGGCGTCGGAGGCCATGACCTCCCACTCGCTGCGTCGTCCCACTGGGATCCCCGACTTGGACATCGCCCTCGCCGGCGGTTTCCCGGAAGGGGCTCTCAGCGTCATCACGGGTCCAGATGGTGCCGGCAAGGACTACATCCTGAACTGCCTGATCCGCGAGCTCCAGAAGAACTACGGCGAGAACATGCAGGTCGCGATCTTCTCGACCGAGTTTCCGTATGACAAGGACTTCGCACGTGAGAAGTGCGGAGTCAGGGTTGCGGACACCGACGAGGAGATCGCAGAGAAGCAGCTCTCCCGCCTGCAACGCGGGCAGCCTCCTCTCACGGACGAGGAGATCACCGAGCTCCAGACGCAGGTAGGCAACATCTACCTCATTCAGGGTCTCATCGTGGACCACGGTCTCGACTTGGTCTTGGAGTGCCTCTCCACAGGCATGTTCCAGATGATCGCCATCAACTCCCTCGGCGTCTTCGAGACGCAGGCGAAGGAGGACACTGAGAGTGTGTCCGAGCACGCCATCCAGAGCAGCGAGGCTCAGCTCCTCTCCCGCTTCATCCCGAAGATGTTCATGTTGCTGAATCGGACCACCGAGCTCGGCGGCAGGAACGAGACCACTCTCATCGCGACGAACCAGGTTCGTGCGAATCGTGATCAAGTGCGGATGAAGCCGGGTGTCCCGGTCCCGCAGCACATGAAGTATCAGCCCGGCAGCGGGTCGCGTGCTCTCGCCCATGGCAAGGCCATCGACTTGATGCTGCACAAGGGCCCCACCATCGTCGACAAGGCCGATGATCCGCCTACGCAGATCGGCCGCACCATCAACTGGGAGCTCACCAAGGGCAAGCTCGGGACTCACGACGGCCTGAAAGGGTCGTACGAGTTCTACTACGACTTCGGTGCGGACATCCCCTCCAGCCTCCTCTCGGCTGGCGTCCGCTTCGGGATCATCGAGCAAGCTGGCGCCTGGTACTCGTACGAAGACGAGAACGCCGAGCTCTCCTTCCACGTCCAGGGCGCCAATGCCGCCCGCACCCCTCTCACGAAGCCCGACGTGTCGGCGGCGATCTATCAGAAGGTCATCGCTGCCGCGAAGATCTCGTGCAGGTTCGTGTGAAGAAGACGGCGAAACAGACCGTCCGCGGGTCCCTCCGAGCCACGAAGAAGTTCGTGTCACAGCTCGGAGGGAGGCCCACGGCCGCGTCGGGGTCAGGTCTGGAGAAAGCCGATGGACGAGTCCCTGGCAGGTTCCGGATCGAGACGAAGTGCCCTCCCACGGGTAAGTACAGGTTCATGTACGTGGAATGGGAGAAGCTCCGCAATGCCGCTATCTCGGCGAACGAGATCGCAGTCTTCCACATGAAGTTGCATGGCGCCGAGTTCGTCGTGCTGCGGATGGAGGACTACATCGGGCTCTGGCCCAACAGCCTGGCGACGATGAAGATCGAGCTGGGGGTGAAGAAGGGCCGCACCTTCTCGAAGGAGGGGTGGCTGTCAGTCCTGACCGAGGCGGACCGTCTCCACTTCGCCATCCAGGATACCCATAGGATCCTGCACCACTTCGTCGCCATGCCCGCCACCACATTCATCAGCCTCTCGGAGGACGCATGCTGAACGCCATCACGCGAGCAGATCGCTTCTCCATCACGGACACCGAGACCCAGGTCTTCGACTTGGAGAAGTCGTACGTCGACTGGGTGGAGAGCCAGCCCCAAGATGATCGTCGTGGGCACTTCCATCCCTCCGCGGTGGGAATGTGCCCTCGTCGGAACGTCTACGAGTACATCGGGACACCCCGCGTCCAAGCCGCCAAGGCCGAGGACATGGAGATCTTCCGAATCGGGCACGCCGTACATCATCTTGTCCAGACCATCCTCGGGGACCTGGACCGTGTGCTCACGCCGCAAGGCATCGAGTACACCTTCAGGCCGGAAGTCCCCTTCGACCACGACACCGACACACTGTACCAAGACCTCGGGATTGGCGGGACGACAGACGGCATCCTGGAGCTCCACCACACCATCGAGGGCTGGACGCAGCGTGGAATCGTCGAGATCAAGACAATCAAGGACGAGCACTTCAATGCGTTGAGGAAGCCGAAGCCGGACCACCTCATGCAGGCGAATCTCTACGCCTTCCGCTACGACATGCCCATCCTGTGGTTCTGGTACTACAACAAGAACAACAGCCGCCGTAAGGTGTTCCGCAGCGCCGCCAGCGACGACAGTCTCAACGCGGCCATCGACAGGTTCATCAATCAGCGTGGGCATGCTGATGCCGGGACGCTCCCCGACCGCGAGGAGAGCTTCTACATGTGTCCTCGTTGCGAGTACGGACACACCTGCAAGCCCGACACCTTGGAGAAGGTACGCAACCAACAGAAACTCGCGCAGGTTCGCAGGAAAGGGTTCGGTCGTAAATGAGCGACGAAGACGAGTTGGAGAACGAGGAGGAAGAGGAAGCCCAGCCGGGTGGCCTCAACCTGGGCCGCACCCCCATCATCGACGAGGGGAAGGTGCGCCACGCCAAGGAGAAGATCGACAACATCCTGCGTGACGTCGAAGCCGATTTGCTTCGCCGTGGCATCCCTGAACCTCCTCGGCCGAAGAACCATCCTGCCGAGCTCGCGGACATGGACACCGCTCTACTCACGAACGCCGACCTCGGTTCGCTCTACACGCAGTACGTGGCCTATGCCTCGTACATCGGGGACGAGCTCGCCAAGATCGAGGGCATGGAGGAGTCCGCCAAGAAGCTGTTGAGGGACACCCTCGCCGAGCTGAAGGAGGCTGCATTCGTCCGCGGCCTGAAGGGTCCCGAGGCCACTTCCGCGGCGATCAGCGACGAGCTCTACCGAGCCCTCGACCTGGAGCACATGCGGCTCTTCTTCATGAAGGCCATCATGAAGAGGCGCTACCGGGGCTACGTCTCGAAGGCGGCCGCCCTGTCCCGAACCATCGAGCTCCGCAAGCTCGACTTCGAGCAGGTTCGTCGGGATGGCAACATCGGGTTCGGGGGGAAGCGGCCGGCCACCCCCGGAGGCTTCGGCGCCGGGAAGAAGCGGTGAGTCTCGTAGTTCAAGGTCACGGCGACCTCAACATGATCACGCCGAACCCGGTTCTGGATGCCCTCCTGAACCACTTCATGTTGGCCTACGGGAACGCTGTTTTCGTGGGCGCTGTCATCGAAGACCCCCAGCCAGTCAGCATCAACCTGCTGTACTCCACCTTCCACGGCAAGAAGGCCTTGACCAACGCCGGGAAGGCCTATAGAGACGCTTTGGCCTCTGCTGTGGCGCGATCCACGCACGATTGGAAATCGGCACACCGGCTGGTCTATCAGGAAGGTGGAGGGGCCACCTTGCTCCTCGCACTGTACTTCGAGCAGATGAAGAACAAGTCCTGGAAGCCGAACGCAAAGACTGAGAAAGGTGGGCTCGCGCAGCCCCACAAGAAGCAAGACTCGTCCAACTACATCAAGCTCGCCGAGGACGCCGTGGCCAGAGGCTGTGGAATCGACGACTGCAACAACATCAACCACCTTATCCACAAGGGCGAAGACCCCAAGAGGCCGAGGACCGAGTTGATCTACATCGTGCACCCCTGAATGAGCAAGACCACCGAGATCGTTGACCTGGCTGCGGAGCAGACCTCGCCCAAGTACGGCGTCTGTTACGCAAGTGGGTCCACGTTCAAGCCAACGGGCAAAGGAGCCACGACATTCGTCGTGGAAAGCGGCAAGAGGCGCCTCGTCAGTCGCACGCTGTGCGTGACGCAGTACTTCAAGTCGCGGTGCCAGCACTGTCCGTTCAGCCAAGGCGAGCTCACGCTCGTCGCAACTGGAGCGGCCGGTGGCTGACGCAAGTTGGAGTTTCCTCGACGAGCTCAATGCGTCGGAGCTCGGGATGATGGCCTGGTACATGAACCCGGGAGCCCATCGCGGACTTCCGCGTGAAGTGCTCTACGCCATCATCCGAGGCGAGGAAGTCGAACTTCCGGAACGTCACATTGACATCTGGAGGGCGACCATCTTCAAGTACTGCGACTCGCACTGGGATCAGGTGTCTCCCCTGATCTCGTGCCCCATGAAGTCGCGCAAGCCCCATGCGTGCTTTTCGTGTCCTGATGTTCAGGTCGCGGAGTGCACGTTGGACAATCACCGTAATCTGGTTCTGGACACAAAGAAGAGAGGATCGACGACATGAGCAACGCGAAATGGCCGGAGAACATCCCGATGCGCACGGCGACCGAGTGGGAGCAGCTCGGTGCCACCTGGACCGAGAAGGACTCCCGCGAGGCGATCGTGGCCGCGCTGAAGGAGCTGAAGGTGCCGGCGACGGAGTACGCCCGCATGCAGCCGACGGAGCGGGCGCAGCGGATCGCGCAGATCCAGGAGGAGCGCGTCCCGGGTTCGACGACGGGGGCGAAGAAGACGGCTGCGGCTCCCGCGGGGGCGAAGAAGGCGGCGGCACCGGCCGCTGCTGCGGGCGCCAAGACCACCACGACGGCGAGCACGGGCGGAGGAGGTGGCAGCGTCGACCTCGGTCCCGTCATCGCCAAGCTCGCGGAGATGGACGCGAAGCTCGACAGCCTCGCGGTCACGTCCACGAACGTCGAGACGCTCCTGAAGCTCATCCTCCTGAACCCGAGCATGGCGGACAGCCTCCAGCTCGCGGCGGACGCCGACGTCCTCGCCGAGTTCGCGGGGAAGAGCATCGGTGAGCTCGCCTCGGGAAACGGCTGAGCGAGCCGTCGGCTCCGCAAGTCGATGTTGCAGCAGCCATTGAAGGGCTGACACCACTCGACGCCGACCAGCTCATCAGTTTCTCGGTTGAGGAGCTGCGTGAGATGTCGATGCAGGACCTGGTAGGTCTCGCCTACCAGGTCGGCATCAACGTCCAAAAAGTGCAAGCGGAGCGCGGCAAGCTCCTCACCGAGATCATGCAGCACGTCCACGAGACGTGATGGGGGGAAATGGGGTGCTACGATTCGTCGTAGTGCCCCGTTTCTTTTGCCCCTCTCAGGAGACATGATGAAGCCCATGATCGATGGCATCACGAACAAGAGACTCCTCGGCATGATCGACCTCTGCGACGAGGAGATCCCCGGGTTCGAGCTCACGTTCAAGAACGAATCGGACTGGATGAAGTTCCTCAACCTCTTCGCCCAGCTCTTCAACAAGGGCTTCATGACGCGGTTCACGACGACCGCAGGAGCCACGGTGTACATCCCCTCTCGCCAGTACCTCCTCGACAATCAGGAGGCAGTCGCCGGGGTCCTCGCCCACGAGCTCGTCCACATGAAGGAGGCGCAGAAAGATGGTGTAGTGCTCATGTTTCTGCGCAACGCGTTTCCGCAGATTTTGGCGGCGCTCGCCCTCTTCGCATTGATTGCGCTCTGGAGCCCCTGGTTCCTCCTCGCGCTGATCTTCTTGCTCGCCCTTCTGCCTCTGCCGTCTCCGAGCCGGCGTGATGTCGAGCTACGCGGCTACGCCATGATGATGGCCATCCGCTACTGGACAGGCGGCGAGTTCGTGGAGGCGGACTACACCTTCTACGCCAACGAGTTCACGGGCTCGGCGTACTACTTCATGTGGCCGTTCCGTGACGACATCATGAATCGGCTGAAGATGAAGGCCATCGACATCCGCACGCATGCAGTGTTGCAGGACCCGCTCTATCGCAAGGTCTACAACATCTACAAGAGCTAGTGCGCGAAGATGGCAGCCCCAACGACCGCAACGACGATCGCGACGACGAGAGCGCCCATGCCGAACGCGAAGCCCCAGGACTCCCAGAACGGCTGGTTCCTGTACCGCGCCAGCTCGCTCTCGTACCTCGTCGCCTGATCTCGAAGGTCGGTCCTCAGCCCGTCGATCTCCCGGCCATAGGACTGAGCTTGGAGATCGAGACGCTGAGCGATCGAGGCGTCATACGCCGCCCTGGTCATGTTCAGCTCCTCTTCGAGGAGATGGATGCGCATCCGGTAGCGGACGAGCCGATTTCCCCAGCGCAGGGCCGTGGCTTGGTCGAAGAGCTGCCCCGTGAAGGGAGCAGCCACGCCCTCCCGTGCCACCACGATGACATCGGGGCCTGTCGGGACATCCACGTCCCCCTCGGGCACCGGAGCGCCCTCCTGGGCCTGTACAGGGGCCGCAATCAGCAGAACCACCAGAAGGACCGATAGGGCCCTCACAGCGACTTCAGCCAGCTGTTCAGGGCCTCGGGATCCTCTTCGAGCGTCGCAGCGTGGTCGAGCTGCTCGCTTGTGAGCTGCTGGAGCTTCTGAGCGTGCTCGGCACGTACAGCATCGAGCTGAGCTCGGAGTTGGGCATCAGCTGCCGCCTGCTGCTGACGGCGGGTCTCCTCTTCCACCTTGGCACGGTCGTCGGCCTTGGCCGTCGGGTCGACCGTGATGACGTCACGCTGGGTGCTGATGCGCCCGATGACGAAGAGGACGATACCGACGGGGAACAGGATCCACTGCCAGTGCAGCTTCACCCACTCCCAGGCCTTTTTGAGCGACTCCATGTTCAGTTCCCCGAGCCCGCGCCCTCTTCGGGCGGGACCACATCTTGTGGTTCGACGGTGGCGACGACCTCAGCGACAGCAACGACTGCCGTCTCCGTCTTTGTCGTCGTCTTCGGAGCAAGGGCTTCCATGACGCCCTTCACCTTGCTGAAAATGTAGTCCGCGAACTGGCCACAGGCGCCACCCCAGCTTGCGTAGATGAGAGTGGCTCCCCAGCCGACGATGCCCTTCTCGGTGACGAAGGCCGTGATGGAGTCTGGACGAGCCGGCACGATGATCGCGCAAAGCACACCGAACACGATGGGCAGTCCCGGGAATACGATCTTGTTCAGGATCATGTTGCGCTTGCGGACATCCTTACCCACGGCCGTCATGTCCTTGAGCGTGGGCGTCGGGATCACGTCGGTGTGGCCGAGCAGGACATCGAGGGTGACCTTGACGAGCTGAGTCAAGCCCGTGGCTGAGCATGCGACGAGAACGGCCTGCCAGCAGTAGAGGATGTCCAAGGGATTCATGACTTCTCCTTCTTCGACTTCACGACACAGGGACATGCCTCGGCCTTGGAGCAGCCGCTCCAGGTGCCATCGGCGTTCTTGGTCCAGCCGTTCTGGAAGACGTGCTCGACGAGCTCGTCCTCCGAAAGCGAGTCGGAGTGATCGAAGGTGTTGGTGCAGTCCGGGGTGCTGCACTGGACGACGACGAGCTTCATGTTCAAGTTCCCATCCCGCCCGGCCCGATTTCGCCGTAGCGCACTTGGCACTTCACTGCCTGTAGCCGGTCACCGACCCGCTGACCACGGATGCGGATCGCGTATCCGGCAGTCTCATGCGAAACCGTGGTCCCACCACCACCGTGGGTGATGAAGTTCTCGCCCCATACCCCGTTGCCGAGAACGATGGTGGCTTCGTTTGCGTTCGTGACCGTCGGCGGAGTACCGGGGGTACCCCAAGCCGGGGCCGTGATGCGCAGCGCGGCGAGTACGCTGTGCGAACTGCCGGAGCTTGCGAAGGCCTGCACCGTGGTGAACCGAAGGACACCGCTGAAGGTGATCGGGATGTACAGCGCCGAATCACCGCCACCACCGAGCGTGATGAGTTCCCAGCGCTGGTTCGTACGATCCCAACGCCAGTACGGTGCACCAGCAGCATCTTCCTCGGACTGCCCGAGGCTGAGGTCGAGGTGGATATCGGTGTCAGTCTCCGGGATCGTGATGACGGGATCCGTCGTCAGCGTCAGGCCGGCGGTGTGGATGCGGCCCTTCGTGCGGAACTCGCCATCGATGTCGAGGAACCAGTTCTCCTGGAGATAGAGATCGCCGGCGGCGGCGGTCTGATCGACACTGAAGCCGGCGAGAGCTCCCGTGAAGCCGGCACCACGCTTCCTCGTAGCCGTGGTGGTGCTCTGACCGAACACGTGACCGTACGACACCGGGTCGTTCGCCACGACGACGGGATCCGGGCTGCTCTTGAGCTGCGATGCCGGCATCTTGAAGCCGAACATGTCGCGGCCCAGGAAGCGGAACGTGAAGGCACCCGACGTCGGCAGGATGGGAGTACCGCCATCGAGATCGGTGACACGGAACTCGTCGGCGACGGGATCCACACTACTTGCGCCCGTCAGCGTGCAGCGGTTCAGCAAGTAGAACTGACCCGCATTCGAGCCGGTGAGCATCTCGACGACGGTCACTCCAGGGACCAGCACGAGAGGCCATACCCACTTCAGCTGGCCCGTCGGGGCCGCCGGAGTGCCGTCCGAGTCCGGCAGGAGAATGCGTCCCGCTGGAGAAGCGAACGTGCCGTTGATCGATGGGTTGATGCCGAGAACCGTGGTCTCGGTGATGCGCTGCCAGTTCTCGGCTGCGGCGCGAGAGGTGACAGCATTGAGGGAGTCCTTGAAGATCAGACCAGCCTCGTGCGAGCCCGCAGCTGCACCAGAGTGGTCGAAGATCATGTTCGCGATGCCACCGAGGAGCCGCATCTCCACATCAGCATTGACGTCGAGATACGCCGAACTCAGCGACGAGCGAAGCTGAGCCAAGCCCGTGATCGAGCCTGCGGTGAGGTTGGCACCCGTCTTGGTGCGAGCGTGGAACTCGATGGCCTTGTCGGTGCCGGTACCGAGGTAGCCGTTGTAGTCGTGGGTGAAGATCGCGAGAGCGGCCTGGTTGCCCTCGACGGCGGCGACCATGGCGCCGAAACCTCCCGAAGGCATGTTCGCCGGCGACATGAACGATGCGCGGAAGAGACGCACCGAGACTGCGACCCCGGACCCGAACGTGGGGGAAGACCCGTCGATCTTACGGAGATGGAAGTCCGATGCCGCCGGACCGAATGTGTGGATGTAGTAGAGGCCGTTGACCCCCACGGAGGCTCCACTGATCTCCACCATGTCGAAGTCGAGCTGAACGTCGGTGTCCGTGCTCGTGTATGCAGTGGCGGAAGTGAAACGCAGAAGATCGGTGCCGAGGCCTCCCGGATTGAGCGTCGCAGCTTCGAGGTAGCTGATGTTGCTGTTGACGAGCGCGGCGACGGAGTTCACCCGCGCCAGGAATCCGTACGCCGGATCGACGGTCTCCCTCGTCCCCTTGAAGTCGAAGCCTCCACCAGGAACGACATCCCCCATCGCGTTGGCTCGGAAGTGAGCGTTGGCGATGTCGTCGGCGAACATCGCAGCGAGAGAGGATTGTGTCTCGACAGCTCCGCCATCCTTGGTGATGACACGACCGCCGCCGGCGACAGCGACGACACCCTGGTCGTACGCCGCATCGAGGCCACCAGTCTCGAACAACGCAAGACGTGTGTTCAAGTCGTCGGTGTTCAGTCCGAGAGCGTAGTGGGAGCGGTTCGCGATCGCTGACGAGAGCTGCTCCCCGAAGCCGATGCCACGGTTCGCTGCACCGTAGCCGGCGGGGTTGGACATGCTGATCGGCACCTGCGTGCCGTAGCCCGCGTTGTCACCGAAGAGCTGTGCGGAGGTGAAGAAGGACATGTGCGCTCCTCAGAAACGGTACTCCCAGCGCACTTCGATACTGAAGAGGCCGGACTTGTGGATCGTGTTGAAGGTGTCGTAGGCGGCCATGAGGCCACCGGCACCGGGGTACGAACCGCTCGCACCGTTCGGCAGGGCCGGGTTTGCGGCACTCGTGAAGAGGCCGATCTCGGAGAGCGGGACGCTGGCATACGATCCGAAGTTGATGTCGGTCTCCGAGAAGATTGCGGTGAAGCGCACCGAGGTGGCGGTGGGGAAGCTCGAAGGGGCTGTGATCTCACGTACCCACAACGGAGCGCTCGTGACCTTCACCGGACGCTGGAGTCCGGTGACGGCAAGGTTGGTGTCGGTCTGGGTGTTGACACCCGGGTAGTCGGTGCTGAAGGGCGGCGAGTTCGCAATCGACGAGTTCTGTCGACTGCCGCCGATACCGAAGCCGATGTAGCGGATGACCGTGTTCTGGTGCCGCGTGATGACCGGAGCCGGAGTGTCCGAGACGATGACCTCGGCCAGCATCTGCCGACCGATGTTCGTGACGATGTTGTGTGAGCGTGAACGCTGCACGATCTTGCCGCGTTCACGGACATCCAACTCAATGTTGACCAGTCCGATGATGGCATCGGGCGGGAGCATCAGGAACTTCTTCGCAGCTTTGCTCACGGCAGTACCTGGTTTCCGGGGTCGATCACGGGGCAGACCTCATACGTCCCTGCTGGGAGAGTCATATCATAGGTCGGGGTGAATGTGTCCCCGGGGATCCCAGTGAATGCTCCATCGATGTCGGTGACGTCAATATCGAGGAAGAAAACCGAGTCGTAGGTGATGGGGCCACCCGGCCACGCCATGACGAGGCAGAACTGAATCCAGTCCTGGGGGCAGTCGACGTAGCCGTCGTACCAAGTGACGCCATCATCGAAGCTCGACCAGATCGTACCGTCGCCCCGATAGTCGTCGTACATGAACGCCCGACCCGAGCCACATGCGCTGTCGTAGAGGTGGAGGGTGACGCCCATGTTCAGGACATCGACAACGTCGACATCATCCACGACATCCTTTGCCCCCAAAAGGATCGGGTGCGTGTACGTCGGCTTGATGCGCAAGATGAGCTGAGAGATCAGAGCGATGTTCGCCAAGGACACGAGGTCCAGGTTGAACGTGACCAGGAAGTAGAAGAACTTCTCCAGTTCCGTAAGCAGACCCGAGCTCACGAACGGGATGAACCACTTCGGGTTGTTCTTGTAGTCCTCGATCCGGATGCCGGTTCCGATGGGGGCAAACTGCTCGATGCGGTCACCCACGACGTACGGGACCCCGGTCACCGGATTCACTTCGAGCCCGGAAGTCTCTGACGGGTCGAGAGGGTCCTTGCGATAGACATAGCTGCGGATGATCTCAGACCGCGATGGTACGTTGCCATCATCATCTTGGATGAGGATGCGCGAGAACTCGGGACTGTAGTCGTCTCGAACTTCTGTGACGAAGCCAGCGACCTCAGCGAAGGGCTGACCGAAGAGGATCTGAGCGCCGACCCGCATCGCATAGGGGGTCGGGCCACGCTGCATCGCGTACATCAATCCCGCAGTACCGCTCAGATACGAGAAGTTCTCCCCAAGAGGAGCAGCATCCTCGCGCAGGAAGCCCACCAGACGACCGAAGAGGTCCTCGATGTTCTGGTCGTTGCTGAAGTTGACGAGCTCGGCCCAGAGGATGTCTGGAGGCTCGATGTCCGGGATGATGAAGACCTCATCCCGGAACTGAAGCTGGGGGATTGGCTGCTCCAGGTCGGCCCGGTAGAAGGGCTCCAAGACGTAGTCGATGTTCTCCAGCCACATCGTCGGGTTCTGGCTCTTCGGGATGATGTCCTGAAGACGTGGGATGCCCACCACATCGACAGGCAGCTCGACGCCCTTGCGACGCTTCACGCCTAGCCAGCGAAGCTCGAACAGAGGGTCCTGCAACACAGCGAAGAGGCCGTCCAAGTTCCCAGCGACGACGGTTCCCTTTTGAGCGACGACGTAGCCCTTGTGGTCGATGAAGGTATTTGTTCGCGGGTCGAACGACTCCACCTTGATCAAGTCGCCCGGATAGGAGCCCCCCACCTCGTAGTCGATCTCCACGCTTGTGAGAACGCTCGGGATCTCCCAGACGTTCGTTGCATCGAAAGGAAGTGGATCGACCAGCAGTAGTCGCTGATTGATGCCAGTATCACGCGGGTCGTTCAGCACACGGTCGATCCGAAAGGACTGACCGTTGTTCAACACCAACAGGTCGCCATGCTTCACACCCTGGGCGATCAAGTCGACTCCGTTGTCGACGCGGTAGGTGTTGTCAGTGACCTTCGCACCACGAACGCCACTCAAGTAGTTGTAGACCCCCGTCGGGATTCCCAACACTGCCGCAGCCGAAGAGGTCAGACCCAGCCTGAAGGCGAGCGTCTCCGAGCTCAGCAGCAAGAGCAGCTTCGGACCATCCACCACGCTGTAGGCCTGAATGTCGAGACCGGCGAGGCCTGCGGTCAAGCTCGCGAGTACAGCCGACAGCGTTCCAGAGCCGAGGGTTATCTCCCGCTGAGTGAAGGTATCATCGACATTCGGAGTCTCGATCACGATCGTCGAGCCCGAGACAGACACCGGCCCCGTGTTGAAGTCGTGGGTACCTTCGAGCTTGCCGTAGCGCGGGCTGATGGTGGCGAAGTCGGGCAGCGTCTCCGCAATCATCGTCCGGAAAGCCATCCACTTCCTCTGGAAGACTCGCTGGGCATCACGGAGACTCATGTTGTAGTGGTGCTGCCAGACCTCCAGAAGGCGAGCTCCCAAGATCTGAGTCGTGCCCCGCCAGAACTCTGTGAAGATCTCCTTGTTCTCGACCAGGCGCCACTCGTCGCCGAGCACATCCCAGAGGAACTCCACCGAAGGCTCTACGCCAAGCGGAGCTCGCGCTCCGACGACGTTCACCAGCACCTCAGCCTCCTCGGAGTCGACTTCACCATCGTTCACGACGAGAGTGAATCGATAGATGCCAGGGATGTCGGGGACAACAATCGGGGTCTCCGTGGTCTCTCCGATGAGCACGCTCTGTCGGATGATGCGGAACGGAGTGCCGGTGAGGTTGTCGGGAATCGTGTCGGTCTCGACCAGAAGCGTCCCTGCACCGTTGTTCACGGTGTCGATGACGTGCCTCGTCCCCGCGATGATCAGAACGTCTCCGTGAGCCACCCACGCCGGGAGCGATGACGGTGGGAAGGACAGCAGGTGGGTCACCCCATCCGTGTCGCCATCATCCACGGTCGAGCCCGAGGAAGCGTCGTATGCGAACTGTGATCGGTACGGAGCATCGATCGCGAGCCACCGGTAGGAGAGCGGGGCGCCTTCGGGGTCGAAGCTGGCACGTGCATCCAGACGGGCTGAGTTGCCTGCCGCGATGACGCGGTCTGCCCCCGGGTTCGCGACTGGCGGAAGATTCGGCAGAAGCAGAGCTCCCGCGACCTCGATGATGCGGTACTCGATCGACACCGGCTGCGAAGGGGTTCCTTTCGCAACGATGCGGAAGCGATCGTTCACGCCCGGAGGAGTTGCCTCCACAGGCAGAATGAAGCGGAGAGGAGGGAACGGGTCGCTCTCCCTGCCGATGAAGACATAGGCACGCCCTGCTCCCGAGTTCACTGCAACACGAACTCGATGGAAGAACGTTGCGATCTCTTCCGTGTAGGTAGTGCTGTCCGGTAGAGGAGCGACGCTGCCGAAGTCGTCGATGCGAGCAATCGCGATTCCGGTCTGAGAGAAGTAGATGGCGACGCCGCGACCAGCATCATCTGCGAGCTGGATGCCGGCGTGGTGGTCCGAGAGGTCGGCTACATCCTGAGGCAACGACGGGAAGCGAACCACGAAGTCGATCGTGTACTCGGCCGGCATCGCGACGTTGAAGTCGGCATAGGCGGCGGTGCCATCATCACTCGCAACGACGAGGACCTGGCGATCTGCGTCGTACGTGAAGTACGGAGCGGCTCCAGGCACAAGCGAAAGGTCCGACGGACCAAGCCCGAGCAGGAGAGGCATCGTGGAGACGTTGAAGTCTGCGATGTTCCAAGTAGCTGATGTCGGAATCGCCATGGACGTCGCTAGCCTACCGTATTTTTATGCAGATACACGAGAGCACGACGAAGAGTAGTCAAGTTGTCCTGAAACTGACCAAGTCCGAGGTTGCAGCGTCGACAAAGCAGCCCACGCACCTTCTGACTCTTGTGACAATGATCGATCGAAGGGCTTTTCTTGAAGGGCTCCTGGCAGATCTCGCACTTGCCCTTTGCTCGCTTCTTCATCTTCTCATAAGCGATTTCTGTGAGCCCGTACTGCGACAAACGGTTCGCGGCCCGATAGTTTTTCTTCGTATGCATTTCCTTGATGCACAACTTGCAGTACGTGCACAGCCCATCCGGAGAAAACTGATTCTTATGGAAATGCTCGGGGCTCTTCAGTTGAGTACATCGCCGGCATGTCTTGCTCGTCGGGAATACAGTTCCGGAGCCCTTCCTCCACTTCTCCCTCAGAGCGAGCATCCTCGCTGTGTGACAGCGCTTGCATCGAAACTGGAGGCCATCAGGACGAGTCTTGTTAGCCCAGAAGTCTTTTCGTGGAAGAAGACGTAGACATCCGGTGCAGACCTTCTTCATACATGGCATGCTAACAAAATGAGACTCCGCACGCTACCGCTCAGCGTCCGCCGAAAGCTGATCGAGAAACAGCCCGACATCCTGACGCCTCTGGCGACAGCGAGGGCTGCGAAGTATTCGACCCCCTGTCCGCGCTGCGGCGGAGCGATGCACCAGCACCTGGCCGCCCGCACGTTCACGGCGGAGAGCGTGCTTCCTCGTACGGTGGCCCGCTGCGTCGACTGCTCCTACGAGATCGACACGCAGTCCGGAATCGTGATCAACACTGGTAACCCGGCGAAGGTCGAGGAAGCTCTCCCGCTCGTTGGGCAGAAGAAGGACTAGGGCCGCCGCGACGCCATCCGTGCTGCGAGTGCAGCAGTGTACGTCTGCATCCGGCGCTCCTTGCCCCTACGCACTGACGGGTGTGGTCGACGCTCCCGCGACCTCGTGTCGGAGAGGACCTTCTGGAAAGCCGCCTCGACCTGAAGTCGATGCTCGACCTGCTTCACCGCTCCGTCGAACTCCCTCAGCAAAGCCGCCAGTTTCCGTTCACGACGCGTCGTGGGCAGCGGCGGGTACGGCAGGTTGGACGCGTAGCCATAGCCATCTCCAGTGCCGTACGTCCCGTTGCTGTAGACCGTGACGTACCAACCCGTGCTGGACGAAGTGCGATTGGGATAGTTCGCGATCAACGCAGACCTCCAGGAGCGATGCGGACGATGGCGAGGTTGTCACCGATGAAGCGCTGTGTACGGCTGGTCTGCACGTAGTCGCGAACGATCGCGACCCGCACGTTCCGATCGACGTCGTGATAGATGACGATCATCACCGGAGCGTTACGTCCCGTCGGGGACTCGGGATCGAGGCTGTAGATGCTGGTCGCACCACGGGCCGTCATGACTCGCGTCACGTCGATGACTTCGAGCTGCTCGTTCGCCTCGACGGTCTCCAGCGCCGTGTTGAGGGCGGCCCGCATCGTCGTCTCGGTGTCGCCGCCGGCGTAGCGCCAGGAGACGTTCACATAGTGCGGCAGGAGATGCCGGACCAAGATCTCCTCGTTCACGACGCGATGGAAGTCGGAGTCGCAGAAGCTCTGCACGTCATCGACGAGTTGACTTTGGTCGTAGCTGACCTGCACGTTCTGACGACTGAGCTGGACATACTCCGAGGGGCTGTCGGACGAGCCGACGAGGAGGATGGTCCTGCTGATCCCAGCGAACAAACGCTCCGCGCGACTGTACGAAAGCGTGTTGTTGTTTGCATAGAGCCGGTAGCCATCCGACACCACACCGACGGCATCCATGACGAGCATGGACGGGGCGTTGTTTCGATCGCCGGGGGCCAACGAGAGGAGCTCGACATCCACGTAGTAGAGGCCGGTCTCGTCTTGGTTGTTGTTCATCTCCGTCGAGCTGATGCGCTGCAACGCTCGCCGGATCCGGTAGCTGGTGTCAGCGACGGCACTTGAGCTCCCGAAGGGGGTGTCGACCGAGAGTGTCAGCACGGTGGGCTCGACCGCGTTGATGATGTATGTCCCAGCACGCGGGTGGGCAGAGCTCCTCGGGGCACCGTTGAGGAACAGCGTGTCCGGGGAGAAGATCGTGCTGTCTTCACGGAAGGTGATGAGCGAGGAGCTCTGGAAGACCAGATAGCCCGAGCCATCAATCGTTGCGATGTCGGTACCGACCTGCGTGTTGATGTAGTCGACCAGGTCGCTGCGTGTGAGCGCGATCGGGAAGGCGACGGTGATCCACGGGTTCTCGTCGAGCCGCAGGATCAAGTTCTTGCCCACGATCGCCGAGATTGTTCCTGGAGACGGGAGAGGAGAAGTCGACTTGATGGGGCGGTAGAGGACGTCGAGGTAGTCCCCTTCCTGTACCCCGAGAGCCTGGAAGTTCACCGTCGTATCCTCGAATGCAGTCGTGACGGCGCCCAGGGAGGTCGTCCCATTGTCGGGGAGGGCGGTGAGTGGCGGGGGCGGCTGGATGACGCGATCGTTCTCAGGGTCAGGGCGATAGAGCAGCGTGTCCGTGCCGACCAGCACCGAGAACTGCGCCGTGAGGTAGCGGAACTCCGCCGATGTCGGAGCGAGGAAGTAGACCCGGGCCGAGCCGACGGAGGGGCGCCCGATACGGATGCGCACACCCACCTCGGGAAGAAGAACCTGCACCTGATGCAGGGGCAGCGAATAGGCCTCGTCCGTGGGACCGAGGCCCACGAGAGCTGCGAGATACGACGTCTCGTGTCCCCGCAAGACTCGGGTCGTCCCGCGGTTGTTGCCGTCGACGAACTCGATGAGGTCGCCCTGACGTGGATTGAACGTGGGGAGCCCGATGTCGGCGTTCGTTGCACCCCTCCCACTCGTCGGGAGGCCCAACAGTGCGTTGGCGGTGCCACCGATGCCCATCACCACGAACTCGGGACAGTAGATGCCGACGTACGTGCTTCCGTTGTAGGTCAGCACGGAAGCGCGAACCTGACGCTCCACGAGCTCAGCCGTGGTGTTGATGATGGTGGCGATCGCAGACGGAGTCAGGATACCCACGAGGTTCAGGGTGTACGTGCCGCCGGGAGTCAGAGGCTTCACCGACAGACCAGCGAAGACCTTCAACGGCTTGCGGAAGTTGAAGAGGAGTGTGGCCCCTCCGCCGAAGTTGACACTCGTGACGATCGCCCCCGTAACGAGTCCGATCGAGCGCGGGAAACCCTCGAACTCGACTCCAGAGCCCTCGTTCTGGAAGCCGCGGGTGATGATCGCGACCGGGTCACGGTACGGGATCTTCACACCGTTCGGAGCGCCACCGCTGTCGAGGAGATCGAGAGCGGTGATGCGGACCACGGGCGTGAGCACGTTGCCACTCGGACGAAAGATCGTGTAGCTCAGATTCGACAGAGTGCGGATGGGCACCGGCGACACCTGAAGAGACACGGCACCGACGACCTGCACGGTGAAGTCGCCACCAGCCTCATCCGCATCGACACGAACGATGTCGTTCTGCTGCACGTTTGCATCGATGAAGTTTGTTGAAGAGAGAGTGGTGATCAGAGCGTTGCCGGCCACCATCACTAGGTCTGCACCCTCGACCTTGATGTCCTTCGTCTCGGTCAGCTCGATGTTGATTTCATCGACGATCTTCCAGAGCAGGTTTGCCACGACACCCGTGAGTGCGACTGGAACCCGAACCTGGAGCGTGGAGCCCGAGACCACACTGTCGCGGACGTCATAGCTTCCGACGTCGACTCCTTCATCGAGCACGATGCTGAAGCTGCCGTCCGAGATGAGGGCCTGGAGTGCTGCGGCGCCTCCCGGAGGATCGTTGATGATGATCCAGTCAAGCGCAGGAGGAGAGCCGAGGGCGACACCGGTCTGTGCGTTCGAGCCGCGAGCGATGGGCTGCTCGTCCGAGATGCCCTCGATGGCCACGGTCTGTGCAACCACAGCACCCGCGATGTAGAGATCGGTCTTGCCACCGATGTGCACTTCGTCGGACCTGATGATGAGCTGTCCATCAGGCGTGTCCGGCAAGGTGATGCCTCCGGGGATGTCGGAGATCGTCAGCTCGCGCTTGCGAAGCATCCAGCTCACGTTGAGCGGGAACGATGGGAACTCGTAGTCGACCAGCACGTCGGTGTCGGAGATGACCTCCAACACCCGCGCATCCACCAACACGGGTCCCGAGTCTTCGTAGACGAGAGTGAGGAAGAATGCGGAGGGATCCGAGCCCGCCGAGCCGATGCGCGACACGAAGTGACCCGTCGACGCCGAGAGGCGCTTGGTGGTGACGTTACCATCACCATCATCGACAGCCTGAGCTGCACCGTAGACGGGACCGAAGGTGTCAGGAGGGAGAGCCGGACCGAGACCGCCACCCTTCACGATGTCGCGAAGCATCTCGGGGTCCTTGAACCCAATCACCTGAATCCTGCGGACCGCAGGGAAGTTGTCCGTGAGCTCGGAGATGATGCCGCGCGAGGTGGTGAGGGTCCGATCGCCCTGCTTCGACTCGACGCGAGCAACGAGGTCGATACTGTTCTCGCGGGGAACACCACTGTCGAACCGATTGAGGTTCCGAACCCTCGACGCCGATGACAGGTTCGCAATCGTGATGATCTCTCCGCGGTCGACGTTGTACTCGTCACCACGCTTCTCTGCGACGTAGCTGATGTCGCAGTAGAACTCCTGACCATCACGGTTCAGGAGCATCTGGTCGGCAGTGATCGTCTGCGCCGGCGATGGCAGGAAGCGAAGCCCGCTTCGGGTGGAAGCGACCTGGATCAGTGTGAAGGAGACCGTCGTGGGGGCCTGGAAGTTCACCCGCACGACACCACGAGCGTAGCCGCCGGTCTTGCGGCCCTCGAAGAAGTTCGCGATGACAGCATCAACTTCATCATCCCCGACACGTTCCGCATTCGCGATTGCGGACTGTCGAAGTTTGACCAGCTTCACCTCACGAACGATCGGCTCCAGCAGCACTCGCATCGGACTGATGAGAGTGTCTTCGAGGGCCGCGGTCTGCGTGATGTTGAGCTTGGGGAACGCCTGCGTGATTCGCTCACGGACGAAGGTCTCGATGTCGGTGTCGAACGGATCGGTACCGATGCGGCCCAGGATCGGCTCGATGATCTCGGTCTGCGCACGACTGCCGTCCGACAAGTCGATCGACGGGTCGAAGCGAACCAGCAGGTCCTGCAAGAAGGTCTTGATGTCAGTCTGGGCCATGGTTCACCTGATGATCGTTGCCGCAGCTGCTGTGCCCGCGGCGGAGTCGATTTTGACAGACAGAGTCACTGTTCCCTCGCGGGGCTGGATCCCGAGACCGATGATCTCTGCTGTGAGAAGGCGCTCCTCGGGAGGGATCCTACGGTCAGGCGTCTGCGACGCAATCATCAACTGCCGGGTCCGCGCAACAGCGACGACGGCTTCAGCACCGACACGATCACGGGCGTTGGTGCCGATGACCTTACCGATGTTCTTGAAGAGCCCACCACCACTCTGTCGATGAAAGATGTTCGAGCCCGGGGTTCGCAGCAGCATGCGGGTGAACGACTGTACGAGTGAGAGCGTCCCCTCCACCGTCTGTGGGCGGGTCCCCACGCTCAGCTCCACCAAACTGCGGCTTGTGAAGCTGATGCGGGTCGAGAGGACGTAGGCCTCGGTGATGGACTGCTGGACTCGATCGGCCGGGACCTGAGCCAAGATCTCCGAGTCCGACAGGATGACGAACTCGGGAGATGGCGAGCCATTGATGTAGACGGACTCGACGTTCTTGAAGTCACGTCCCGTGAGCCGCACTGTACGCGGACGAACCCCAGGCACAGCAGTGATGCCTGTGATGGGGAGCACATCGCTCAGACGCACGACCTGGATGTCGATCACGTGGTCGTTCCCGTGTCAGGGGTGTTGGCGTCTGTGTCCGGGTCCGGCTGACGGAAGGCGTCTGCGGGGGTCTCCCGAATACCGTCGATTGCAGCCGTGAAGTCGTTCTTGATCTTGTCGAGGCGGGCGATGAGCCCTGGTCTCTCTCCGCTCGCCGGGGCCTCGATGCGATCGATACGCCGATCGATCAGTTCTTCGAGGCTGATGCTGGTGAAGCTCCGCGTGACCTCTTGCGACCGAAGAACGCCAACCACGTCCGCCACTACCTCACGGTAGTGCTGCATGGTCTCTCGTGACGCTTCAGCAGAGGTCTGCTCGGGCATGACGAGAATCTATCACTCCCTGGGCCCTCGCGTCAGGTCGTCATCCGACGAGAGCGTAGGCGCACTTCTGGGCTGTTGATCACAGACTTCGCGAAACGGGACACCGGGGCGACCTGCCTGGTGACATCCGCAGCGACGCGGATCAGGTTCGTCGAATAGGACGAGCCATCAGGATGCATGCTGAAGAACTCGACCACCTGAAGCGTGGTGAAGAGGTCGGCGGCACGATCGAACCCCTGCTCGACCAACATCCTCAAGATGTTGTCGACGGTACGCTCGAATGGAACGACGTAGTTCTGAATGCTCGCCAGAGATGTGACCTGTGTCGAAAACAAGCCCACCGGACCAAAAGACGAAAGCAGGACCTGTGGGTCTGCTCCACTGAGAATGCGCGTAATGGCGAAGTCGGCTGCCCCGAAGTCGGCGCCGTTCACGAACGACGTGATGGCGTTGACCAAGATAGTCCACGACGCGTAGCGAGCGCTCTGTACGGTGAAGCCAATCGACCCTGCGAAGAACGGGGTCGGCTCGACGATGAGCTCGTCCATGAAGACCTCGGTGATGGTGGTCACCGCAGCCGAAGGAGCCGTCAGCAGGGTGAGGAAGTCGCCAACCCCGACACCTCGGGAGAAGAAGTCGATCGTCCCGCCCGAGACGAAGTCTGTGAGCCCAGGCTTCGTCTGTGTGGGCGTGACCGTGTAGCCGACCGCCGTCGCTCCTCCGCTGGACGGGTTAGCCGTGATGCCATCGGCTGATGTCGCAGCTGGGGCAGTGGCCTGCAAGTACGACGTGAAGACGGTCAGGGAGATCGGGTCGCTTGTGGTGAAGAAGGTCCTGTTGACAGTGATCTGACCAATCGTCCCCGACATGACACGATAGGGGCCTCGGTTGAGTGGGACGGTGGGCGACCCGACCAACACCCGAGCTCCAGCCGGAACTCCGCGAAAATCCGGACCGACCCGGTAGGCCACGATCCCGACGTCGGAGACATCAACATCAACATCAAAACTGGCCCCCGAGACCCGCGTGATCTTTCCGACCTGTGCGGTGCCCGTCGGATCGATGATGATGAAGTCGTTGACCTTCACTCCTGCATTCTCGATGTTCTCAGCCGCAGAGAACGAACTCCCTCCGCCAGCCGTATCCACAGTTCCGAGGACGGTTGCGACGCGAATGACCGACGATGCCTGGGTCACTCCGTTTCCCGTGAAGTACTCGGTCCTGATCTCAGACAGCCGTACCCCTGGCGAAGACGTGGCTGCGGAGATGATCGTCTTCGCTTCGACACCACGGCACACCGAGTATGGAGCAAAGCCGGAGACCACGAGGAACGCGGCCTGTCCCAGCGTTGCCGATACCACCTCGATGCTGCTGACATCCGCAGAGCTGTTGCTGCGGATGAAGACCTGGGTACCGACGCTGAAGGCCGTTGCCGGCACCACGTTCGCCGTCAGGTAGCTCTGAATGGCGGTGAGGAACAGCGCGACCGACGCGTAAGAAGCGCTACTGAAGGACCCGTCCGACGGGTACAGGACCCCATCGACACGGAGACGGAGCGCCGCGCCCGCAGGGAAGACGATGGGAAGGGTGGTGAACTGACGGGAGGGGGCTTCTGCGTTGCTATAGGCCCCGATTGTGATGCTCGACGGGACGATCGGACTACCTGACTCGAAGTCGAGCGTGGCTGCCGGAGCCACGTTGAAGGGACCACTGTTCGTCCCAACGATTGCCGCAGGACTCACTCCTCCAGTGCCTGTGAGCTGCGAGGAGTCTCCGACAAGAGGGGCCAGGAGCTGTTGGGGCGTACGGAAGGACGACACGCGGGCCAACAGAGTGCGCATCGTCAAGAGGTCGAGCATGGCCTCGCGGTGCGTGGAGACATCCTTGTCCGCCTGAAGCTGAGCCGTGAGCTCGGTGAGTCGGGCCTGAAGCTTCGAGACGACTCCCGTGACCGCCTGCTCCGGCAACTTCACCGAGTTCAAGTTGCTGACGGCATCGATGATTGCCGTGCAGAGCACCAGCATCTGTTCGTGTGTCGTCTTCACGGTCGCCCACGAGGACGCGATGCGAGCTCGTGTCTCGCCGGCGGTCTCCGTGGGCACGCCGTTGCTGACGACGTTGCTCTTGATCTGCGTGTTGATGAAACGCTCGACGCTGTTTCGGAAGCGAGTCACTTCGGGACCGAGATCCCGGGTCTGAACACCCTGACCCTGATTGATGCCCGCAGTGACATTCACCAGCGCCGCCTGAGCATTCGTCAGCTCAGCGGTGGAGGTCACCGGCTTTCCTCGTCGACGAAGGGACGCTGTGGTTGCGGGATCCAGGATGACAGCGAGGGCTGCGGCCTGCTGTCGACGAAGAGCTTCGAGCCGATTCTTCGCCAGCCAGATCACGTAGAAGTAGCTGTCAGGGCGAAGAAGAAGCGTGGTCGTCAGAAGGGCATAGATGTCCGACCGTGCAGCCAGCACGTCGCGTGCACCAAGGTTCGTCTTGGGGGTCGTGACCGTGCTCAAGAGGAACTGATCGATGCTCGCCTGGAGCTCTTCTGAGGTGTATCCCGCCATCAGTCTTCATCTTCGTCGGAGCCAACTGCCTCGTCGTTCTCCGGAGGAGTCATGCGAACCAGGTCCTCTTTCGTCAGCGTGAGGATGCGACGGCGGACGTCCCTGTAGTTCATGTTGAGGGAGGTGCAGACGTGCCGGAAGGTCATGTCCTCCTTGCCGTCCCAGAAGATCCAACCCGCGGCGTCTTCGGCGATCCGAATCGAATCGGTGCCCTTGCTGGCCTCGCGGTAGTTGACGAAGTCCCTGATGGCACGCACCAGGATTGCGGTCAGCAGCCGCTGCCCAGGATCACGCGGAAGTGGCTCTTCCGCCTCGACTTCATACGACGAGGATTGTCGTAGCATCGCCGACGATGGGGGAGTCGGGTTCATACGCGAGGCTTGTGTCCTTCCGTTTGACGAAGAGGGTAGAAGCGCCGGTTGTGAGTCCACGAAGAAGGAGTCGATCATCGAGTACCTGGAGATCAACGGACGGGTTTCCATCTGGCTGGCTGTAGTCGATGTCGTCGGAGGCCGTGCCGTTGATGACGTACCCCGAGGTGAGCTGAACCTGCACGTTGACCGTGAGGGTTGTGCCCACGTCCACCGTCAAAGTAGAGGGGGTGAACACGACCCCATAGACGCGCGGAAAGAGAACGAGGTTGATGTTCGCAGCCCCAAGGTCCGGGACGAAGACATCACGAGCTACGTTCTCGTGGCTCTGCACGATCGCGTGGTAGCAGCCCTTCCGATAAAGATCGACTTGGAGGAAGCCATCCTTGTCGGTCCGGATTGCGATACGTTCACCCAAGACCCCGACAGAGTCGTCGCCCTCGCCCACGATCAGGGGCTTGAAGCGGTGGATGAAGTGGATGTCGAGGCCGCGACGAGCTCGGCCGGCGGGGTCACGGACGAAGCCACTGAGGCGACACAGGGCAGGGTCGACTGCGGGCGGGAGCGTGAAGACCTCGGCATCGAGGCGAAAGTTGTTCGTCCCGGTCGGTGAGCTCGCAGGTGGCGAGTAGACGTCGATGTACACGGGCTGCGGCAGCGCCATCCCGATCTTGAACGTCCGAAGCTGATATCGGATGTGGCTGCTGCTGCCTCCATCCAGCATGAACGATACATGACCATCGACGTCGGTAATGCCGGCCGTGATCAGCGTCGTGCCCGTGACGTCATAGACCCGTACCAACACTCCAGATGTGGGCGGGTTCGGAACGGCGACGCTCCGCACCAAGACATCGACGACTTCGACTGCCATGGCCGGAGGCTAACACACAGTCGTCATCAAGTCGCTGTACGACACCACCACATCCATGAGACCCGAAGTCTTAGAGTGCTGCTCGGTCGTCGTCTTCAGGATGTCTCGCACCTGCTGGTTGAGCTCATCCTTTTGCGAGGAGAGCGTGCGCAGGTACTCATCGATACTGCCAGGACGCTTCGCGCCGAACGCCCTGCGAATGATACCTGGCTTCGGGAGCTGCGAGACGTAGTGCTCGACGGCGACGTTTCGTTGGTCTTCCGGGAGATGGGCGTGGCTGCCATAACGGATACCACGAGCGATCACCTGCTCCAGCTTCTCCTTGTTGAAGTGGGGCTCCAGAACCTGAATCTGTCGAGTCCCCTTCAAGTCGAGTCCTTCGCCTCCCGCGCTCGACAGCATCAGAGCTCTCAGCTTGCCGGAGTTGTAGTCGGTGACCATCTGGTCGCGCTCACTCTTCGAGAGCTCTCCCGTGAACTTGCCGTAGGGGATCTTCCCCTGCTGGAGCATCGTCTCGTACGGATGAAGACCTGATTCCAGGAAGTTCGAGTACACGAGTGCTCGATGCTGCGGGTTCTTCTCGATCTGATCAGAGAGCCGCTGGTAGGCCGTCTGAAGCTTCGGACTCATCGCCGCGGCTTGATCGGGCGTAACCCCTTCCTGGAAGCCAGCAGGACTCAGGGAGACCTGACGAACACCACTGGAGAACGCGTTGAGGTCCTTCGACTCTTGCTTGCTCGGAGGAAGTCCATGTTGGACCTTGTACTTGATCCATGAAGGGGCTTCGCCCATCAACGCGTTGTAGACGTTCTGCTGCTCTTTCCCAAGCGGGGTGTTCACGACTTCATCGTGACGTGTCGGGAAGTTCTCGGTCGTGTTCTCGTGGAAGTCGACCCACTGCCCCAAGATCTTCGAGAGCTCGTCCTTGCGCTTCAGCTCCGCCACCGAGCCAGGCTTCACGCCACGGAACGTGCGCGCAATCCAGCCTGGATCGACCTTCCGCTCTCCGATGTAGCGCTTCTCGAAGTCGGCTTGGGCTGGAGGAAGGACGTTCTCGCCGGCGGCGACATTGACCAGCGATGCGATGTCGTAGGGACGATTGTAGAGCGGGGTACCGGTCAGCAGCATCCGCTTCTTCGCTTCGGCTCCACGGACCACCTTCCTCGACATCGAGGAGGGGTCACGAATCCGGTGAGCCTCGTCGACAATCAGATTATCCGTGGGCGCGATGCTGCCCTGGAGGGCCTGTCGCTGGAGGCTCTGGATGTCGTAGCTGGAGTTCGGCGTCCCCTTGAGATGCTTGTCGAGCTCCTTCTGGTAGTTGCTCTGAAGCGATGCCGGGACGACCGCGGTCGTGTTGCCACCAAGGCGCTCTGCGGCGGCGATCGAGGTCAGGGTCTTGCCCGAGCCCATACCGTGAGCGACAACCAGCCCTGGCTGTTTTTGGATACGGTCGACCACCCGCTGCTGATGCGGCTTCAGCTCTGTGATGATCTCCGAGAGCTTCTTCATCACTCAGCTCAAACGGATAGCGAAGTTGATGTCGGGCTGCTGGATACCGAACTCGTCCTCGTCGCTGAGCACCGGGTCGAACAGGTTGATGAGGTCGACAGGGTCCCCAGCTAGAGGGAGCTTCACACGGCGAGTAAAGTTCGTTCCCTCGACGTGCACGTCGATGGTGGCGCCACGCAGCAGACGGATCACGGCATAGCCAGTCTCGTCAGTTGCGACATCCTCGTAGTGCCGGAAGATGTTGTACGCCCCCACGGTGTTGGGGAGAAAGACGTTCGCGATGACGATGTTGCGGCCCTCGATGGGACGCCCACGCATGTCGATGACTTTCACGTATGCGGAGATCAGGAGGTCGTACGCGATGACGGGAACCTCAGAGCCCGGGATCGGAACGCTCTGCGGGGCCACTGCCATCGTCGTGTGATGCCGGAGCTGCGTCTTGTACCAGTACTCCTTCGAGGCATTGCTGTCGGTGAAGAAGTACTCGTGTTGCGTGCTGCCAAGGGTGTTGTCCACGCCCTTGCCGATCGCGAAGTCTCCGGTCTGGAAGCCGAGAGCGAGGGCTCCCTCAGACTCCAAGATCTCGATCGACGCCGCCGTTCCTGTCAGCACCGTCGTCAGCACTAGCTGTGAAAGACTGTCGGCGGAAGCGACCACCAGTCCCGTGGCCCCGTTGATGTCCGTGATCACGGATGCGGTGCTGTAGGGGTCGGAACCTGAGAACGTGACAGAGACGACCGTGGCCCCGTTCACTTTGAACAGCATGGTCTTGCCATTGAGGGCGTGAGGCTCACGGAACATTCCGGTCAGGACTGCCGGCTGAGCGGTGTACGCCGAGATCTCCTCGTACACGCCGTTTGCACCAGTGATCGAGCGAGACCACCGGATCGAGTCGTACGTCGTGACAGCGGTGGCCGGGTCGACCACCACCTGAGAGAGCGTCAACAGCATATTCGTGATTGGCATGTCACCCCGCGAGGAAGCTCTCGATGTCATTGGTCACGAGCACCTCTGCCTCCGCCGTGTTCTGACGGGACAGCCGCTCGGAGCCGGTACGACCGCGAAGGACCGACTTCAGGTATGTGGACTCGTCCGTGAGCCGTGAGTGCTCGTGGTCGTAGTACTCGTTGAACGCGGACTGGAGGCGATCCAGTTTCGCGTTGCGGTCGGCAGTGCGGTCGTCGGACACCGCTGAAGTCTACGCTGAGACGGGCAAAGGAAAAAGGCGGCCGTAGCCGCCTCCCTCAGACGCCACCGAGATGTGGCTTCACCTTCTTGTAGATGGCTCCACGGAGCCTGTAGACCTGGTTCTGGTTCATCCCCGTCTTCTTCGCGATCTGCGCGATGCTCGGGGGATCCCCCACCGTCGGGAAGAGCTGATCGAAGACCTTCTGCTCCTCACTCGTCAGCAACGCCGGCATGAGCGAAATGATGCTCCGCACTTGGCTGGGAGCATGCCCGAGACTTCCATCTTCGGCGTCTGGGTTCGGGTTGCCTCCGATGAAGTGCTCGGTACGAAACTCCGACATCATCGGCCGAAGGTCGTTGGCCGGAATATCGGGAAGCAGCTTCTTCATGTCGTTGAACATGGGCTCGTGTCCATGCTGCTCCATGAACTCGTGCCTGGCGTTCATGAAGCGCTGGAACTTCTCCACACGAGGCTTCGGCACATACGCGAAGTTCCGGTTGCCTCCGACGAAGTCGGTGATGCGTTGGAAGTTCGTGATGATGTGCGTACGGACCTTCGTCCCCCTCGTTGGATCGTAGGACTCCAACCCCTTCTTCGCAGCGATACGGAGCTGCTGCTCCAACGCTGAATAGGGGATCGAGCCTCCGAGGCCATTCAGCTTGCGCTTTGCGAACGACTGGATGGTCGGTTCGAGAGCATCGAGAAGAGGTTCGAGGTGTTCCGGCTTCTTCCCGCTGTCGTGCCAAGTCTTCCAGAGCGCGCGGTGAGGGTCGTTACTCCCTCCTCCAGTGATTGGTCGCGCGTCCCGGTTGAACTTGTCGAACGGGCTTCGCTTCGTCGTCATGCCGAGCGGTGACGCGTCAGCGCCTGCGACGCCGCAGTCGAGCCAGAGATCTCGTCGATCTTCGCGTGCATGAGACCTCCGATGGAGGAGCGGAAGTCGTTGACGCTCGGGATATAGTTGTCGAATGTACGGGCGAGCTCGCCCTGCATCGTCTCGCGATGGCGCTCGACGGTGAGGTCGGTCAGCGGACCCTGCGTGTCGGCCTTCAAGCTGAGCGGGAAGGAGGTCGGGTCCGCGGGACGGAGGTCGTTCGGACCGGAGATGAGCGGGCTGTCACCACCACGAGCGGTGAGGTCCCCTGCGAGTTCGAGAGCGAGCTTCCTGATCATGTTGTCCTCATCGATCTGATAGGGGATTCAGGCCTTATACGCCTGCATTGCGTCGCTGAGATTGCGGCGTGGATTCATGGGATCACCGCTCGACGATCGTGTCACACCAGACTTCGCGGCGATCGGGGTGTTGCCGACACGCTGCGACTTGTTCGAGCTGCCACGTAGCACGCCGAGCGTGGGCGCTGAAGGGACCGTGACCTTCGGGGTACCGGGGCCCGAAGGGGGTCCTCCGAAGAGGCTGCTCAGCTTGTTCTCAGCCAAGTAGCTGTGGATGGCCTTGCGAGCATGATGTAGCTCGATGCCCTCCTTCGCCGCGGCGAGAACGCCACCTCCAAGACCGGAGGTCACTGCCTTCGCTGCGAGATCTCCAACGGTGTGCTGGCCGACCTCCTTGATCCCTCCTGCGATTCGAGGAGCGATGCCACCCTTGGTGTTCACGACACCTTTGGTGAACTTGCCGGCAGTGTCGATCACTGGAGCTGCGACTGAAGCGAGACCCGCGGTCTGCCCGATGACCTTCCACGGCTTCGGCTTCTGAAGCTTCGCTGCGGCTTGCTCAACTTCATGTTCGTCGACTGACAGCTTCCGGACTTCGTCGACGAAGGCGGCCATCTCGGCTTCCTTCATCAGCGTCTGAACATTCGCGGGGATGGAGCCCTTGCGAGACTTCAGCCGCTTGTCATCGATGTCGAGCCCGTGCTGTTCCACCCTGCAAGCCTATCCGAGGATGCCCCGCGTAGCCAAGGCTGCCTGCACATAAAGGAACACCGCCAGGCGTTTCTCCTTCCTGGTGTCGAGACGGGCAGCCCGAGCCGTATCCCGGGACGAGCGCTGAGATGCCGCAGGGTCGTCTGTCTCGTCAGCATCCGTGGTCGTGAGACCCAAGATGGTGTTCACTCGATCGCCCTCGACGTTTGTGGTGAGCTGCCGAAGATCATCGAAGTCCCCGAAGGCCCGGGAATGGAAGCCCTCGATGCCGCGTGTGACGGAGCCATCGTCGTCGATCTCCAGATTCGCTGTGCCAAACATGTCGACCATCGAAGCGATCGGGCGCCAGGTGTACGACTTCAAGAAGTCGTCGACGTCGAAACGGTTGCGGCGGATCTGCGAGTAGCCATTGACCAGAGTCGCGACTGCCTCCTCGATCGTCCCACGCGCAGATACCTCCGAGAGCGTAGCCGGTGTTCCGATCTCGGAAGGAGTGCCCGCCGGCCCCGTGATTTCCGACGGGTTGCTGTCGAGAGTCTCTGGAGGCTGCTCCGGCAGCGTGACCGGCGTGCTGGCTCCCATGCTCACTGGAGAGTCGGGGGTTACCGAGCTCGCACCAGAAGGGTCCCCACCGTCCGCAGACCGCGTTGACCTTCCCGTGGGATCGATGATGACTGTGGGGTCGACGATGCTGCCGGTCCCGAAGAAGTACGAGTAGAGAGCACCGATGTTCTGACTGCGATAGTGCTCGCCGTACCACGGCGGGAACGTGAGGTCCTCCGCAGGCAGATCGACCGTCGTGCGCTGGTAGACGCCCAGCGTCTCGGTGATCTGGTACGCCCGGAAGGTCACCGAAACCTCTCGCAGCGTTGCATCGTCGCCGGCGTTACCGGTTCCTGAAGTCGCGATGAAAGCGGACTGAGTATCGCCCACGCTGCCAACGAGAGCTGCGACCTCGGGGACCGAGGATGCCGGCACCGCAGTGCCCACCACGACACGAGTTCCTCGGATGCGGCCTGCTCCACCGCCAGGAACGAAGAGTGGCAACGTCGAGCTCGATGTGTATCGCTGCGAGCCTGTGGCCGAAGTTGCACGACGACCGCGGACCGGCCGTACACGCTCCGACCGCGCATACTGATCCGTCACATCCGTGACTGCCGTGATTTCACCGCCCCGAGGTCCAGTAGTTCCTGTCGCCGGCGTCTCCAGCATCGCCACGACGCTTCGCACCGACGTGTTGCGTGTACGGCGATAGCGACGTGGAGCTGCTTGATCGTCACCGAGGAACTCGGTCCTCTCGTCAGTGACTCGGCCGTACATCATCTGAATCATCGTCTGGCCGCCGGTCTCGGCCGAGATGCTGTGCGTGATGGATGCGGGGGTCCCGAGATAGTGGCTGTTCGGCTGCTGTGCCGTGAGTGCCTGAATGAGTTCCGCAGTTCGTTCATCAGCCATTTCGCGCTGACGGTCCCGCTCCTCCGCAGGAAGATCAGAGGTGGTGCCAGAACCATCACCCTGGGCCGCCGCATCCGCGATGCGCCGTGCGATCTCTTGGTTGACCTCGGTGTCCGCAGAGTTGATCTCGTCAGCCCGATACTTGTCGACGACGAGTGCTGGAAACCCGAGAACGACGTAGGGGTTGAACTTCCCCTGTACTTGAAGTTGGCGGGACCGGAAGCGGTACTGGAAGAAGATGTGGTTGGCGGCAAGCTGTGCATAGCCGACACGCACACCGTCGATCATCACGCTGCCGCCACGCAGGGCATGCAGGTTCAAGTCGCTCATCCGCTCGAACTTCGGGATGATGCCCGTGTAGAGCTCGTGGTCCATGAGGTCTCGGATGAACCACGCCGGAGCGTCAGCCAGATCCGGAGGCTCGATGCCAGTGCGTCCTCGACCGATGCTGGCTCCCGTACGAGAGCCCAGAATCCTCGACGGCGCCATGTAGTAGCCATCGAACAAGACATCGGAGCCGAAGAACGCCGACGACGTCCGAAGCATGAGGCGCGAGACCTCGTCCATGTACGTGCGGCCGTAGCTGAAGCTGCTGTAGAGCTCGGGGAAGATGACGTTGCATCGTGGGGGAGCGACCATCCAGACGTCTGGGCGATAGATCTGCGTGAGGAGACGTGCCGGCGGATCGGGCTGCCGATTGCCGGACGCCACACGACGCTGGAGCTGCGCGTTGACGATCACCTCCATATCGGCTGCGATCTGCTCGCAGTAAGCAGTGACCTGCTGTCCTTCCGTGGAATCCGGAGCTCCGAAGGTGTTGTGCGAGGAAGCTCGACGAGTCAGCTCCTGAATGCGCTGAAAACGAACAGCATCCACGACCAAGATCTGATGGATCTCCAGGTCGCCAACGAACCGCGAACGCTGACTCACAGCCAGGCGTCGAGCTACACCCGCGGCCGTTCCGCAGAGGGCAGCAAGACGAGGAAGCTCAACTTGAAGTCCACCATTCTCAGCAGATAGGCGGCGCGCTTCATCAGGCGTGGTCGAGCGTGACTGACGGTCCTTCAGGTCAAGAGCTCGCTGCTTCAGACGACGAGCAGCATTCACGACCGGCGTGTACGAGTCATTCGTCGTGATGGACACCACCTCGAACTGGGGTCGGTTCGGGTCGACCAGCGGCGGGATGTAGTGCGGCGAGGTGATCGGGATGACCTCGTGGAAGATGTAGCGCTGGAGAGCGCTCAGCACGGCGCGGATGGAGACCTGCCGACCCAGGCCCGAGAGAGCTCGGCGGAACAAGCTCCCGAAGCCGTTCGCCGACATCAGGCGGATCTCGTTCTGCTGCTCGAACGGGTTCGCCCCCAGCATCTGCGTGATCTTCAGTCGGAGCTCCGCGATGCTGAAGAAGTCGTTCACGCCACGGATGGCTCGGGTGCCGAAGTTCACGCCCCCGATGGCCTCAATGATGTGGGTGATCGCCCCGAGCAGCGTCCCTCGCAGATTGGGATAGTTGCGAGGAGCAGTGTTCATCAGGCCGACGATGATGTCGCCGTTGCCTTCCAAGAAGGAGTTGAAGACGGTCGTGGCAGCTCCCGTGAACGCAGCACTCATGCCGCCGCCATCGAGAGAGAACCCCTGCACCTGGTACTGGAAGGCGTAGTCCCAGTACATCGACCAATCCATGCACTGGAGCACGATGCTGCGTGAGCTTCCGGTCTTGTCGACGGTGAAGCCTACGAGCTCGCCACCGAAGAGGAGACGGTAGTTCTCGTTCTCCAGGTCGGTGTCCTCTTGAGCATCGGTCTGTTCGAGACGATCAGGCGGGATGATGCCATCGAGGTCGGGGTCGCGGTCCTGATTCTGGATGGCGATGCTCTCACCCGCGACCCATGCGCGATCCGATGCCGGAGCTCCGCGGTAGAGGTCGTAGAAGAAGAGATGGATGAGGGTGCGCGGTCGAAGCTGGAGAGCGAAATCGTTCGCCGGGATCTGAATCGAGCATGCCGCCGGCTGATTGGGCTGCGACTGCACCACCGCCGAGATCACAGGGACCTCCACCCCTTCCATGAAAAGGCGGATGTGGAGCTTCTGGGCGATCGTCATCGGGGCTTCATCCTACGCGAATCGTGTACATGAAGCACCTATCAGCAGGATGAAGGGCGCAGTGCCCTGCAAGGAGCGAGAACATGGACCCTCACGATGCCACGAACACGAACATGACCCAGGGCGATGCGATGGCCGAGCTGGAGCGCACACTTCCGAAGCTCGACGTCACTCCGAAGACCTTCTACGAAACGAAGGCGAGGCTGCTCGCTCCGGGCTATCGCGTCATCGCGGTGTCGAGCAAGGTGATCGGGGACAACGCCTTCTCCAGCGGCTTCAACAAGTACCGCCCGGTCATCGAAGTCTGGGATCTCCCGGAGAACGGCGACATGATCGAGGCCACGCTGCTGGGCGTCTTCCGGCACGTCGAGGTCCTCGGCGCGTCGTGGATCCACCACGATCCGGAGAACGCTCTCCAGGGTGTGGCTCGTCGCGGTTCCGTGCTCGCCACGAAGAGTGCGCTCCGCCTCTTCGAGGACACGGAGCAGCAGATGAAGGTCCTCAACGAGCTCCCGGTGCGTCACGGCTGCTGAGCTCGAAGAAGAAGAAGTTCGGAGGAGCGAACTCGTGTTCGCTCTTCTTTTGCCTAGAGATTCAGGCCCGGAATGCCAGCGGCGAGATTGAGTGCTCCATCCGCCTGCCGGATGCCGAAGCTGCCGAAGAGCTGGATGCCGGCGAAGGCTGCACGACCCAGCAACAGATAGTTGGCGCTTGGCCGACCGACGTTGACGCCCAGCTTCGCGAGCTGGCCGCGGGCCTGGTTGTCGAGCTCCTCGGGGCTGTTCAGACGAAGCAGCTCCTGTACACGGTTGAGCTCCTCCTGGTCGTACTGCGGCTGAGCGTTCTCCGTGATGAACGCTGTGTACTCGTCGCGCTGCTGCCAGATCGGCACACGCTCGCCTGTCGCCCCAGGAGCCGACGGGAAGCTGGCTTGGTTCTCGATGGGTGGCACGTAGAGCTGGTTGCCGATCCCCTTGTTCGGGAAGGCGAGGCTGCGTCCGTAGAGCGTGTTCTTCGCCTGCTCGATCGCACGTTGGATCGTGAACGTCGCGTCGTTCGCAAACCGCTGAGCATCAGCGAGGAAGCCGGTGAGGCTGTCCTGGTTGCCCAAGGACGACTGCACATCGGCCGTAGCTGCCGGGTCATCCGGAGGAACGGTCGTCGGCGAGGCCGTAGGCGTGCGGTCGGCGATCTGCTCGTCGTAGATGGGCGAGAAGATGCTGCCGACGTCACCGATGGTCGAGTAGTTGGTGCAGAACACCTGGAACGTCAGCGGGAGCTTGTAGGGGTCCTCCACCGTCTGCACGGCTTGCGCTTGAAGCATGTAGCCTTCGAGGACGACGTCATCGAAGTACATGTACATGCGGGCGTTGCGTTCGAGCAGCTTCGTTCCACGCAGCGTGTCGTTGTAGTTCTTCCACCACTCCGACTTCCAGTTGAAGTTCCGGGAGTTCAGGATGATGGCGTTGAAGGTGTAGATGCGGGGGCGTTCTCCGAAGAAGAAGATGTAGTCCTCTCCGAAGGTCTCCACGATCTGCGACTTCTCGACGCGCTGTTCCTGCACAGACTGAAGGATGAAGTTCGAGTACTCGGTGCTCTGACCGATGCCGTTCACATCGACGGCTGCACTGCTGTCGACAAGCGGGATGGGACGTCCAACGGCGTCGATGACCTTGAGCGTCGCATAGGTGTCCTTCTTCACTTCGAGGCCACGCAGCGGCCGGCGCACGTTCTGGGAGGTACGGGTCTCTCGCGCGGCGTCGTTGAAGACGTCCTCGAAGGGAGATGTCACCACGGAAATAAATACTGCCACAGCTTGTTACCTTGATGGAAACCAACTATCAGTAAGGTGATGCGCGAAACATTCCGTGAAGCCTTTTGGAAGAGGGTCAACAAGAACGGTCCGATGCACCCCGTGCTGAAGACCCGGTGTTGGGTCTGGATGAAAGGATTCTACCAGAGCAAAGACGGCGAAGCACAGTACGGTCAGTGCTACGTCTCCGAAAAGGATGGGGGACGAAACCAAGGGCAGCCCGCCCACCGAGTAGCCTGGCACCTAGAGTATGAAGATCCAGGAGAGACTCAAGTTCTACATCGATGCGATAACCCTCCGTGCTGCCGCCCCGACCACCTCTTCGATGGGACACACCAAGAAAATGTCGATGACAAAGTCGCGAAGCAACGACAAGCCCGAGGAGAGACAGGGCGCTCCAGATTCACTGAACAACAAGTTGTTGAAATGCGAGAGCTGCATGCAGTTGGATGGTCTCTGGGAAGGCTGGGAACCAAGTTCAACTCTGCCCGAGTAGTGATCTCCCGAATCGTGCAGGGGATCTCCTGGTCACACGTTGGAGGCCCGACGCGTTCTGCCTACACGAAGGCTCCTCCTCGACACAAACTCACCGAAGATGTGCGGGCCTCTATCGTGGCTCGATACGACGAGGGTGGGGTCACGATGCAGGAACTCGCAGACGAACACCAAGTCAGCCTTGGGGGCATTCATCTCATCATCAAGAAAGGCGAATAGCTCAGCTATCAGAGAGATGAGGAAAACATGCCCAACCTGCCCAAGAACAAGTTCGCAAGCTCTCTTTACGGTGATGAATCAAACATGGAGCGCTCTGCTCAAGCCGCAGATGCAGCAAGCGACGAGGAGATCGCCCGCTGTGTAGACCTTGCCATCACCGATTTCGAGCTCCGTGAGCTCGGACCATCAGGTCTCAAGGGGTACCACGTGGCTCTTTCGTGCATGCACTTTCCCGGCGACGAGTATGGTATCCCCGTCATCATGTTGAACCAAGACATCATGAAGATCTCTCCAATCCTCATCGGCGCAGTCCGTCCCACAAACAAGACTTTGCTGGATCGCCTCGCTCTCGCCATGCGTGCTGCGATCAAAGAGCGTGGGTTTTCAGCGAAAGAACCTCGCCGCGCATGACTCCATCGGAGCGAGCCTTCAAGGCTTGGACCGAAGTCGAAGTCGACAAGCTCAGTTTCTGGTGGGGAGTCTTCTCTATCCAGACGATCGCGAAGCGCCTCGGTAGAACTCCGGCTGGAGTATCCGAGAAAGCTCGGAAGACTAAGTTGGGAGCCTTCGCACAAGACACCATCTCGATGAGAGAGTTCGTGCGGCTCAGCGGGTACGAGGATTCCAGGATCCTCGCCAGTGCTGAAGCTCTCGGCATCAAGCTCCATCGAATCGGGGTCGGGAACCCGAAGCGTCCGAAAGCAAAGAGGGCCTACGGGATCACTGAGGAACAACAAGAGAAACTGCTCGCACACTTCGTGGAGCATCCAAACACCTTCTATCCAAACAAGCCAGGCTCCGGTAAGACGACCCAGGGTGTCTGGGGCATCGGTCGAAAACCACCGGCGTGCCTCGACTGCGGAAGGAGCGACAAGCCTCACTACTCCAAGGGTTTGTGTGATGGCTGTTACCAGAAGGTGTTGCGCAACAAGAGAAAGATGAAAATGACTGGACCGATCGACAGATTCAGCGGGACCTACCGGTTCCTTTCGAACTTCTTCCCCTCCCAAATCACCTTCGGTGGCGTGCGGTACTACAGCGTCGAGCACGGCTTCCAGGCCGCCAAGACACTCGACCCCGTCAAGCGAGCCCCACTCACCATCGCACACGGCACCGAGACGAGCTGGAGCACCAGCAAAGCGAAGGTGTACGGCCGCAAACTCGAACTCCGCCCCGACTGGGAGGATGTCAAGTTCAAGGTGATGGAGCAGCTCCTACGGGAGAAGTTCACAGCACACCCCGACTTGGGAAGGAAACTGCTCGCCACCGACAACCGCGAGCTCATCGAGGGCAACATCTGGGGCGATCGTATCTGGGGGATGGTCAAGGTGGACGACGTCTGGACCGGGGAGAACCACCTCGGCAAGACGCTGATGAAGATCAGAGAAGAGCTCCGAGCATGAGTCTGAGCTGGAAGCCGCAGCTACGCGGGCAGAAATAAGAAAAGGTCCCGTAGCTAAGTGGTTTACAGCAGCGATTTCTAAAATCGCGATGCGTGGGTTCGACCCCCACCGGGACCGCGAAAGGAACATGAAGATGAGTGAATACCCGTTCGTGAAGAAGTCGATCAAGCCGTCCGGATACTCCCTGGCGAGCGATGCGATCAAGCGCAAGGACAAGACCGTCCCCATCAGCGTCGTGAAGAAGATGCTCAGGGAGTGGGACCAGGAGATCGGGTGGACCTCCACGATGGTCCGTAAGCTCCGCACGACGATCGACCGTTACTCGCCGTAGAGTTACATCGTTTCTCCCTATAAAACAGATAGAAGAGACTTCCTCTTCCGGAGAACAGGAACATGAATCAGAACGTCCAGAAGGTCATTCAGCTTGGCGCCCTCATCGATCGCAACAACGAAGCGATCCGCCAGCCCCAAGAAGAGAACAAGCAGCACATGTCCTCGGTGGAGGGTTTGTTGCTGCCGCACCGCAACAACCAGAAGCCCTCCAAGAAGATCGAGGACAGTCTGGTGAAGCAGATCAAGAAGAACATCTACATCGGAAGGCAGCTCACCGACGCGCAGTACGAAGGCCTCATCCTCAAGGCCACGAAGCGCAAGCCCGTTCCCGTGACGCCGTTGGCACGGGTCACACACATCTCCCCGAAAAAGCTCGACAAGCTGCTTCCGGCGATGAAGGCCTCGGGCAAGATCAACTCCGTCACTTTCGAGTCGAAGCTGTCGAACGGTCGAAAAGTCAAGCTGGTGGGATGGGTCGCCGCAGCCTGACCTACCCAGGAGACAGTCCGCAGAAGGCTGATTCCCGCAACATGCTCTACAGGACAGTGAAGTCTTATTGGAAGGCTAAGCCTTCTGGAGACATCATCGTCTTGGCAGGGCACGAAGCGAAGGATGTCAGCCCTCTGCGTGACTATCTACGGTGGCCAGCATCACGTGTGCTTTTCGTAGACATCGATGCTCGCGGACTGGCTCGGGCTCAGCAGGAGTGGCCAGGAGTTCGTGTTTATCACGGGGACATCGGTGAAGCACTGAAGCAAGTCAAGCAAATCGCTTTGCTGAACTTGGACTTCATGGGGTTGTTCAACGAGGACGTAGAGGCAGCTCTGGCTGCTGCTGAAGGCAAGATCAGCCTACATGGCGTGGTGGCGTACACGTTCTACCGAGGAAGGGAGCACAGATCCCAACACTCGTTGCAGAAAAACTTGTTCGCAGCCCGTCGACACATCGACTTGAAGACCTCTGATTACGAGACGATGAGATGGGTGGCAGCGGGGGCTCGTCTTCAGCGTGGGCTTACGTTCGAGAACCCGGAGCTCTTGCTAACCCACCGTTACCGTTCAGCGAGCGCCGCGATGGGCATGCTAGCCATCGCCAATGAGCCGAAGGCCAAAGGAAGTCGACGCAGCAAGTGACGCCCCCTTGGGGACACCGCGATTGCAGTGAGGGCATCCCCAAGATCTGGTTCCAAGAACTCAGACACGGGGATGCCCTCGGCTCGCACAGACGAAACGACCCGACGAAGTTCTTCTTCGTTTACCGTTTCCAGAAGCACGAGCGTGTTGGAGGTCGTGAACCACTCCCGGTCCACGGTGGGGTGCTCCTCCGTGAACGCGCGAATAGCGTGACAGAGCTGCGCTGCCCGAAGTCCCGGAGCGAGGTCCTGTCGTGAAACCAGGAAGAGCTTCATGCGGCCCTCGTGGTCGCCACGCGCTTCATCTCACGGGCCCTTTCTTTTGCCTGCCTGAGATGCTCAGCATACGACGCGAGCTCCTCTTCGCTGGGCTTGGTCTCCAGCCACGCCTTCACGACGTCCTGCTCGACCTCCGCCCAGCAGGAGATCCCGTAGATGCTGGGGACCTCCTTGGCGAACCGCTCGGTCTCCCAGTACCGACAACCACGCACGAACGCATACGCCAACCCGATGAGACGGATATCGTCCTTGAGGTCGCTGTTGCGGCTCCACTTCGAGAGCATTGTTTGATGCTCCTCGGACGACCGCTCCGAGAACGGGATTCGCTTGAGCGCGAGCCGCTCTTGCGTATTGATGACCTTCGTCTTCACGAACTCGCTGAGCTCGTACTTCAGCCTGCTCTTCTCTTTCATGACGGATCTCCTGCATGTGGTTGCTGTTCGGGGTGAAGGAACAGCCCAGCAGGAGGGCCACGAGGAAGGGGCAGCTACGTCCAGGTCATCACAGCATCATCGCCATCGACCATCGCGACGTCAAGCCCCCGAACTACCACCACCTGAGCCCTTCGCGATCTCTGCGGCGGTTCGGAAGTGATCGACGGCCTTCATCGCAGTTGAGGATGGTCGGTGAGCCTTCGAGGCGAGACGCACGAGGACTTGAAGAGCCCGCTGCTTGCGACCTCCCAAGGTTCTGCCGATCTCGTCAGCGATTTTGACGGCCTCCTCGAAGGTGACCAGCTCGGGTTGGTCGCTCATGCAAAGATCCTATCAGGAAGTAGGAGAACCACATGACCTTCGAGGAATACCGTCACATCATCGAGCCAGAGTTCTGGAAACTAGTCGACAAGTTCGGGCCCGTTCATCCAGCCCTTGGAACTGAGTGTTGGCTCTGGGCAGGCTACGCACATCCGGAAACGGGTTATGCCTCACTTCGAGTTGCCCTTGCTTCCAACTTCTTCTTTCAGGAGACGGTTCACAGAATCAGCTATCGAATCCATCACGGACCGATCCCTGAAGATCAAGTTGTGATGCATGCGTGTGACGTCCGAAGCTGCGTCCGTGGTGTGCATCTTTCATTGGGCACGAATCTAGACAACATCAAAGACAAAATGGCGAAGGGTCGTCACCCACGGGGCTCACAGTTCGCTCATGCAAAACTCACAGAAGAGAAAGTTGCAGAGCTTCTGATTCTTCGCTCACAAGGCTGGAGCGCCCCTGCGCTAGCTCTCCGATACGGTGTGACGTTGGAGAACATCATGTCCATCGCGAAGGGACGGACGTGGAAGCATGTAGAAGGGCCTCGTGAGTGACCCTTCTTTTTGCCTCTACACGAATAGATTTGATTTGATCAACCAGTCCTTTATTTCACGAGGAATCGGCTCCGCGAGACTCTCACCCGTGGCGATGCGGTGCACGGCCGCCTTCAACAGGATGTCGTAGCAGTCCTCGACCCCAACACTGTCGAGCGCGGTGACCGTGACTCGTCGCTTGCCGACGAGGTAGTTCATAACGGCTTTCTGACGGGCCACGTATCACCTCATCCCGGGGTAGCATCAGGGGGCGTACGGCCCCCTGCGGGTGCAGGGAGACGCTCACTGAGTGTAGTGCTGATGGTGCGCAGAGTTGCAAGACTCTCGCGTCCAATCGGATCGCGGGCCTCGGCTTGAGAGAGCGACGCCGCCTGCTGTCGCTGCTGAGCACCCTGAATGGCCGTCTGGATGTCCTCACGGCCTGTGAACTGCCGGATCGCCTCGCGATCGGAAGCGGCAAAGCCACCATGCGAATCACGGCGCGACAGAGCTCCACGAAGAAGGTCACGCGCCTGCGTCGACTGCGCTTCGCTGAAGCCGAGCCCCTCGGGATCCGAAAGCTGATGCTCGAACTGCCCCATGATGTCTCGGCGCTGACGAGCACTCATGCCGCCGCCACCTGTGAGCGACTGCTCGATCATGTGCTGAGCTCGCGAGCCACTGACACTTCGTCCGCCGATCGAGAGCTCCATGCCTCCCATGTTGAAGCCCGTCACCTGACCGAAGGCAGCATCGGTGGCTCCAGCACGACCACGACGGCCACGGCCACTGAGTTCGCGCTCCGTCGATCGCATCTGGCTGAGTCCAGTGAAGAACGCCCGACCTGCATCATCGATCTCACCGGTCTCGGTGCGCATCGCACGGGACGAGTACTGGCGGAACTCCGAGTCGGACATGGCGAGGAAGCGGCCCTGCATCTCGCCCTGTGCACGCACCGCGGTGTCGGTGTCGCCCGAAGCAAGAGCAGCGCTGTACGCGCGAACGGCGCGGCTGCCGGCACCACGACCGCCACGACGAGCGATATCGGCGAGGTCGGCCTGGTACTGCTGGAACTGAGCCCCCGCTGCACGCATCGAGGGGTCATTCTGCACGAACGATGCGAACTCGGAACCGAGAGCTCCGCCGTTCGTCGCCATGCTCTGCTGCATCTGCATCAGCATCGAACGAGCAGCGATGCCTTCGCGAGACGAGGGGTCCATGCCTCCGATCGTGGCTCGAAGGTGCGACATCGCGGACTGACGCTCTGCATCACTGCCGGCACCCACCGCCGTCCGAACACGGCGCATGAAGTCGGAGTTGCCTTGCAGCGACTCGACGTCTTCGCGACTGACACCCGATACCGCAGCTTGCGTTGCCCGCTGAGCTTCAGTCATGCCGATGCGACCGCCACCGAAGTACGAAGCCTGGCTGAGACGATCGAGACGCTCACGGACATGGCCGCCACGAGCGAGGAACGTGGTTGCATCGCTTCCCGGCTGACGCAGCGCCTCCATGACCTCGGAGCGCATTCCACCGATGCCGAAGGCCATGCCTCCGATGCCCGCAGCAAGACCGACGGCTGCACCGATCGGGCCGCCGACCGCAGCTCCACCCAAGGCGAAGGTGCCGAGCTGTGCGAGGTCTCGACCAACCCCGCCCATCGTGAGACGGCCACCGCCACGGCCGAGAAGCTGTCCCTCGCCAGGAGCAGTCGCCGCGTTTGTGATTCCGTGCTGGCGCATGAAGGCCGACGTCGCGTTGCCGTTGCCGCCCATGAAGCGGTAGACGTCATCGGCATTGCCACTACCAGCCGCAGCAAGCTGTGCTTCGAGGATGCGTCCCGTCGTCCCCTCCACATCACCACGGAGACCTCGCATCGCGCGGATGTCTGCTCCTTGGGTGAGGACGCCAGCGTCCGCAGCTCGCGCAATCTGAAGAGCACGCGAAGCCCCAGAGAACGTGCTGATGCCTTCGGTTGACATGCCGCGAGCTCGCAGACGCGATCCCACGGACGGGCCCGACTCGAACATGCCCTGCTGGTCGATGTTGAAGGCGGCCTGGGGTGCTGAGAAGCCACCACGGCCGAAGCCCATCGACTCGAAGTCCTGTCGGGTCGCACGGCTCTGGCGGAGGTGCCGCATCGCGGTCTGACCCTCTGTCGACATCGAATCCGAACTGATGCCGAGGACGTCATTCATGACGCGCTCTGCCAAGCTGGACACCCTCGTCACGAACGAGCGGCCGGCATCGCGAGCGGCGTTCATGCCCGTCGCATCCTGAACCGAATGCTCCAGGTTCCGCATGAAGGAGTCGACCGAACGACGCTCCGTGATGTCGGAACGCAAAGCTCCTTCACGACGAGAACCAACAGCGTCGGCAGCCTCGCGGCTCGCGATCTCGCCCTGGTTCCGCATCATTGACATCATCACTTCAGACTGCGGACGGCTCATGTGGAAGCGGCGCTGCAAGACCAAGGAACCTAGATCATCCCCCTGATCCATGGCACGCTCGCCCAACATCATCCTCATCATGCCGACCTGGCCGGCGATTCCGCCCTGCTCCATCAGAGAGCCTCGAAGGAGACCTTCGCGATTGATGGCACGAGCTCGACCCATGCCTCCGACTGCGGTGTGAGCTCGGCGGCTCAAGTCACCGACACTCATACTGCCAGTCGAGAAGTCCATCATGGCGCCAGCATCGAGTCCGGTGCCTTCACGGTTCGACAGACCGAAGATGCTGTAGCGGCCCGCAGCGGTACGACTGAAGCGGCCCGTCTGCGCCATCATGTCGGTTACGAACGACTGCATCGCATCGGTGCCCGTACGACCACCGGTGGCCTCGGAAAGCAGACCCTCGTTGATCATGCCTCCCTGCATCATCGTGGAGACTTGCGAGATGCCACGAAGAGCTCCCTGAGCTCCCTGCTGACCACGGCCACCGAATGACCGTGCGATCTGAGCTCCATTCGAAGCGAGCTGAAGAAGCTGACCCTGGTCCATGCCGGTCGAGGCAGCCGTCTGTCGGATCGTCGCAGCGAAGCGCGTTGCCTGGGTCGAACCGAAGACACCAGCCTGACGGCTCTGGTTCACGAACTCTTGTGCCTCCTGAAGCGAGCCGCCGAGCTCGCGCTGAACAGTGCGCAGAGTCGTGATCATTTCACGGAAGCGAGTACGGAACCCCTCGACGTCACGGATGCCCGTGAAGGTGCCCATCTCAGCGCCGCCGGCGATGAGCTGGTTCATCTCGCCCATCGAGGAGAACGGGTTCTGTCGCGAAGCTTGTGCGACCGTGCTGCCGATCTGGCCCATCTGCTGCTGGTTGAACCCACGACCGAAGGCGCCCTGGCCTCCCATGAAGTTGAAGTTCTGCCGCAAGTTGGAGTTCAGGGCCATCTGGTCCTGCATGCCTCCGTAGAAGTTGCGACCCAGTGCTCCTGCATACTGAGCTCCGGCGTACATCGGAAGAGCAACAGCTCCAGCAGCCATTCCGCCGGCGGCGAGACCGCCCATGCCTCCGCCCGCCATTCCGAAAGCACCCATCCCTGCTCGCATCGCAAGACCCATCGGGTCTGCCATCGCTCCCATGGCTCCGAGAGGACCTCCGACGAGCCCGAGGCTGCCCGCCATGCCGAGTCCGGCCATGCCGACACCCGCCATGCTCATCCCCATGTGTCCAGCGTTGGCGAGGCGGCCTGCCATCGCTTCGCCGTACGCTCCGGCCCCTGGGCCTCCGGCGTAACCGCCGTACCCGCGCATCACGCCCATCATCGTGGGTGGAGGCGGCGGAGGCATCTGAGGCATCATCTGCGGCGGTGGGCCGCTCATCATGCCGGCGCCGTACGACGCCTGCTGAGAGAACGCCTGCATGCCCTGGAACATGGAGTTCTGGGCCATCACCGACTGAGAGATCCAGGAGGACGAGAACACCATCGAACCGGAGTCTAGCGCATCCTCCTATCAGAAGCGTGGGGATGCAGATGCCCCCTATCCAAGGAGATCCTGTGACCGACGAAAAGGCACCCACCACCCCTCCGACCGACACGACGAAGTCTGTGACTCCCGTGTCCATCATGTCCGCCGGACCGCTGAACCTCATCGTCATCCGACGTGACAACACCGACTCGAAACCCGAGTTCTTCATCAGCGTCAAGCGCACGCCGACGAACCCGGGCGACGACCCCAGCATGATCCCGCTGATCGAGGTGCCCGCCCTTCAGCGCATGCTGGAGGAGGCTTTCACACCCGCACTCGGCCTTCGCTCTCTTCTTCCCCCTCCTCCCGTGGTCTCGACGAAGCGGAAGAAGGGCAACCGCAAGTGAAGACCATCATCGCGATGTGTGGGCTTGCAGGCAGTGGCAAGGACACTGCCTGCAACTACTTGGTCAAGAACCACGGCTTCTCGAAGACGTCGTTCGCGGCCCCCTTGAAGGCGATGGCAAAGATCGCCTTCGGCTTCACAGACGAGCAACTCTACGGGCCGAGCTCGAAACGCGAGGAAGAGGACAAGCGGTACCCGTTCAGCGGCATCTGCACGCACTGCGGGCACTCATGCCTGGACTGGAGTGATTGCCTGCCCGAGGAACGTGACGTTCCGGAAGGCTTCCGTTGGAGCTGCGCGAACTGTGAGGTCAACTACAAGGAGTTCGTGACACCCCGACTTGCTCTTCAGACTCTCGGCACGGAGTGGGGACGTCGCTTGAATGACGACCTCTGGGCGAAGTCCACGATCAACCTCATCATGGGTTCATCTCACGAGCGGTGGTGCATCAGCGACCTTCGTTTCCGCAACGAACTTGATGCTGTGCTCGCTGCTGGAGGCAAGGTCATCCGCCTCACACGTGGCAAGCCCCAACACAACCATGCCAGCGAGACTCAGCTCCTCAGCATCCCGCTCAGCGACTTCAGTGCCATCCTCAACAACGAGGGGACTATCCCCGAGATGGAGCGGAATCTGAATCAGCTCTACAAGGATTTCACGCGATGAGTGAGACGAAGAAGCCAAGGCTAGTCCTCATCGAAAGCCCTCTCGCCGCCAATCTCCAGTACACCGTCGAACAGCATCAGGACTACGCGAAGGCGTGCATGCGCGACAGCATCTGGCGAGGGGAGGCTCCGTACGCCTCACACCTCCTCTATGCGCAGCCGGGCATCCTCGACGACCTCATCCCGGCGGAAAGGGAGTACGGGATCGAAGCTGGATTGGCATGGGGCGACAAGGCAGACCTGACTGCGGTCTACACGGACCTCGGCATCTCCGGTGGAATGCAGCGGGGCATCGAACGCGCTCAGAAGGCTGGCCGCTTGATCGAGATGCGTCAGGTGGATCCAGCACATCTCCGTGCCCACTGGAAGTTCCACTTCTAGGATCACGCGCTCTTTTTTCCTATCAGTTAGGTGAAGGGACCACCTCTTCACCAGGAGAACATGAACATGACCGAAAAGAAGATCTACGCGAAGGGCGACTACCTGGAGCTCAGCCGTGACGAGATGTACGGAGCTCTGCGGGACATCGACCCCGCGCGTGCGAAGGGGAAGTCGCGCGCCAAGAAGGAAGAGCTCATCGACCTCTACGGAGAGGCCCTCCAACAGTACGCCTCCGTGTACGGGAAGCCCGACGATCCCGAAGAGAACCTGCGCGAAGAGATGAGGGGTGCAGAGCTCGTGCAAGACCCCACGCCCACCGTGGACCTCGCGAAGGGCGACCACCGGGTCGTGGTGGTAGGCGAAGGCTCGCACGGCGATGCCCTTCGCCAAGCGGCGCTCGACCGTGGCCACTCCGTGGTCGTGGTCGACAAGGAACATGTGCACGGTCCGGACTGCAACCACATCCGCGGCAACGAGCTCCCGACCCTCGCGGGTATGGACGAGTTCGAGAGGGTCAACCCCGAGATGCCGGGGTTGCTCGGAGACGGGGGCATCCTCCATCTCCCCTCGGAACAGGACCGGCTCTTCACCTTCAGGGACGGCGTCGACAGGGCGCCCACCGAGAAGGAGACGATGCTCATCGACCGCCTCACCAAGAACTTCGACGTGTTCTGCGCGAACCCCGCGAACAACGACGCAAAGCGCGACGTGCTAGCGGACATTCACGCACTGAAGAACAGCGGGGTGATCGCCAACCCGAAGTTCGCCGAGACCCTGAAGAAGGGTCGGGCCGACGTCCGTGACTTCCGCCGTCAGATGAAGATGGGCATCACGGGTGGCGAGCTGAAGCAAGCCACGGCAGAAGTGAAGCGTGACGCAGCCTCGGCTGCGCTCCTGGAGACCGAGAAGAACTCACAACAGGCTGGAGCCTGACGTGAGCCACGGACGAACTTGCAATGGCTGCGGCTGCTCGCGTCACGAATGCGAGTGCTGCAATGCCTGCGGTCGACTGCGTTGCGTGTGCGACGAGAAGGCGGGGACCGCCCGAGCCGTCGCATCCATCACCCGTCTCGGAACGGAACGGGAGCTGCTGCAAGACCTGACTGCAAGAGAGTCTCCGAGCATCGACGACGACTTGTTGATGTTCTGACAAGGGAGGGAGGCGTGCCACATGGCACGCCTTCTTCTTTTGCCAGTATAGAGCCATTTTTGCCTATCAGAGACATAGGAGGCCCGACATGAATACTAACCACCGTCTCGATCCGAAGGGGAACAGCCCCGTCAACAACATCGCCGATCCCTTCAAGCACAACGCTCTGTGGGACGAGTTCATCACGAATACCGGCACCTTGGCCCGCAAGCAGTACATGGAGCACAAGGTCACGTCGGTGGAGCTAGGGTTGGCCGTTCGCAAGCTTTCCCTTAGCTCGAACAGTGCTGACTACACGGTGGTGTCGAGCCGAAACGCCGTCACCATCGCAGCATTCGCTTACCATCTTCGACTTCGGGAGGTCGATGTCCGGGAGTTCGCTACAGCAGCGGTCGCTCTTCATCATCCCCGTGAAGAGATCTTCGAGCTCGTGCTCTCTGCGAAGTTCGGGCTGATCCCGGCAGACTTCAACTCAGACGACGATCTCCAGTTGCGCAACATGTTCGATGCTTGGCTTGCCACGTTCGGTCCAGATGTTCTTCCGGGAAAGGGGTATTGAGATGATCAGGAGCACGGGCGAGGAGCCCCTGGAGAATCACGACAGTGCAAACATCGTCTGCAACATCTTCATCTCGAAACTGAGCGAAGAAGACCTCCACGACCTCGACTTGAGGTGGGACGAAGAAGAGTGGAACGAGGAGGGTGATGTCGAGATCCCCAACAAGTGGGCGAGGTTCGTCTTTACAGCAGACGTGTTCATGCCCCGCAAGGGCCTGCACGATGGCGCCTACCAGTACATCGCGAGTACGCGTGAAGAGCTCCAGGAGCTCGTCCGCGAGAAGGTCCTGCCCAGCTACGAGATCGGTCTCCAGGCCGTGAAGGACCTCGCGGACGGGAAGCGCACCAGCTTCTACTACTGGGATCCGACGAAGCCGGAGGACCACCCGGACATCGCGGACGCCGAAGACGACTGAGTGCGAAGAGGGACCGGCGTCAGCCAGGTCCCTCTTCTTTTGCTACTCAGCCTCGGGTCGAGCTCTTCTTCTCGCGCTTCTTCGCGATCTCCGTGATCGCCTTCGAGACCTGCTGCTCGCAGGGGTCACACAGATTCGAGTACGACGCCGTCACCTTGCCCGCCACCGAGATCTGATACCTCGGAGGCGCATCGGCCTTCTGCGGAGCGTACTTGTTCGTCTTGATGTCCTCGGCGGTGACAGGAATCTCCTTCACTGCCGGACACCGCTCGCACTGCCTCTTCACGACCATCATGTCACTCATGATCAACCTCTCGACTTCGCGTAGATGATGAAGGCCTTCAGGATGCCGCGCTCCGAAGACATCAGCGGGTCATTCCCACTGAGGCCCTGTTCACGCTGCTTCGTCTGAAGGAACTTCTCGAACTCCGAGATCTCGCCATCCATCAAGCGATCGATACTGACTCGATCGAGCTCGGGAGGGTCAACTCGGACGACCACCTTGAGGGCGGGGCTTCCCACTGGGAGTTCCTTTCTGTTCTGCTGTCTTCTTCGCCGACTCGGCGATGGCAGCGTCTTCGGCAACCTTGGCCGCCGGCGGTTCGCCGGAAGCGTCGGGCTGCTCAGCCGCGGGAGGCGTTCCTCCGCCCACGGGCTGATTCTGGAGCTGTTCGAGCTCGGCATCGATTTCGTCGATGCGCTGCTCCATCTCGATGATGGAAAGCTCGATGTGCGGCTCCGGGACAGCGCCGAGGTCCTCGCGCTGCATCACGAGCTCGGCAGGGCCGGCGTCGGTCTTGCGGTAGAACGCCCGCAGGTGGGAAATCGCGACGCCGTACACGGCCTTTCGTGACTTCAACTTGGAGATGAGCTCCAAGACCTCGGCGATCGTCTTCGGTGTGGTCATCTTGTTCACGCGCGCAGGAAGGCGTTGAGGCGAGATTCCAGTGTAGCACCGGAAGCACCATCCTTGATGAGATCCTTCAGGTTGTAGCGGACCCACTCACGACTTGAGCGTACCGCTTCCAGCTTCTCACCACGATGTTCGCGCTCCTGCTCTTGCTGTGTGGTCTTCATGAGATCGCCACGCATGATGCCGATGCGGATGTCCGCGTTGCATTCGAGCCTGAAGAAGTAGCGCTCGATGACCGGCGCCCAGTTCTCCATGGGCAGCTTGAAGAAGACCTCACCCACGAGGTCACGATCACGGCTGGGGGTCCTGCACGACAGGCAGATGCCCATCCTGTGCTTGATGAGCGCCGGAGGCATCGGGGCTGCACAGCGCCGGCGCTGACCGTCGACATCGATGACGTTCGGGCAGAAATAGACCTTCTCGTCCCCCCCGCCATGCGCAAAGCCACCGTTCGTCCAGGCCATGAGGAAGCCACTGAACGGGCGGAACTTCGAGCGCTCCTCGTTGAAGTAGACCTCCAAGAGGAACTTCGAGGTGTGGTTCTCGGTCTTCAAGGCGCCCATGAGGCGCTGGACCTGCTCCTCGACCTCGGGGGTGACCTTCAGCTTCTCCCCGACCGCGACCATGTCGTAGATCGAGTCGTCCCCGGTGAGCTCGCCGATGCCAGACGTACCGTCCGCCTTGACCGAGCCCTTCACATTCGTCGATTCCATGTTCGTGTTTCTCCTCAGCCCGCGATGAAGGCGCCTGCAACAGCCTGCGACCCACGATCTTCATCATCACGTGGGTAGGCGCCCTTGAACTTGCCGTTCTTCGGGTCGGGAACGAGACTCTGCTGTCCCACGAGAGGGACCTCCTTGACCTCGTTGCCGATGCGCAGCGTGTTGATGGTCGCCTGGGTCAGAGCGATCTGACAGTCCTTCAGGCTACCCCGCATGATGATGCGCCACATCCAGTGGACACGTCCCCGCTGCGAATAGAAGCGCCGACTGATGTCGATGCTCCATGTCTTTGCCTCCTCCGCTGTGACGAGAATGTGCTCGACCAGAGCTTTCCAACGAGCAGGAACCAATGGGTTCTCCGTTCGGATGCGGATGGAGATGGTGATCTCCTTGCCCTCAGACTTCGCATCGACGATCTCGAAGCCGGCCCTCGCGAACGCTTGATCGACACGCATCTCAGACTCCGAGATCGATCGCCATCCCGAAGGTGACGTCAGTGAGGAAGAGGGAAGAGGGAGGAGCCCCCAGAACGACCACGCGCTCGTTCGTGACGAGAGGCGACACGTAGGTCGTCTTGATACCGAAGATGTGCGTGGGCGGCTGCTTGGTCTCTTCGACGCCAAGCCATGCGGCAAAGAGCGGCCAGCCCGGGACAACGAGCTCGAAGGTGATGAGCTTCTTCTCCACCAATGCGCGGGTGGCGCCATAGAGAGCGTAGATGCCGTGTTCCGTCGGATCGAAACGATGCTGTTCGATCTCGATGTGGTTGAGCAGGAAGGTGTAGTCGACCTCGTTCTGGCCTTCCGGAACCACAGGCTCCTGCTCGTCGACCATCTCGCGCGACACCAAGATGCCCTTCTCGGTGATCACGACCTCCTGCACCTTGGGCTGCGAGAGGGCACGCTTGATGTAGAGTAGCAGCGCCGACATCGACTTCGGCAACGGCTCGGTATGGAGACGCTTCATCGGATAGCCTCCAAGACAGTCTGCCGTTCCCGGTCCTTGTGGGTCCGGTAGAACTTGACGGCATCCCGCATCACTCCGGTGAAACCCTTCGGATGGTTCTCGGCCTCGGCGAGGGACTCCACCCACTGCTCGTCATCGCGAGGAAGGCGGATCGTCCTGGGGCTGGACATCGTATCGGGAGGCGCCGTCTTCTCAGGAGCCTTCTTTTTGGGCTTGGGCTTGGGAGCCATGGCCCAGAGCATACGAGAGCATACAAGCGCTCGTCAAGCGAGTTCGAGCGAGCTCATCCCGTTCAAGTAGAGATCGAGACCCTTCACGCCTGGGAACATCTCCGCGAGGCGACGTACGACGTGGCTGTGGAGGGTGTCGAGGTCAGCCTCGGTATCCGTGACGCCATTCAGCGCGATGATGGTCTTGAGCTCGGTCTCCAACGTCGTCTTCAACAACGGGTTCGTGGCGAGCCAGAGCGGCAGCCATGTCCAACGGATCTCGAACGCACCATCGATCAGTTCCACAATCCTCATGACGAACGAACCGTAGCAGCGATCAGATGCGCCGTGCCAGGCATCGTGTCGTTGATGTTCTCCCAGGCCCGCTCCACGGAGAACCAGAAGGGCGCCTTCGCAACCAACCCGGTGAGCTGGAAGGGGACCTCGACGACGACATTCTTCGAGGAGAAGTTTGCCGTCGCTTCGACGATCGTGGCAGCTCCGAGACTGTACGGACTCGCACCAGGTCCGAGAGAGCCATAGCGAACACGGAACCGGACAGTCGTGCCCGGACCGGCATCGACATCGCCCGAGATGGAGAGACGAAGCACCGGCGCCGCAGCAGCCGCATAGCTGCGGAAGAACGCTCGAACGAAGCGTCCACCACAGCTCACGACCATGTTGCGGAGATACGACTGAAGGGTGGAGCCCACGAGGTCGCCGAAGGTCATGCGAACCGTGGGGTTCACGCCGCCCGCGCTTCCTGTTCCCCACGAGCTCGGATCGATGGGACCGGCCAGAGCTGGAAGAGCAACGGCGTACTTTGAGGCACCCACCTTGAGGCCCGAGTAGAAGTTCCACCACCCCGAAGCAGGCATCTCCTGCGGCAGAGGGTTAGCCGTGACCTCATCGAGAGTGAGCATCGCAAGCTTCCGGATCCGAGAGCGCATCTGCATGCCCAGATACGAGCCGGACGCTCCAGGAGCGCCATCCCCGAGTAGATGCAGACCTTCGTTCGCTGTCGCTTCTGTCGAAGCGTCCGTACGAACCTGTGCGTACATGTGGATCTCGGAGAATGCTGCTCCGAGAGTGACTTCCTTGAAGTACTTGTCGCTGGTGCCGCCAGTGATGATCGAGAGAACTCCGCCATCGACCAGTGTGTAGGTGCCCCCGCCGCCCCCGTTCGTGAAGCCAGCGGGCCCCGGAAGCTGTCCGAAGCGGGCGTCATACTCGATGACGACGTCGCACTTGTCGAATGGGATCGATGGGACCGAGCTCGTGCCCGGCTGCGAGACCGGATTGTAGGCCCGCACGTTCTGCTCGATCACGATCGAGGGCATGCCGTTGAGATCTGCTTCGTGGGGGTAGTGAATCTGCACAGCGGACTCCAAGGGAATGTTGGCTAGTGGGACGGCCGTCCCAGAGCACACGTCGACCAAGGAGACCACGAAGGTGCCGTCGTGGTCCACATCAGGCAGAAGAGCCCGCAGGACGCCAGCGACCGGGTTACCAGGGTCATCTGCCGTGACATCCGGTGTCGGAGCAGCAAGGGGCAGCGGATCCCCTGTGTATACCGTCGGAAAGACGTCCACACTGATTCCGAGCTCTACGCTCTCGAAACGGATGCGGATACACCCCAACAACGTGGTGTCCGTCACCAACACGAAGATGCTGTCACCGAGCAAGTAGCTCCCGAAGAAGCCGATACCGCTGAGAACGACGTCACTCCGGACCCGAGCACAGCTCTCACAGACAAGCTGCTTGTGGGTGCGAGAAACATCGACCTCGAACAGACCCCAAGTACCAGAGGAGCCTGAGCCGAAGTACGTGCCGTACGGGGTCGAACCGAAGCCCTCGAAGGCACCGTTGTCGAACAGCACCCACTGTGACGTCGGCTCGGTGATGGTGATGCGCTGGTCACGGAAGATCCGGTACCCGCACACGCACCTCATGTTGGGATCGGCGGTCATCAGTGCCCAAGCCCGAGGATGGACTGAAGCAGGGCCACGACGCCAGCGATCAGTCCGAAAACACCAGTAACGAGGGCGATGATGATCGGGGCGGTGGTCTTCCACCACTCCAAGCCGAGCTTCTTCTCTTCGTGGTGCTCCTTCCGCACTTCCTTGACCTCAGCGAAGGTGCGGGCGGTGTCTTCGCGCCCATCTCGGACGCCCTCTTGGTGCCCTTCGAGCTTGGCGAGGCGAACTGCGAGATCGCTGACGTCCTTCTCGACGTCGTCAATCTTCTTCGTGGCATCCTTCTGTGAGCTCTCCATGTTCTCGACGCGGCTCGACAGCCCGGTGAGCATGAAGTTGAAGCCAGAAAAGCCTCGACGAACCCTCTGTTCGAGGTCGCGCAACTTAACGAAGAGATCTTCACCCGACACGGTCATTCTCCTCGTCGCTGATGAGGTCTAGCACCGCGGCCCGCGCTTCTGTGAGGTTCTTCGGCATTGGCATCCCAGGAGGAACTGAAGCCTCGCGCACCGCCTTCAAGGCAGCCTCCGAGATCGGCCGCGTACGTGGTGCGGCATCATCATCGAGCTGAAGATAGCTACGGATCTCACGCAGAGCGACGTAGGCGCCCTGGTTCTGGAGGATCTCCTGAACAGCCTCGGACTGCGACGGAGCGTTCTTCATGAGATGCAGACGCACGTTCGCGATCGAATCTTCGATCGTCGAGATGTGACGTGAGAGGAGACCGGTATCGACCGGCGGGGGAGTCGAAGAACGTCCTGGGCGCTCGTCGATGGTCCGCAGGCTCGCCATCGACGCTCGGGTGAGCTTCTTGGCGGTGAGGTCGTTCATCTTCCGCTCGCGAGCATAGAAGATCTCGCGTTCGAGCTGTTCCGGGGTCAGACCCGGCTTCTTTACAAGATAGCTCTGAGCTCCAGCACGAACCGCCAAGATCGCGGTCTCCATGTCCTCACGTCCCGAGAGCACGATGACGGGGACGTTCGGGGACACCTTCAGGATCTCGACGAGAGTGTCGATGCCCTGGCTGTCCGGAAGACCGAGGTCGAGCAGCACGACGTCGAACTTTTTGTTGGACAAGAGGGTGATGGCCGTCTTCAGCCAGGTCGCAACCTCGACCCCGACCTTCAGTAGCGTGGCCTGAAGAAGCCTCGACTCGATGAAGTTTGCATCGGGGGTGCTGTCCTCGACGAGCAGTACGTGAATGGGGATGGCCATGTTTACCTCGCCGGCAGCTTCGAGACCTGAAACCAGTACGCGCCCAGGATAGCTACCATGTCTCGGAATGCTGTCAGAGACATCGGCTTGATCAGGTAACCGGCTGCCCCGAGGCGGTACGCTTTCTCGATGTCGTCGAGGGAAGATGAGCTCGTGATCACTACTACAGGGATCGACTTGGTAAGCTCTTCGCTCTTCAACTTCAACAAGAGCTCGAACCCACTGATCTTTGGTAGGTTGAGGTCAAGCAAGATGAGATCGACGAGCTCGTGCTCCAACATCGACGCGGCTGCTTCTGCCGTCATCGCGATGCGCATCTCTACACGGTCGAACGCTGCAAACGCCTTCTTGGCGAGGACAGCGTCGGGAGCGTTGTCCTCGACCAGTAGAACGCGGTGCTGCACGGTTACGCCTTCGTAAGGGTGAAAGAAAGGGTCGTTCCCTGGCCCTTGCCACCCGATTCCGCCCAGATGTCGCCTCCGTGAGCTCGGACGATCCTCTGGCAAAGCGAGAGACCTATGCCGGTCCCATCATACTCTGCGGTCGTGTAGAGACGGTAGAACGGAGTGAAGATCTTGGTCAGGAACTCGGGCTCGATGCCAAGTCCATCATCCCTGACCTGAATCAACCACATGCGACCGTGGTCGCTCGCCGTCACACGGATGTGCGGATATGCCCCACTTTCACCCTTGGAGGTGAACTTCACGGCGTTGCTGAGCAGGTTCTGGAAGACCTGCACCATCATGCCGGCGTCGCATGTAACCGACGGGAGATTGTCGATCTTGATGTCCGCCCGCGCTTCATCGATCGAGACCCGCAGGTTCTCCATCGCGATGCGAACGAGGCGAGTCAAGGAGACGTTCTCCTGGGGGTTCATGTTGTTGCCGGCACGACTGAACCGAAGCAGGTCCTCGACAAGAGACATGGCCCTCTTGGAAGCGTCCTGAATGAACGAGCGGTACTGCATGGCTTCCGGCTGACCCTCGAAGAGCTGGCCGTACTCCTCGAACAGGAGCTGCGTGTAGTTACTGATGACCCGCAGCGGCTCACGAAGATCATGCGAGGCGACGTGGGCGAAGTTCTTCAAGTCGGAGTTCGACTGCTGAAGCTTCTTGGTGAGCTGAACCTTGTCATTGACGTCGATCAAGACGTGCATCATCTGCACGATCTTCCCGTCCTCGCGATAGATCTGAGCCCGATCCATCACCACGACCGTCCGGCCATCGGCCTTCACCAATGAGAACTCCAGCTCGATGTTGGAGACCTCCGGGTTTGCCAGAGCTCGATCGATCAGCGCACTGATGTCCTTCACGTCCGCCGGCAAGATCTTCGAGTAGAAGAGATCGAGTGATGTCCCCGAAGATGTGGAGGCAGCTCCGAGGTCGAGCATCTGTGCAGCTCCAGCGTCCCAGCTCTGCATGTCGGTGACATAGTCGAACCACCACATCCCTGCCTTGGCAGACTCCAGCGCCAACGAGAGGCGACGGTTCGTGTCGTGCATCTCTGTGATGTCCTCAAACATCGAGGCTGCGACACGGGTGCCCATCGGCAAGAAGTACATGCGGTACGTCCGCCCGAAGATCGTTCCAAGCTCCACCTGCCGAGGGCTCTGCGACTGCGCAGTCTCGTAGAGGTTCTGCACGAAGTTCGCGTTCGGCTCCCTGCCTTGCTCAGAGGTGATCTCACGGAAGGTCTTCCCCTCTACGTGCTCACGCCCAACCCCATAGCCGGACATGATGTTCTTGACACCCCACTCGTTCATGAAGATCAACCTCATGTCCTGCGGAGAGGTCGCACCTTCGGCATCCCAGACACCGATTGCAATCGGCACCTGATGAAGAAGGGCGTGTGCAATCAGTTCGTTCATCACGCCCTCATCGCCTTCACCTGGTATCAGCCAGGAGTTTTCTTGGATTCCACGAGCGTTCGTTCCACGGTGCAGGCATCGCCCTGCATCTGCAACTGGCCGGTCCAGGTGTACTTCCCACCCTCCGTCACGATGCCCGAGATCTCGGAGAGCAGCATCTGCGCCTGCTGCTGTGCAAGAGCGAGCTGGGCCTGAGCCTTCTCCGCCTGGGCGTTCGCCAGCGCGAGCTTGTACGCGAGCCGTTCATCGATCTTGAACCGTTCCGTCTTCATGTTCTTCATCCGTTGCTTATATCACCAAGAAGAGACCTAAAACCAGCTCATGGAGCGGAGGCTTCCAAGATCGTCAACATGAAGGACCAGTCGATGGTGGTCGCAGCAAGACCAACCACGCTCGACCCGATCGACGTACCCGATACACCCAGGGTGGCATCGAGCGTCGCGCTGGTTTCGATATCAGTGCCCACGGTCTCGATGCTGCCCTGAATCGTGCAGTTTCCTCCACCTTGCCGGTAGATGAGTCCATGCCGCCGATACATTGCACGATGTGTCCCGGCCTGATCCCGGGCGATGCACACCATCGAGACCGACCACAAGGTGTTGTTGGTCTGAGCGATGGTCCACACGCCGGACGCTGAGCCGCTGGTTGTCGTCTGATACACAAACCGGCGGGTGAAGATCTTGCCGTTGTCACTCATGGAACCGAGCCTCCTCGGCAACCATGAGCTGACGGTCCGCCTCAGTGACCTCTGCTTCGACCATGCCGATCTTGTACTTCTTGCGAGTGCGGACGTTGTACGCCCAGATCTCATCGAGACCCTCGATCAGCTTCCAGTGCTCCGGACCTCCATTCGGATTCTTCATTGTCAAGTCACCGATGGTGGTCTGTACGGCGAACACGTCCGACCAACGGAAGGACGAGGTTCCGAGCTTGTAGGTGTTGTCTGCGCCGGGAATGAATGCGGCCCCCACCCCGGAGGCAGCAGCCACAAGGTACCCATGCGACTGTAGCGTCAAGTCGCTGCTGGCTATCGGACCGTTGTGATCGATTCCGGTGTCGGGGTCGCTCATGCATGCCAACCCAGGAACACCACCACTTCCAGGGGCAAACAAGATCTGAGAATCGCCAGAACTTCCATCGATGATTAGCTGTTCACCACCATATCCAGGGGTCACAAAAGCGATCTTTGAAGAAGCCTTGAGATACATACCCGAATCGGCTTGGGTGTCGAATGAGTATGTAGGCAAGCCAGTTGTCCCGTTAGCGCCGTAGAAATGGACACTGTGAACCTCAGCCCACCGAGTGCCACTACCACCCAGTGTCTGCGAGTTGTCTGTGTTGGGCTGGATGCCTACATATGTGAAGATGCCATCATCATGCAGGTCTACGACCTGGATACCGCCCGAAGCTACGAAAGACCATCCACCAGCAGCACAGAACCAGCCCGCATCCGGTGTAGTTAGCGAGGCAATAGCCGGGGCTCCGAAGGAGCCATCAGGCAACAACACTTGACCTGTGTGGGTGATCGCGAACACCTGTGTGGTGCCAGCTGCCCCCGCCTTGGCGTTGATGATGTACTTAGGATCACTACCGAGCGTAGTTTCCGTGATGTTGATGTCGATGCCGGTGAATCCAGCAGTTCCTGTTTGTGCAACAGTCGCGTTTATCCTTACGGCGTTTTGGTTTCCAGCGAACCCTTGATACGTCGTACCTGCTGTGAGCTGCACTCCATCTGCGAAGGAGTTCGGGTTGCCATACAAGACGAGAGGGTTGTTGGTGGAAGTTACTCCAAAAAACCCACCAACACCGAACACGAACCTCGCCTGGCCCTGCATGGCCAAGTACAGGTCGTTGACGGAGCTGGCAAAAAAGCCAACGAGAGGGAATGCAGCGAACGTGTAAGCAGGCGCAGCGCCAGAGCCCGAGCCTGCATAGAACACGTTGCTGTGTGTCTGTGCCCACTGGAGACCTGCGGAACCCAGGTTCCGCGTGTTGTCGGCCTCGGGAAGCCAGTTGCCTGTGAGCGTCGAGTCGGTAGCAGTGAAGCGCACTCGCTCTGCACCCGCCGTCGAGATAGCTACGATGCCAGCTCCAGGCAGGAACATCCCGGACGTGTTGTCGGAAACGAACTCGTAGCCCGGCGCCCCTGCCGTACCGCTTGGGGCACGGTACGGCAGCACGGCATCGATACCTGTCGTCGAGATGGCGAGCCGAAGCACTCCGTTTGTGGAGATGCCCAGCGTATCCGCTGCGACTGAGTAGAGACCCGTGTTCGGGTCGTTGTTGAAGCTCAGCGCGGGCGAACCCGCGCCGCCATCAACTCCGTAGACCGGCACCGAGAAGGATGCCGTGGACGAATCGAAGAACAGGCGAGCGGTGCCTCCTGTCGCTATGCCGAGCTTGTTGGTGCCACCCGAATAGAAGCCGGTATCCGTGTCCGAGGTGAAGACGTATGACGGCGTCGCGGCTGCACCATCAGGCGCATAGAACGGCAGCGTGCTGGTCACCGCTGCCGTGCTCACACTGAGTCGCAGGCTTCCTCCCGCGGAGAGCCCCAGGACATTTGCGCCAGCTGAATAGACACCAGTGTCTGGATCAGTGATCCAGCTCAAGGAGGGCAGAGCGGCCGTACCGGCGTTCACCGTCACGATACCGTGCACGGCAAGCGGCACAACCGACGTGAGTGACCCTACTGAGACACCCGCAAGTGCGAGGTTCAGAACAGTATTGGAGCCGTCCTTGAAGAGGAGCGAACTCCCACCGAAGTCGATCTGAGGAGGCGAGCTCGCCGCATAGACGTCCTGCAAAGAGGGCGACCCTACGGAAGACCATGTTGCCGGATAAGTCGGATTGTCGCACTTCCGAAGCTTGAGGCTTCCCGTGTTGTAGTAGATGTCGCCCTGCCGCAACAGCGGCTCGGCCGCCGCAGACCCAGGATCGGTGGTGCCCGGGGGCCAGAAGTGGTTCTGCTGCGCAGGAACATTCTTGGTCGTCATGCGCCACCGCCCGTATCGTTGACGTTGTTGTCGATCACGGTGTTGGTGTCATTGCCATCGGTGTCGTACACGCTGGGGACATTCTTGAAAGTGCAGAACTGAATGTCGTTCGCATTCAAGTGGCCACCGCTGGACGCAATGAAGCCTGCGGCGACCCCGAAGTTCCTGACGGTCACTCCATGGATCTTGTTCCGATTCACCTCACCACTATCCGTGGTGAAGCCGAAAGCCGGGGAACCGATGGAGGACTGGCCATCGATGTAGCCCCCACGGACATGGCAGTCGATGACGTGGTCACTAGGGTCACCGTCACCGAAGACCACGGCGAGATGTCCGAAGACATCAGAACCCGTCCACACGATCTGAGGATCAGTGATCTGCACACCCTCACTGCTCTCGTAGAGCAGGAAACCCGTCTCCAACGCATTTGTGGGAGCGCACGACTCGAAGTAGCCCGGACCGAAGTTGGTGGAGAAGCCGATGTCACCACCACGAGTCATGGACGAAGAGTTGACACGGCACCGCACCACATAGAACGGGTTCGTCCCCGGGGATCCAGAACCGTGGAAGGATGTGAGTACGTTGCCTCCCGAGACGATGAAGCTCGGAGGACTGTAGATGACGACATCTTCAACATGGGAGGCTGCCGTGAACTGGACCACGCTACTGATATTGCCAAAGTCCGCCCAGGCCCCCGAGAGGATTGCCCCCATGAAGATGTCGATGTTGCGAAGCACTCCCGCAGTACCGACATCGATGAAAGTGTTCTCCGTCCCCGCATTCGTGAAGCCCGGAGCATCGATGTAGATCGTGAGGTTTTCGACTTGCCCAGCACCCTGAATGCTGAAGATCGCCATCGACTCGTCGATGTCCGGGGTCATACAGGCGGTGAGGGTACAGCTCGCCTTGTGGGCAAAAATCAACCGAACGTTGTTTGGGACGACGAGCGGGGTCGCGGCCCCGCTGTGCGTGTTCAAGCTGTAGTTGCCCGGACGGACGAAGATGTCGCCGCCCTGACCTCCGAGGGACGCGAGAGCAGCCTCGATGCCCAAGCAGTTGCCATTGTCGAGGAAGTCACAATCAGACGAGATGTCTCCCTGGCCCGAGTTGCCAACGACGACCTTGTTGTACTGCTTCCCGGTGACCACGCTCGGCTTGTAGTTGGTGCCATCGTACTTCAACACGGAGCCGGTCGCCGGCGACGCCGCAGAAGCATCGATTGCTACACCGTAGAGTTTGGAGACCCTCGGGCCCGGGTAGCTCAGAGAGAGGTCACCACTGGCAGGACCTGACGGTGGCCCAGAAGCTCCGATCGAGCTTTCGACCGCCATGACGAGCTCCCACGCCCACTCCGACCAGCCCGCCCAGTTCTGTTCAGCAACACCGAGACCGGAGCGGTTCCCATAGAGAGCGTTGTCCGTGGCGAGATCGGCATCGTGCAAGCTGAGCTTGTTCGACATCGGAGCCGTCTCGACATAGACAGGAACACGAAGTTGAGCGTTCAGTGTACGAACCGACGCGATACGTCGCGACTTCGTGATGATGCCATTGTCGTTGACCGTCAGCTCGATGAGGAATGCACTCGGGCGGATGATCAGCCCAGAGATGCCGATGATGACCGTCTGCCCGGTGGTCCCCGACAGCACTGCGGTCGAACCGCGCTTGTCGAGAATCTCCCATGAGTATGAGACGCCAGCACCAGGAGTCGGGCTCGTCGCATTGAGCGTGATGATCTCTCCAGGAACGAGATCATGACGCGATCGTCCTGCTACTCCCGCTCCCGGGGTAACCTGGTCGATGCGAAACTGTGCCGGCATGTCGGCAGGATAGCCCGACACGACCCAAAAGACGAAGCCCCTACGTGATCAGCTCGCCGCGAAACTCGATCGGATGCCCGGCAAGAAGCTGAAGTCTGCGGGGATAAGCTCGGAAGCGAAACCAAACCAGGTCCGTTGACCGACCTGGTCGGCTTCGATCGTGTGCCACATCGATCGAACCTCCCGACCCCAGCGGGAGCTCTTGAAAAGCCCAAGCATCACGAGCTCGATGTCGGAGACCGTGAGGAGGCTCTTCTTATCGACACAGACGTCGAACATCCAGCCAAGGACCTTCGGGGTCTCTACGGGCTGAAGCTGCGCCCACACACGCATGCCGAAGCCACCATACACCGAAGTCATCGATCGGTTGTTGTAGACGGGACGCCCTCCTGTGAGGTGCATCCAGCCCGAAGGCAGGTGGCGCGGGCTGTACTCCCTCGCCACCGATTCGAGCTTCTCGATCACGTCCGCTCGACCTTGTCCGGCTCGATCATCTGCGTCGGGACATTGCTGTCGTCGAAGGTGACCTTGACACGGCCATCCTCGGCTGTGCCCTGGACTCTGCCTTCCTGGCCAGCGACCTTCACGCGCTCGCCGGCGGTGAATGTCGGAGTGTTGTCGGCGTTCTTCTTCATCATGTTGAACCTCTTCAGTTGTTGGGGACGGGTTTTGGCTGTGCACGACGCCACATCAAACCGCGACTGTCACGAGAGAAGTCGATGCCGGCATGATCTTCGATGAGCGCCTGGATGGCGAGGAAGTCGGCCTCGCTCGCCTCCGGCTCATCGAGATGCTTCGTGTAGAACTTGATGAATGGGATGCAGCCCTTGCGACGCGAAAGCACCTCACCCTTGCCGTTCGTACTGACCACGAAATCATGCTCAGGAAAAAGGATGCGCTTGCTGTGGACGTAGATCTTGTGCGGGAAGCCGTACTTCATGTCCGCAACATCCATGTGCGGCATCGCGACGCGCTCCGCTTCCGGAACACTGTTCAGTGCGAAGGTTTCGAGCTTCAAGAGCTCGACGAGATCCACGGGATGGATGCTTCCACAGTACGAGCACGTGCGGAAAGGCCGAAACGATGAAT